CAAAAAATTTTATATTGACGAAAACGGGAACAAAAAAATAAGTAAACAAAGATAATGAAGGCAAAAACAGTAAACGAAGCTATTGGTAAACTTCTAAGACCTAAATCTCCTCAAGAAATAAAAGATGCATTAAGGAATATAAAAATTACTTCTTTTAATTTAAAATCTTTCTTTAAAATAATTGATGTTAAAGAAGCTAACATATTAAAATATATTTGCGAAGAAAAATTTTCAAAGGATCCATATGAATTTGACGTGTGCCGAATGCCTGAATATGTAGAGAGTATTATAAATATAGCTTACAAACCTCGGTATCAATCTTATTGTGGCGAGATAGTATTGGATAAAACTGATAGAAGGGTCTCATCAATATATTACGGCAGTCCATACAAAAAATTTTTTGAATATAACACTTATTTTAAGATAATAAGATTTGATGGAAACAGCGGAGGGTGGTCATATTATCATGCATTTCCGCGTAAAGAAATAGTAAATATTCTATTTGCTATATCCGAGAATATATAATTTGTTAAAAAACTGTTAAGATGAAACTTAAAGAAGAAAGAGACGAACTAGAAAAAATGATAAACAATAGTTCGGAAAAAATAGGTAAAGAAATTACCCCAGGAGATGCCCCTGAACTTGCAATGGAGCCAGCCTTTCATATTGACTTTGAGCAATTACAAAAGGATTGTGAGAAAAGAGCAAAGAAAATGATTCATAATGCAACTGGATTTATGTTTTCTGATGATGTTGTAAAAGATAATTCATATTTGAAAAACAAGATGCAGGTGGACATCATTTCTTTAGCTGGTATGCTTTATCAATTATCTGTTAACGAGACCATGCAAAAAGCATTGATGGAAGAAGTTAGATCTGGTGCAATGCATCCCAGAATGTTTGAAGTTTTTGGACAATTATCAAAAACTATTGGAGATTTAAACAAACAACTTCTTCAAACTGTAGAAGCTATAAAAATCACTTATAGAGATCTTAAACAAGATATTCGTGAAAAGAATCAAGATATGGCGGCTCTTGGTCAGGGAGGTCTTGTCAAGAACGAAAAAGGAATACTCGCCTTAGGAACTAAAGAATTAATTCGTGAAACTAAGAAATTAAAGGCTGCGCAAAACGGGGCAATAGACATAGAGGATATTAAAATAGAATAAAATGGCCTCTGAAGTTATATGGACAACGAAATCGGTCCTTTCCACAATAAAAAAATTAAGACAAGGAGCTGATGTTGATTTAGGATGTTTTCATAATAGAAACCCTGAACTTAAAGCTAGTAATATTTTATTTCAACTAACTCATGAAGAAGAAGAGGAATTTATAAAATGTTCTTCTGACATTACGTATTTTGTTGAAACATATTGTCGGTTTTTAACAGACGCAGGCAGAACCACTGTTGATTTAAGGGATTTCCAAGAAGATATACTCGATACATTAGGAGAAGAAGAATGGATTCCTGCATTAAAAGATGTAGGGCCAAAGGTTCGTAACTTTATCCTAATGGCTTCTCGCCAGACTGGTAAAACCACCACCATCGCTGCTTATTTCGCATGGTACCTTTGTTTTCATACAGATAGAAACTTAGCAATCCTTGCCAACAAACAACAAACAACATTTGAAATCGTTAATAAAGTTACTGATGTTTTTAAAGGATTGCCATTCTTTTTAAAACCTGGTATTGAAAGTATCGGTGCGGGATTCATGAGATTAGATAATGGTTGCATGTTAACTTCTCAAGCCACAACAAAAACAGCTGCGATCGGTTTTGCTATCCACGTACTATACATTGACGAGTTTGCCCATATTCAACAAAATATTGCAAGAGACTTCTGGAGATCTGTTTATCCTACCCTATCTTCTTCATTAATATCACAATGTATCATATCATCTACACCATATGGTCAAGATAATTTATTCTTTGAAATATGGGATAAAGCGGTTAAAGGACTAAATAGTTTTGTTTGGAAACAAGTAAACTATTGGGAAGTTCCTGGACATGATGATGAATGGGCAGCAAAGATGCGTAGAGACTTTGGGGAAGACGAATTTGCGCAGGAATATGAATTAAAATTCGATATTAAAACTAATAACCTCCTTGAAGGAAGCCAATTAAGTTGGCTAAAAAAATTAAGTCAAATTTATTCATATGAATATAAAGAATTAGAAAAAACAGATTTAGATTCAGAACTATATGAAAATTTACAATGGAGAAAGGATTTTGATCCCAATAAAGATATTAATAATAAAACAGATAGATTTGTTATCTCCATAGATTTAGCTGAAGGAAAAGATATTGATGAGAAAAAAGATAGTGACTATAATATTGCCTCAATACATCAAATTAAATTAAAAAGTTTAGTTCAATTAAGAAAATTGAGAAGAGATGAACAGCGAATAGAAAATATGTTTCGTTTAGAACAGGTTGGGTTATATCGTGATAACATAAAAGATGAAAATGTACTAGCAAAAGTGACAAAGGCTATCGTTTTTGATCAATTTAATGAGGAAGTATGCAAACTTGTTGTTGAAATGAATTTTAATGGGAAGGCTTATTTGGCTGAGTTTTCAAGTCATGAAAAATTCAATGATAATATTGTTATGAATTCATATCATACTGCTCCGATTCCCGGAGAAAAACCTCCTCGAAAGAAACCGGGATTTAAAGTTAGATCAGACAAAGAATATTTTTCCAAACTAGGTAAAAAATTAATTGCACAAAAAACATTAGTTCCTACACATGAAGAAACTTATCATGAATTTAATGCATTTGGAAAAGATAAAGAAGGAAGATATAAGGGGATTGCTCGCCATGACGATACTGTAATGGCTGAGTTGAATTTAGCTCGTCTCTACGCTGAATCTGAGTATGGTGACTGGCTTTATGATTTCCTTGACGAGATGCCAGATTGCAAAGAAAAAAAGTATGCTCTTGAAATATTAAAAGAACCATATGACGAAAATGAAATAAGTGATGAATTATTTTCTTCTATGTTTGTGGATGAAGATCCAAAAAATAAAATTGAACAAATTTTTAACGTAAATAGCAAGCAGCATTTTAAATATAGACCAGGAAAAACCTTCTAAATGAAAAATCAATTTTGATCACTTAGAATAATGATATATAATAAAAATACGGGAATTATTGATAATGCGTATTTGAATAAATAATAAAAAAATAAACTCAATAATATGGCTAAACTTGCACTAGATCTTTCTCAGTTTAAATCCGCGGGAGTATATACAATCGAGATTGACCAATCTGAAAGAATCGTAGTTACTACACAGTCATTGAGATTAGTTGTAGGATTCTCAAAAATTGGACCATTTAATACGCCAGTATTTATAAGATCAACCAGAGATCGCCAAAAATATTTTGGTGAGATCGATCTTAAACTTGAAAGAAAGGGATCATTCTTCCAGAGATCTATCGATACTTGCTTGTTACAAGCTCCAGTATTCGCACTCAACTTATTGAGAGCAAATCAGAGTCCTGACACATCAACAAATATGGATCAGGTTGCATTAATTGCTCTTTCTGTTGACTCAAATACATCTGTTCAAGAAGATGATCTTGAAAATATTCCAATGGATCTCTATATTAATTTCTTTAACAGGGAAAGATTTTGGAAATCAGATCCTGATTATTTACAGGGAATTGTTCAAAATAAGTATGGAGCAGCTAACGCGGAAAGCGCACCATTACTTCAGTTGGCAAATGTCGGAACAAGAGATTTATCATTTATTGTAAGAAAAGCCGTTGGATTACAGGGATATAGCGTCTATGCAAAAGAATGGTATGGTGCTGATACAAATATTCCATTTGAATGGATTAGACCATATGATTTGATGAAGGATTTCTTTATTCAAATTTTTGCAGTTGAAGGTGATTGGACAAAATATAATAAACTTTCGACCGATCCTATATTCTCTCAATATTTTAATGCTAATGGTTTAATTCCAAGTAAACTAACAGATTTTATTAATCTTCCACAAGTTAATTTAGTTGGTTCTTGGACTGGAACTATTATTCCAGAATTTAGAGATCAAACTGGTGCAAATCAGTTTATCGAAGATATTGTAAATGCATCCACTCCGTTGACTGGTGTTCTTTTAAATGTTAACAATCAAGCACTTGATCAACTTATTTGGGATGAAAACGATCAACAATGGGAAATCGGAGATGGAGCAGCATTTGATCCAGCACAGTATGTGGTTGATTTAGTTGGTCATAATTTAATAGATTATGCTGGTTGTGTATGTCCAGTACAGAAAAACTTCTTAAGCTATGAAATTGATGTACCTGATACTGTGTTACATACAGAACTTAACATTTCTTTGATTGGCACAACTGGAAAAGTATTTACACTTGATTCATCTGCAGATAACACATTAATAACTGTTGGCTCATTAGTTAAAAAAGATAGTACAGATTCTATTCCTGGTGTAACTAGAGTTGTTAAAAAAGTTTACGATTCAACTGCACAAACTTATAAAATTGAAACAGCCGAGCCAATATTCAATTATTATACAGATCCATCAACTGTAATTGTACAAAAGACTATTGATGACCCAGCTATTGCTACATGTTATAAAATGATCAAACTTGAAGGTTTGAATATAAATGCAAATCATCTTCCAGGATATAATGAAAACGGAGCTCCAAGTATTGAAGAAGGCGTTGAAAAAATTTACTCGATGCTTGAAGATAAAGGAATCTTAAGAGGATTAACAAATCCAGACATGATTCAATATCGTTATGTTGTTGATACAATGGCTTATGGTCTAAGACCAGAACTTGGAGGTAAAGTTTACTTATCAAGACTTGCTAAGAAGAGAGGTAAGACCACTGCTATTATTAGTGCTCCTTCAATTGCACAATTCTCAACCTCACAAAATCCTTATTTCTGTGATATGTTTGTTCCTGGAGTAGATCCTAAACCAATCTTTTCAACAGAATGGATTCCAGAAGGTGGTAACCCAGACATGCCAAGATCATTTACATTTAGCTTCCCATCTGAAGATAATGGAGCTCGTTATTGCGGTATATTTGGCCCTTATCTAAAATATGTTGATAACGATAAAGTATTCCTAGTTCCACCAGCAGCTGATGTATCTAACACATTCGTTAGAAAGTTCTTAGGTGGAGATCCATTTGCAATTTGTGCAAATAAAAATGGTATCATAGCTAACTCTAATGTTGGTGGGGTTGAGTATAACTTAGACCAGCAAGATAGAGATTACCTCGAACCATTCGGATATAACTCAATTATTGAAAGAGCCACAAGTGGACAAGTTATGATTTACTCTAACAGAACTTCTTTCCAAACTGTTAGAAGTGATTACAACTTCTTACATGTAAGAGAGCTCTTAAATACTATTGAATTACAAGTTGAAGAAGTTCTTAAGAATTTCGTATTCGATTACAACAATCCAGTTTCAAGATTAAATATTGTAAACTCAATTACTCCAATTCTTGAATCAATTAAAGATGCAGGAGCACTTTATGATTATGAAATTGTTATGGATGAGTCTAATAACACTAATGAATTAATCGACGAAGGTTTTGCCATAATTGATATTGGAGTTTGGATTAACAAAGGAATGGAAAAAATTATAAATAGAATCACCGTAAACAAATTAGGAACTGCAAGCAGCGGTGGATTTACAGCAGTTTAATTTGAAATATATAAAATAAATTAACGCAATATGGCAGATTTTAAGAGTCAAGGTTCATTCGGACTACCTCACTGGAAAAACTCTAGAGCAGCTCAAGAGCTATATGAACCCGTGTATCTTAACCTATTTACGATTCAAATAGCTTTACCAGTTGGAGTAGGTTCCAGCGATGAGAATACTAATTTATTGCTTGAACAAGTTCAAAATATAACCGGATTGGTTTCTCATTCATTCCCTGGTTCGCCTATGGAACAACAGTATAAATGGGCTACTAGAAGATTTGCTGGTGCTAAGCCAGATAAAACCACAATGGATATAGGAATTACCTTTGAAGTTAACCTAGATAGAACCCCAAGTGCATATGTTCTAAAAACATTAAGAAAATGGTGTGACTTAGTTTATGATCCATTAACTGGTAGAACCGGTTTAAAGGTTGATTATGTTGCTCCTTGGATGTTAATAACTATGTATGATAGAGCTGCAAATCCATTCTGGCAGTGGAAATGCTATAATGTATTCCCAATTTCACAACTTCCTGCTCCAGAACTTGGATATATGTCTGATGAACACTATAAAATTGAAAACTTTACTCTTGCAGTAGATTCTTGGGATGAATCTATTGTTTAAAAACTATTGCGTATCATTAATAAGGGAGGTATCTATATATATCTCCCTTCTTTATTTTTAAAACCAAGTCAACTTTTTTACATATAATGATATATAAAAGAAATTGTATATTTATGAATGAAGGAACAGTAAAGTTCTTTGATGAAACAAAAGGATTCGGATTCATTAAAGATAAAAATTCATCCGATGAGTATTTCGTACATGCTTCTGAGTGTGTTGATAAAATCAAAAAAGATGATAATGTTAAATTTGATCTGCGCAAAGGATCAAGAGGAATGAGTGCTATTAATGTTAAATTAATATAAAGTTATGGCTGGACAATCAGAAATTAATGAAGAAAAATTAAGAGAATTTGCAGAAAGAGTTGAGAACAGTAATGTTCAAGCTTCTGTTTCTAAAGTAAATACTCCTCCACCAATTGGAAACCCAATTCAAGATACTTCTAATGTTCAAAAACCTTGGGAAAAAACCCCTGAACAAGTCCAATTTTCTAATCAATTAGGATGGCAGAAACTTCCTATAACGGATCTTCCAACGCAGGGATTATTTTATCCAGAAGGAACAGAAGTTTTAATTCGTGCTGCGACAGCAGGAGAGATTCGCCACTGGTCAACATTAAATGAAGAAAATCTTTCAATCTTAGATGATATGTTAAATTACGTTCTCGAAAGATGTTGCAAAATAAAATTTCCGGGAATGGCGATATCTTCATGGAAAGATGTTAAAGAAATCGATAGGTTTTATATTCTTTTAGCTATTCGTGAATTTACATTTGTTAATGGTGAAAATAAACTTCAGGTTAAAACATCAGAAACGTCCAAAATTGATGTAACCAAAGATATGGTTCAGTATATCACATTTGACGAAAGACTGATGAGATACTATGATCCAAACGAAAGAATGTTTGTTTTAACATTTAAAAATGGAAAGAAGATGAGAGTTACTCTTCCTTCTGTTGGTGTTACAAACTGGCTTAAAAACTATATTACTCGTAAAAGACAATTAAATGAGATTATTGATGAAGATTTTATATCATTTGCGCCATTTGTAATTTCTGATTGGAGAGGATTGTCAGATGATAATTACTCTAAAATAATCATGGAATCCCATAACTGGACTGCAGCCGAGATTTCTCTTTTAACTGAAATAAGAAGAATCTTCATGGACACCGTCGACCCTGTAGTCAAATACAAGGACGAGGAGGGGGGTGAGCGCACTGTGCCGCTTTCCTTTCAAGGCGGGATTAAATCTATTTTCCTTATTTCAGATCCATTCGGAGAATTGGTTTAAGATTGAATTTATTTGTACTTATAGACTTCATCTGAGTCCACTTGAATTGGACCAGATGGAGTTTTATAGAATTGAGTACATGCTTAAGAATTTTGAAGAAGCTTTAGACGAAGAAGAGAAACAATATAAGAAACAGCAAAAAGAATACGAAAAACAATACAAGTCTCAAGCTCCAAAAGCAAGTGATTATAAACCAGGAAATACAAGTTATGGAGGATTTAAAACTCCAAAAATTGAACTTCCTAAAATGTCACCCCCTAAATTAAGATAATATGGCGTTAATAATTGAAGCCCCTAATGAAATCTATTCTATTGAGAATAGTAACAATGTTCACATGTTTTTGGCCGGCGGGATAACTAATTGTCCAGACTGGCAAAAAGAAGTGCTTGAAAAATTAAAAATAATAGATCATTTAACCATTTATAGCCCCAGAAGAGCTAATTTTCCCATAGGAGATCCTAATGCGGCTGAAGAGCAAATTACATGGGAATATGAACATTTAATGACTGCAGATATTTTATTTTTCTGGTACTCAAGAGGATCCCTAAATCCTATAGTTATGTTAGAATATGGCAAATATGCTTTAGCAACAGAACGGCCTGTAATTATCGGGGTTGATCCTGAATATGAAAGAAAACAGGATGTTGAAATACAAACTAAATTAGCTCGCCCCCAACTACCTATTTATGACTCTTTAGAGGATATGGTGAATGCGGTTTTCGATGCGTTCGAACAACATTAGAAGAAAGTGCCCAAGAGGCACTTTTTCTTTTTATAAGGATATATAAATAAAATTCCTTTGAATGGCAAAGAATGCTAATGAATTATTGCAGGGAATCTTAACCACTGTATCAAAAATCGAAAAAAAGATGGGTGATCAAAAGCCCGCTGGAGGGAGTGGAACCGTGTCTAGTGGGATTAAAGGGGCCTTAACCATGGCAGGAAATTTGATCGCATTTGGTACAGTAAAAGAAGCTACAAAGAAATCCTTTATAAATTTCATGAAGGATATTTCAAAGATTACCGAAAAAGACAAAGGAAAAAATTTCAGTTCATTTGCTGAGGGAATGGTTAAAATTTCTTCAGCTTTACCAGATTTAGTTAAAAATTTAAAGGAATTAGGTAATCTTCAGCAAAGACGTGTAGATGCTGGAATTATGACTCTTAGAAAACTTTATGAATTTATGCATGAAATGGGTGATGGCCGCCATGCTCGTAGAGTCGAAAAAGCCATTTCATTATTTGATAAAATAGGAAAATCTTTAAAAGAAGTATCGAAACCACTTAAAGAAATTTCTTTAGGATTCTTATATTTAGGTTTAGGAATTCTTGGTTTCGCTGCATCATTATTATTGACAGCTGCTATACTTAAATTAGGTAAACCGGGAGACGTATTATTATTTTTAGGAATAACTGTTATTGCTTTAATAGTCATGTTTGGAGCTCTATATTTAGCCAATAAAATGGTTAAAGGAGGTGTTCATACTATTGCTGATATGAGTTTAGGATTAATTGCATTATCTATCGGCATATTATCATTTGCTTTAACAATAAAATTCCTACCAATGATATTAGGTGGGGAAACAGGAGGAACTATTGCAGGAAGCTTGTTGATTATGTTAGGCATTGTTGGCGCAATGACATTAATGTTTGGTATTCTTAGTTTAGCCGGCCAAGTTACTAAGAAAGGATTTATGTCAATTGTTTGGATGTCACTCGGACTTATGTTATTTAGTGTTGCCATTATGGGAATGGCTCAAATGGCTAAAATGTTATCAACTGGGTTTACCGGAAAAGATGCTTCTAAAGAAGAGAAAGATGAAGGCAAAAAAGAGATTCTTAGAGGTCTAGGAACTATGGGATTAATAATGCTTTCTGCAGTAGCCTTATTTGCAATACTTGGAATTCCAGGATTCTCAGGAATAATAAAATCAGGAGCCATAACAATGATGTTAATGGCAGGGGCTTTAATATTAATGTCGATAAGTGTTGGTCAACTTGTAAAAGTTGGAAAAGAACTTGCTGGAGAAAATATTGGAGAAATTTTAACACATCTTATAGGAGGAACAATAGATGGATTTATAGGTGGTTTATCGTCCCTTTCTGGAGGTCAAAGGGGCCTCAAGGGGATCACTACCTTCATTGCAAATAGTGCTAAAATATTCGCAGGTACAGGTGTCCTAATGGCTATGTCCTTAGCTCTATCAATGTTTGCCAAAGCTATTTCGGCATTTGCACAATTAGAGAACATGCGAGTTATCGAAGGATATGATAAAGATGGCAAACCCATATTTGGAGAAAAAGTAAATGTTACTCAAGTTGCCGATAACATAAATTATTCTATATCTACATTCTTACAAGCATTACTTGAATCAACAGAAGGATTAACTAGAAGAAAAGCCAGAGCCATACAAAAAATGGCAAGAGCCCTCACAGGAAGAAGAGGTATTTTAACGGCTGTTATTCAATTTGCAGATGCGCTAAAAACATATGCTGCATTTGGTGAAGCAAATGAAATAGGATATGTTGATTATGATGATCAAGGAAATGAAGTTCGTAAAAAGGTAAAAGCTAATATAGTTGTCGACAATATTATAGGATCGTTCTTATATTTTACAGAGAAATTATTTAGCAAATCAGAAAGTGAATTTGGAGATGGTGAACCGGATGAAGCTGGAATTTCAGGTCGTCAAAGACGAAGAATGAAGAGAATGTCAAAGGCCCTTATCGGAAAACATGGTATTCTTGGAGCAGTTGTAGAATTTGCAAATGTTTTAGAATTATTTGCTAAGTTTGGAGAGAACAATGAAATGCCAATGTTGGATGAAAAGGGACAACCTATTATGGAAGGTGGTAAACCTAAAACTCTTAAAATGGGTCAAATTGCTGACAATATAGTAAGCGCCCTTACCACATTCTCTGATACACTGGCCGATAAATTAGAAACAAAAGGAAATGTTAAAGATGCTTCAAAGGCTATTGGAAAATACGATAAGTTAATCGAACAGTTAAGTAAATTATCAACTTCAATGGATGGTTTAACTAAGATGACCACAACTATATCTCAATTAGCTGAAGGGATAGGATTACTCGCTGTTAATGTAGATAATTTAAATGCAGAAAAATTATCTCAAATACTTGATAAAACTGCTGCTGCAGGTTCGAGAATTGTATTTACTTCTACTCCTACCAAAGAAGAAACAGCAACAGCTTCTGTTTCTCCGACGGTTGCTGCTGCTGCTTCTGGAACTTTGCCTGCAAAACAAGAAGATTGGTCGGAAATTTCAAAAATTATTGGAGATCAAGTTGGGGCAAAAGTGGCAGCTTCTCTTAAGAGTGGCATGTTTGTATTTGAATTTGATACAACTAAAACAGGGGGAGTTTATTATTGGAGTCCAAAATAATAGGTCAATTTATATTTGAGCCTTCGAATATATATTCTAAAATTGACCTTATGATTAATAAAAAATTTAATTATGTTTATTTAACTACCAATGTTATAAATAATATGAAATACATTGGTAGCCACTCTACAGATGATATAGATGATGGTTATTTAGGAACCGGCCGTTTATTTTTAAGAGCTGTTAAAAAATATGGTAAGCCAAATTTTCAACGTATTTTATTAAAAGAATGTAATGATATTTTTGAAGCAAGAGAATTAGAAGAAATGTTTATAAAACAATATAATACTCTTTATCCCAATGGATATAATTTATCTCCTAAAGGGGGGTTGGGGTTTAAAGGAGCTTGTCATTCTGAAGAAACTATTAAAAAATTAAAATTAGCCGCTAAAGATAGACCATTTGAAAAATGTTCTATGCGAGGAAAGCATCATAATGAAATCACCAAAAAAATACTTAGAGAAAAGGCGATAGAAAGAATGACAAAAAATCCTACTATGAAAGGAAAAAAACATTCTGAAGAAACTAGAAAAAAAATGAGACAATCGGCAATAGGAAGACACGTACCAGATGATATTAAAAAGAAAATAAGTGAAACACTTAAAAACAAAAAGTTTAATAATTCATATAATCAATAAACATTTTATGATTAAAAATGTATGGCATGGAGATAAATTTCCAGTAGAAGCTTTACCTAGTTTTAGTGCATCAAGTTTAAATTGGGCTGATTATCAATATCATAAACTTTTAATTCAAATTCTTGAAGAAGGAGTTTGGAAAACTAATAGAACTGGTGTAAAAACTATTTCTATATTTGGTCCGCAAGTAGAATTTTATAATGTTGGGTATCAATTCCCTCTATTAACAACTAAAAGAGTTCATCTTAAATCTGTTATAGGTGAATTACTATGGTTCTTATCAGGATCTACGAATAAACACGAACTTAAGAAGAAATATGGAGTTACTATATGGGATGAATGGGGTGATGATAAAACCGGAGAATTAGGTCCTGTTTATGGTCATCAATGGGTTGCTTGGAGAGACTATAAAACTCGTTGGATTGATGCAATAAGTGGTCCAGGTATGCATGTTCCTCTTGAAATAAATCAAATTCAAAAACTGATCGATACATTAAAGAAGAATCCTGATGATCGAAGAATGATTGTAAATGCCTGGAATGTAGCACAAATTCCTGAAATGGCTTTACCACCATGTCATTGGAGTTTTCAATGTGAGTCTCGTCAATATCCAAATCAAGATAGAAGAACATTAAATTTAAAAATGAACATTCGTTCATGGGATATTTTCTTAGGTGGTCCATTCAATATTTCTTCTTATGCTATCTTGCTATTGATGTTAGCACAAGAAGTTAACATGATTCCAGGTACTTTGATCATATCAGCTGGAGATGTTCACATATATGAAAATCATTTAGAATACATATATAAACAGCTGGAACGAAAATCCAAAGCACCATCACCTATTATGGAATTAAACCCAAATAAAGGATTTTGGGAATTTGAACCAGATGATTTTGAACTTAAAAATTACGACGCACATCCAAACTGGCGTAACGTTCCAGTTGCTATTTAGCACATTTTAATTGGAAGGTTCGAATATATAAATTAAAAATGAATCATCAAAAAATTTATGAAGAAATTATTGAAAATGCTAAAAAACAAAATAGAAAAAAATTAAGGAAAACAAATACAAAATATGTTTATTATGAAAAGCATCATATATTTCCAAAATGTTTAGGAGGATCAGATGAAGAAAAAAATTTAGTTTTATTAACAGCAAAAGAACATTATATATGTCATAAATTATTGACTTATATTTATAAAGGAGATCGAAAAATTGCATTAGCTTTTCATAAAATGACGTATAGTAAAAATGGTACTTATATCAAAAGTTCGTCAAATTATAAATATGCAAGGGAATTAATTAGCTTAATTCCATTATCAGAGGAAACTAAAAACAAAATAAAACAATATAAATCAAATCAGAAAAGAAATGATAAAATAAGCAAATCTTTAACAGGTAAATTGAAATCAGAAGAACATAAAAAAGCTATAAGAGATGCAAATTTAGGAAAAAAACGTCCAGAATGGGCAAGGAAAAAAATGAGTGATGCCCGCAAAAGATTGTTTGAAAGTGGATATAGAATGATAATTTCTAATGAAACTAGAGAAAAAATAAGCAAGGCCAATTCTGGAAAAAATAATGGTATGTATGGAAAGAAACCATGGAACGCTAAATGAAAGATAAAGAAGAAAAGAAAGAAATGGAAACTTGTGTCCTTTGTAACAAAGTGACAGAAGTTCCTAAAGATCTACACATCGATTTTAGAGATTATTATATTGAAGGTGTAGGTCAATTATGTCAGGATTGTTATTTTGATCTTTATGAAAACAGGGCCAAAACACATTGATTTGAACATACAAACTATAACTACAAAACATCAATATGACATTGATGACATGATTGCAATGTTTGGTAAAAGAATTGAACCTGCTATCTATTATGAAGAAAGTAATGGTCGATGGTCTTTAAAATCAAAACATACGACAATAAATAAATGTGCAAAGGGATTAGACATGAAAAAAATGACAAAGCTTTGCCGAAAAAGAAAGAACAAAGATATTAAAGAGGCCTATCGATTTTATTATGGAATCCTCCTAGCTCCTTGGGTTTTAGAACCGCAACCTCAAGTGCTGAATGTAATGTATTGCGCCGATATTGATTTTTCCAAATATCGGAGTGAAATAGCTCAAATGATAGACTCAAATGATCGAGTTACTGAAACGAATGTATGAATCTGCTTATGATTTACCATATTATTATTTAAAAATTGAAAATGAAACTTACTGCCATATTTTTACGATACTTTTCTTAATTAGCTTGGCAGCGCTTATAGCATTAGTAATTAAATTGATAATAGAAACTCATAAGATTAGAAAAGAAAGAAAGAAAATAGAAGCGAATATCAGAAAATTGTTATTCACAAATTTAGGAGATAAAGATATTAATAAAAAATTAAAGAATATTGAATAATGGCCTTTAAATGTACATTAATAAAGAAAGACGGAGATGGATGGGAATTTTATGCTGATCATATAGAAAAAACTAAATTTGATGGTTTTCCATGCATAAAAATTACAAATCCTTTATTTGATTTACACTATTTACACTCAGAAATTTTTCCTTTATATGGAACATCTGAACTAATGAGATTTACATTCAAAGAAGAATTATCATCTATAAATGAACAAGAATACAAAACATTTACATATATTGAAAATATTAGACGACGTTTGAAATCGAAACTGATGATAAAACTTAATCCAGGGCATATTCCCATTTATCGATATGATAGTAATGGTTTTGTTTATTTATTTTTATAAAAATAACTATCAACGCTTAGATATATAAATAAAGCATTAATCGTATGTCTAAGAAATTTAATTATGTATATATAACTACAAATAATGTAAATCAAAAACAATATATTGGTTCACATTGCACTGATAACATAGATGATAATTATTTAGGATCTGGAAAATTAATTTTTAAGGCAATCAAAAAATATGGAAAACAAAATTTTTCGAGAGAGCTGTTAGAAGAATGTATTGATGTTTCTATTGCACGTTTGAGAGAAGGATTTTATATTGATAAATTTGGAACACTCGATCCATCTGGATATAATTTATCTCCTAAAGGTGGATTAGGATTTCGAGGTGCATATTTATCTGAAATGCAGAAACAAAAAATGAGTATATGGCAAAAAGGAAAAACATATGAAGAATTATACGGTCCTGAAAAAGCTTCTGAAATGCGAAAAAAACAAAGAGACAAAAAGTTAGGAACGACTACTTCCAGAAAGGGAAAAGGCCATAAACAAGAATTAATTGATAAGTATGGAAGGAAAGAAGGAGATAAAAGATACAAAGAATTTATTCAAAAACAAAGAAATTCTCATTTAGGAAAGATTGGATTTAAAGGACCGCATACTGAGGAAACAAAACAAAAGATTAGTGAATCATTATCTGGGGAAAATCATCCTAATTGGGGAATAAAATTTTCAGAGGAATTAAAAGAAAAATTAAGAAAACCAAAAAAGAAAAAACATGTCAATTAAACGTCTAGGCTTGACCATAAATGCGTTCGACGCGTCTGAATTATTAGATCAATTAATTTCTGAGATTAGAGATCAAGTAGATTGGGTAGCTGCAATTTATCAGAAGAGATCTTATTGGGGAAATCCGATGGCAAAAACAGATATGGATGAATTAAATCGCCTAAAATCTTTAGGTCTTATCGATGAATTAATTGAATTTAAACCAAATTTCAATAAGTATTCTAGAGAACAAGAATGTGAAAAAAGAAATCAAGGAATTGAGTTAGCTAAACAAAGAGGGTGTTCCCATGTTTTAAATATTGATGCTGATGAGTTTTATGATAAAGATCAATTTAGAGAAGCAAAAAATTATATAAATCAAACTGGATGGGGAATTACATATTGGAGTTATGTAAATTATTATAAAGATTTTGAACATTATTTAGTCTATCCATTTAGACCCCTTGTTCCTGGAATTCATTCAACATTTTTTACTTATACTTATAATGGACCAGCCCCAGGTCCTACAGATCCTACTAGAAGGATTCTTAACCCGTCAAATTTGGGAACATATGTATTTCCAGATGAGGTGATTAGAATGGGCCATGCAGCTTGGATACGAAGAGATATTCGTAAAAAATTAGTTAACTGGAGTGCCAAGAACCATTTTCCAAAAGAACTAATTAATAAAGCTGTTGAAAGATGGGAAAATTGGAAAGAAGGAGAAGGAGCAATAATGTTGTTTAACGTACCAGAAAATAATGTGGATGTAAGAAAGCTCGATGTGAAGATTCACAAATTCGAAGTTCCTTGGTTGAAGGAAAAAAAGGAGGTTTAAGACCTCCTTTTTTATTATAAGATAATTACCTTACCTGTCACAAAGATCTTTTTTCTATTCGTTACTTTTATGATATAAATACCAGGAGTTAATTTTGCTCTATTTTTATTGATGATAGCTTGATTTCGATCATGCCCCTCAAAGAAATTTCGTATACAACAATTCATCTTTTCTGTATAGCAAAGTTTTCCTAAAATATCATAAATGTAAACTCTTGTTGAATCAAAATTAGGAACAACAACCTCAATTGTAAATTTATCTCGATATGTAGGAACTGGGTTTGGATATATTAATAACTCATCTGATACATCTTCTAATGTTTTGAATGATTCTTCTTGACCATAAGCTATTCCTACTGAATTTTCTGCATATGCCCGCGCATAATAATAAGTGCCAGTTTTTAAATCTGAAATGGAACTGGAGAATTCTCCAGTTCCAGTTCCATCATTAGTTTTATTATCTTCAATGGTTGGATTTGGTGATGTGTCCCAAACCACCCCCTTCGATGAAATAAAATCAAATCCATCAAAAGTTACATTACCCCCACCTTGTGCAGATGTCTGTGTAATATTAGTGATAGCCGAAGTTGTAACAACAGGTAATTGTAATTGCTTAAGAGTTGTGAATATAACTTCTTCGCCATAAGCAATACCTACACTATTGATAGCAAATGCTCTAGCATAATAGGTTGTATTAGGAGATAAACTTGCTAATATACAAGAGAATTCTCCGATACCTGTTCCACTATAAACGATGTTATTAGCAGTTGTAGGATTTCCAGTTGTATTCCAGCAAACACCTCTTGAAGTAACTTCTGCATTTCCATCAGATGTTACGTTACCACCACAAACAGCTGAATTTTCAGTTATATCTGAAACAGCATTGGTTGTAATTGTTGCTAAGAATAATTCTTTTAAAGTTGTAAATGATAATTCCTCCCCATAAGAGGTACCAACAGCGTTGGTAGCATACGCCCGAACATAATACATTGTATTAGGTGTCAAGCCAGTCAGAGTACTAGTAAATGACCCACTACCAGGGCCTTCATCTGTGTGTGAATTCGCGGTAGTAGGATTCGGAGATGTATTCCAACAAACTCCCTTTGCTGTAATTGGAGAACCACCATCACTTGTGACATTTCCCCCAGTAACAGCAGAATTCTTCGTTACGTCAGTCATATTTGTTGTATTTAAATTTGGTAAAGTTGCAGAATAATTTGATTCATAGGCACCTAAATCTGGTGCGGTTCCTTTATATGGAAGTCCAACATTTATTCCTTTATCTATTAAATCAGAACCCTGAGCTAATTTTAAGAAATTTAAATCAGGTAAACTGCCATCTGATTTTCTTGGACTAGTTACCCCTGATACATCAACACTCAAGAAATCAGCATCAGTTACCGTTACTGATAAATCCCAAGTATTGTGATTAATGTTTGTCAAATCACCCATATCAGCTTGCTCATTAGCATTTGCATAAGCAATGTTATTTTTAACGTAGTATTTTGTTGCTCCATCTGTCGTTGTCATGTTAAACCCACCAGACCAGGAGTCAACTCCTTTATATCCGTTTTGATATGCAGTATTATTATAAACTTCAATATTAACTTTGGCCCCATTATCTAGGAATCCCCATTTTTTATTTTGGAAGGACAAGTTATTATAGTAATGTTGTTTAACAACTGTATATTCGCCAACATCTTGAATACCCATTTTAAATCCATTACCATCCCCTCCTTTATTCCAAGTTCCAGGAATAAATCCATTCCAGAATGCCCAACAATTTTCAACATAAATATGTCCTTGATATTGCCAAAGATCGATACCGTCATCAGTATTCCACCACATTCGGCATCCTCTAACATAATTCACGGCGTTCGGATTAGTTCCATTAAATGCAATACCATCAGCATTTCCATAAGGATCATATGTTGTATTTGGATCAGCATTTCTATAAATATCACTGTTTAATAACAATACATCATTAGTTTCTCTAAAGTCCATACCCGAACCATTATCATGGTAATCAAATAGTTCTACTATGCTATGGTTAGAACTCATATAAAAACCTGTTCCGTCACCTGGTTTTGTATTTTTGACCCCTGTTATTTCTAATCCCTTAAAATGAAGATAATCCCCATCGTCAATTTCAATTAATGCATAAGGCCACCAAGGAGGATTGTATGAAGCAATAGGAGTAATTTTTGGTTTTTCTCCAGAATATGCAAAAACTTTAATTAAATTTCCTGCAGTTCCGCTTTTACCTTTAAGTATTTGTTGATCATAGATGTATGTGCCTCCTCTCATATATACATAATCACCTGGTTTGACAACTGTCCATGCTTTGGTTAATGAAAACCAAGGATTGTTTATAGTTCCATCGCCATTTGTATCGCTACCATTAGGGGCAAGGTAATAAGGACCGTTATTAACTCCAGTGTATTCATAAGCCCCAATGGAAGGGACAGTTTTCCAAGCAACACCATCGAAATCAGATGATAATCCAACATTTATTCCTTTTGCGATTGCTGGAGAAGAACTGCTTAAATGATAATCTGTAGAAGATACAAAAGCTGGATTTGCTATAACAGTTCCAGATTCAGTATAATTTGTTAATGAATTTCTAAAGGCCGCATCATATAAAGGCAGATTATTATTTCCGTTGTTAAAGAATAAATTATTTCTAACGAAAACATAAGCAGCTTTTGTTCTGGCATTATTTGCTAAAATCGGAGAATTGTCAAAATTTATGATGATATTGTTGTCGACATATGTGTATGATTGTTTAGTTACATTAGGTAATTGTACTCCAAACATAGAATTCGTCGATAAAGAATTATCTGCTTCAAAAACGTTATTTTGAATTTTAACATATTGATGTTCGGCTTCATCACTAAAATCAGGATAATAAATTCCCCATGTTTGCCAATTTGTTGTGGTTTGACCTAATTTATAACAAAGATTATCATAAATATCTATGTGAAATAATCTATCTACACCTGTGTAATTATTTCTAGGAATATAAAAGGCTATTGCAACATGATGTATTTTATTACGATAAATTTGTACATATTCGCATCGGCCTTCTAATAAAATACCTCGTTCTAATGTTGATGGTGTTGCATCTCTTGCTATTTGATTTCCATAAATTTTAGCAGAATAGCCATAACTATAATTGTCAACCATATGAACCATATCTAAGGCGCCGCGTAATCTATTATTATAGAATTTATCACCGCCAAATCCCCACCACCATTCAATGGCAAATTCAAATGGATTTATACTGCTCTTTGAAGCTACTGTTACTTCGTTGTCATGAATATCAGAATTTTTATTAAATCCTAAATCCCAAAATTTTATTCCATAACCATTTCGTGTAGATGAGTTAATAGTATTTCCATACATTATAAATCCGTCTTGTGTTCCTAAGCATACAGCTCCAGATGCGCTGTAAGATAAAGCTCCTGAACAATTTGTAACAATATTATTATAAAATTTATTTCCTGTACACCATCCATTTGGATCTGGCATTTTTGTATAATCACTATTTGGATTTTGATTGTACGGGTTTGTAAGTGTCCATGTATAGGTAGGTTGCCCATTAAAGAAAACTGCTTCTTCAACAAAGCCATCAAAAGTACAATCATAAATGGCTACATTAGATCGAAAATTAACTCCGATTGCGGCCTTTCCTACAAGATTTCCAACGAATTTTATGCCAGAAATATTTTGATTTCCATAATTTACATTTCCCCATCCATTAGATGTTTCTAATTTCATACAAGGATAACTAGAAGAATATGTTAAAATTAATGTCGTTAAATCTCTTCCGGCTCCTCTTATAGAAACACCATTAGCTAGCAATAATTGTGATGATTCAGAAAAACTTCCGGCACCTAAATTTATTCTGTGACCCACTGTTGTAACTTTTGTAATTGCATATGATAATGTTCTCCAAGGACTCGTTGAAGAACCATTTCCGGTTGCATCAGAACCAGATGTTGTTACATACCATTCAGGGCCAGCATAAGGAGCCGTTGATGCATAAATTCTGGCTCCAACTTGCCAAGTTCCATTTTGAACTGCAGTCGCTGGCATTGAACCAACTGTCCATGTTGCATTTGTTGCTAAACCAGTATTAAATTCCGTCCCTAAATCTGTTCCATAATTCAATCGAGAAGCTGGTACAAAATTTACGAAGTCGATGAAATTAGGATTTATTACAACTGAGTGTTGGTCATATCCCATTGCCCTCCATTGATCCCAAGTTTTGGTTGAACCACCTGCATTAAATACCGGAGTATGATCTCCCTCTTCAACCCAATATACGTTATAGTCACATTCAAAGTCAATAAGACTTTCAGCGTCCATAACATTTATGGCTAAAGTCTTATATTTAGAATAGAATATATTGTTTTTAATTTTAGTTCCGTGAGAAATTGAATTGGGGGTAACATCTGTATTTGTATAAACATCTATCGCTCCTCTCCAAGTTCCTACTGTGGGGTCTGTGTTGCTATATGTCGGTCTATCTTGATAAAATGTATTATTATACCATTTGACCCCGCTCATTCCTTTTACAACCCCACCGACATTAAATGTTTTAAGAATGTTATATGAAACTCCGCCAGAAGTATTTACCATATTACTGGCGGATTTTCGAATAATTCCCATTGGAACGCGATTAAGATAATTATGTTTTATTTGGACATTTATGTTACATCCAGTAAATACACCATGTGTTATTGTCATAGCATTTCCCAATCCAGCATAGTTTCCATTCCAAATAAATTGATTTCCCTGAATAATTTCCCCGTTTAAATTACCATTATATGAGTTTACACCTTCATCACCAGCTTGAAGCATATAACCCTGAGTATTAACCGAGGTTAGTGAATTGTATAAAAATTTAAAATTCGTTGGTGATGTTCTTGGAACATCCACCCCCGTCCATACGCCCGTTTCACTATTGACATATGTTTGGCCCTGATACGTTAAATCAGCCATTTGCGTAAAACTAGTTAAAAAATTTAGAAGAAACGTTATGAAAAATACAAACCTTTTGATGATCATTAGAGAGCGATAATTTTAGTGATCAGTAGTTCGCCTCTACTCGTTTGTACTTTTATTATATATACGCCGGCCTTAAGATTTATTTGTGAAAAATGAGTAATATTTTCATAAATTTTCTGTTTGACAATTAATCTACCAGATAAATCATATAACTCCATATTAGCCCATTCAAATCTTGGATCTTTGATGACCAATGTAAAATAATTAGTGAGGGGAACTGGATAAATTAACAAACCTGATTCATCTTCGACTATAGGTTCGTCAATTATAAGAATATTGAACGCATATGCGCCAATGTCAGGAGGATTATCCATTAAGTTATCTTCAAAATCCTTTGTTATCCATGATGTATAAATTCCTGCATATAAAGCAGGGGAGTTTGAAGAAAGATGAAAACCATCCATCATGAACAATGGATCTTGATATAAATTATTTTTATCTGTGTATCTTAATGGCATGTCGATATTTGTAAAATAAGCAGAATCGCTTGTACAGTAAGTCATTGTAGTATCACTCGTATTATCCCATAGAATATTATTTTCTATTGAGAGTAAATCAATTACTCTATCAGGGCCTGCTGCATAAATTGTTGCATAACGAAAACCAGTTATTATATTATTTCGAATAATGATATTCTGCGCATAACCTGTGCATGGTAAAGTGATTCCAATCCTAGTTTGTCTTCCTTGGGGATTCGCAATCATTGTATTGTTTATTACAGCAAGATATGTTACGGTGTCAGATGTTAAACCTGAAAAATCAATTCCAGATCCCCACCATTCTTTTGTTGAAACCCCAATATTGTACATTACGTTTGTATAAATAAAAATACTGTCCATTTTTGTTTCGGCAAATGGGCTAAAGCTCATCTGCAACGCGAAATTTTGTAAATAATTATTATTTATAGTAACGTTGTTTATATCGCCAGATATGTAAATTCCTGTTTTTGGAACAACAGATAAAGAATCATAGTACAATGTATTGTGATGTATTTTTGCATCTTTAATGTAGGTTAAATGAATACCGCCTTTAATTTTATTTTCCCAAATTTCTAAACCATTTGTGTGCCAAAGATTAATAGCATCACCCAAGAAAAATTCGTCTCTGGATAATATAGAAGGGCTTTTTGTCAGATTGTTTCTAAAAATTTTTGGATTTTTATTATGACCACCTCTATAATATTTTATTGGATAACCATTTTTTCCTGTTTCTCTTGAATCCTGAACTATATCATTATCAAATATATTGATTTCATTTTGCCCTCCGATCATTAAAGCCCCTTTAACTCTTTCTCCTGGATAAAATATTGCACAATTTTCAATTGAGTTTTGAAAAAATTTATTTCCGTTTGCCAATATCTTCGGTTTTAGATGAACGGTTGTGTCGACTCCGAAAAATATGCAGGTTTCGTAATCTGTAGTGTCAGTGCTTCCGTTGAATATTGCTGCAGATACTCTTAAATTTCTAAACTTACAATGATGAATGCTAACATTGCTTCTTCCACTTACTAAAATTCCTGAATGACCTGTTAGGTTATCACCATCGATAGTTAAATTAGCAATATATTGGCTGCCATTAGTACCCTCAGATGACATCAGAATAATTGTGGGGCCGTATTGAACTCTAGATAAGATAACTGATCCTGGACCCACTCCTTCTAGATTTACATCCGGTCGAATAAGACTTGGAAATAATTCGATAAAAGTACCTGATTTTAAACTAATTACATCTCCTGGAGAAGCTTGGGTGGAGGCATAAGATATTGTTTTCCATGGATTGCTGTAAGTTCCTGGGTTTTTATCGTCTCCTGCGGGCGATACGTAGTAGATCTCCGCTTGTGTTATTAATGACCAACATAAAAACAAAAAGAGACTTAAGCCTCTTTTTAAGTTAAAAATCACTTCTGTTTCATAAAATTTATTTCAACGCAATAACTTGCGCTAATTTTGCATCAATGATTTATTTTTTTAAGTTAAAGTACCTTTCATAAATTTTTTCAGCCAAAAATTGTAATCTCTTTTTGGCTTGATCATATAACCTGGCTTTTGTATATATTATCGGCTTACTATCACAAAAGTCTTTTACTTCTTTAGATACTTGATCAACCTCTGAAAATGATTTTTCAGAAATTTGGCGCTCATCCATTATAATATTAACCAACAGATCCCTGAGCCGTTTATTTACTTGCTCTTCGTTTGGTTGGGTTTCATAAAAACTATATGCCATTTGTTCATTCAAACTTTCTTTTACTAATTTCATCCGGTGCTTTTTATAAATTTAATGTCCTTTTCAGGAATTTTATCTACATCTTCTTTTGATTTTGATCTAGCACGATGGGTAAAAACAAAAAATCCATTTTTATCAGCTCCTAAGTCACATCCTTTTGATTTAGAATATTTTAGTCTGAATACTCTTCCTTCACGATATTCTGTTTCTCCAGGAACAATTAGTGGATATATTTTGTCTTTAATTTCTTGAGGAAGCTTTTTACTTCTCTTTACTTTTTCCTCAACATCTTTTGTAGCATCTTCATGTGATAGTCTTTCGTATAAATTTGGATAAAAGCTTTCATTAGCCATATCCATTACGTTTGGATCTATAATTTGTTCAGGCTCATCTAAATATGCACTTGTTGGATCAACCTTTCTTTTTCTTCCTTCTTTATCTAAAACAACATACCACATTATGTTATTGTCTTCATCTTCTTCTATTCTGATTATAGATCCCTCAATATCTTTGTTGGTATTTAATATTTTTCCTTTGATCTTACTTCCAACATGTATGTATTGTTCGTCATCTTGAGGTGTTGCTTGCTGTTGTAAGACTGTATTAAGAGGTTTTACTGAATAAGTATACATTAAGTTTGGACCACCGGAAAGGTTCATTGATCCTCCAAAACCATATCCTCTTCCAGCAAATCCACCTCTCATTGATGGGTTTCCAAAATTTCTTCCTGTTCCACCACCCCATACTGCATAACCGGCTCCTCCACCACCCCAATTTTCATTGACAATACTTAATGGAAATACAACATTAACAATGTTTGTTTCAACACGCTCTATTTCAGGATAATCTTCTTCTGAGTGTGGTTGATATGGAAATTCACCTGAAATTTCCGTTTTATCACTTAATTGAGGATATGGATAAAGAATATCTTCAATTAAATTCATATCGGAAATATTATTTTCAAATTCAATGGTTAAATTAATTCCTCCGCCGTCAAAGAAATAATTAAAATCGCGTATAGGATTTTCAGGATAACGTTTTTCGAATTCTTTTTGAAGACGATACATTACCATGTCAACCTTTTCTCTGGCGCCAGAAAGTTCTTCTTCAGTTTTAGGAACTAAAATGTTTTCAATATTTTCTTTAACTAATTGAGCTCTCATACTATAACCATATATTCAATTTGAATTGTAAAATCATGTGGATTAAATGCATAAAATCCTTCTATTAAGTTTTTATTTAAACAATTTCCTTCACAATCCGGCGAAGAAATCCAAATGTAAACATCACCAACTTTTTTCCACCATCCTCTATTAGTTACTAAATTTAAATAATCACCAGCACTCATCAGATCTTCAACACTACATCCATTCATTCCTATTTCAATTTTTCTTCTATGGCGTAGATAGAATATTGATGTATCTTGAACAACATCAAATTCACATGCAATAGATGGATCCATCATAATATCAATTGTATCTTCTACAATGCTTTGGTTATCAAATAAACAGTTATGTAATGTACAATTGGTTACAGAAGAATCTTCAATCCAACAGTTATATAATGAAACATCATATAAAGTTGCCTGATTAATTGATGAATCCCATATTTCTCCACCATTAACAACCACATCTACAAATGATGCATCCTCAGTAACCCATATAATTTGACCGGTTGATGGATTTACTACAAGCTTGTAAACATTAATCCATGAATCAATTATTCTACTATTAGTTATTGTAGATCCGTTATTTATGATACTTTTTTCAATATCTCCATTATCAATAGTACTCTGTTCAAATGCAGTGTTAGAAGCGTAAATTCCTATTATTGAATCATTTTCGATAGAACTATCTCGTATATTAGAATCCTGAATATTTGAATTCGTAATTATTGAATTGGATATACTTGCATCTTCAATTACAGCCGAGTCAATTATCAGTCCATAAATATCTGAAGTAGTTACATAATCAATAAAATCAGGCTTGCCTGGATAATCAATCGGATACGAAATAGCTAAATTAGTAGAAACTTCAGTATCATAATTTACATCATAAGGATCAAATGTTATAACATAATCAGTAACGTGATGTAAATAAAGCCATTTGTCACATTCCGCCTGCTCTGAAGGATAAATTCCTTTAAGTGCAATTCCTTGCATAGCAGTATTTGGGTATTTCATAGCAGGAATAAATGCTGATGGATCTTCAAGAAGATCATATGTAGGAGCATTTCCTCCTACCGGGAATGGAGAATCAAACGCTTCTGAAGCATCATAAACTCTTAAAATAGCATTAGTAATAAAATATTCGTATCCAGGAGTTGTGCCTGCAAAACATAGTATACTAGGATCATATGTGGCTGCTACTTTAATACCAAGTTCGCTAAGTTTAATATTTAAAGCATCGGATATTCCAATATTTTGTTCAAAATTACCAGAAACATCTATATGTGTCGATGTATAACTAAAATTCTTATAATAATTTATAGAAAAATCTATTCCTAAAAAGAAGGAATTTAACTCTAAATCTGAACTATTTAAAGCAGGTAAAAAGAATCCTATGTTTTTATTACATAATCCTTTTGTTAAGCCAGGAATAAATGTTACTTCACCCGGGCCAAGGATCACTTGTTGTTTACTAAATGAATTAACTGGAACCTGTAGATCATTAAATCCAATTTCACTTACAACATCACTTCCTTTTATAATAGCTAAACCATTTGCGGTCCATACTAAATATTGGTCGTCTCCTATACCTGGGCATGGCGAAAGTCCTGGATAAATATAATCGTTTGATGGATTATTAAATAAATCTATAGCCATTATGAGAGTATTATTTTATTTATTTATTCGCGTAAAAAAAGAGGGCTTAAACGAAAATATTTTTAAAAACATTTTTTAGTCTCAAATATTTTGTTTATATTTGCCTTTGAATTCGTTCTTTGAATTACTTATAGCGCATGGATACGATTCCAAAACTATGAACACGACTAAAGATAAAGGCGGCCAGATAACCGCTTAATTCTAAGTTGTTAAATTAAAAATTGTAAACATGCACAAAAATGGAGCTTAGCGCTCTAATTCAAATGGCGAAAAGCCTTCAGAATGAAGTACGTTCGCAGAAAGCTATGAGTAAACCTCGTAAAGGTAAAAAGATGACTAAAGCTGAATCAAATCAATGGAAGTTAGCTATTACTAATGAGGTTAGAAGAAACGACCAGATTCGTCGTGAAGACCTGATTCGGAACCTTATTCCCTATGCAAAGAAGGGTAAAGGCAAATATCAGAAGTTGTACTGGCAAATAAGTAACATGGTCAGAGCAGGCGAACTGTTTCCTAAAGGTGGCGGACTAAGTGTTCACCTTCTCCAGGACTGAGAAAAGGGGGCAATAAGCCCCTTTCTCTTTTAGTTATTGAACTTATTTATTCAGGAAGGGTTCGTAAGTTTCACACTCCCATACCGGAGTTGTTACTCCAAATTTTTTATCAAACTCAAATAAGTCTTGAGCTATTGGGCAATTATCCTCTTCATTAGGTTTAAATTTTGCGCAATTTTGCCAGCATAAACAATGATCGCGATGTTTTCCGACTAATTGTTCTTGTACAGCAAGTTCTTTTCCGAATTTTTTAATTTTTGTTATCATTTTTAAAATTTTTAAATAGGTTTATCCCATGTTTTTCTTGGTCCTCTTTCAGGTATTCCTTTCTTTGGAATAGCCTTAACATCAACTACTTCAACTCCGTCTAAAACTACACTTGCAAAGTCAGAATTTTTTTCATCCCTAGGCTCTTGGGAGACACTAGGAGAATCCCCTTCTATTGGTTCATTATTGCTTACATCTTTTAAAATAGTACTTTCCTGAAGCCTCTTAATTAATTCTTCACCCTTTGATGGTTTACGAATTTCTTCAAGTACTTTTTCTGGGGTTTGTTCTTCTGGGACCGGCTGTTCCCCCTCATCCTCGCCGGTCCCTAAGCTTTTTTTGAGGTTGGAATTTTAGATGGGTCGTTCCCGATAAATTTTCCTTTCTGAAATACATTATGATCATCATCCACAAACTCTTTCAAGAAATGCCACCCTTGTATTTTATTGACTGGTTTAATAGGAGGAGGAGTAGGTAATACTTCAGGATCTATTGGTTGAGGTTTTTGAAGTTGGATTTCAATCGGCTCGTTTATTACAGCAGTTTGTGTTTCTAATTTGACAGGGATATCGTTTGCTCTGTCATATTTATCATATTGTTGTTTAAGGTCTTCGGCAGTAGGAATCAATTCAGCAGCTTGTTCATCAAGTTCATCTCTTTCTCTAATTCTTTTTTCTACTTCATTTTCGATTATAGTTTCCATTCTAGCTGGATCTATTTCTCCAGACGCTTGTGTTGTTTCAACTTCTGTAGTTTCCTCAGTCATCAATTTAATGTTCTGAGCAACTAATGCAGTCATACCAAGAGCTACAATTGGAAGTAAGGCACCAGCTATCCAAGATATAATAACTTGATACATTTCTGCATTTTCAGCTTGTACACCTATAAGTATTGATTTTTGCCAATACATCCAATCATTGCTGCCTGATGTAGCCATATATTTGAATGACGCATATACGTTAGCAGTTACTTGTAATGCCGTTAATAAGAACATTAATGCCCATGGCAGAAATTTATCTTTATTTTTGGTCATTAATATTGAGAACAATACTGACGCTTGTCCTATTTCATATGTAATACCTAGAAGTATTGCAAGACTCATTGTATTTGCAAGATTGAAAAATGTAATTGAGTGTAAAGTTGATACAAATCCTACAAACAAATACAAGAAAGCAAATGTCACAATGAGCCCCCAATAAAGGCCTTTATTTGTTATTTTAAATTTACTTAAATTTAACTTTTTCATACTTTTTCATAATATTTTGTTACATCAAAAACAGATTGCATGAATGAACTAATATCTCCTACACATGCATGTTCTGAAATTCGTTTACATGGAAGTTTAGAAATTTCATCACAAAAATCATAAATCTCTCCTGGAGTATGTTCGTCTTTTACAAATTGAACAATCTTTTCACGAACATACGGTTCCATTTCTCTTTCAGAAGAATTTAAAAATTCTTTTAAAACTTTAAAGAATGTTTTTGCTAATTCTTCAGTAAACTTAGTCATTTCTTATTTGTATCTTTAATTTCTTCGGCTCCCTTAACTACAACGGTTGTGGTTGTATTTGCTCTAATCTTTTCAACAGCATTTTGAACAGCTCTTGCTTTATCTTCTGATGAAGCAGCTCTATCATTTGCTAGTTTTAACTCAAAATTAAGTTTCTTAATACTGTCTTGAGATAACTCATAATAATTTTTATATTTTTGATTCAAAGAATCTATAGTATGAATGTATTTTTTATCACTTATGTTTAATTTCATATTGCGACTGCAACTTTGTGCAGATTTAAACACAAATAATACTAAAAGTATTAGTGCAATCCATTTAAGATTTTTATTAAACCACTTTTCCATTTTCCTTTTTAGACTATATATTTTATTCTGCAGAAGATGCTTGTTCTACATCCGGGTCAACTTCTTTAGTAATTTCATCCTCAGGTTCCATTTCAAGGTAGAACCCTTGCGCCATTGCACCCCATCTTTGCTGTAAAAATTCAATATTTTTAAGAGATTCTCTTGCTTCTTGAACAGTTTGTCCAAAGAGGTTTAATGTTTTAAAATAAATTTCGTGTTCGGCTTCAAAATCTAATGCTGATTGTAGTCCTATCCCTCCTGGATTTGATAATATGTAAAACGTAAACTCAACTGCCTGATAGCCTAGTTCTAATCCTTTATCTTTTTTGCCTTTGAATAAAACAGTTGCTGCGTCAATTTCTTCAGTTAATTTAATAACTCCCATCCATGCATTTTCTTTCCACATGCATCTATTCATTATAAAATGCTTGACGTAATCACATATTTCTTGTGCGTCTTCAGGGGTTCCAATTTTATAAATTGTTTCTTTCCATTCCTTAGCCGCCTTTTCATAATCAGCTTTTGCTTGAGCAACCTCTTCTTCAGTAGGTTTATTTATAGAAGGGTCTTTTACGATCTCATTAAGTTTTTCAGTAAGTTCTTGCGTGTTGTTAATTTCAAGTTCTGCCATCTTTACGTATTATTTGAATTATAATTAAAATCTAAATTTCCAGCTACATGAGAATTTTGTGCATAATAATGATGTTTTTCGTTTTCTATAGATCGTCCCTTTTCTCTTAAAGAATATCTATTATTTCCAGTTTCAATAAATCCTCTTACTACTAATATTTCTTCTTGACCGTCGGTGACAATAGAAGTTCTCCAAAACGGTTGATTTGAAGAAGGATCTTTGTAAATGTAAATTTGTCGTATTCCGTCATTTGACTTTAACAATTTTATAAAGTTTTCTACTGGATAAACATTAACTGATCGGGCTGCACTAAATAATTCTCTTTTCTTAATATGAAATGTTAAAAAAATAGGTGTATCAACATACACTATTTTATGTCCGTTTAACGCCTCATCAAGTATTTTCATTCAGTTATGCTACTATTTAACTAATGTTCTGAATATATAAAAACAACATTTTGATTATTATATAATTTATTCTGTAAAATGTTTTGTAAATAATAAAATTTATGTAGGATGGCATGCTACAAATGATCTTAATGATGGATATTTAGGAAGTGGAACATTTCTAAATCAAAACTAGGAAATCAAAACGCTAAGAAAAAAGAAAGCCTTGCCCATTTTTCTCGTGCCATTCTTTAATAAGAGTTTTGAATGCTTCTTTTTGCTCTTCTAGTTCATCTCCTTGACATACAATTTCTTGAATTAAAGTAGATTTAGTATGAATGGCAAGAATAGAAGCCTTAGCGATCTTAACTTGTTTTTCTGCAAACATTTCTTCTGCAGCAATAGCATAAGCACCTAATTGGCGTTTATATATCAGTTCTTTAACTGATCCCCTTTGAATAAATTTACTGGTAGTTTTAAAATCGGTAATAACGCGGCCTATACCATTTTCATTATAGAAAACATCTGTTTTACCGCGATAAAATAAAGAAGGAGAATAAAGGACGAGCTCAGTTCCAATTAAATCGGTATATGAGTTGGCATAATCGGAATAATAGAAATTGAGAAATAATTCTCGTCCTTTGTCAATTTTCTCCATCGGAACACCCTCCTGCTCCAATAACATTGGAGAAACCCGTTGGGTGTGTTGAAGAGCCATAGAGGGATCTTTACTCTTCGCTAATTCTTTTACGAAATTTTCTATGAATGAGTGCATGGCTGTTCCCCTGTTCCATGCCGCTTCAGTAATTTGTTTGGCTTTTTCTTCACCCACCTCCTCCACAAATTTTAAATAATCAGGATCAACAATCATGTCACCTAAAACTGTGGTGACTCCTGGTACTTTGAGCGGATAATAGGCTGTTGGGTTTCCATAATAATCCTTTAACCACTTTATTTTCTTTGGGTTAAAATTGTTTATAGTTAATTGGCTCAAGGGTCTCTAAATTTTGTAATATATATTTATATAATAAATTAATAAAAAGTTTTATGTATCATATTGTTTATATGACAACTAATCTAATTAACGGTAAACGATATATAGGAGACCATTCAACAAATAATTTAAATGATAATTATTTAGGGAGCGGATTAGCGATAAATAATGCTATTAAAAAATATGGTTCAAAAAATTTTTGTAAACAAGTTCTTGAAGAGTTTAATACAAAACAAGAAGCTTTTAATGCTCAAGAAAGATACATTAAAGAATTTGATACATTAGAACCAAACGGATATAATATTAGTCCAAAGGGAGGCCATCAAATATCAAATGGTATTTCTGATGAAACAAAGAAAAAAATTAGTCGTACATTATCTGGGCGCTCATTATCTGAAGAACATATAAAAAATATGATAATTAGCCGAATAGGAAGAAAACTTTCTAATAAGACAAAGAAAAAATTAAAAAATTCTTTAAACGGACATATAGTTTCAAAAGAAACAAGAGACAAAATTAGTAACTCACATAAAGGTAAAAAACTTTCTGAGGAAACAAAAATTAAAATAGGATTAGGCGTTAAAAAACATTTTTAATCCATTCTACTACTGTACTAATTATGGGAAATTTTATTAACGCCCATGTTAATAATCCCATAATAATTGTTCTTGAGATTACCCATCCTAGTGATAATCTTTTAAATGCGAATCTGTAAACAATACCATAGGCTAAAGTTGGCTCATTATTCTCATCATAAAATTGATTAAATTCTGGAACAATGTATTCTGCAAATTGTAATTCCTCATCAATATAACGATGAACCGGGCCAAGAGTTTCAACTACTCTAAGTCTTTTAATACTGTCGGGCAATACTCTATCTTCCTCAGGTAATCTTATAGGAAAATAGACCGTATAAAAAAAGTTATGTTTCATGCCCCATTTATTGTATTCAGAGTGAGGATCTGCCTTTTCTCTGTCTACGGTTTTAATCCATGCGACATAATTTTGGATGTCTTTAATAACCATCCAAACCGCCCATTTTTTTGGTCTGAACGGATGTATCTTACTCATTTTCTTCGTGATAAGCTTCAATAAGTTCAGGATATTTCTTAGTTAAACTATCGGCAACATCCTGACGCGCCTTTCTAAGTCTTGTCTTAACTGTATTTAAATTCCAATTTAGACTTTCAGCAATATCTTGTAATTGCTTTTTGTTTACTTCCCTTTCAAACATTACTGTTTTATAAGGTTCTTCTAATAAATCTATCTCTTTAATAGTTAGATCATATAGGTGTTGTGTTAATTCTTCACCTGTAGGTCCAATACATTCAAGATCCATATAGAATGGATTTGAATATAGCTTTAAAACCTTAGATTGATTTTCAGATAATTGTTCGTGAGAAAGGTTTCTTTTACTAAGTCTTAATTGACCAAGGGCTTCATTTTTTGCAATGGCATAAACCCATGTAGAAAAATTCCATCTACTGTCGTATTGGTTTATTTTTTCCCAAATGCTAACAAATGTTGCCGAAACAATCTCTTGACACATGTCTTTGTCCCCATTGACATATTTACCTACGAATAACGACAATCCAGGTTTTAATCGATCCATTAATTCTTTAAAAACGTATTCATTCTTATTTTGGACAAAATCCAATGCTAAGACTTGAATAGCCTTTCCGTTGTTGGTTGATTTTTCTCCTTTCAATTGCATGCATTCTTTTTTATTAGATGGTTAAAAACCATCCAGGTCCTTTATTATGTTGTCACTGTCATCAAGTGACAGTTAAGTTTACGAGATAGTCGTAATACTTTGTAAAAATGTAGATAATAATTGAGGATTTTTAGTCCTCAACTATTTGTTCTACATATGAATTAACGTTGGTAAGAATTCCTGCTACTTGTACGTATGGGAAATTTCCGAGAACGTTAATAATCTGCGTTAATGTGTTGTGGTCCATTACCTCTACATTAATCGCATTAATAATACCAGCTATTTGATTGAATGGGTGCTGTCCGATTGATTTAAGAACAGCGTCTTTAAATTCAGGTTTAACCCTATATGTTGGAACATATGGTTTAGTTTCGACTTGCTGAGTTGCATCTACCTGAGGTTTCTGTTGTTCTGCCATAATTAATTTTAGATTTACAATTAGTTTATTTATATATATCTTTGCTTTTGACTTTTTCCCCGAGATAAGGCTAAATTATCATCAGAATGCTGTTAATGTTTTTTAAAAAGGTTAAGTCTCTGTTAAAATGTAGCCGTCCCTTTTATATCGATCTATTCGATCTTTAATCTCACTTTGAAGAATCAAGTGATTGTCTGTAACTTGTCCAGATTTTGCTTTGTATGTAATGACAGTAGTTAACCACTCACTTGGTAAATCATCAGTCATAAATTCTATGACTAAAGGTGACCTAGGTTTTGTAAGTTTATGTAATTTTTTATAATTTTTAAAATCTGCTATGTTTTCGTCTTTTGCCATTTTTCTAAATCTTTAAACATTGTTCCACATTTTGTACACACAAAATACTCTTCTTTTATCCATGATCTATATCCTGGGCCAATAATTCCATTACTGTCAGATTTAATTACATGTTCTTTAGAAGTTGATTTGCAAGAAGGACATTTGATTTTTTTAATCCTGTTTTCTTCTTTTTTTCGAGCTTCTTCTGCGGCTTTTCTTTCTTCTTCTAAATGTTTTTGGGATCTAAATCAACTGTTTCAAATTTGATACCCTTTTCTCGAAGCGGTTCTTCAACAGATTTAAATTTTTTCATTGAACAAGATATAATCAAAATATTTTTTATATGAATCAAATAACTCTTCTGGTTTTAAAACCATATACGATAAGCTATCATCTTCATTCTTAAGTTCAATTGCGCATTTAACAACTAAACAATTAATAGCACCACTCATAAATCTCAGATAATTATTTCTTACTTTCTTTTGCAATTCAAGATCTTCTTCATGAATGTCTGTTTTTCCTTGTAAATAATTTCGATCATCGCCTTCTCTCTTTACCTTTAATCTTTCTTCGGCGACAATGTTTGGAACATCAAAGAAAATATTTAAATCCGGATATGGAAGATTCAAAAATTGAAATTCAAATTCAAAAATCCATTCTTTCATTCGAGAAATATCCTCTTCATTATCAAATTTTGCACATTGATAAGCAATGTTAGAGAATACATAACGATCTAAAAGAACCACATCATTTTCTTCTAATGCCTTTTCTAATTCAGGTAAAAATCGAAAACGATCCATTGCATAGATATTAGCAACAAAAAGAGGATCCACCTCGTTTGCTTTACCGAATTCTCCTCTTAAAAATCTAGCAATTACATCTGAAAATTGATTATGCTCATACATTGGAAAATGAAAATAGGCATACTTAAGATTGTGTTGTTCAAAATATTCTTTAGCTTTATCAGTTTGAGTAGATTTTCCCGAACCATCAATTCCTTCGAGAACTATTAGTTTACCTCTTGGCATAAATATAGTTTTAGATAATTATCTATTCTATATGCCAATTAGTAAAAAGTTTTTGTTTATTTAAATAATTTTGGAAATAAAACCCTTGGAAATATTGATACAGCATGATTTAGAAGAAATCCTACTGAAAACGCTTCAAATAATGACCAATCTAAATTAAATATAGCCTTTAGCGCAATTCCATATAATAATGAGGCCAAACCTGAATCAAATAAAACAAAAAGTTTAGAAAGGAAATAAAATTTAACACTATATTGAGATTGAGACGACGGTTGAGATTGCTGCGTCGGCATTGTCTGAGGAGGCATAAATGTTTGCTGTTGTGGTGGAGGAGGTAATGGTTTACCTCTTTTGACCGCATTCAATCTGTCTCCTAATGAATCATTATTTATCATAATTAATAATTACAAATCCAACCTATAAAATCGTTATCACTTTCTATCGGCATGTAAACACTTATGTGAAAGGCATCAAATCCTTCAGGGACCATTTTATATGGTTTTCTAGTCCACACTTTTTTTCCGTCTTCTTTAAAAACTGCGGTCCTTTTAAAATAAGGAATAAACCCCTTTGTTATGTATGGCATAGCATTTGGCCTAGCCCATTTATCATCATGTCGTCGAAGAACTTTAACCATTTCGTCTATATCATCAATATAAAAGCTATCAGTTCCAGGAATATTTTCAAATCTTCTAGCTAAAGTTTCAAACACTGTTGGTAACTCTCTAGCTCTTCCCTTTACTGTAGCTTTATTGAAACGGCCTATAATAGGATATATAGTTTCTCGAACTAACATTATTTTTTCACCACCTTGTCTTTAGTATCTTCTTTTACTTCTTTTCCAATTTCTTGATCTTCTTTCTTAGCTTTAGCTTCTACTTTTGGTTTAGCTTCAACAGTTATTCCTGTTGATTTCTTTTCAGAAGATTCATTTTCTTTTTTACCTTCTTCGGATGCTTTAGTTTCGCCACCAGGGAATTTTGTTTCTGGAAAAGGAACTGCCTTTTCTCTTTTTCCTCCTTCAGTATCTTTGGTTTTAATGTCACCATATAAACCGGGTTTGAAATCATTTACAGATTTCAAATTAGTATCAAGATGATAGCCAGGTTTGAATTCATGATATGACATTTCTACTTTTACTTCTGTCTTACCTTTATGATATTCCTTCTTAAGCCAGTCATAAGCCTTCTTACCTTCTTCAGGTATAATCATACCATTATCATCAGGTAAATTTCCCGCCTTTTCTTCTTCGTTTAATGATAAAGACTTAGTTAAATCTTCTTCATTTACTTTATCATAAAGTTTTCCTAAATATTCATGAATATTAAAACTTCCGGCTTTCATAATGCTAATATTTTATTTTATATATCTTAATCTTAATATACATTTGCAGCTGTCCAATATTTTCCTATTTTATTGTACCCTGCGTACTTAACCCATTCATCAAATTCATCTTTGGACATAGCCATTAAATCCTTTTTCAATTCATCGCGAATTTCTTCATCGAATTGTTGAAGTATTTCTCTTATAACATCAATTTTATTTAATATATGTTGGCTTTCAAAGACAAATTTGGCGCGCATATAAACTATTAATTTATTTATATATCACACAAAAAAAGCCCGCACTTAGGCTGCGGGCAAGTCTCTAAATTATATTGTATTTTTTCTTATACATTCCATTACGAGAGCCCGAAACAAGATAACCTCGGTTTTTCATACCATTATTGACGCTAATTTTTTGTTTAGTTTTTTCAGATAATAATTTACCAAAACCAATACCTTTTTTAGAGAGACTTATTTTTAATTTAGTTTCTTCTGAATGTTTTTTTCCTTTCATTGGGGAAGGAGATCCTTTTTTAGAATTACTTAATTTAATCTTAGAATCCTCTGACATTTTTTTGTTTAACTTTGCTATTCTCATTTTCAATCTCGTTTCCTCTGATATTTTTCTGTTTTTTGCAGATTTTCTCATTTTTTCTTTAGATTCTTCTGAAAAAATTCTCCCCTTTCTACCCATTTTTAATTTGGATTCCGGAGTGTGAAATCTTCCTTTACTAGAATTTCCTATTTTTTCTTTTGTACATTCGCTGAGATATGAAAACGGAACGCCATATCCTCCTTTGGGGCTTATATTATACCCATTAGGGGCCAAAGTATTAAATTTTTTTATGTATTTTTCTTGGGCATCAAAAGCTTCCCCCTTAGAAGGAAAAAATTCCAATATTTCCTTTTTAAAATTTTCTATTCCATATTCTTTTAAGGCTCTTTTAAAATAGGGTTTACCGCTTCCTAAATAGCCGTCATTCAAGTTATTTGTAGAATGATCTCCAACATATTGTTTACCATTTATTAAATTTGTAGTTAAATAGACAAAATGAAACATTTTTTATTCTATATATCAAAAAAAGAGTTAAGCATTTTGAATACTTAACTCTTTTCGTCGTTTGTCGTAAGCAAACTTCTTAAGCTGCTATACGATACTCATTAAACTGTTCGCCGTTTATTGCGTTCATTGAGACGTTCATTATTACCCTTAGTATGCAATCAAAGCCAAGTCACCCCCCGTTTGGAATTGATTAGGGGTTCAATTCCGAAAACCCAGGGCTAACCGGTGTCCAGAAACTGGACGATGGTCAGGATTCCACCACCAATTTAAGAATGAGTAAACTGGAACTCGTTTAGCGACTTGTTTCGCTGTGGAGGTGGCGGGATTCGAACCCGCGTCTTACATACCTACTCTATAACTAGCTCCGAGGAGCATTCTCAATATCTTTAGTTTCTTCTACTTCACTCGTTTTTGGACCTTTAGTGACCATAACAATAAGAGCTATGACAGCTAATACATCCAGAACAATTGATATACCTCGAACACTATCAACATCACCTCCAGATGCTCCTACTCCCATGCCCATAAAGAGCCCTATTAATAATGCAAGTGCTATCGGTACTAAAGCCCACCATCTCCAACCCTTTCTCCAAGCAAAGATGGTTAAAATAATTTCCGCGATTAGTAACATGTAGTTTGATTTATTTAAGAATTACAAATATAATAATTATATGCTAAAAATAAAAATAAGATCTGTTAAAATTCTGTTAAATAAAATTTAAATAATCTTCGTACTTCATCATGAACTCTTCATATGTTAAACCATAATCATCTAGAGTTCCGGACTCTCTAATAAATTCTTCTTTCTCATAATCATAAATACAAAGTCCGTATGGTCCAAAATCAAATTTAATTAAAAATAATAACACATATTGATACCCATATCCAGGGTCTCTCATCCAAGCTTTTATTACAAATGGTTCAAATCCCTCACGAGCTTCTTTAAATCCCGCATATTGATTACCAAACTCTCTTTCAATTTCTTCCTTGGATTTAGGACGTAATATAGGGCTTATTGGTTTTTTACGTTTAGAATAACTTTCATTTGTTTTTCCTAATTTAATTCGTTTATTTTTTCCAAAAAGATAAGGATATTTTTCTTCTACTTGTATTATATACGATGTAAATTCTGCATCATCCATAAATTCCCCCATAGCCCTCAAAAATTCAATTAAATTTGTCCATTGGTAATCAGCTAGCTGACTCCCTGCTCCTCCTGCCATATTTATTAAATCTGCAGTAATTTCGGGAGTCATTACATCTACATCACTCTGTGTCATTTTTGGATTTTCTCTTGCTGCAGACCAATAATCCTTCTTCTTTGGAATTTTCCAATCATAAAGCCCTTGTTGTTGATAATGTGGAGACCTTGATTCTTCTCTATAGATGTTATCTAAATCTAAGTTGTTGTCAAATCCAGTTAATAATTCTTTTATTTCATTAGATAAATCTTTGTCTGTTTTCACATGAAAATATAAAGTGGAAGTTGTGTCCATTAAATTATCAGACTGTCATCATAATTCTTATAAGCAAAATATCTCTCAAGAGGCATCAATCTCTTAATTACCTCTTGGAGATATTGATAGGATTTTTTAATACCTAAATTATATGTTTCATTTATTAAACGTGCAAGCATTACTCTTTTCCAGGAGGTTCTGGTTGTGGGTCAAATAATTTTCCAAACCATGTGTTTTTTTAGGGCACCTTTAACAACTTTATCTGCTCCAAAGAATTTCCAGAAAATCCAATATGCCAATAAAATAAATCCCCAAAGACCAACGAGACCTGCTGCGGGAGAACCTAGATCATCAAGTTTTCCATAAGCAAATAGCACAACTAACACATTCACAATCTGTAACCATGATTTTTTGATCCATGGCCAAGCAGTATTTATGAACCACTTTTTAATCTTTTCCCATATTGCTACAGCAAAAGCTTTAATTTTTTCCCAAAGTTTTTTCATAATTTTATGGTTTTATTTTATTTATTCAAAAATTTTGATTATATTTGCCCTACTAAAATTCTACACATATGAAACAATCACAAGAACGTATGCTAAAAGGTCTCACAGAAATTTATGAAGACTGCATCAAAAACGGATCAATCACAAACATGTCAATGTACACTAAGACTTATGGTCTGAACCAGAGTACTGGAACAGTTTTGGTTGAAATTAATCGCATGAAAAAAGAGGGGTTTGGAAGGAATGCCTCTTATACATGGAATGGAAGAAAACCTGACCAAGAAATGGTTTTGGAAGTTTGCGACGCATTGAATAATTACATTCAGCGTTGGAAAAATCCGGCACCCAAAAAGAATCTCATTCCAGTTTCTGAGGTTAAAGAACGATTGAGAACCGAAGTCACAGCTGAAGTGAAATCCCAGATGGAATCCGAAATTTACAATAAGATGATGAGAGCTGCAAACGCAGCACGAGAAATTGGGGTTGATTTGTTAAAACTTCCTCCAGAAAAAGTGAAGAGATTTGCCAATTATTTTTAAGGAAAAAGGGGTTTCGGCCCCTTATTTCTTTTCCTTTTTATCTCTGGTCGCTATTAATATTCCAACAAGTAATACCATTATTACTGCAATAGGCCATAATTGTTGTAATAATTCTAATGCGGTTTTCATGATTTAAAAATATTATGATTTAACAAAATTTTTCAATTTAGTCATAGTAGCTCTATATGTATCAGACGATGCGTTAAATGTATTGGCTAAGAAAGCACTACTTCCATCTATTAATATACACTGTCCTTGACCATCATGATCTATTGCCCATAAATAAGTTCCTGCAACTGTATTCCATTGTAATGGATTAATTAAAACTGGACCCTTTGTACTAATAGACCAAGTTTGCGTATTAGAATCAAAATCAAGTAAACAGTGTTGTCTATTTCCACTCCCAACACCTGAAAGATAATCATCTCCCTGGGCTCCAAATAACCCAAAAATATATCCATTAATGCTATGTATTGTTGGACTATCACATGCTATGTTCCAACAAACACCGGCAGGAGTATTAACGGGGTCTGCTGCATAAACAATACTTTGATAATCTGTGTATGGACCTTCAATATTATTGGCTTTGGCTGCTTTAATAGTTCGATATTGTAATGCAGTAGAAATATCTGTATAAAGCATATGCCATTCATTACCAATTTTTATAACCCCACCAGATGCAGCGTTATCTTTTAACATTCCTGTATAAGATAAACTAGAAGCATTTTGATCAAAAAATAAAATTCTTACTTCTCCCTTGTTACTAGTTGGATTGTTCCAAGACATAGCACAATAATAACTTCCGTCGATCATTCCAATATCTCCAGTTAATGTAAAACTTGAACAATCTAATTGTTCACGAGTAATCCACGGACCCCCACTATTTTGAACAGCCCAAGTAGCCATGTCTGTTGATGTTGCTAATCCTACTTGTCCATATTTATATGTTTCATTTGGTATTGCATAAAATAACCATTTATATGTCGATCCAACTTTAAACATTGGACCTCCTCCAGTATATAGTTGCCCCCAACCAGATAAATTATTTGGAGAAATAGATGGTGTGCTGGTTTGGTTCCCTGTAAATTCGTAATTTAAAAATGGATTGAATAACGCCACTGTATTTCCTGAGTTAAAATACCCAGGCGTTGCGACCTTTACTTGTGATGTAGAATAATTTATTGATGTACATAGACTTGGACTTGCAAGATTACCTCCTGAAGTTTGTACTATAGCCCAAGTATTCGTTCTTTTAAATCCTTCATAATCGGGTAAATTTTGTATAGTTAAAAGATCACCACTTATTCCTGTTATTGATAAATTTGTTGAACCAGCATTACCGATCTTATTGTTCATTTCTGCATTACGAATAACAGTTAAATCAAATGACAATTGATAGGTTGGTTCAGCATTAAAAAATAAAAGCTTATTAGAAGTTTTTAATAACTTTCCATTATGTTTTAAATATCCCATGAAGATTTTTATTTTGCTGGTGGGGTTTCTTCTGCCCCAGCTTCTTCGCCACCACCTAATTCTCCGCCTTCTTCTTCAGCTCCAAGACCACCTAATTCTCCGCCCGCTTCAGTACCACCTAAGCCGCCAAGTTCTTCACCTCCTCCAAGTCCTCCAAATTCACCACCTCCAAGGCCACCAGCACCACCGAATCCACCAGCAGCGCCTCCTTCCATTCCACCACCAGCTCCAGCAACGGTTCCTCTAGCAGCAGCTATACGTGCATAAGCAGCAGCAAGTTTACGTATTTCTTCTCTACGTTCTTTCTTATATTTTTCATTGAGCTTAATATCTGTCTCTGTAAGGCTCATATATTTCTCAACTAAGAACTTAGCATCAAAATAATTTTCTTCACCAGGACTTCCATCAGGCATTACAGTAGGTTGTTTGATATTCATAAGAGTTGTAACTGTATTTGCGGCTTTTTCTGCAAGGTCTCTTTCCTTAGCTTCTGCAAATAAGTTTTCATCAACATAATCAAGACCAACTGCTGCTCTTAAAGATTCATCCTTTGAAAATTCAGGATGTTTTAAGCAGAATTGTAACCAAGCGGGTTTTAAAACAACTTCTTGGAAAATAGATCTAATTCTTGTAATGAAGTTTTCAAATCTTAATTCTTCTCTTTGAACTCCTTCAGCATTAGCACTCCATGTACCTACGGGGCCATTTGCAGGATCATTAGAGAATCTAGATGCAGGAACCTTTGTCTCAATAATAAATCTTTGCCAGAAGTACTTTAATGCATCGATATTTGAAAGGTCATAACCTGTTGGTTGGAAACCGTCTATTTCAGTTTGTTGACCATCTCTTGTTGGAATAACAAATGTTTTTGCAAATGGGAACTGAACTTGTCCGTTGTAATTAACTTCTCCTGATTGATCATCAATAGAAAGTTCTTCTTTATACATACCACGAAGTTCAGAAAGTCTTGTTCTTGCTTTTGCTTCTGATTGAGTTCCAATTGGAACAAGGATTTTAACACGCATCTGAGCGTTCCATACGTTCCAAATGATACGCGAATTTTCAAGAGTTCTTAACATATTGAAAGAACGAACTAAACGTTCAACATATGAAAGTCTTGAAATGAAATTACCACGTGCCCATGAAATATAAATTAAGTTGGAATCAAGTAATTCTCTTTGACGTTGTGAGTCTCCACGATATTGAATCCAAACACGATATTCTTTTCCATCTGTATCTTTTCTTATTTCTGGTTCAAGAGATACAGGGTCTAATTCTTTAAAACCTATAACGTTCTTTGCATCTTCAGTTCCTTCACCATCATAAATAATTTCAAATGATAAGAAACCATCAATTAAGAATTTTTTACAATAGTGCCATGCGTCATGACCTTTATTGAAACCAAATGCAAAATATATTTTCTTAAAAGATTCATTTAAGTCATCGATAATTTCTTTTGCTTTTTCTTGTTTAAGAACAGATTTCAATTCTCTTGTTGCTGGATAAGCAAAATAATTTTGATCATCTAAAATAATTGTTTCATCAGAGATAACTTCAAGAACGTGTTCGATTTCTCCATTCATTGCAAATTTACGTAGAAAATCTCTACGAGTAGGGTACTCTTTATCATAAAAAGCGATGAATTCTTTTTGACCAACATCGAGCCCCATGTATTGACCCTGTTGATAATAGAGGCCATACATAGAGTCCATTTGGGCCTCTGCAATACCAATAGATTTTGATTGTTGGAGAAGTTCGTGATCCCATTTCATCCCTAAGGATGCAAGGTAACGAATATTACGTTGAATTCTTGAAACTAGGCCTGCACCTTTGTTATCTAAATTTTTGAGCGTGAATCCCGCCATGAGCTATATACTTTTTCTTTATATATTTATATTGGTTTAGTGGAACTTAGTTTTTCTAAATATATAATAAAACGTTTTATGGTCTCATAAAATTTTATTATATTAGCAATGATAGTTTGTGAATCATTATTTAGTTTTTTAAAACTCAATGAAAACATGGAACTTGCAAAACAAGCTTTTCAAAATGCTGGATATGGCGAAAATAGTCAAGAATGGAAAGATTTTATTGATATTTTTGGAAAAGATGTGAATTATCTAGAAAAATTTTCAGAATGGATTTTAACTGGAAATAAAAATGCCTTTAGATATTTAGCACAAGCATATTCTAGATTAAAAAGATTAAATATTGATTTAAACCCAAATTCTTTTACATCATTAGATGATTATATTTTTAATGCAAATGAAGAAATAGATAAAGCTATTGAAAAACAAAAAGAAGAAATTGTAAAAACACATGCAGAAGAAATTAAAGAAATTGATAAAACTCTGGAAGATACTGATTATTTAATTAAAAAATTAAATTTAGTTTTAGTTAAAAGGGGAGAAAGGGGTTTATATTGTACTCAAGATGTAAAAAATTCTCCTGATTTAAATGAAAGAGGTCAGGGGGTTTACATATGGACAGATTTGCCTTTATTGGCTAGATGGGATGGTAAATCAAAAGAACTAAAAACAAATTTTAAATTTGGACAATATGGAGCTAATGTTAAAATAGGTCAAGGTTCTCAAAAAACAGAAAATACAGCGGTTGATTTTATAAATAATGATCCTGGAATTATAGGAAAAACTCCTGGCGAAACTATTAAAGGATATGCAGGAACGTATCTTAGTCACAAGGTTTTATTATATGCAAAAAATCTTAATGAATATTTAAAATCTCCTTCTAGTAAATTTAAAGATGCTTTTGAAGTAGAACAAGCAGTTAAAAATAATCTTAAATCTGGAAAATGGGATTCGCGTACTCATACAAAAAGTACTGAAGTATATTATGGAGGCACATTGCAAGAGCTAATTCAAACTATCAATAAAGTTTTAACTGGCAGTACGAGAAGTAAACTACAACCAAGAGAAGAACAAAAAGTTGGAACAAATAAAATTATAGAATTCTTTAAAAATCCAGATAAGAAAGAATTTCTTTTAGCAGCTAAAATGAGATATGGAAAAAATATTACAGTTTTAAATGCTATTAAGAATTTAAGTGAACAAGCAGATATTTATAAAAATTGTTTAATTTTAACTTATAAACCACAAGTGTTTTCTTCATTGAAAGATGATGTCAAAAATTTTAGTGATTTTGAAAATTTTGAAGTAGTTGACATCAAAAAAGAAAATAAAATTTCAGAAACTTCCGATAAAGTTAGAATATTTATATCATCAGCCCAATATGCTATGTATGGTGGATTAGATGAAGACGGCGATGACGAAGTTTTAAATGAATCAAAAGAAGAAAAACAAGAAAATTTATTAAAATTATCAACAGAAGAAGAAGTTGAAGAACTTCAAAAAAATGCATATAAAGATTATGAAAAAAATCTTGATAAGATAAAAAACATTCATTTTGGAATAATTATTGCTGATGAATATCATTATGGAGCTAAATCTAAAAATTTCCAAACATTATTAAAAAATCTTTCTTATGAAAAAATAATTTATGTTTCTGGTACGGCTATGAAAGATTTAGCAACAGGAAAATTTGATGAAGATCAAGTATATAACTGGACATATATTGATGAGCAAGAACAAAAACAAAAAGAATTAAAATTAAAAGAAAAAAATGAAGATGGATATTATCCACATATAGATATGCCAACGATGCATTTTTATAAAATGGATTTATCCCCTGATGCTAAACGATTAGCTCAAGATCGCGAATTATTTACAAAAGAACAGGGGGTTAGTTTTAAAAAATTGATCGATGTTGATAAAAATGGAAAATTAGTTAATGAAGAATTAGCAAAAATTTTAATCGAACAAATATTAAATCCAACTAAATATGGACCATTATATTCTATAAGAAATCAAGGAGTAACAGGTACGAATTTAGATCATACTTTTTGGGTAATGGCTAAAAGTGTAGAAGGAATAAAGGCGTTTGCAAATTTAATGAATGAAATGAAAAAAACTTATAGATGGATGCAAGATTATGAAATAATTCCAGCTACAGGTGAATTAAATAATAATATTGATAAAGTTAAAAATAAAATAAAAGAAGCTAAAAATAAAGGAGAAAAATCAATTACTCTCTCATGTTATCGCTTTAAAGAAGGAACCACTGTTCCAGAATGGGGGGCAGTTGTAATGTTAGATGATGGAATTTCAGCAGAGGAATATTTACAAGCTATTTTTAGATGTCAAAGCCCCGCTAGAAAAGGAGAACCAATTAAAGAAAATTGTTATGTATTTGATTTTAATCCACAAAGACTTTTGTTAATATATCATGACATCGCACAATGGGCAGGAAAAACAGGAAAAGAAAGTCAATTTGAGTTAATAAGAAAATTTTTACAATATGCGCCTATTGTACAAAGTGATGGAAATCAAATGGTTGAAGTTGACGAAAAACAAATTATAAATAATTTTAGATTATATGGCTCATTTAGTGAAAAAATGGCCAGTGATCGAGCTTTTAATTATGATTTTTTACAAAATGCTTTAAGTGAAGATATTGTAGAAGGATTATTAGGAATATCCTCTAAGAAGAATGCTACAAATATTCAAATAAGTGACAGTGGGGTTGAAAGGGGAAAGTCATTATCTTCAAGAGTTGCTAAAGACACGAATGATGATTTTGATGAAGATGATTGGAAAAAAGAACTTAACGAAACAGATTTAGAAAAAATAAAAGAAAAAATTAGAAATGTTTTAAGAATGATTCCAGCCTTTTTATTTGCAAGTAAATATGATGAACAAACAGTAGAACACATATTCAAAACAAAAGAAGGAGATTTATTTGAAGAAATTTGCGGAGTATCTCCAAAATTATTTGGAAAATTAATAGATAAAAAAATCTTAAATGCCCGTGTATTAAATGAAACTATAGGTTATTTTAGTGATACTATAAATAAACTTGAAGACAGTATTGGAAAAAATCCTTCTGTAGAAGAAGCAGATAGTTTTATTTCAAAACATTTAAATATAAAAGGAGAAAGTGGAAGTACCCCAGCTAAATTAGTTAATGAAATGCTTGATAAGCTTCCTTACGAAGTTTGGACTGATCCGAATAAAAAATTCTGTGATCCCTGTATGGGAACAGGAAAATATTTATTAGGTATTAAAAAACGATTAATGGATAACTTACCGAATAATATTAATGGAAAATATAATTCTAACGAAAAAGAAAAGTACATAGTTGAAAATATGTTATGGGGAATAGATGTTGCGAAAGGTAAAACTTCAATGGCAAAAAAGCTTATAAATAATAAAGGATATAAAGATCATCTAATACAGGGTGATAGTTTAGAATTAAATTGGAATAAAATGCCGAAATTTGATGTTGTTGTAGGAAACCCACCATTTCAGCCTCCTGTAAAATCAGAGGGAGCTGGATCAGGATCAAGAAATAAAATATGGCATAAATTTGTTGAATTAGGGTTTGAAATTTTAAAAGAAGATGGATGGTTTGCATTTATAACTCCATTTAATTGGAGAATGTCTAATATAAAAAAAGGTGTTGAAAGAAATGCTCAAGAGTTAATGTGGAATAATAATATAATTGACATTACTCCGGCAAATAAATTTTTTGATGTTGGAGGAAATGTCGCAATTGATTATTGGATAATAACAAAAAATAAAGCCATAAAAGGTTTGAATATTCCTAATGAATTTAGAAAATTAATGTTCTATCCTTTGAATGAACATCAAAAAATATTACAATTTTTAAAAGCCTTACCTGATATACCATATAAATCTATAAAAGACAGTCATTTTGATCAAAATGATAATTATTATGAAATAAACATTGACGCTAATGATAAAAGAAATTTTAATTTTATATTAAATACAAATGGGGATGATGATCATAAATATCCTCATTTAAATACAATGGAGCAATATAAAAAAAATGTATTTGAATGGTTTAATAAAAAAACAATAGGATTTGATAATAAAAAGGTTATTATTTCTAATTCTGTTGGAATTGGAACGCCAAATGTTATATTTTCAGTGTATGATGATGGAAAAATAGGATGCGGATCGCACGCTGTAGCTTATCAAGTTTCTTCTGAAGAAGAAGGAAAGAAATTAGAAAAATTTTTGAATAAAAGTAATATTATAAAAATTTTATTTAAAGAAAGCTCTCATCCAACAGGATTCGGAATAAATCTTCATATAGTTAAAAGAATTCCAAAATCTTTGGTCGAACGTTTTAATAATGGAGAAGATTTATGATAGAACACAAACGTAAAGCCCGTCGCAAACAAACAGCCGAGGACTTCACTCCACCAATTTTAGTTAATGAAATGTTAGATAAACTTCCTAAGGAAGTCTTCTATGATCCATCTAAAACTTTTTGCGATAATTCTGCTGGCAACGGCAACTTTCTTGTTGAAGTCTTACGTCGTAAACTAAATAACAATCATCCTCCACTTCAAGCTCTTTCAACCATTTATGGTGTCGAACTTATGGACGATAATGTCGAAGAAATGAAGGAGAGACTCTTAGAGTTGATCCCAAAGGACCAACACACAGAGGCTAAGAAGATATTAAACGAGAACATCATATGCCATAATGCCCTCACATGGGATTTTATTAATTGGTGCTCAACCGAGAAAAAAAATAAAGCCCTCTATTAAAGGGCTTTCTATTCTTAATCCGGTTTATTTTAATCTCCAGATTCGTACCCCGGTGTTTCCTTTTCGCTCTGTCCGAGTGCTAAATACCTTTATTGAAGGTTCGGACTTACGAAAATTATATGCACAAGACATAAGCCTAGCTTGAGTTCTTGTTAAATCATTTGGAGAAGTTTCAACAAAAAATGAATCATTAACCTTCATTTTGCGAAAATTCTTTCTCCATTCTTCGTTGATGTTTTCAACTTTGGGTTTTTTAGCTGTTTTAGCTACCGGAATCGGAATTCCAGATTCAATTGGAAATTTATTCATGTTATTTATGTTTAAAGTGTTTACAAGTACAGGTGACGGCCAATTAACAGAAATTTTCGATATGTTGTTTATGTTACTTTTATTTCTGTTCATAACCGTCATATACTTAGCAAGTCCCTGAAGACCACCAGTAATAGGATAGTTCGTTGTTCTCCCATTTTTTATGTATGTAACGTCAATACTTGTTACATCATTTGGAATTCCCTCCAAAATATTTACATTTCGATCAGGGAAATGGTAAAAGTAAAAAGTTTTTGTCATGTCGTAAATGTTTAAGATATAAAGTAAAATTAATACTTAAATTTCAAAATCATACCAAAAATACTGTTAAAATTCTGTTAAAATTTTAGTGAGTCTCTAAGAACTTAATAATTGTTTCTACTTGTCCAACTTTTGTGATATAAAAATGAGTCCCACTTCTTATGTTTTCAATTTCTGGGATTCTTCTTGTTGGTGTCATATTTAATAGAACTATTTTAATCTCATAATTTTTTCCATCAATTTGCACATTAGCTTTTGATGAGGAATAATACATACGGGTTCTTTTAATATTAAGATAACCATTACCCCTTGAATACTGAGGGTATCTTTTTTTCAATAAACGATCAACTCGCTGCTTTAACTCTAGATATTCTTCAGGAAATTCTTCTTTATAATGCTGAAGATAAGTTGCTTCAATTTCTTTCGTAATGTATTGACCCTTAACATCATTAAGGAATTCTTCCTTTGATTTAGGTTTTAATAATGTCCTAATATTCTGTTTGAACTCATCTTCCATGAAGCTAATATAATAAAAATTTCTTAAAACTATTCTAAATGTCAAAGTTTTTTATTATATTTGTACTATGATAGTAGAGTCAATGACATATGAAGAAAAGATTCGGGAACTTTCAAAAGACCTTCCCAATTATGAAAAGTATGTCAGCGATTTTATGAAAAAATTGGTTCTTAAGTTAAATAAAAACAGAATCGGCTTTTATAATGAATGGATAATTTGGACGTCTCCTCGAAATAATAAGTGGATATTTAAAGCTCGTATAAAAAGAGACAGATATGTAAGACATCTATATAATACAGAATATCCCAATTGTTTTGTTTATTTTGTTCACAAAAGAGGCATTGACTTTTTCTCACAATTAGCATTAACGGGAAAAGAAAATGGAAAAGAAGATTTATATGATACATGGGGAATTTGGACAAAACACTTCTTTGAAAGATATAATGAAAGATACTTGCAAACTGATTTCGATTCTATTATTGATGTGGCTAAGATTTATTTTAGTGAAGTACAAACAAGAAAATTCAGTCAATGGAATCAAGAAATTACAGATACAGAAATCATTACTAATATGGAGGCGGCGATTGATACCGGAATTGAATTAGGACAAGTGATACAAAATATTTCAACTAATTTTATGTATATTTTAACGAAAACATTTGTGACTAAAGAAATGTTATTCGAAAATCAACAAAAAGCGTGGGAGGAGGCAATTAATAGATGAAAGGAATTGCAAATCTTTGTAAAAACCCCGTTATACTTAAAGGTAAAAGTGATTCAGAAATTTATTCTAAATTAAGTTCTTTATCTGAACAACAAATAAATCATTTGATGATACAAGCTGCACGTAATAATCTAACATCATCTATTCAATTACTTTTAGATTATAATGTTGGCATCAATGTAAATTGTAGAGATGAATTTAGATATACCCCTTTAATGTTGGCATGTATAAAAGGCAATTATAAAATAGCTGAATTACTTGTTACCAATAGAGCAAATGTTAATTTAAAAAACAAGTTTGGGACAACAGCTTTAATGCATGCTGCTTTTTATGGGAGACTAAACATAGTTCGGTTGTTATTAAAATGGGGTGCGAAAACAGATTTAAATGATCGAGCTCATGAGTATGCATTGGATTATTGTTTAAGAGGATTTAGACATAAGCGTGAGTTAGGGTCTTATCCATTTAAACATACATCTACATCAAACGATTATAACGAAATAATATCATTATTAACTGATTTTGCTTAAGAATTTTCTTTGGTTAAATCTTGTATTAAAACTTTTAAAATATTTTTCCACAATGGATTCAATTGTATTTAGATCATCTTCCGAAACGCTTTCTTCAGTTCCTTGGCATAAAAGAGCATACCATCCGTTCATTCTTCCTGCGAATGACCAATCTTCTATATACCAATCTTCTCGTTCCCCAATAGTTTGTTTTATTTCATCAAAACATTCTTCTCCAAGTTTATTAGTAAGACTTCCAAACATAGATTCTGTTTCAGCCGCTTTGTTAGGGATTCCCCGATAATCAGGATTTTTTACATTAAATTCTATTGTAAAATCTCCATTAAACTCATTTGCATGGCGATTGAAAACCGGTTCTCTCCATTCGTTCAATAATTGATCTAGTGATTCATAAACTATCATTTTTTCTTTAGTTCTTTTTTTAAATAATTTAATATATCTATTGCTTCAACTAAACTTACAGAAATTCCAAGTTTTGATTTTTTTGCAAAGAATGATGCTTTCGGTTCATCTAAAGAATATAATGATCGTATTGTTTTATCTATTTTTTCTTTTGTCCAATTTTCTCCTATTAATTTTTCATCACCTGTATCTTCATCCTCTATATAAAGTTTCCAATTAAATAGTTGAATTCTTTGATCGTGTTTATTTATACGAGCATCTACACCAAGTTCTTTGAATTGTTTATAAGTTTCTTCAAGACTTAAATAAGGAAGATTATATTTCTTCTTAAAATCGGAAGAAATTTGTTTTGGTGTTTTTGGCTTAAATAAATTGGTTGCTTTAGCTCTCATCTAGGCACCTTTATTTTATTTATTTCGTTCTATAATATAACTTATGCATTTGACTTTGATTCATCCCCCTGAAGGCCTCCTTAGGCTCCAGGAAGGGATTTGCATTTAACCCCATGCCATCTACCAAAATTAACAATATCAACTGTTTTATTGCAATATGGACATAATATTTTCGGTTTTGTTTTTCCTTTTAATGATTTTTGTATTTTTTCTTTTGTCTCATTATCTTACTTACCTATGATATAATTTATGTATTTGATTAAAATTTATTTTTCTAAAAGCCTCTTTTGGAATTAAAAATGGAATATAAAGCCACTCGTTATATTCTATCATCCTTAATCTTTTAACCTTCTCAATCTTATAAGAACGATAACCATAATTAAAGTTTGCACTGTGTCGTTGATTGAATAATTTAAGCATGTTTTGTCCTTTTCCAGACTTGACATACTCAATAAATCTTTTGTTTAAAGCTAATTTATTGCTCTGAGCAAGTGTTTCTGCTTCTCTTTTAAAGAAATCATCAAAAACGTCATAAAAAGAATCAAGAAATCTTAATCTAATTTCACTTGGAAGCATATTCATGTTTATGCCCCTAAAAGAACCTTGTTGATTATTCATGCAGAATACAAGCGGAACTACATCTATGAAATCTTTTTGTCCAACCCTTAACATTATTTGATCTGGCTCTCCATAGAGAAATGTATAGATCATTCCAGGAATTGGATAACCACCATTACGAGATATGATTATACTTTCTTGATCAGTAGATTCTATTTCTGTAAGTTTCTTTTCTCCCCTTAGATTTTGCTCAATATATTTTTGATACAACTCATAATGAGCTATATCTTTAATGTTATTTACATTTTTGAGAAAACCATATTCTTCACTGGGTCTAAGCATTTGGTCTTGGAAGATAATTTGAAAATTTGTGACTGTATTTATCTTCTCTTGTATAAAGAGCCCCGTATCCGGAGCTAATATATGAAGCCATTACATTAGCGTTGGTAAATGCAATAGGTTCTCCTTTCCAAACATAAATAAGATAATCCTTGGTTCTTAAGAACGACGCAATCTGGGGAGTTACATGATAAGTTCGCTTCTTTCCTTTGTATTCAAATTCATTAGTGTCTCCATGATAAAAGGCAATTTTTTTGCCTTTAAAGGCTTGCTTCATTTCTTCTTCTGACTTTGCCTTTAATACGTCTTCAATGGATTCATTAACAAACATCAATCTAAATTATTTTTGTTTTGACCTTCTCTCTCTTATAGTAACGAGAATGATCCTGCCATATTAACAATTTTTTACTATTTTGTCAAGTACATTATCGACAAAGTTTCTCATGTCTTCTATTTTCATTTTGTCCACACTATCCTGTGTTGAATGTGAATGCCAAAGAACTCCCATATCAGGTTTACCTTCTTCATCAACATCTACGGTCGTCAATACACAAGAATCAAATCCATTGGCTCTAAATATCATTGCATCATTGAATGGAGTACCAATTCTAATACATCCCGGAAATTGTTTCTCAATACATGCCCCTAGCTTTGTATCAGCATTATCAATAAAGAAAGATTTTCCAACTCCGGTCAATTCAAGATTAAAAATCCATTTTACAGGAATGTTATTAGCCTTTAAGTATGCTGATGCGAAACGTGACCCTGAACCGCCGTAAGGAGGTTCTTCTCCATCAAGAATTAGAAGATTTATCGATGGGTTCTTTTGTTTGTATGCTATCATATTTATGATCGAAGCACTATCATCATTCGCATTATCTGAGCGTATGTCAATGATGTCATAATGTGCTGATAGGAACTTATCGGAGTTGCCGAATGCGTAGATGTTATAGAAATATTTTCTATATCGTTCGCTCTTTGTACGAACAACTTTGTGTTCGATGCCTAAGCGGGTAAGAAGATCCATGAGAAATTTTGCTCTGTTAGAAAAGCTTTTTCTGTCAGTATCTCTTACTTTGCAGAAGTTGTATAGTTCGTTGTATATCATAATGCAAATATAATAATTATTTTGGTATTTAAAAATTAATGTTCAACATCAGGTCCATAAAGTATGAATTTTAATAATAGTCTAAGATCAACATCGCTATTTAATTCGTAACCATATATAGAACTATATTCTAAAATTTTTTCTTGATGACTAATGGCCCAATGATATGCATCTATGAAATCGTCAAAATCAAAATAATCCATTAATATAACAGCTGCTCTTTGTGCTACATTATCAAATGCTTTATCCACCTCATCTTTTGATTTTGGTTTCAAAATATCATCAATAGATTCTTTAACTAATTTTTTCTTTTCCCATCTGTAATGGTAATTATCCTTCTTATCAATTACATCTTTATATTTTTCTTGATCTTCCTTTCCCTCATTATTTGCCTTTCCTAAGATTGTGGATTTATAATTAGTATTCTTTTTTACAATGTCATTTATCTTTTTATTCATATAATATGCTGATGTAGAAATAGAATTGTAATTTGGCTTGCCAGTTTCGATAGTCACTCCTTTTTCCAATAACATTAATATTAATTTTATTCCTAATCCTTTTTCGTCAGAGAATTTTTCAAGATGTCGAATAATGACATGATCTTTTTTCTTTGAATCATTTGACATGGCAGCTACAAGTTTTCCATCTTTATAAAGATTCCAGCTTGGGTACCCTTCGGAATATCCTTTTCCAGGCCATTTTCCATATTTTAATTCAAAACTCATTTTATTCGTTGTTGATATTTAGTTTTTTCATTATCATAATCGAATCTACCCCCGATTATTCCATAATGAATTAATGTATCTTCTGTAAATACATAAAATTTTGATTGATTCTTTTCTGCCCAATCTTTTAATGCTGCAAACTTTGCTTCATTAATAAGATATTCTTTCATTAAATTATTATATCTTCGAATTTCTTTTAACGGAGCATGTGCAGAAACTTGTTTTGGCTTCGTTAGTTTATCTTTGGGCTTTATTTCGATAAACCATTTCTCAGGTCTTTCCCCGCCTTTATCTATTAAAACCCAAAAGTCAGTATTGTAATTTTTAATGGTCCAGTTTCTAGGATTATTTGGATCTAATCCCAGTTTACGACATTCTTCTAGTTTTGAAACCCTGTCATAATAAGGAACTTTGATTGGTTCTGAAGACCATTTGATAATTGAAGGAGACGCGTCACACCATTTTATAAATGAAAATTCCCAAGAGCTTCTATAGATAATTAAATTAGGGTCACCAATATATTTTTCAGGGTTTTTTAAATTTCTATAATATCCTTGTTTCGTTCTACTTGTACCTCCTTCCGATACAGTACCAGTCATATTTGGCTTATGCCAACGCTTATAATTTTCATTTGGCATTTTCTAATTCTTCATAATTTTTGTTCAATATCATAAGATACTTAAATCCGTGGTCGATTACGGCTTGTTTCTTTTCATTAATTTCATTATCTAATTCTAATGTATATGTACTTTTGCATTCAATAATTAAATTTTTTGATGTAATTAAAAAATCACTATGATAAACCTTTTGTTTTCCCTTAAACATATATTTTATCGATGGCCCTCGTTGTATATCAGGATATTTGTCATAATATTTATTTAAAAAATCAAATTCATAAGAACCTTGATACCAAATATTTGTATTCCTAAATTGTTTCTTTTGTCTGCGTTTTTTAAGGCTTTTTTCCATAAAATCAATATGTTGTGTGGCATGCTCAACACCATATAATTTAATCATTGTATTTTTTTGTTTTTTAAAAATATTTTTGTTTTGCATGATATTCTCAGTGCCATATCGTTTTTTACATGTGGTTATCCTTTTTTTTTATTTATTTCTTTTATTTTATCTTTTGTAAATAAATTAATGGTTGAAGAGTGTAATTGTTCTTGACATTTTTTCGAACATGTTTTTGCATAATTTCGAAATGAAAGTTTATTGAATGATGAAATAGCTCCTCCACATTCCTGACAAATACCATCTAAATCTTCTTTAACATATTTTTTATAATATTCTTCTTTATTATGTTTTAATCCGATATGTCTATTTAAATTTTCTAATTTATCTTTTGTAAATTGGATGAATTCTTAACTCGTTTTTAACATACATTATCGAAAAAAAATATTATATTTGCTTCGTTGCAATGCAAAGAATCTTTGCATATAGACACTGAAGGTCACCAAAACAAATATAATATTTTATTTAGATAATATAGTTAGGGGCTATTCGGTAGTTTGACCATCAAACTGTTCGTCACTTCCTTCTGCTTCTTCTTTAGTAGCAAAAACAACTCCATCTTGATGATTAGGAGGACTATAAATAGTATACATTTTTAATTCATCATCTCCTGTATTGATAATATTGTGTTCTGATCCTGCGGGAATGATAACGGAATCTCCGTCAGCTACTTCATATTCAGCTTGGTTGATAATACAAGTGCCAGTTCCAGCTTCAAATCTAAAGAATTGATCGATTGTATCATGAGTTTCCATTCCGATTTCTTCTCCTGGTTTTAAACTCATTAATACTAATTGAAGATTTTCACCGGTATAAAGAACTCTTCTAAAGTCTTCATTATTAAGAGTTTCTTCTTCTATATTAACATGATGTCCTTCTTTAGTTGAAGGTTCAGTTTTAGGTTTTTCTTCAGGGGTTTCTTCTCCATCACGAGCCATTCCATAAATATATTCTTCAACCTCACCATGCTCTAATCCTAGTTCATCAGCAAGTGCATGAATATCTTCATCTTCAAACTCTCCTTCGTAGTCTTTAATAAATTCTTCTATAGAGGCTTTTTGTTCAGGAGTGAATTCAGTTTCTTCAACTTCTTCTATTTCGTCAGGTTCACCGTCAACTTGTGGATCTTCAACGAACCATTCATCTAGGCTTTCATTTACTAATTTCATAGCTATAGTTTTATTTATATATTCTATAAGCTATAGATGTTATTATGCGAAACAGATACCTTTTTTGATTTTGGCATATTGCCATATAATTTTCGCCAACCTTTAGCAAAACCATTTTTAATTATCTGAGTGATATATGCGAATGCGTTTGCTGATTTTTCTGGGTCATATCCTCTCCAATATTGATAGCAATCCATTATGGCAAAAGAGATACAATCTTCTTTATCTTCTTCATATATGTATGTGAAATTAGTTGAAAATTTCTTAGCCATTAAAATAAACATATCTAAAGTTTCCTTTGTTAATTCATCTTTTTGCTTAGAAAGTATCAATGCCTCTCTTAAATCTTTATTCTTAACGTGGTGCGTTCCCATAAATTTTAACAATTTTTTAACATTAATAGTCGAATTTTTTTATTAAATTTGAAGTGGATTTTCAACGCGCTCGCACTTCAAATTCACAGTTACTATTATTTTATGACAAAAGGCACACCAAGTTTTGGTGCACCATCAGTAAAAGTACATCACATTAAGTGGTGGTTAAAATTTATTTTGAAAGTTTGTCGATAGTCTGCTCAAGCTCAGACATTTGTGTCTTTTGCTCTCTAATCTGATCTGCCTGTAACTTAAATGTGGAATCAATTTCAGGGATTTTTATTTCCAAAAAATTGGACAATTCTTTATATTGCCCCTTAACCTCAGTTAAATCTTTTTTTATTTGTGGTTTTGTTGAAAAAGCATCAACACCAATGTATACAAATATAGTTAATATTATTGCAACTATAATGTATGCTTGGGCAGATTTCCATTTTTTTGTTTCCATTCCTCACAACACTTATTTTATTATTGGTGGGTTGTCTAGTTTTTTGATCTGTATTTGTGGATCAATTGTTGGAGTTGTTATTGAACCATTATATGCTTTTGATATTTTTTCAAAAGATTCGTTTAGTAACATTATTTTCTCAATAATATCATCTGCATTTTTGTTACCAGATTTTAAAATCATATCAAATTTTCTGTTCGTTGTTTGATTAAGTTCTTCAACTAAAGCGTGTAGATTTTTAAGATATGTTAGAACTTCTTTATTATATGCATCTTGGTCTCTTCTAAAGTCTTCAAAATTATCTATTAATTCATAAGTGACATTTATTCCTATTTTCATTTGTTCTATCTCTTTAACATGATTATCATCCATGCGTTTAGACACAACAAAGTACAGGGTTGCCAATAGAACAGCAAACACAAGAACATATTTTAAAACTAATGGGGTCTTTTCCCAGAAACGATTTAAGTTGAATTTTTCGAGAGGTATAGAAGCCATTTTTTAAAAAATTTTATGTATATATCCCTAAGGATTTATTTTAGTTTTGCTGTTTTAAACAGCTAATGTTCTTAATGTGGCTTTTGGAACTGTATCAACTTGTGGTTCTTCTGATTTTCCTCCTCTAATAATTCTTACAGGGTCAGCATCTCCTAATGCATTTGTATAATCAACAGCGTTTATTTTAACATTTGAAATAGCATCTCCAGTAGATTCATCTATTTCAACTCCTTCAATGTAATTATCTAGATTAGCAAAATCATTTACATCTTCGAGTATTCTTACCTGAGATTTAGGTATAATTGTAAGTGATCCTTCAACTAATACATTAATAGGTTTGTCATTTTCAGCATCTTTCCAATCACTATATTTGGTGTAGCAATTGCTTATTTTAACTGGAGTATTTCCTACATAGATACCGCATCTAACAAATTGTTCAAATAAAGCCTTTGTAGTTAGATTTTGAAGAGTTAATTTATCAAATTCATAAGGTGGTTTTTGTGTTTCAACTTTTGCATTTAATACCTTAACATCTTTTGGAGTTACACAACTTGTAGATCCTTGCACTTGAACAAGAACCTTATCACCCATTTGACCAATAATATATCCCTTTTGTTTATCTAAAAGGACTGTATCACCTATTTGAGCTTCGTTTAATTTCTTATTTAACTTTTTTTTTACTTCTTTGGATTCCTTAACTGGTTGTTGCTGTTGAGCAGCTTTAGCTCTTTTTTCGCGTTCGGCCTGCATGCGTTTTTCTTCTTCAGCCTTCATAGCTTTTTCAGCTGCACTTTCGGCATCTTCATGAACTTTTCTCTTAAGGAAAACTTTCTTCTTTTTACCTTCACCAGCTTCTTTGATGAATTTGTTTTTCTTTAAACCTTCGCCTTCAGCACTTTCAAGAGGTTCTTCCTTTTTCTTTTTCTTTTCTTTACCTTCTTCTTTTTCTTCTTCCTCTTCTTTGTCGTCTTCAGCTTTTAATTCATCTTTTTCTTCATCATCAAGATCTATTTCATCTTCTACTTTGATGTCATCTCCTTCTTCTTCTGTTTCTTCTTGTTCTTCTTCTTTTTCTTTTTCAGCTTCTTCAGCTTCTTCTTCAGTTTCTCCTGATCCTAAATCAATTTCATCTTCAGGAATAGTAGGTGTATCACCAATAAGTTCAGTTTGATCTTGATCAAATGTTACAGCGGATGCTGGTTGATCTGGAAGGTGTTCTGCACCAACCTCTGTTCCGGTTTTTTCGGTTTCTTCATCACCTTTAGGTTTAGCACCATTTACTTCTTGTGGAATTGGAACAATGTATTTTTTTCCATCAACATTTATATCAATAGATATTTCTTCGTTGATTCCTTCGGCTCTAAAATATTTTTCAATACGATTTAGATAATCTTTATATTCGTCTTTAACAGACTGAAGTTCTTCTTCAAGAGCTTCAACAACTTTTTGAGTTATGTCTCTCTTATAAGGATTTGATCTAAAATCATTTATCTTCTGGGTTAACTCAGCGATATAATTGTTATATTCTTCTTTAGTTTCTTTTATTTGTTCATTAATCTTTTCTTCATCTGGAAGCAAACCACCATAAAGAGAAGTAACGTCGTATCTTAAATGTTCCATCATAATTCCTCTTGCTTGCATAGGATTCACATTACGATAGAATGTAGATTTTCCTAATTCAGGGTTATGAGTTGTAATGAACACATTGTCTCTTAATTTAAATACATCAGCAGAATGATTAACATCTTCTTTTAAGAAAACTCTCTTAACAAAATCAATTTCAGCAATTTCATTAAAGTTACTTCTTAAGAATTCTACTAATTGATAAAATCCTGTGTTTCCTGCCCATGAAGAAATTGATGCAGCATTCTGGAATTCTTCATTGGTCATAGGTTTGTCATTAACCATAACACCATTTTCAGTAATGAAGGCTTTATCTTTTCCGAGATAAACTGAAACACCTTCTCTTTCAACAACAACGTTAGGTTGTGCTAATGCTTCACAAAGAGTTTTAAATTCCTCATCAAGTTTCATAACATCAACATTGGAAAGTCTGTTAACAACATTTCCTTTCTTAACGTAATAAACTTTATTGACAGCAAAAACTGCTTCGTTTTCTCCTATATAAAGAACTGGAGAATACACCTTTTGAATATCACATTGAGCATTTGCATATTCTAACTGAAGATCAGTAGCATCCATTGTAATTATACTGGCGATGTCTCTTACAAATGGGTCATAGGTGAACTTCATTAAAGTTTCAGACAATTGATGTCTGGTTTGCATATTCTTGTTTGATAGATAATTATCAACTACATCAGCGATAAGAGGAACGAGATAATTACTTCTAGATTCTTTCATGGTTTCAAGAATCTTGATAATGTCAACATCATTCTTGTAAAGTTCTACGCGATCCTTAACAGCTTTAATTGCATTACCAACTGTTGGGAAATATCCAAATGGGCTTAAAGCAGTAATAAACTGTTCATATAAACGTGATTCATGTACTCCTTTATCAAGAGCATCTTTAAATTGTTCAAGAACAGCTTTTAATTCTTTACTTTCGTTTAAAGAATTTACAGCTTCGCGAACTCCAAGATTCTTAATCGTGAAAAGCCTCTTTTGAACATCTAACCATTCTTTAACACCCTCAACTTTTTCATACTTTGAGAGTCCCTCAAATAAGTTAGTTATAGCAACCCTTTCAATTTCGAATCTTGCCTCTGGAGTAACACCATTATAAATGGTGGAACTTATTGCTGCAATAGCACTTTCGCAAAGATTCTTTACCTCGTCTGAATTGGTTTTGCTCTTTAATTGATTAATTTTTTCTATCATCGCCAATTAATTTATTTGATATAATATAGGTGTATTTTTTCTATATATTTATGATTTTCGCCTCGTTTTAGACAATTTTAATATCGTTGGAGATTCCAAATGTTTCCCCATCATTAGTATTAGTTATGTAAATATCAATATGTTTGAAATCTATAGGTTCTGGGAAAAATACAGATATGTTCGGGTCGACAGTAATTGATGTCAGTGTGTGGTATTGTATGTTGCCCCATATAGCTCCGTCGGGACTATATGAAATCTGATTATGTCTATCTCTCATCTCTAATTGTAAATTAATAGAAGTATCGCTATCAATAGAAGAGAAATATCCCTCATCAATAATTTCAAATGATTGCGAAGATATTTGTCTAGTATTTAAATCTGGGATTATCTTAACTATAGGTATCTTTGTAACCTTAATATCATTTGTTTCTTCCCATATAATATTTGGTTCCTTATAATTTGTAAATGTATTAGGAATGTTCCATATATAATACTCATGATTTGGAACGGCTAGTTCAATATCATGAAAGTCATTTTCCCCATAATATGCCCATTGAAGATTAACTTTATTAATTATCTTTCCTCTGTCATTAAATACCCATTCAATCCACACAGGGGTTCCTTTAGGAATTATTGCTCCTTTGCGCGGGGTAACGATTTGGAATTGAGAGCCTAAATACATATTATCCGTTGGCGTAATTGTGTTTATATTATTCTTTTCCGGAACAGGATATAAATTATATGAAAACCCCTTTATTCTAGAAGTAGTTTTCATCTCTGTAGTTGGATCAAAAACTGGTTGATAAGTTTCAATTTCTAATTGGAAATTGACTTTTATTGGGTTGTTAGCTTCAAATGAATATTGAATATTTTTTTCAAGAGTTATATCTTCGGGAAATCCAACAGTGTTTCCAATTCTTAATCCTCTATAATAAACGTAATAAGTAACATTCTTGTAAAATACTTCGCGAATTGCTTGCTCAATTTTAAGAGCAGTTATTTGACGATCACACCACAATTCACAATCAATTCTAACACTCAATGGGATTGAATATAAATAAGATACATATGATTCTAATTGACCATCAACCTCTTTAACGTAACGTCCTTGAACATAACGAGAAGTTATTCGTTGAGCTACTATGCTTGACCCTGTATATGTTATAACTCCACGCGGAATCATATCAAAATTTCCATCTACTGGCCTTGGTGGCATACACTCAGCATAATGAGTATAGAAATCTTGATTAAATCGTTCATCCCCAGATTGATTATAAAACCATGGAACTTGAACGGTTTCAATATCATCATCAGCCCAGGCTTGTTCATACTTGATCTGATTATTTAAAATATCCAATAAACCTGCTAGAACAGCACGTATTAAAATATTTTCGTTATTATATTTGTGGTATAAACTCATTTAATAATGGATTCTATTTTTTTAATACTTTTACTCAACTGATTTAAATGATCAGTTGAAGTCTTTATATATTTTTTTATTTCGTTTATTTCTTTCTTTATATTTTCTTTATCTTCAAGCACTATATAACCATCATATTCAACAAAATCTTCAAATTTTATTTGGCCTGTTTCATTTGTTATTAAATATCTTATTTTAAATGTATCTTTAGATTCATCATAACTTTCTATTTTAGCTAGGATTTTATTAATTGTTTTTTCGTCATATTCGTTAAATCCATATTTAAGTTCCCATATAACATCTGCACCATTTTTTAATGCTAAATTTATGTCTTGTTTGTGCCTTCCTTCTACAGCATCTATTAATTGTTGATTTATATCGCTTGTATCATATGAAATAACTTTATTTTTTCTTAAAAATGTTTTTATATTTTGCTGGTCATATTTATTTTTAATTATAGAAAATTCAAATCCTGCGTCCATAAGAATTTTAGCTATTTGAATCTTTTCTTTATCAGATAAATCGTTATGATATCGAACAGCATAATCCATAGCTGTTGGATGACGTTTTAAATCTTCTCCAAAGGCATTTAAATCAGGTGATTTATCAATATAGTTTACATTTATTCCATTATCTATTAATGTTTTTATAATTTTAATTCTATCATCTTTAGAATCATAATCACTATTCCAAGAATCCCTTAATATAACTTTCATTAAAAGATTTTTCCCAGATTTATCTACATAATTTACATTGCCACCCTTATCAATTAAAAGTTTAGTTAATTCAGCACTTTTACGAGTTGCAAGAGATAAAATTGTATTGAGATTTACCCCTTTAAATTTTTTCAATATATAATCTATAATATTAGTTGTAGTTTTATTATCGTGAATTTTTCTTCTAAGTATAAATTCTATTATTTTATCAAATTGGGTATTTGCGCCTGATCCTTTTAAAATCTCAATAATTTCAGGAGTTTTTGAATACATTATAGGAGTTGCTGAATAATTATCTTCGACGTTGACGTTTGCGCCTGCTTGAATTAATTGTTTAACAACCTTTGATTGACCTTCTTTTGCCGCTTGATGTAATCTAGTTTGTCCATCTTGAAAAACTCTATTTACATTTCTCATCTTAGATATGGATTTAGACACGTCTTCTTCAGATTTCCCTTTTAAAATATTTTCTATTCCTTCGGTTACCAATCTTGCTCTCATAATTAAATATCCCAAGCCATTCCTAATGTAGCTAGATTCCATTGTTCCATAGTAAGGCCTATTTTTTTAGCATATCTTTTTGTATAAAAATGTTTATAAAGAAAAGATCCAAGGGGCCATAACATCAAAATAAAATCCCCAAAGAATATGTATTTTATAGTGTCAAATAAGTCTATTCTTTCTGATGCTGTATGAATTATTCCCAAAATAATGCAGACAACAATTGCCAAAAAAATAACATAACGAATAAATTTTTGATAAATCGGATAAAACCATTTATAATACTTTGGTGGATTTTTCATGAACAAATCAATTGCTTCGATTTGTTCAGGGGTTAAATCCAATAATACATTTACATTATCAAACTTTGGCATATTCTTTTATCATTTTTTGAATGTTCTTTGCAAGGCTATGAAGAGATTTAGAATAAGTACTCTCTGCTATAGGTAATCTGTCACGCCCTTTATACATTTTTACATAATAGCTATACCCAGAGTGGCTCCTTTGTAAAAACAAATCATAAATTCTGTATTTAGCTTTATAAATTGGCTCTCCGTATTCTTCTCCAATGTTTTGAAAATCAATATCTATTGTTTTTCGTAAATATTCACAAATGATATTATAAAGAAACCCTTGTTTTGTTTTATCAAAAGCTCTTACCATATCATCAAAATAAATCTTATCTTCAGACATGAAGTTGCGAACCATTTGTTCTAGTTTATGAAATGGATTATCGGTCTTTTTTAACTTCTTTGCTTGTTCAGCAGAAAGACCAAAATCTTCATATTCTTCATTTACGGATTTTGCTCTCATTTAAATGATTTTATTTTATTTATTCATTAGTATAATACCAATCCCTGAAATTTTTGCTAAGTAAGCGATGTCTAATAGTATTTAAGGGGATTTTTAATTTTCTGGAGGCTTCATGCAAGCTATCATATTTCTTATTTATAATAACTATAGATTTCCCTGGAATTTTTCTGCCTTTACTTGCCTTTCCAATATTTATTTTATGCTCCTCAGAAAAAAATTTTTTCTTTCCTTTGAATAATTTAGATACCATTTCACGCCCTTCTTTAGATCTATTATAAGCTATCAATCGATGTGAATTTTTTTGTTTAAGTTTTAATTTATGTTCTTCAGAAAAGGGCTTTCTCTTTTTTCCAGTTTTAATTTGACTCATTTTTAATCTTGTTTCTATTGATACACTTTTCGAACATTGATGACCCCCTTTCCAGCTTATATTATATCCGCCCTGAGAAACATGAGTTTTATAAAGTTTTATATATTTTTCTTGAGCATTAAAAGCTTCTTCTTTTGAATTAAATGATTCTAATATTTCCCTTTTAAAATTTTCTTTACCGAATTTTTTTATAGCTTTATTAATATAAATTCCGCTACCTAAATAATTATCACATATGGGATTATAACAAGAATGATCTCCAATATATTGTTTTCCATTTAATAAATTAGTAGTTATATAAATAAAATGATTCATGACTATTATAATGGTTTTCCAGATATACCATATTATATATCATCCATTATTTTTATTCGTCGAATAAAATCATTCGGAAACATATGGCGATTATAATGAATAAGATCAGATAAAGAACCATCTAAAATATATGTAACAGCCCAATCATCTTCATTACGAATACTGCGCCCTACTCCTTGAAGCAGAGAAACCACCGCTCGCCACTTATACCAACCCGGGTTTATAGACAATTTTGTTTTAACAAATCTATCACTTAGTGACAGATAGGGAACTTTGGCAAATATTTGGAAACGTGAAAATTCATCTTTTAAATCCAATCCTTCTAATATTGAAGGCCCCATTATTATTTTTCCCTTTGTTGCCTTCATCATATCAAGCATCTGTCGTTTCTCTTCTGTTCCCTCATAAACAAATACCCTCTTTCTATTTTCAGGAGTTAAATTATCTCTTATTTTCATTGTCAAATCATAAGAAGCGGAGTGAATAATACCGCTTTCTCCTGCGTGTTTTGATATTATTTCATTGATTTTTTTATAAAGCCATTCTTTATTATTATCAATTTCCTTATAAGTCATCCTTCTTTTTGGATAATAATAAATAGGGGATTTTTCAAATGGAAAAGTATTATCCATTTTAATGTACTTCGCTCCTTTGATGTTAACAGCCCTCATGTATTCCTTTGGATCTGCAAATGTTGCACTCATTAATACAGTAAATCCAGTAAATTGATGAAAGAACCTATTCATTAAATAACTCTCCTGTAGACAATTAAAAATTAATTCATCTGCAGATGGGTTTTTAATAAGATTTCGGGTTGTAGTATGACTAATAATGTAGTTGTAATCTTCAACCTTACAATGAACATCTTTAACCCAGTCAGAAAGAAATAAGGCTTCTCTCCATTCTACAGGGGGTTTTTTCTTTTGATATTCTGCTTCAACTCGATCTTTTAATTTCTCTATTGAAATCAAAAAAGTTTTAAGTGCTTTTTCGATAGAACACAAATGGCCATGTAGATTATCTTGGTCTTCGGTATTCCACATTTCTTCTATTGAGCTTTCAACAACATCTACATCTAAAGTATGGTCATTAACTTTATGATTTCTAAAAAAATCAGAAAGCTTCTTTAATTTTTCAACGGTTCCTTTTGTAAACCTTGGTGAATAATGATTTTGAACGATGTCAAGAATTTTATGCCCTTCATCACATATCGTAAAATCTCGAGGAGGAAACAATGGAGTTCTTGTTTCCTCATTATTGTGAGAATTTACAAAATTCTGCATGATCAACCAATAATTGTAATTTAAAACTGCTGTATCAGCGTTGACAGCCATATCTCTGGCAGAAAAATAAGGGCATTCATTATAACATAGCATTTTACGGGGATTTGTGTTTCTTATCTTACATGTCCCTAATGAATGTTTTTCATCATTATCAGTACACTTATAATGATCTACTCCTTTAACCAGACCCCATGGCAATTTAAACCTATTTATATCGTTTTGATATTGGTCTTGAAGCGATATTTCAGAAGCAAGAATATAACCTTTCTTTTTTGTTATGTTTAGAATGTGAGATACTGCCATAGCAATAAGTGATTTTCCACTTCCGACCGGCGCATCAAGAATAACAACCTTATATTTCTTCTCTAAATATGTTTGAACTATTTGTTCTACTGCTTCCTTCTGTCCTTTGCGCCATTGGAACCCCATTGGCATATAAGTATCTTCAAAATCTTTTATATAAGTATCAATGACGGTATTTAATTCGTCCTTTGATTTTGGTTTTAAAATATCTGTCATTCCCATATTTGTTTGTATAAATAAAAAACACCCAAGTTTTTGGGTGTTTAATATTCTACATTGAATTTTTGGGCTATTTTTTCAAGAGCCCGGTTGACAGCATGATTATAATTATCCTTAGTTAAATTTCTACTCAAATGAAGAAATTCTGTCCAAAATTTATTAAATTCGGGGAATTTATAAGAAGCGTTGTAGTCTTGATTTTGTTGGGCTTTATCAATATCAGAAATAAGGGGTTCGTCAAATTTAAAGGCTGTGGCTAAATCATCTACAATATTAAATAAAGAATCCCTATCCATTAAAAAGAAATATTGATCTCCTCTTTTTAATCTTCTCATAAATCCTCTATTAAAATGTAATCCACCTTGCCATTCTTTGATATTATTAAAGGATTTTATGAAATCTTTTAAGGTTACTTGATCAATAAAATCATCAATTACTTGATCAAGATCTTTATTAATAGCTTCTTGAGATCTTGGTTTTAAAACATCTTCTAAAGATTCCGCAACAAACATTACTTAAAAGTTAATTTTCCTTTGGGCAAACCTAATCTTCCCATATCAATTTTTCGATTTTCTCTAAGATAATCATTATAAACTAACTTTATTGAATCATGAAGTTCTGTGTGTTCAATATTATTTAAAATATGAATAGCGACATCGAGAGTTCCAACACCAAATTCTTCTGCGATTGAGTCAACAATTTCTTTAGGATCCATTCTTTCAAAATCCCATAATCTATTATAAAATGCTACTTCAAGATCTTCTTCAGATTTGGGCTTTAAAACATCCTCAATATTTTCATTTACTAATTTCATAAAGATGGAAACAAAATAGTTATTTCGCTTGGAAGGAGTTCGTGTATCAAAGGGATTTTATATTTTTTAGAAGCGCTTGGTTTTAAATTAATATCTTCTATTGAAGGTTCATTATCCATATCAAATAAAACTGTTGCCATTCCAATTTCAGGAAATTCATCTCTGTGGTCTGAAAAATTATCCACTTCATCTTGTTCATCCGGGTTGATAGTTCCTGGATAACCATAAATAGGCAATTCGGACATTCCTAAATAATCTTCTAAATATTCTTCATATTCAGAATCGTCTGGGTCTTCATCTGCAAAATCAACATCATAATATCCTTCATCAATAAAAATATAATAATTTAAAGGATCTCTTTCCACAGCAGTTTTTATAGATTTTTTAACCTCTTTTTCAGATTTAGGTTTTAAAACATCTTCTAATTCTTCGTTAACTAGTTTCATTTTTTAAAAATTGTTTTAGCTTTAAATGATTCTTCAATAATATCGTCCATTTTAAATTTGCGATAAGTGTTTCCAACCTTCATTAGGAACGCACCATCTTTCATCCTAGCCATAGGAACTGCATCAACAATTCCCTTTTCTCCTTTTACTTTAAATGAAACAGTTCTTCTAGCATACTCAGGAACCTTTAATTCATTATTTAAAGTTGCTTCGAACTCATCTTGAATAATTAAATCATCTTCATCAGGATCTTCTGTCATTTCAACTTTATCAAATGGGGATTCAGTAACTTCTACTTCTTCACCATCTTCTTCGTCATAAATATCTTGATCCCGTTCAAGACTTTCTTTTACGAATCTTGCTTTCATTTTTTGGTTTTCTTTTAATTTATATGGTGTGGTTGCATACCTTCCAATAAGATCATCTATATCTTGACTGAAGCTTGTGGGTATTTCTTGCGAATAATAGAAATAGCTTTATGGGGGCCATGAATCTCAATTAAATCGAGAATTTCCTCTTCGTCAATACCCTTATCTTTAAAGCGATTTTTAAAATCTTCTAAATATTTTCCCATACTGTTTTATTTATTTATCTATTTCATCATCCATATACGTTTCTATAGCATAAGTAACCGCTCCATCAAAATGGTTCATAAATGTATTTAATAAAAATTTTTCGTTTTTTTCAAGAGAAATCCCCTGTTTATGTATTGTATCAACCATCCCCTGTATCTGCTCCATCATATCATCCCATATTTTATTATGGATATATTGATCTACCGCTTCCATTTTGCTCTTTGGCAATAGAATGTCCTTTATATTTTCATCTATACGTTTAGCACGCATAATTAAAATCTTATTTTTTTATATATTATCAGATAAATAAAATAAAAGATTACATGAGGGCTAAGTTTACTAATGAACCTGTCGAAAGCATTTTAAAACCTGTTTCTGGTGATGAGATCAAAAACAAGTTTAAGGAATGCATTCTTAAAATATATCCCGACTTCAATGAAAGAGCACAAAAATTATTGGATGTTTTAATGACCAATAATTTTTATGCTCCAATTATGAATGATTTAGAAACTTCTCATGAATATGAAAATACTAGTAGTGAAGATAAGATGATGGCGGTTGTCAATGGATTTATGAACCTAATGGATAAGTTAGATGTGTGGGACAAAAGTATTAAAGATGCTCAAGAAACCATAGAAGGATATATTGAAGGAATGAAAGCCCTTTCGTCATATAAAAGTTGGAATCCTAGAACAACTTATTATAAAGGATGATTTTAATCAGTTTCAAGTTTTTCAACAGTTAAATCGCTAAATCCATCTCTTTTTTCTATAGAAATTTTATAATCAAAAAACTCAACCGGCAGAGGAGAGTGATTGATAATGAAAATATTCATTAAGAGCTCCTTGGAGGTCTTCTGGAGTAATCCAATTATGTCATAAATGCCATCACCATCAATTGAAGAGAGTACCTCATCGAGCATGAAAATGTTTAAAGAAGGGTATTTGCGTTTTAACATTCTAATGATTGAAATCAAAACAGCTAAATCAACTCTTTTCTTTTCTCCTGTGGATAGAGTTTCGACATTTATTTCGATTCCTAAATGTTCGATACATGGTGCAAAATCATTATTAAATCTTAAGCGGTACGGAAAGTGTAATTCATTAAGAGTAAACTCAATTTCTTTATTCAAGGTTGGAAGATAACTCTCAAGAACTTTCTTTTTAACTCCGTCATCGGAATATAATTGTTCAAGCACAGATCGATATTTGAAATCTTCATCTAAAGTTACTTTTTCTGTTTCTTTTGTTTGAACTTCAATAGTATTTTTAGAAATGATATTCTGGATTGAGGAGAATTCCTTTGGTTTATCTTTCTTTAAACGATCAAGTTCGGCTTGAAGAGATTGAAATGCGGTTTTAACTTGAATAATAAAAGTATTTATTCTTTTTAAACCTTCTTGGACCTTTGATAACGAAGTTGTATATTGATCTTCAGACTTCAATAATAATTCTAATTCTTCATTCTTAGCAGTGAATTTTGAATGAAGTTCCTCTTTCAACAATTCAAATCTTTGTTCTGTAAATGGAGTAGCACAAGTAGGACACTTATCCTGTTCGTATAAATCTAATTGTTTCTTTAGATTTTTAATATCATTTTTTAAATTAGATTTTTGATTTTTAAAAATATCATATGCCTTTTTGATGTCATTCTCCTTCTTTGTGTACTCATCTAATTTTTTATAAGCATCTTCTAATTTAGGCTTAAATTCGTTCATTTTTTGAACTACTTGCTTTATTTGATCAGAGTTATCTTGATTTATTTTAGCTTTTAATTCTTCAAGTTCTTTTGACGCGGTTTTGATAGTATTCTTTAGAGATTGTATTTCTCTATCAAATAAAGTTATATCTGTTTTTATTTTTCTAAGATCCTCTTTAACGAGCTTATTCATTTGGTTAATAACCTCCATCGCAAAAAGCTTATCTATAATGATTCTTTTATCATTAGGGGTCATTGAAATGAATGATTTAAAATCATTAACTGATAATGAAATAATATTAGAGAAGATATGGTATGGCAAGCCTGTAACTTCCATATCAATATAATCTTGATAATTTTTAGAAATAGCCTTTCCAATATCTTCAGGACCATCTCCTGTATCTTTATATACAATTAAATCTTGTGGAGATAACCATCTTTCAATCTCTACTGTAGTATTAGGATTAACCTCAATTTGGCCACGAATCCATCCATGTTTATTTAATCGATTAGCTATATCATCTTTCTTAAACTTATCTAAACGGCCATAATAAAGAATCTTTGGTAAATTAACAACAAAAGATTTACCATTGCCATTTTTGCCTGTAACCATCCACAACCCACCAGTGTCAGAAAATTCTAATTCTTGCAGCTTGTTTCCATAAGGACCTATATTTCTCCACTCAATTTTCTTCAGTTTCATATTCTAAATCAGCAATAACGGTTTCTTCTTTCGAAGCCTTTTCATAATATTCTTTATTCAGCATTTTTAATTTAACTAACATTTCTGTAGCTAAATTCAAATCACTTATACTCATTTCAAGGAGAGTCAAAATATCTTTAATATCTTCTCCATCAATAATACCTACAAACTCATCATCGGTTTTAACTTTTTCACTAGTTGTTTCAATCTTTTTGTAAGGGCATCCTTTAAGAAGATCTATAAATTTAGTTAAATTAAATAAGTGAACATATTTGTCTGGAACTATAATATCAGTATAGTTGTTGGCTAAAACTTGACTTGCATACTCTAATGTCCATTCCATTAAATCTTCTAATCGAATTCGCTGAAATACCGATGATAAATTATTTTCAAAGAATTCAACCTTGTTATTATCGGGGTCAAATATATAAACAGCCTTTTTATTCCCTATGTCCCCGCGTTTAGTGTGATAGGGTGAACCTATATACATCATGTGATCAATTTCTTGTCTCTTATGTATATGGCCCGAAAATATTCTTTTATATCCCTTAATATCCCTTAAATTAACTCCTCTTACAATACTATGGCCATTATCATATTTGAATCCTGCCATATCAGTATGAGCCAAAATATATTCAGCGTTGCCTGCATTTTTACGAGCATATTGTTCTTCTTCGACAGATTCTCCAATCCAAGGAAGAATCAAAATTTTGGATTTATTATTAGTTATTATACAGGGTTTTTCAAAAATTGTAACATTCGGAATGAATCTAAATGCAACTAATGAATTTACATCTGTTTCTTTCTTTTTATAAATGTCGTGATTTCCTGTCATTAAATAAACAGGCAAAATTGTTGAAATTCTATAGATAATATCTACAGCTTTGTTTACAACATTTACATCAAGGAGCTGCCTATTATCAAACCAGTCTCCAAGCATAAAAAATACATCTCCCTTTTTGACATTTTTTTCAAGAAAAGGAAAATAGAATTGATCGAAAAATAACAACTGATTATTTAACCACTCAAGCGAGTTAGCCCGCACTCCAAAGTGTAAATCGGACAGTAAAAAGATTCGATTAAATTTAATATTTTGAACTGGAACGTCATAATTCTTTTCCTCTTCCATCACGAAAAACCTGTTTATAAATTATAAACTAAAAAAGCTTTTTGGTTTTGATTTTCCTATTAAGATTAAACTTTTCGTTTAATTCACGCAAAAGACCCTCTTTATCCAAGACCCCCACTTCAGAATATAGTTGATCATAGTTGATTTGAAAAAATTCTGCAAAACCAATGAATATCTGTGTTGACGAAAATGTTTTTTCTTTTAACAATCTTTCTTTGAAATAATAATACATTTTAACTAAATCGTTTTTATCAACACGTTTTGGATTTTTGTATTTTTCATAAAATGGAGATTGTTCAAACAATTCGTAAATTTTTTCATCAAGAACCTTATTAGTCCGTTCTTCCACCATATTATCGGAAATCGTATCACTGTAAAGATCCGATACTCGATCGTCAACCTTCATGGGTTGAGTAAAACTTTCATACTCAATATCTCCTGAATTATAGGAATTATTGATTATTTTATCATCTTTCATATTAAAATCTTCTTCGTCAAATTCAAAATATTTCATTCACAGTTTTTGCTATTTATTTTCCATCTGCGGGAAATAATGCACACCCTGTTATTGAAGGTTGGGAGGGCTGATCTATTGTTTTACTGATAGTTGCTGCAATTTGTCCCTGTGTACCATGAGATTGAGAATTAGATATTTTATTTTGTCTCCATCCTCCTACGCTTGCTGCTATTATGTCCATATCTTCTATTTGTGCAGTCATGTCTTCATCAATCCTCGCAAATTTTCTATTAAATTCAAATCTCTTTCTTGTATTTTCTAAACCTGATACACGATCTGCAAGATATTTTAAATAGAATTCTCCTCTTGCTTTCATTTCAGGATTAACAACGATACCAAATAATCCATCAACTGTGTGTAATAAAGCCCCCGATTCAGAAACATTTGAAATGGTTAAATCGGTCGTATCCCACCCGGTTCTGTTTGTTTGTGTTGGAGAAATAATAGCCCATTGCTCTTCTTGAGCTACTGCTCGAAGGTCTTCACTAATCTGTTTAATCTTCATATAAAGATTCTCAGTATTAGGATTTCTCCAGTTCTTCATAATGTTTATATAGTCCACAAACACATTTTCAAATTTATATCCCAACATATCTTGTGCTTTTACAAGATATGATCTTAGATCGTTTGCGGACATTGTTGATGATGGAAATTCTTTAACGTGTAATTTTCCTAATGGCCTTAATGCGTTTTGTTTTAAATCAGATAACTTTTTCTTTAATAAATCTTGATCTTTTGCTAACTCTTCATAATCATCTAAGGCAACATTTAACATGTTAGAACCGATACGCATGTTAACAATTTCTTGTTGTAGCTCTAATGTAATGTATGCGGTATTGTAACCATTATAAACTGAATGTGCAGCTAAGTTACACATCCACATAGATTTACCGGCTTTTGGCCCAGAAAGGAATACAATTAATGAACCTTTCCACCATCCACCCTTTAAGCATTTATCAATATATGGATAACCTGTTGGGGTTCTCGCTAATCTCTTTTGAGAGTGTGCAGTTGCATCAAAGAAGTCTGCTCCTAAATTAAACGAGAAATCAATTGCAGTTTCAGTTGTCATCATATGACGAACGTTTTCTACAACCTCAGATGCATTTTCAGCTGTAGGCTTGTTGGTTTTCATAAACGCAATAGCCTTTCGCATAACATGGTCAAGATTTCTTACTTGAATCCACGGACCAATATTATCTTGCAACCACTCCTGATCATATTGCTTTAATTGCTCTAATGTATTATATAGAGCGTCAATTACATCTTGCGAATATTTTTCACTAAAACCTTTTATTCTAACTAATTCAGACATTTGCTCCTTTGTTGGAGCAGCATTATAATTTATAGCATGTTCTTTAGCTATAGAAAATAAATCCTTTAATGTCTGTGTAGAAAAGAACTCTGGTTTTGTGGTATTTAAGAACGTCGGATTTGCAAGAATGTAATGATAAAATATAGTTTCTTGATAGGCGTTAATCATAAATATTGTTTTATTTTTTATGCAAAAAAAGAAGCTCGGTTTTAAGCTTCTTCTTTATTTTCAGATAAATTATATCTGATGTTTTTATTGCGAGTTAATTTATATCGGCGATTTCGATAACTATCTGGATTGAATGCATCATCAAAGGAACTCAAGAGATCACAGCTAAAAATTTTTTCAATTGTAATTGTTTTGTCTTCATTAATAATTCCACTACACCTAGGTCTTATACAAAAAAACTTTGTGACTCCATTATCTTCAATTATTTCTTTGTCTATAAGTTCTTTTATTAAATGTCCTTGTGGTGTAGCCAATAATTCAATTTCGCCAATCAGTCCCTTTTCTGTCTTTTCGATTTTTTTAATAAGATGGGAAACATTCGTTAATAATATTTCAGGACGTTCTTCAGAATGATATACAAAATTTTCTCCTAATGCATTTCCAGTTTTAATGTCCTCTTTAAATTTTTCCAGAACTTCATCTGAAATACTATCACTATTATACGATTATTGCCATTTAGCTGTTCACTAAAAGGCAAAAATAATCCACTAATAATTATCTTTCCGTCACTCTGCCTGAATGTAACGTTTTCCATCTAAATACAAATCGTGTTTATGATAAAAGCATTCTCGATGTTCACCACGATGGAACCATTCCCCCCACCAATTGTCAAATCTAATTTGTAAATCAGCTGTTGCATAATCTACATCTTTTGGTAAATTGGCACAATAAGCTTTAAATGCTATTTCTTTCGCGGTTTTCATTGGTACTGCTATTTTTGGACTTGATTCTTTTATTGCCATGGATGATTTAATAAAGTGTACATCGTATACTTATTATGGGAAATATATCCCTTATCTACAAGGGCATTTAGATCCTCTTCAACAGAGGATCCAATGCGGCATCTTGTCTTCATGGCGACATCCCATTTTTTAAATTCAGTTCTCCCTTCGTCTTCTAAGAACGTTACGATTTCAAAAAGAAGATCCTCATAAGTGGGGTTGTCTACAATACCAAGAAGATTTTTTATTTTGATTTGCTTTTTATTGATCTTCTTCATCAAAGGTTGGAATTTCTCCTTCGGATCCAATAGATACCTCTTCTTCTAATTCGGCTAAATCTTCTAATGAATCTATGGAAGGAAGCATGAAAATAGGTTTGATTACTTTTTCATCTAATTCATGAAGAACTTCTTGAGTAAATACTTTATCAGTAAATAAGTCTGTTAAAGCTGTTTCTCCTTTTAGATGTTTACAAACAAGGGTTCTTGCAGTATCCTTTGGCTGAGCATACATTTTTTCTCCATTAGGACCTTCAAATTCCCTACATGATTTCTTTTCTGCATCAGTCAATTTTTCATATAACTTTTCAGTTAATGCCTTTCCCCTCATTATACCACATGAATCCCATGATGTAAATTTTTCAAGACCTACAAATGGATTAGGCTTCTTATAGAATGGAATATGAATTTCGATTCTAATGGGTCTTGCGAATCTCTGTTTAATTGGAGTTACTACTATGGTTACACCAACTCTAACTGCTTCAATATTTTTATCCTTTGCATTCTGTTCGGATTCCTTATCATCTAACTTCTTTTTAGTAAGCATAAACATTATTGAAACGTTATATTTCAATCCACCACCACCAGAAACTTCTTTTCCAGGAACATACGAACCAATTTTTTCATAAACATGAGCATTAACAATAAATGGAATTCCGTATTTAGCAAATTTCATTCCATTTACTCTAAACAGCTTACGAACCTGTTGCTGCTTAGTCATATCTCTTTTATCGCTTGCATCTACAGAGTCTTGTAACTCTTTTATCGAAGAAAGGTTTCCTAAAGAGTCCAAGCCAATAGCAATTTTAGGTGGTTCTTGTCCTGACTTAATTGCATCTTCTATAGATTCAATAATTTTTGATGAGATGTGATTTACTTCTTCAATAGTGTTTACAGGTTGTAAACGAAAACGACTTGTGTCAACACCTAAACGAGATACAAAATCTCTATCAATAGAACCCTCTGAATCAAAATAAATTATATCATAAGGTTTTGGCATGTTTTGAGCATTTCTAAAAATACTCAAGGCTAAATAAGTTTTGCCGGTTCCTTCTTCGCCAGCTAATCCAAGCGAACGTCGATTAGGCATGCCGCCAAATAAAGATCCACTTAAGGCGGCATTTAAAATATACCATCCAGTAGGAATCCACTCATCGATTTTGCCTATTGGATTTACATCAATTATTTCGCCGTCAGGGGCTATTTTATTCAAAAGATCATTTAACTTTGAAAATGATGTTGTTTCTTCTTTTTTCTTTGCCATCTATTCTCTAATTTTATTAATATTATGATGTTTGTCATCACAAGTTTTGGATCTAGCATTACAAAATTTAATGCAAATTAATAATAAAATTAGAGTTATAGCAACAGAAAAAATGTGTTCAAAAAGGGAATGCTGGAATTGTACATTTCCAAATACTTGAGCAAATGTATGAATAAACAATAATGATAAATGATATAAAAACCCTGCTAAAAAGGATATTAAAACAAATTGAAAAATATAACGAAATGTTTTTTTCATTTTAATATCTTAGATTATCTATTTCCTGATTTAATTTTGTGAATTCTTCATAAAATTTATCCTGTAAAAAATCTGGCAACTCATAAAATGTTTGATAAATTCATTACTTGATTCTTTCTTCCGTCCCACATCTCAAGGGGCCATCCATCAGAATCTTGTAAAGATTCAATTTCATCTGCTATCATGGAAAAAGAATTTTGTGTATTAATAATAGCCTTTTCGATTGCTGGTTGAATCTCTTTTGATGATTTGGGTTTTAAAACATCATTTAAAGATTCTACAACTAACTTCATTAAGTATAATTATTTTAAAAAGAATCGATCCAGACATCATTATTGTCTGCCCAATCATAAAGCAATTCCATTACATGATCTACTTCATCTGGGGATGGATTTATGTCTAGCATTTCAAATTCACTAATGATATTTTGAAAATTTGATTGTTCATCTTCTCCAGCATAAATCCCGATATCTTCAACTTTTTCTTTCAATAAAGAAACTATTCCTTGTTTAAAGGCCTCTGTATCATCATCTTCTTCAAATGCTTTAATTAATGGAGAAATATCGATTCTAAATTTCCATTTACCACCATCTTTACGAAATCCCCTTCTTTCAAGATCGTCAATTTCGTCTTTTGATTTTGGTTTTAAAACATCATCTATTAAAGCCATAATGTATCATTTATTTTATTTATTCAAGCACAAATTCCATGTTCCGCACGAGTCATTTCATCTTCAATCCATTTACGTCTTTCTTCCATTATTTTTACAATTTCAAATAAGTTTAATGGACGATAAACACCACCAGTAAAAGTCAATAATTCTGGATTGTCAATTCCTACATCAAAAGAAAGACCATCATTTCTGAATCTTCCATGAACATGACCATATAAGTTCCATGGTAGTCCATGAACATGCCAAGAACCATGAGGTTTGCGATTCCAAGAAACAAATGGATAATGACATAGAACTATATGAATGTTTAATCCATCTCTTGAAAATGTAAAATCTTTGATCTGAGTTATTTGCGAAAAACGTGTAGAACTATGAAGAATATTTCTGTCATGATTTCCTTCAATTAGAAACTTATTTCCATTTAATCGATCAAGAAATTTTTCAGCCTCTTCTCTTTTGGCCATTGATAAATCGCCAATAAAGTATATAGTGTCTCTTTTTTTAACCCATTTATTAATAACTTCTTTTACAAGCCATTCATTGTGGGCTTTATCCAAAAGTTCTTTGTAAACTTTATTTTTAAGGTTTCTATCTTCTGCAGAAAATGCTGCTAATACATTTTGATCCAAAAATACAGGACGATTACATATATCAATTATCTTTGGATGTCCATGATGTATGTCTGCAGTAAACCAGATTGATTCCATTTCCGCTTGAATTTCAGGGGTTATCTTCTGCAGTATATCTTTTGATTGATCTTTTCCTTCTAAGTTACTCATTTTTTAAAATATTTGCTCCCTCTCTTTCTATCGATGCAATTTTTCTACTTATGTCATGAAAATCTCTATAATCATATAAGGACATATTTGCTAATATATTCATTTCTTGTTTTAAAGCCCATAACAAGAATATTTTTTCTCTATCATTTGTAAATTCAAAAATTTTATGGCTCTTTAAGTTAAAATAATCAAAGGTCATCTTTATCAAAAAAATTTAAACAAATATAATACTTATTTAAATCACCTATCTCAGCTATGTTATAAAATCTTTTATTTTTTACTAAATGAATTCCTCGATCCATCATCTGGGTTTTTCTGCCTACTAATATTACTTTATCATTGAATGTATTATCTTTAATAAACTTAAGTGGTAACTTAGGAATTCTTTTTATTGTTTGTTTATTAGCTATTAAAAAATCTCCGGGGCCCCGCCTGGTATTTACGGCGATAGAATTAGCAGCTGCCATTATTCTATAGGGCAAATCCCTTTCATCAGTTATCTTAAAACTTATCCTCCCCGCACTAATAACCATTTCTTTAACAACCTGTTTATAAATTTCTTTCCAATTATAAATAGGATGTAATAAATAAATTTTGTGATGGCATACGACTGATCTTATTTCTCTAATACTTTCTATTTCAAAGTTGTATTCTCCTCCATCAATTTCAAAACTATGATGTGTTTGTATTTGAACATCTGACGGATTGTTAACTTCTTGAAAAATAAGACTGGTTAATATTATATGATCATCATTATCTTTGGCATCAGTATGAATAATGTCTATTATCTTTAATAGATTCATTACCCCCTTTATTTCTTTTCGAGAAGAAACTTCAATACCATATTCTTCACAAACAGAATCTTCTATTTGTCTTTTTGTTTTGGGCTTTAATATGTTACTTATACTTTTAGACATAAGCTGGATTCCAAGGTTTTGTTCTCAATCTTTCACTAACTAATTCTGACTCCGCGCTCTCTAATAATTTGATATTATGAAGTCGTTCTCTAGCTGCATCAACTGAATATCCCAATGCTTCATAATATTCTAATTTATCATCAACAGTATCTATATCTAATTTTTGTTGTCTAACTAGATTTAATTCATGTTTTGTTTCCCACATTCTTTGTACTATATCAGAAGAGACTCTTTGCATATATTAAGTTTCCTGGTATTGGGTTAAATCCCAAAGGTTCAATAAATCTGTTAAATGGTTCTACTATAATCTTTTCAAACTGTTTATCATAATCAATTGAAGGAGCAAATTCATATGGATAATCACCTGGTAAAAATCCAAAAATATCATTCTCTCCTTTAGAATAATAGAATTTTATTTTATCACCGGTTTTTATCAAATTATATTTACCTTTCCATTTTGTATTAAACAACATGTGATTATAGAGTGCAGCTGCTCTAACATTTATTGGACATTTGTCACCAATTTTTAATTCTTTACGATCTTCTAAAACATATTTTTCATAATCACCAATTGACATTGTTTTAGAAATATCATCAGGGTCCTGCAAGACAAATTGCTCTTTATATTCTTTTAACTTTTTGACAACTTGGCCATATTCTAATGTTTTTCCTTTTTCAAAAAGAACATTAAGCATCTCTTTAAGAACCTTTCGTGCAAATTTTGGAGTAGAACCTTGAACTATCTCTACACCTGTTGGTGTAACCTTCTTTTGGGGATCATATCGTACTCCTGGGTCCTTCCAAGCTATGTCAAGAATATACTTCTTTTTGGCCAGCATTAAGGCGCTATAAGAGATTTTCTCTAACTCCAGATTCTGAAGGTCTTTTGTATTTCTTTCCTTTGCATACTCATCAAATTTTTTCGAAAGATATTCATTTAATCTCAGTTCTTTGATTTTAAGAATGAAATCAATGATACCATCTCTTTCAGTTGGAGCATCGCAGGATTTTAATAATGGATCGAATGTAATATATGTCGAGTCAGTATCATTATAAACAACTACAGTTCTTTCTTGAATTGGATTAGCATAAGTTAAACCTAATTTCTGATGAAGTTCAGTATCTTTATGCCACATGTGAATAAAATATTCATCTAATACTTTATTAGCATATTTTATTAAATCTTGTCCTTGGATAGTTACAGCTTCAGCAACGTGTATATTATATCCAACGAAGAACGGAGATGCACAAGCCCCATAAACAGAGTTAATAAAGATTTTGATTGATTGTTCGAGATTGAAGTATTCCTCTTTTAAAGCTTTTAATCTTGCAATTTCTTTTTCAAGTTCTTCAATTGAACATTCATATGGATTTATCTTGGCCAGTTCGAATTTAAATGGCGACATAATTTTTACTATATTTTATATGAACCAAGATATAAAGTTTTTATAGATTTCTTAAATTTCCTCTTAATAGGTCCAATTCATCTTGCCGCTGACGTAATAGTCTTCGGTGTTCTTCTATTTGTCTGCTTATTTCATTAGCTTCTTCTTGAACTCTTCTTCTTTCTTCTTCAATTATTAATCGTTGTTGTATTTGTTGTTGAATATTGTTTACTATGTCATTAATTTGACCATGTTGAAGTTGTCTTTGATGTTTTTCAACCCAACGAGTTATATAAAGATTTAAACAAGCAGAGATCATAGTAGGTAACAAAGAACCAATTATAATCCAATTAAAAATGTCTTCAACAGTATTTAATAATTGAAATTCTTTCCATATCCAAGTGCAAATCATCAATATAACCCAAGTCCCCCATATGGGCCAATAAATTTTTGAAAAATGCTTAATATAGGTTACAGCTAAAAAATAAGTAATCTGTTTCTTAAACCCAACCTTCATTCCTTTGATGCTGCGACGACGAAATTTGTCCACAAAGTCAAATGGATGCATTTTTTTAACTGCCTCAGTTAATTCGTCCAGTGATTTTGGTTTTAATATATCGGAAATTGAGGTCAATTTTTGGAAATTAAAAATTCTTGATCTTCAAATTTGAATTTTTTAAACAGCTTATGGCCATTATCGAGAGTTCGTATCAGAAGTAATTTTTCCAACACAATCATATCATCCTTCAGCTTCTGTTTTTCTTTTTTACTCATGACTTGGTGTTTGGTTTTCATTGCGATGATTTTGTCCTATTTGATTTTGCGGCAAGGATAATGGAATGATTTTCAAGTTATAAGCTTTTAACTGCAACTTGAAATTTTCCCAATTATTTCTCCATGTGTAAAAATTGCCTTTGTTTTTTATGAATTCTTCACATGTCGCTTCTTTGAATGTACCTATAAAGCGACCTTCATCATGATAAGCAGTCATAACCAATTCTGTTAAATACGACCCTCTTAAGCCTTCTTCAACTTTAAAACTTATCACCTTAAAGATTCTATCTCCATTCAGAAGTAACTTGCCCTGAACTTGATTTAACATTGTTATTTGATAATCTTCTATTGGTACTTTCATGACTTTTACTTTAATTGTTTGCCTTGGCCATTATATATTTCGTCTTCCCAGTAAAGTCTGAGGCGAACACCGTTCATCTCTATGTTTACCGGCTTCATCATTGTACTCGATCTTCAACTTTTTCAACTATTGTACACCATTCAGCAACCCAATCGGTTTCTGTTCCATCTTCAAGTCTTAGAATGACTCGATTGTTGTCCAGAAATCCGTAATCGATTACTTCAGCGTTTTTTGGCTTGGAAAAAACTCCTACCTTTATTTGTACTAAGTCTCCTATTCGGGGTCCGTAGTACCTGTGCCTATCAGCATTTGTAAATTTTGTTGTCATGTGTGTATGTTTAGAATGCGTAATTCTTAGTTGCTTTGCGACACTTTATCTGTGTCTTCACATTATTCTTTTCTGTAGTTCCATTTTCCAATTTACCACTGCCAAGTTTGAGAACAAAACCTTCATACATCTGATGGCGTGTAATGTCATGAAAGATATTTGTGAAACCATATCTAACCGAGTTTACACGGAAACAATTTTCAGATATTTGATGAAGATGTTTTTTAACTGGATTGTCAGGATATAATTTACGAAGAAGTTCATATCTTTCTTCAAAAGTTGTTTTAAGAAGATGCTCCCCTTCATAAACCAAGATGTCAAATATAACGAATTTATGATTCCATGTCTCGTTGTTTTCGTCGACCTGGCTCTTATTCATGTATTCCCCACAAAGAACTATCCATCCTTTTCCACGATGAAGAGATTTAAGCTCATTCAAATCCATTTTGTGTGCAAGGGGTTTTTTGTGGCGGTTCATAATGACTATCTGTTTGCCGTCGGTGTAAACCTGCATAGAGCTACCATTGAGTTTTGGCTGGCCTAAAAATGTACCATCTTCAAACTTTGTCAAACCTGAAGGATGTATCATGTTCTCAGGTCTGGGTGGGTAAATGTATTTATAAGATGTATAACTCATTTCTTTAATTTTTGACCATGTCCTTTATTTTTTTGCGTCATTGATGGCGTTTACCAAAATGTCTGTCAGGACGTCAACATGACGGGCGTAATCCATAGCATCCCCGTTGCGATAAAGCTCATCCTGTAGGTCTTTAAAATCATCAGGATCAAGCAGGTCTTTTGCCTCATCCGTGAGGTCGTCAATATGCTTTAGCCCGGCAATTATTTCCTGCCACCACTCGATGCCTGCCTGGTCCAGCTCTGCCATCTCTCTTCCGGGGTTATAATGCAGGGATCCCGTGTTACCCAGTAGGTCATTAGTGTATTCGCATCCCGTTTTGCGGTCGATAATCGTGAGGTCGGTAACCTCTCCTGTTGTTGTGTTGTAGATTTTCATTGCTTTGTGTTTTATGGTTAGTGTTTTTGTTTGATTAGTATGACCTTCCGTTCATTGTCCCGTAAAAACATAACCTATGTGGTCAGTGTGATACATGATTTCGACATAATCGCATCCTTTTTCCTTCATATCATTAAGGACTTTAATGACATCTTTAATGCTTATTGGATGAGATTCTCCAACCCAATATAAAGGTTCGTCATTCGGAAAAACCGTGATTTCCTCTGGATGCTCTTCGTCATTTTCACTCCATTTAGGAAATAACGACTCATAAAGATCGAAGTCTATTTCGCTTAACTCTTCTTGAGCCTTATAATTGCAAACATATAAATTCCTTTTCATAGTCTTGGATGCATAAATGATGGAAGTTCGCTTTCTTCAATATCACATTGAATATCACTATACTCACGATCAAGTTGTTCGCTGGCCTCGTTCAGTTCCTGTATGAATTCCTGACCATTTTCCCATTCTTCCTGAAGACGCGCAGCGGTCATTTTGGCCTGCTGTTCTTTCCATCTTTCAAAGAAGTATGCATCGTCAACTAAATCATCCGTCTGCGGAGCGTTGATTGTGTCGTGGTAAAATTCTTTTGTTCGGCTCATTGGTGTGTGTTTTAATTATAGTGCTAATATAATAAAAATATTTGATATGGGAAAATTTTTGTACAAAAATATATAAAAAAATACCACTTCAATATGGCTATTTTAAAACGAGGAACCCAAGAAGCATAAAAAAGGGTTCCATTTCTGGAACCCTAACCAATTAATAATCATATGAAAAACAATTACGATTCTTTCTGGACTGATTTGATTGAGAATACCGGCTGAATGTCTTCAATTATAGTATCAACTTTCTTCACACCCTTGAAAGAGAAGAGCGATTTGATAACACCTTTCTTCACTGTGTAAGAAGTTTCGCTGGTAAGGAGAGCAGCTTTTTCCTCATCAGAGAGTTTCTTGCTTCCCATAAGAAGATCAGAAATGTGTTCCATGTGCTTCATCAGGATAGCAGTGTTGAAAGAGAAAACTGTTGATTCTTCAACAAGGTCCTTACCATAGGTCTTAGCGAGCTCGTTGAACTGTTCCTCATCAATTTTCTTATACCTGTCTGAGGTGATGAACATGAAGGTTCCGTTTCCGGCAACGATCTTAAGGGTACCCGGGAAGCTTTTCTTTGAATTATAAAGATCAATCATTGCTTCCTTTCCAGCTTCGCGAAGCTGTGAATCGAGGATTTCTCTTTCAGCTTCAAGGGCAGCTATCTTCTCGTTAAGTTCGGTCATTTTACTTACTGATTCAGCAAGGTCCGGACGATTTACGATTTCATGTTTTTCAACTGCCTTTTTCGTGCTGTTTGCTTTTGCTGCTTCGAATAAATTTGTCTTTGTGGCCATTGTGTGTGTGTTTAAGTTAATAATCTAATTACTCAGTAAATATAACACATTTCTGCGACAGTAAAAAATTTTTAGGTAGTTTTTTTCAAAAAAGTGAGTTTTTAACATTTTTTAACATTTTTAACACTTTTCCAATATGAAAGTGTGGCTTAGGAACTTTCTTCTAGCCTTATAGTCCAAAGGTAAGAGTTTTTTTATATAATATTTGCATATACGAAATCTTCTGCGATCTTTTCTAAAATTCTCTACTGGGCTGATATAAATCTTTAATGGCTTCTTTTCTGCCATAAATTCTTTTAGAATAGCTATAACAGTAGATATTACTCTATAAAACAAACCTTTGTTAATTACTATTGTATCACCATTTGGTTTGTTAAGCATAAAAGCAATAGAATAACAATTCATTAATTTTTTCTTGCTTTGAATTTCTCCGAGGTGATAGAATTTTACGGAATATTGATTGCTATCAGTATTAAAATAATAAAATGTGGCTAATTTATTATCTGCTCCCTTACGATATGAATATGGAATAAGCATAGGAAGATTTTTTATATTTATCTCCCAAAGATTGTTTTATACTAATATTTTAACCGGAATTTTTGCCATTAAATCGCAAACTATGTTGTAATAATTCGAGGATTGGTCTTCTTTCCAAATAAAAAAAGCCTGTTTAGGATAATCTTCACGATTACGAAGATTCTTTTCGATAACTTTAATTCCATTTTGAGAAACACTGTCGATCATTAAGTCATCTGCTGATTCACAAATGATTATTTGATTTTCCTTTTCTCTAAATATAATTATGTAATCAAGTCCCTTAAAACATTCATGTATTTCTTTATCAATATCATCGGAAAATTTTAAGGGGTCCTTAACATAATCCAAAGACCGAAGTGCATTTATTAATTTTTTGGGGTCTTCGCTTCCGTTTGCGTCATATTTCTTATTAAAAATATTTTGAGTTATTGGATAGTTATTATAACTCATTGTTTCAATATGAGCCATGAAGAACCATAAATTTATAGCGGTTAATCGTTCTTGATTTAATTCAGCGCTGTCTAATGCTGTAGAAATAGCCCTTCGTTCATGACGATAATCCCCTTCTCGAAGAAACTGCATTGACAGAGAATAAAATTCAGGGCTTACATTTTTTTGGAATTCAGATCCAAGTTGGTTTACTAAATGTTTTAGAACACTTCTTGCTCGAAGAATATTTGCATAAAACTTATAATTACCGATGGAAGCCTTTGTTCCGAATCGATATGGCGCTCCTTTCGCAGGTGCTTTTATTTCTCCTCTATGTCCACTCTCAGTTAAATTATCAAACTTTTGGGATGTCCCCATTGTTCTACTCTTAATAAAAAATGGAACTAATGCTTCTCCTCTTCCGCTACCTCCTCCGTCATCTTTTACATTAAATAATTTATTTAAAGTTGTGTCGGCAGTAAATATCTGATCTTTGTATTCTATAATATCATGAATACTTTGAGCAGAATAAATTAAGCTATAAATTTCGTGGAAATCTGCTTCCTTTAAAATATTATAAGCTTTATTAGCTATTTTTTCAGGCAAACTATTTAAATACTGATTTATAGGTTCATATGAGAATCCCCAATTTGTAGGGGTTTTTAGTTTTTTTGGAGGTTTAGGTTTAACATCAATCCATCCATCAGCATACAATTGTATTCGATATAGCCAAAAATCTTGATGAGTAGGCATTTCGTCAATAAGAGTATTTAGATATGATTGTACAAATCTATCATATCTTTTACGTTTATTTATAGAACCGTCTAATATAAATTCATCATATCTATGTCCATTGACACAGTATAAATGGTTGTCTATAAATTCCCGTTTTATATCACTTGAACCCAATATTTGGGCCATTGCGTGATCGTCAATACTGGAGTCTCTCATTTATTAAAAGTCCTCAACCGTTTCTTCAAATTTGTCGTTACCTTCAACCTTAGAAATAATTGTTTCAGTTATTGAATCATCGGAACTAAATAACATTCTATCCGCCCCCATAATAACCTTACAATTTTCTACATCCACCTTTTCAAATTGTTCCTTGTAGAAATCAAGAGTTGAATCAGGACTTGATGTTGGAGATATTAAAAATTTAAAGGATTTTCCTTTAGCGTATAAATTTCCAGCTTCGTTTTTGAATTCAATTAATTTATATTCTTTATCGAGTTCAGAAAGAGCTCTTATTTTTTCAATGGTTTCTTTAGAAAGCTGGAAAGATGTAACTTCATTAATCTTTCGAATAGTATTCTCATAAAGATTATCTGAGATATATTTAAAGATATTTAGAGAAGTACATTCAGTATTAAATTTCAATTCATTATCTTTGATCAAAATTGAAATAGCTGCAAAATCTTTTTGATTATTTGCTCCAATTACTTCATCATACTTTATAACAAAGTCAAAATTTTCTCCAAATTGATCTATGATCTTTATGAGTCTTGAGATGTTATAAACACCAATTTTAATACGAATAGTAGATTTATCTTTAGTTTCAAATCCGGCATCGTAAAATGGAAGAACTGCGTATTTAACTATAGATCGTTCTTCGTTTGGAGATTTAGCAACAAATCTTGAACTCGCTAAATCTGCTTCAAATAGAACAGTATTATCTATTGCAGCAAATTTTCTTAAATATGAGGTGAATGATTTGGAACTTTTAACATTAAATTCAACTGTCTTTGCCATAATAATTTTATTTTATTGTTATTATGCATTGACAATTAAAAAGTTTTAAAATATTATAGGGAAATTACTTCAGGCTTACTCCAATTCATAGCTTTTAGCGGGGTTTTAACTTCACCATATTGTTTAGTAACTTTAGTATATCCTATAGAATTAGATTCATTAAAAAACGTAATTTTTAAAGTTTTAGCTAGAGGAGTATATTTCCATCCAGATACTACTATTACATCTTGTATTTTGTCTGTGTCAAATGGTTGATGAACATCTAATTGTTTAAATTTTTCTTCACTAATGATATTTAAGACCTTTTTTATATTTGAAAATGGAACATAACAGGCCCCCGTTTTTGCTCTAAATCCATCACGATACTTGTAAACATTCCATGTATCGACTCTTTTATGATATTTTTGACCTAATGTTTCTTTTTGTTTTTGTTGCTTTCTATTTTCGGCATTATATTTTATAGAGATCATTTCTGCTAAATCCATATATTGATCATCATCTATTTGGCTAGAGCCGGCGTTTGATTGTCTAAAAACCATTCCCCATCTATCTGCTTTCGGAGTTTGTTTGCGAATATACCCCCCATTCTTAAAAATACCCCCATTTATTTCCAAGAGGATCATGGAATATAAGATTTCCTCTCTTTAGCTGAATAGGAGAACTGATTAACTTAAATCCCTTAGAAGTTAAAAATTTAATCGCGTAATCTTGCCCCTGAGTTAACATTATAAATTAATTATTTTTTCTTTAGACCACTCATTGCTAAATCTATCAGGAGAATACTGTTTTGTTACCTTTGTATATCCTATACGGGGGTTATCATTTGAAAATATAATTCGTATCCTTGAGTTATTTGCTTTATCCCCACTTACTAAAATTTTACCACCTGGAACGATAAAATATCCAATATGTAAATTTAAGTTAAACCCCTTATTTGTTAAAACGTCAAGGGCTTTTACTATTTTTTCGTATGGTACTTTAACTGATTGATATTTTACCCCGCCTTTAGCTTTAAGCCAATTAAACATTGAAACTTTGCCTTCATATTTATCTAATTCTTGTTTTCGTTTATGTACTTCTTGTTTATGATTAATAAAATGATTGGATAATATTTCTGCCAAATCCATGTATTGATCATCATCTATTGGAATATTTCTTGATTCTCGGTGTAGTATGGTGTTATATCCCCATTGAGCTAAATTATAACTATAGGATTGTTTTCGTACAATTCCTCCTCTTTTATAAATCCCCCATAAACAGCCAAAAGGATCGTCAAAAATTAAATCCCCCCTTTTAAGATCCTTATTAGTACTTACTAATTTGAGCCCTAATGATTTCAAAAATTTAACGGCATAATCTTGTCCAGAAGTTAAATCATTTGACATATTTGTCATGTAATTTTTTTACAGCTTCGGCAACTTCTTCTTTAGTAACTTCCCACGCCCATTCATTATAACGACTACGTGCATGAAGTGGAACTAGTTTTTCTTTAATTTCGTCATTTAAAAGTTTAAAAAGTCTATCAACATAAGACTTTCTGAATGTAATTTCTTTTCGTGCTCTGGCTCCTCGAATTTTTTCAGATAATTTTTCAGCCATATCCATATACTCATCATCTTGTAAAAATTTTTTTCCACCTTGTTCGTATTGAGGTGGAAAATGAGAGTATATCATCTGCCATTCTGGTCCTGCGTGTGATTTTTTATTTAGATCTCTTTTTCTTAAATATCCAGTTCCAGAAATTTGCCATTCTGTATTATTTTTGGGATCTAAAAATATAAGAGTTCCTCTTTTTAATTGTAATGGGGTGCTAACGTGATGCAAACCTATAGATTTTAGAAAATCAACGGCGTATTTTTGTCCTTTCGATAATGGAATATCTTTAATTAATTCAGATTGTTGTTTACCAGATAAAATTTTTCTTCCTCTAACAGCTTCAGTTACTTCAGAAGATGAATACATTAAATGAACAGGTTCTCTATCTAGTTGTTTAAAAACTATACGAGGATGGACTCTTTTTTCAAATGAATTAGATATTAATTCTATATTATTAACATCATTGAAAATTGCATCTCTTTCCTTAGATGAAAGGCCTTGGCGCTCAAGTAATCTATCTAACAGTAATATATAACCTTCAAGATCAAGTTTCATAGAACAAACTTATTTTTATATTTATTCTATTTCTTCTTGCTCCTCCTCACTTTCTTCTTCTTTTTCTGTTTCGACATAAATATCTTCACCATCCCATATATAAATTCCATCTACTTCTTTAATGTCTTCAATATCAAATAAATCCACATCGACCTTTTTAGATGAAATTCCTCTTTTTAACGTTGGATCTTCTGTTTTTTCAAAATCACTTTTAGCTTCTTTTAACTCTTTTTCTTTTTGTTTTAATTCCTTAGTTAATTCTTCAATTAACATAGCAGTATTGTCTAATTCTGTTTTGGTAAATTTTTTGGATGTTAAACTTTCTAATCTTAGAGTTAATGAAAGATTTTTATATGGGGTTAAAAACTCATCTAATTCTTGAACAGTTCTCTTTTTTGCTAATACAAATTCAATGAATTTCTTTTTTGCAATATTAAATTCAAGTTCTTTAGACGTATAATCCCTTTGATATAAGAGGTGATGATAAAGCAAACGTTTTAATTGCCACTGATAGTCATCAAGATATTGTTCAACAGAATCATAAACTAATACTTGTCCATCTTTAACAAAGACAGGAATCTCTTTTACAATTATTGAGAAAACTTTCTTTGCAAAATCTGTGATCTCTTTCCATTCATCTTGCTTCTTTCCAACATAAACAATATCTATATTGACTTTAGTATTAGAGTTATTTAATATTCTAACACTACCTTCAAACTTATTAAATAAGAAATCAAGTCGTTTAAGTGCTGAGGTATATTTTAAAATAGGTGGAATCCCTCGAATTTCAATTCTATTTCCAACCACATTTATTTTTGAAGAAATAATCCAAGAGTTATCTACACCATGATACTTAGAAATTTCACCATCAAAGTCTATAAAATACGGTTTTAAATGTTTTATCTTTCCTTCTAAATATTTTTGAATGTCTTCTAATTTTCTTGGAAGTATTGTTGTTTTATATCCAACCGCAAGACCAACAATAGGAGTTGTCAATCCAATAGGAATATCCATCCAAAATGGATGATAAGGGCCTTCAGGTTCCTTTGTTATAAGGACTTTATATTTCTTTAAAATATCATTTGCTTTTGTCGATATTTTAACTGATGTGTATCTGGCTGCAGCAGGTTCTGGACAAACTTCTGATCCAAAGAATCCATATCCTTCAAGTATTTGTAATCCTGCTCCAAACGGTCTTGCTAATTTTGATATAGCTCCTTGCAAAGAACGATCTCCGTGGTGATAACCATCTTGAATTGCTTTTCCAACAAGTGTTAAGGTTTTTTGAAACGATGTCGGGGCATTCATTAAAATATAGCGTTGAACAGGCGTCAGGGCATCGTAAAAATTTGGGATTCCTCTAGATTCAAGTACATATACAGCATACTCCCTATATTTCGTATCAATAAGTTTAGAAATTGGCAACGATATGATCTTATCTTTTTTATTTTTTGTAATCATTTAGTATTAATAAATTTAGATATATATTATAAAAAATATTATGAAAAAGTTTTATTATGTGTATATTATAACAGATAAAATTAATCAAAAACAATATATAGGGGATCATTCTACAAACAATTTAAACGATAATTATTTTGGCAGCGGATTATTAATAAAAAAATCTATAAAAAAATACGGAAAACAAAATTTCGAAATTAAAATTTTAGAATATTTTAAAACCAAACAAGATGCATTTAATGCTCAAGAAAAGTGGATATTAAAATATAATACATTGTTGCCTAATGGTTATAATATAAGTCCTAAAGGCGGGTTGGGTGTAGTAGAATGTCATTCTGAAGAAACTATAAAAAAATTAAAAAAACCAAAATCCAAAGAAACTAAAGAAAGAATAAGCAAATCTCTTAATGGCAAATCATCAAAAAGAAAAGGAAAAAAACATTCACAAGAATCAAAAAACAAAATGAGTATTTCTCATAAAGGCTTACAGGCAAACGAAAAACATCCTATGTATGGAAAACATCATACTGAAGAAACAAAAGAAAAAATTAGAAATCGAAAAATTGGCAAAAAACTTTCAGAAACACATAAAATACATTTAAGTGAATCTCATAAGGGATTAGCTTCCCCAAATAAAAATAAAAAATTAACAAAAGAGTGGAAAGAAAAAATAGGAAAATCATTGTTAGGTAAAAAAAGAGGAACTTATAAAAAAATAAAAGATTATGATAAGGTTTTGAAAAATATATAAATAAAATGCCTTCGATGCTTGTTTCCGAATCCCTACATCATTTTATTAATGAAGAATTTATAGCATATCAAATTCTTAATGAAAGATTTGATATTAATAGCATTCGGAATTATGCTAAAAAGGCACTTGTATTAGCTACTCTATTTATTTTATCAACAGGCAACCCAAAAATTACAAAGGAACAATTATCTAAATCTCCAATAATACAACAATTAGCTAATAAGCCTTACATATCCCAACGTGAGATACTTTTAGGTTTTTCTCAATTAGCAGTCAATTTCATGAATACATCTATATTAAAAGATTATAATCAGTTATCTATTAGTAAATCGGGTTTAGAGTTTATTAAGGATCATGAAAAATTTGCTTCAGTTGCCTACGCTTTAGGTGATGGAAAAATAACCATCGGATATGGGCACGCGGAACCTGAAAGAACTGCTAATTTTAAAGTGGGGGATGAAATTTCAGAGAACGACGCAATTAAACTTTTTTATTTAGATGTAAAAGAGGCTGAAGATGGTGTTAGAAGATTATTTAAAATGTGGGAAGAACAAGGTTTAGATGTTAAAGTTTCTCAACATATGTGGGATTCTATGGTTTCTATGGCATTTAATATGGGTGTTAATGGATTTAGAGGTTCTGAAATCGTTAAATATTTGAAACAAGAAAATTATTTTCAAGCTGCTAATAAAATTCCTAATACTAAAATCGAAAATGCGGATCAATTTCCGGGTTTAATTCAAAGGCGTGAATTAGAAAAAGATTTATTTTTAAAAGATCTTTTTATTATTTAATGGATTCAACGTTCCAAAATCCCTTAGTTTTGCCGGATAGGCATTTCCTGAACCTATGTCCATATATTCATTGCGTCCTTGTTCTGCCAGTAACATCAGTCTTAAAAATCGTACTTTGTGATCATAGATATAATGCTTTTCATTCTCAGAATTTCTTTTTTCTATTTCTTTTAAAATAGATTGGTTTATTCCTTTATCATTTGTTGATTTAAATAATGATGTCATCTCTGACGTTTGGGCGTTTTTTAAACTTTCCTCTATTTCATCCAAAGACTTTGGTTTTAAAATGTCATTTGTTTTCATTTTATATTCATTTAAATATAATCCTTCATGTTTTTGAATTTCTATATTCATTTAAATATACTCTTTCATTTTTTGGAATTATGTATTCATCCAAATCAATTTCGATCCAATTAGATCGATCTTCGTCAAATAAGGCCCAACATTTTTCACCATCAGTTTTTCCAATAGCAATCATCCCGCATCCTTCACATATGAAAGTTTCATAAGTGTTTGGTTCCAACATTTTGAAAATTTTTGGAACATTAATATCTGCAGGGATTTGAGTTCCCCACATATCCATTGCACATTTATTACAAAAGTCGGCCATTATATTTAACGAGTGCAAGCTTCATCACGTCCTGATTGATTCATTCTTAATTCCTTTCCCTTTTCTTCAATAGTTACAAACGTACCATCAGAATTTATATCTTCTTTGCGAATATAATTATTTTTTACATAATCAATAAAGCTATTAAATTTCGAATGAATGTGATAATCATGGTTGATTTTTATATCATCAGGAATAAGCAACTCGTTTTTCATTCGGCGGAAAACTTCTTCAAGTTCGTGTGCTAAATACTGTTGAAGCATCCCAGGATTAAGTTCATCGCGATTATTTAGTTCATTTTTTAATGTTTGAACTAATTTCATTTTGTTAAGAATTTAACGATATTTCTAAAAATGGCTTTTGTATACATAGTCATATCTGAATAATTGATAATCCAATCATAATATCCCGGATCTATTTGAAATACTTCTTGAATAGTTTTTTCCTTATACTTTCCAAAATTAAAGTAGATTTTATCGTCTTTTTTCTTTAACTTATTTTCAAGGTCAACATTTCCATCGTCGTCAAAAGCAAACTTATCTAATTCTTCGACACTATCTGGTATTTGAAATTGTTTTTTTAATTCATCTAAAATTTCGATAGTGGCTTTAATATCTGATTCAGCACTATGAGCTTGCTCCAATTCTTTGCCAAAGAATCTCTTATATGTAGCGCTAAGAGTTCTTGGTTCGGCTTTCATTAATATTTTATAAACATCAACGATTTTAAATTCTTTAACACTGATGGCGATTCCCGCTCTAAGAAATTCTTCAATCAACATAGGAATATCAAATCGTTTGCAATTATATCCTCCTAAGTCACAGTCCTTAATGAAATTATAAACAGTTTGAGAAACTTGTTTAAAGGTAGGGCAATCAATTAGATCCTCTGCTTTAATTTTATGTTTCTCATAAGCGCCTGGAGCTATTTCTCTTCCTTCTGGATTTATTCGTGTGTAATATCCTATTTGTTCCCCGTTTGGGTACACTTTAATCATTTGAATTTCGATAATACGATCATGAGCTAATTCTAACCCCGTGGTTTCAACATCGAAAAATACAATCGGCCGTTCTAATTGCATGGCTTTGATATTTTATTAAATAGATAACTTATAAAATCAGATTTTTGAACACTCAACCTTCCTGTTTTGGTTTCCTCGTTAGGTGAAATAAGAGTTATAACCTTATTAATTTTACTAATAAGTAACTCTTGATGTAGTTGGCCGAGAAAGAAAATATCCAAGTTAGTTTCTGCTTCAAAATTAATATGGTTTGAATCAGTTTGTATTTTCATTAGAATAAAGTTTTTTGTTTCTGCTTTTCAATTAATTCTATTAATACATCCCCGTGGCACGCTTTGGGTTTACACCAGCAGCCAAGGATTTTTCCATCTAATTCATGTAAATCATTAAGTAAATGTTTTCCATCTCCCTCTGTAATCCATTTTCGATAAGCCTCTACTGCTTCATCTCTAGAATTTACTTTAAACTGAGCAAGAGTTTCTTCTTTATGAGAAAAGGGATTTCCCCATTTAGATGGTCTGCCGATATAAACATCATACTTTTCTTTTTTACAGTGAACAACTTTCATTTTTCCATCTATTGTTGCCATATTTGTTTATATTAATGAAATCCGACTTTGTTTTGTTTAAATATGTTTCCTTTGTTGTCTTCGCCATAAAAATAAATCTCTGAAAGAGTCATTGGTTTGGTAACTTCAACATTATGACCAATTTTTTTAAGAAGTTTAGTTGCTTTTTGGGGATTTAATTTTTCAAAGGCATAGCTTTTAACCAAACGTCCATCTCTGAGCAAAGCTTCATCTATAGTTTTTGTATTTGTATTAAAGGTTGCTACGATTGAAATATTTAGACAGTCTGAAAGAAGACCATCAGTAAGATTCAAAATATTTGAGATAGCACCAGTCCGCCCACTTCCATCACGTTTCTGTAATGCTGGTTCAGCATCTTCAATGATAAGGACTGAGTCGCTATTGTTCATTAAGAACGGAATAAATGAGGGGTCAGTTATATGATCGACCATATCTGGAGATACGAATATAATATTGCGACGAATCTTTCCAGCTAAATATCTTATCCATGTAGTTTTGCCGGTGCCTGGATCACCACTTAAAATATAAAGACCCGTTTTCTTTTTGTCATTTAGATGATTAATAATATAGTCGGAAACATCTTTAAAATCGTCATTATAATTCATTTCAATATCGATGTCTATTTTCTTGACATCAAAAGCCATTTTATCAAATCCATAATCACCACGATAAACTACATGGATTTGATTTTTCTCGGCACTTTTTTTCTTGTAATTACTTAATAAACGTAAAATAATATAAAATGGATTATCGTCAGAACGGTCAAGGTGTTTTGTAGGATTAATAAAGAATGATAAATCTTGAGTATCGAATTGCATTATTAGATCATCTTCCACTATCATTGTGTAATCATTTAATTGTAAATCTTGATCTCCAAAGACTTCAATAATTCTTTGACAATATAATGGTGGATTTAAATATGTGAAAAAATCCGTTAAAAAAGCCTTATCGTATCGACTTGCCGATATTCGATATACAAGAGGGAGAAACCCATTTCTCTTATTATAAAAATATTCTACTGAATCCCACTCATATGCTGATCTATAGGAAGTTTCCTCTATAGTAATTCCTTTAAAAAAATCAACAGTCTTTCCCCACTGAAATTTATAAGGATTTTCATGTACGAATTTTTCAAAAGAAAGTTTCTTTATTTTTTTAAAATTTAGTATATCATGTGATTTAAGAACAGGAAGTTGTTTTCCTCTTTTAGCATATTTTCTTCGGGATTGAGCCCTTTCTCTCCTCATATTAGTCGTTATTTGATTTACTAAAATTTTACCTTGATTATCATCAATATAAAAATTATCACTCATTTATCTTCAACTCCTTCAAGCCATTTTTTTCTTTTACTTGCAGAATCTCCAAAAGCAATGTCTAAAAATCTCTTAGAACTTCGGTCATTTAATATCTGAAACATAGTTTTATTATTCATAACATATTGCCAATCATCGATGGATAATGAACCCAATCCTTTCAAATAATTAACATTAGTTATTTTCTCTGTAAAATTACTAAATTCTTCTAAAGAATAAAAATATTTTCGATTATTTTTGTGATCACACGCAACTAAAGGTGTTACTAATTTAAAAAGTCTCCCCTCTTCAATAACATGTGGAAACCACTTATGAAAGAAATTTATTATTAAGGATGCGATATGTTGTCCATCAGGGTCTTCATCTGTGGCAATAATAATGTTTTTATAGAGTGGAGCTTTCTTTTCAGACGGATCTAGTCCAAGAATACTCATGATTTCAAGAATCTCCTTATTTACGGTTAAATCAGAAAGTCTTTTTGTATTTTTTATCTTTCCTTTAAGTGCATAAACACCTTCTGTTTCAGAATTTCTTGCTTGTCGAACTGATCCAGCAGCAGATAATCCTTCTGTAATATAAATATTTTCTTTGATTCTAGAGGCAGGTGAGTACTTATCAGAAATCTTTCTCTTGGATGTGCGGGAGGCCTTCTTAATAACTTTTATATTTTCTGAATATAGTCTTTCATCTATACGTTTAGCTATCTCCTCGGCGATATCTGAGTCCTTTAGAAATCTAAGCAGTCTTCCTTTAAAAGAACTTTCAAGAAGACCTTCAATTTCAATTCTAGAAACTGCATATTTAGTTTTGTTTTGATCTGCAAATCTCATCAATGTTGATGGAACATTTAGAGATATTAAAGTTTCGTAAAAGTGATGCGCTAAATTATATTGAAAGTATTCATTTACCCAATCTTGTACAATTTTCTGATGAAGCCCAGTACATTGAGACCCATTAACAAAAGACAAAGAACAAGAGTTTTCATAAGATGGCCAAAGTATTATTGTTCCCCATTCTTTACTATCCACTATAATTGTTTCTTTGGGTAAAAAATTCATTATCGGAATAGGATATTCTTGATTATTTTTAGTGAAGACGCCTGTTATTTGAAGATTCTTTAAGGCTTTGTCTTGATTAATAAGATATTGCTTAAATGACAAATATGTTGATATTAATTCTTCATCCCATTTAAACCCTGGAAATACATCAGGTGATGGAACAAATGAAACCATTGTTCCTTGAACATCTCCTGTTTGTTTTCCTCTTTTTATTTCTTCCACTACTTTAAAGTCTTTCCAAGAATAAGAAACAAAACTTGTGGCATTAACTGTTCTAACAGTAAAAGCCTCGGATAAAATGTTTACTATTGAAGCACCTACACCATGGGTTCCAAGAATATTTGTAGAGGTATCAATAAAATTAGAACCGGCATGTAATTCTTCGAATGCGGTTCTCACAACATTTTTTTTGGTTTTTTTATGCTTTGAAGAAGCCTTATGAAACCCCTGTCCTTGGTCGGTTATTGTTACTCTATTTGTATCTAAATTGATTTTAACCTCAATACCTTTCATCTTACCTTTCATTCTTTTAGCCTCATCAATAGCGTTTTCAAGAATTTCGATAATAAGATGCATAAAACCCGGAGACCAAGGTTTATCTACTTGTTGTAATTTACCATCACGAATAATAGGCAATTTGTCATCCATCATTGCTACTTGACCGAGATACATAGTGGGACGAAGCCTTACGGCTTCGAATGTATCAAGTGCTACTATTTCTTTTTGATGGGATTGTTTTATTACGACCATAAATACTTTTTTACTATTTATATGACGAAAAAATAATTGGTTTTAAAAGAAAGGGACACTGTCCCCATGTGTCCCTTTCACCCTGATTAACCTAAACCTATGATATGAATAAAACCACAATGCTAATATAAACTATTTTTATTATTCATGAAAACGTTTGCTGTTAAAAAACTGTTAAAATTTAAGGTGAATGTTTGCAGCTGTGAGTCTTGCTAATGGGTCATCTCCAATTTTCCATCCAGATGGCATTGATGTTTTCAATCCTAAAGTTGTATTTAATTCATTTGCTTCTTCAGGAGTAATCAATACAATGTTTAAAGAATTTTTAAACATAAGTGCTATTTCAGCATTACTCTTTCCGCTCTTGACCATTTCTACAGCCTCACATATTAAAAAATCACATGGAATAATATGTTCTCTGTAGCTATTTTCTGGTGTCCTATTAACAGATTCTCCAATGATAATTAAATCATCAATAGAATCCATTTGTAATGTTCCTCTATTTACCAGTTGATAAAAGTGTTCAGGTTTTGGGTTCTTTTGAAAACGAATGCTAGCATTACATTTTCCAAGAAAATGATCACCAAAATTTTCGGCTATAATTTCACGGATTTTAGCCATATCATTTGGTGAGTTACCAAATCCTACAACAAGGCATTTTCCCCCAGTATTCCATTTTGTCTTTACACCTTTAATAAATGCATACCACCCCCATGTTGCTTCAAGGGCGTCATACCCACTATCAGTTAAAAATTGAATAATTTCTTTATTATGCTCTTTCATTTCTTATCATATTAAAAAACAAGAGGGGGAAAACTTCCCCCTCTTTGTTTGGAGTTCAACTTATGAGAGTTTTTCGTTAGTAACTGCGAAGACCAGTTTAGTCTGGAGGTCTTTAACCTGAGTGCGATTATCGCCGAGGTCTGCAACTATCATGACCTGCTTTTTTCACCTTTTGAGGTGGTGTAGGTCTTGATGTTATTGTTTGCATGGGCAGCAAGTGTGCTGAATACATCAGCTTCAAGCGGCTTGTTCAGATATTCTTCAGCCATTATCCAGAGAGTCTTGTTAAGAGCAATCTGACGAACTGCATTGTTGATGGCTTTCGAACGGCTCATTCTTCCTTTTTCAGATTTCTGAGCGAAACCACCTTTGATCAACCATTCGCGAACGTTCTGGAAAGTGTCCCATAATGTTCTCGGTCTTTCACCACCGCGCATCGGGTCGAGAAGAACTTTTGGGTCGATTGAATCGTTCAGGTTCTTGAAATTGATGGTACCGTCATCGTTGATGTATCTACGGGGGTCACGGTAAGCTGCACCTCTGTTTGCGAAGTCAAGCTGTTGTTCTTCTGAAAGAACGATTTCCTGCATTTCAGCAATGTAACCGGCAACAACCTTGTACTGTTCAGCCATTTTATTCATGATCTCCTTCAGTTCTTCGAAGTCAAGACCCATGTGGCGGAACTTGATGTTGGTGAAAAGGTTCGGTGAACTGATAACCATTTCTGACTGACAAACTGCGCGGAACAAACCCATGTGAAGCTGAGCTGAAGAACCACCATTGTGGCTATTATCAAGTATCAGCTGTGGGCGTACGTTGTCGTTCTTAAGAGGCATGAAACCAAGTTCCGGATTGGTAAGGCGAATGATATGCCTTGAAAACTGGCTACGTCCCTGCTGCTTGGCATAGGTAAGATTCCAACCAAGTTTTGAAAGGTTGTCGAGAATACCAGTTGTTGCAACGAAAGAGTAGACCTTACTTCTGTTGTGTTCACCTGAAAAAGCGGCGGGAGCTACGTTTTTCAGGTCTTCAAGGTTTTCAACTTTGTAACCGTTTGTTCTTAAAATCTTTTCCATTGTGTGTTTAATTAATATTGAATTTTAATTTCATAGTAAATATAATAAATTTCTGCGACAGTAAAAAATTTTTTTACCAAAAAAATGAAATAATTACTAATGCTGCCAAAATTCCTATTAAAATCATCCAAAAGGAACGATTTGTATTTCTGTGAATAATCTTTTTACGTTTGTACATCTCCCATGATTGGCGGGGCTTTCTTTGATACTGTTCCATATGTTAAGAATTTACATTGTTGCTAATATAATAAAAATTCTTGAAATAAAAAAATATATACATCAAAAAACTAAAATTAATATTTAAGAAATGAAAGAAACCTTTGTCCCAAATCATCTACACTTATTAGTTAGAGGATATGTGACACACCCTCCTTCCACTACTGAAGAAAGCAACGAATTCTTAATCAAATTAGTAAAAAAAGTAAGAATGAAAGTAGTCGCCGGACCTACCTCAGTTTACGTTTCCGATCCTGGAAACGAAGGAGTTACTGGAACAGTAACATTAGCAACTTCTCACGCATCAATTCATGTTTGGGATTCCCAAAAACCTTCAATGTTTCAGTTTGATTTATATAGTTGTTCAGCTTTTACACCTGATGAAGTAATAGATTGTATTGACGAACATTTTGATTTAGAAAAAGCTAATTATATTTTTATAGACAGAAATGAAGATGAATTTAAAGAAATAGAAAGGGGCCAAATAAATTGACCCCATCTAAAAACACACACATGAAAATTTATCTAGTTTCTTTTATTATATAAGAACCTTCCCATATTCCCAAGAACTTTCTTCACTGAATGTATAAGTCTCAGGTTTTTCATCGTCTCTCATAGGACGAGTAAGATACCATAAATTATCATCTTTCCAGGTTGCATTTATCAACTTCTAATTAGCTGGTAAAGTAATGCTGGCAGTTCCGCCATAGGATTTTGCACGCTCATTTTCTGTACATCCTGTTAAAAACATAGATGTTACTGCTATAAACATTGAAAATAATATTACTTTTTTCATATCTTAGATATTGATAGATTTTCATCAACTGAACCATCCGGATTTATACGAATTATTTCATTTACTCTCTGCATATTTTCTCCATTGTATTTTGGAAATTGCTTCTGTAATTCCTTTTTATTTTTGCAGAATACGGGGTAATCATCCCATTCAAAGGTGTCACAAACGGAGATGATGTATTTATGTTTTGTGCTTTTTGCTAGTTCTATCCAGCTGTCGACGTCTTCTCTTGATGCTGCCATTTCTTTTGTTTTTTATGGTTTCTTCTTCTCTTTGTAGTGATTTAAAAAATTCAATTTCAAAATCATATAAACCATCTACCCCTCCTAAGTAATTATCTTGGCCAAACATAAGGCAAATCTCCTTCGATATTGAATAATGGTTTATAATACTCAGGATTTTTTCGAACTAAGTTACTCTTATGACTAATGAAAAAGTTTTCATTCAACCATGATGGAGCAATTGGTTTTTGATTTTCAACTAATTTGTACAAACGATTGTAATGTGCTTCGCATTTTGGTCCCTTGAATCCACGATTTTTCCATTCATCAATCATGGCTTTAAGATATATTTTGACCAAGTAAGCTTCATATCCTTTCCACATACGAACAGCTGGGTGATTACGCCATCCTTTTGTGTGTGTTTGATCTAATAAGATATTAAGAATCTGAATAGTTTCAACGCGCTGTTTGCCAAGTCGTTTTGAATCCAAAATCTTTGCAGTATCAGAAGGTTCGTATGTAACTAAAAAAATTTGCATGTACAAATATAATAAAAAAATCGAATATAAAAAATTATTTTCGAGGTATTGGTTGAGGGGCTGCTCCTATTTTTTAAAGACAATCATGTTAGTAACGATATAATGAAAAAACTTCTTTTGTACAAGGAACACATTTGCGTATATGTAGTTCATTATGAACTTTATCACCATGTTCAGTTATCCATTCTACGGAATGTTCAGACCAATGGCAATAAACAGCCCAATCATTTCCATATCCTTTTTTAGCCACCCATCGAAGAGTATCTCCTTCACGAGTATTAGTCATATAAAGACCTTCAGGAGAATTAGGAAATGTGCCAGTAGCAAAGACTTCCCCTCTTGGAAGAGCATCAAACTCTTCTTTAGTCATTTCTCTTTTTCTGCTTTTTATCTCGTCTATAATATCATCTAATTTTTTGACCACATAAGCATCCGCTATTCCCTTTTGAGGAAGTAGTTTATGAATGGCTTTTAAATATAGAAGAATATCTTCATCCTCTTCAATTCCATCATAACCATGAGCACAATTCAGCCCGGTCGTGAAGCACATTTTAGTGACCTCATCAGCTATTTCATTAATTAACTGTTCTTTATTCATTGTTCATCCCTTATTACTGTTTCATGCACACACATTACATTTACTTTGTTACAAAATTTATGAAAAATTGGTTATTAAATGTGACAATCTACAATTGCAATGTATTTATCCTGATTGGGTTCAATGAAGTTCTTATGATACTCATCTTCGAACTCATGGAGAAATGGGGTGGTTTGGTTGTAGTACTGAATCTCATGAGGATCAGCTGGAGAATGCCATACCCCATCTGGTGTTATAACTGCATATGTGCTGAAGGTTGTATGAGATTTGATATAGTTCTCTTTGTTGCCATAACGTTCAATGTACCATTCTGGCTTATAAAATGAGTATTTCATCCTTTTTTCCTGATCAATTCCAGGTTTTGTAAGAATATCCCATATATCTCCATCTTCAGCTTCATCCTTAAGCAATTCGAACTTAGCTATTTCAGCCATTTTGCCCCAACATACATCAGAAACTTTGCAAAGGTCTACCCAATTATAATTTTCAGGAGTATTTGGAACGTCATTTCCAAAAACGCCTGGTTGACCAAGTCCCCCTTCTTTATTTATTTTAACAAGAAGACTCCCCATCCATCTTCCACCCAGTGAATACCAATCCCATTTAGCATTAGGATTTTCCCAATACCCATATGCTTTCTGGTCTTCGTCATAGTGATAACCGCAATACTCTTCGATGTACTTTTCGAAAGTCGGATATTTCTTCTTGACATCCTTTTTTTCTTCTTCGTACTGTTTTCGGTATTCTTCCTCAACATTATTAAAGGCGAGGAATTCTTTGGGGCAGTCGCCCATGTTGTTCTCCTGATAAGGAGCTAACAGTTTCTCAATGTCTTCGGGTTTGTCGCAAATTACTGCTACTGTGAAATGACTCATAGTTGTACATTTTTAGATTATGGCAAATATAAACAAATTTTTCAAATAAAAAAATATTTTATGTTAATTGTGATAGATGATCTATACAAGCTCCTCTATTTTTCCAATCGTAGCGATCCATTAATGCATCTCTCAACATTCTATCAAGAATTTGACCAACTGCGGCTCCTCTTAAATCTGACATCATAATAACATCATTTCCATTTATTTGGATGTCTTGCATTCTTTTAGGAAGTTTTCCTGATTGCATTTTGGCAACTACTTGATCTATTTCCATAGGCAATATCTGAGCTGTCATAACTTCAGGAGCCTTTTCAAAAGCTTTAAAAAGCATATGAAGAAAATCTTCCTTTTCCGTTATTTCAGGATACGATGTCAATATATGATCAAGTATTCGAACATTTTTTTCAAGATTAGCATCCCCCTTTAATCTGGTTTTTATAAAATGGGCGGGATTTACTCCACCAAGAACTCCAAGTACATAGTAAAAAGATATAGGATCGAGCTTATCTAAACCCTCAGTATATTTAAACATCTTTTCTCCGAACAACGCTCTATCTACTTCAGTTTGATGTAATAATTTAAACGCTAATGAAGTATCTCCGTTTTTAGTTAATATCTTATTTAATTCTTCAAAGATACGTTCTCCAGAAATTTCTGTAATCAAGTCTGCGTTGTCTCTCATCAACATTAAAGTATTGGGCTCTATAGTAGAACCAAATCTTGATGCAAACTGTATTCCTCTTATTATTCTTAACGGGTCTTCAGTAAAAGCAGTATTATCTGTGGCGCGAAGAATATTGTTCTTAAGGTCTTTAAGACCATTAAAGGGATCGAGAATTTCCATCCTTTTAATATCTACTGCAATAGAATTATAAGTAAAATCTCTCCTTTTCAAATCTTCTTCAATAGTCACTCCATCTGTGATAATTTCAAATCCTTTATGACCACTTCCTATTTTTCTATCTTGACGCGGAGTAGCGATATCATAAGGTTCTCCCTGAAATCCCTTTGGTCTAAATTTAATTACAGAAAAAGATTCGCCAACAATGTCTACTTTTCCAAATGGTTTTAACATTTCATGGATTTTTTCAAGTGGCAAGCCTTCAATAATTATATCAATATCTTTGCTTGGTTTATTCATAAATGCATCTCTGACACACCCACCCACTATAAATGCATCAGCGGACATGAGTATTTGACGCATCCACTTCGCTGACCTTAAATCCAATAATATGTCTCTTACTTTTTCAGGAATCATAGTGCTAATATAATAAAAATTTTCGAAACTAGAAAACTTTATTATATCTATTTTATGATTCCTCTTCCTCTTCTTTTTCTAGTTCAGCCAGAAACTCTTTCTTTGTAGGCAAAGCATCAATGGAATATGACTTTCAGCCCAACTGGATAATAATTTGATGTTTCGTTGTCAATTCCCTTTCGTTCAAATCAATTACATATGCCCATTCACACCAAAGAGAATCCTTTACAAAATCTAATGAATTCTGAAGTTCAGTGACGTTGTCTTTGTAGATCATTTCAAGAATTGCTGCGCCAGTATCACGATGCAACCCGGGATATTTTTGTTGAAATTTATGCGAAACATCAATCCCTACCCATTGTGAATTTGGATCTGCCCCACATTCAGTCCACCTTTCTTTAATCTGTTCTGCAGTTAGAAAAATACATTTTTCAATCTTTTTTCGAAATTTAGGCATGTTTGCTTTTCGAAGAAAGTTCAGAATTGTTACTCCTTGGCCGGACGGATAACCATCCCATTGTCCATATTGGGCAACCTTTGGTTCTCCGTTTAGAAATACTGCTGTGACATGTCTTGTTCCCATTATTTAAATAATTTTAAAATATTTTTATCATTACATGGTTTCCATTTTGGATGATCAGCTTTATTATTTTTCCAATCATATTCAATTTCATCAATACTTGAACGGCCATCATATGTTTCAAAAAAACGACACTTAGGATGATCTAATTCAAGTAACTTAACTAGTTCTGTAGCTAATTGTTCAGAAGCATTGGTTACAGATGTTCCGTCATTAATATCTTCAAAAAGAATTAAGCATTCTTGCGTATCTAAATTCTTTTCTATGTAAACATTACATGACGACGGGTGAATACCCCATCCTTTAAATTCATGTCTAAACGATTGTATCATTTTTTTCTCGTTTAATTAAAAAATAATGAATAACGAAATTAATAATCACAAATACAATAAATCTTCCTATGATGACTTTGATGGGCATTCTTTTTAGATAAAAAGGTAATAAAGCGAAGAAAATCTGCGTTATCACTATTAGCTCTTTTAAAGATACCATCTAATTCTAATGCACCGCTTGAACTTGGAAAATTCCGAGTAGGAATAGAACCATCATAAATCATTTCAATAAGTTTATGAGGCTTCTTCTTATAAAGATTGGCACTTTTTAAAGTAACTAAATATTTTGTATAATCAATTTCCATCTAGCAAATATAACAAAAAAAAATTCATTCGTGTTTATTAACTCGACAATTTTTCATTATATTTTTTATTAGGTCGGTCTCTTAATCAACCCCAGTCTTTCTCGTATGTATAATAATAATCACAAGAGGCTGCATCTAACATGGCATTAATATAATATTGATCTAATTCTTGTTGATTTAATGACTGCATGTATTCTAGAGCACCCTCTTCGTTCTTTTCATAATAAACGTTTCCTGCTTCTTTGTTTACGTGTTCTATTGCCATTCCACAAGCAGTATAAAAGATTCTATCATTATCATTCCACCTATATCCTTTCAATAAAGAACCTTTATTTTGAAATCCATCGTCACCAATGGTTTTGCCGATATATTTTTTTAAAAGAATAATGCGTTTTATTCCTTCATCACGTATTGGGTCGAATATGGAATTATCATGAATTAACATGTTGCTAATATAATAAAAATTTTTTTAACTAGGAAATTTTAGCTCTAATTTGTGCTCTTTTGTTAAATCACATGTTTTATTTTCTAATATCTGAAAACCGACTATTGGATTCCCGTAGTCTACTTCTAACATAACTTCTATAATGACTTTTCCGACAAATACATCAGTTATGTAAACAATATGTTCCTTTGTCTTATTTGTAAATTCGATCCATTTATCTAACAATAATTGAGAACCCACTGATTCAGCAGGATTTGTGTATGATATTTTTACTAAAGTTTTAAATTTTTGATCTGAATAGAACTTAAAGGACAGAGGAAAATTAATAAAATATCTATGCTGTTTTTCTATAATTATTTCAAAGGTTGCTGTTTTCTTTTTGCCTTCAATTACGTATTTAGGATCAAGAATTTTAAATCTACAAGGGTTTCTGCCAGCATTATCAAATGGTTTTTGTAATATTGATATAATCAATAGAACGCATAATACTACCATAAAAACCAGAAGCAAGCTCTGCACCATTCATTATAATTATTTTATCCATTTGATCTTATTTTCAAGTTTATAGAATTTGTCTTTTAATATATCTATTTGTGTTTTTTGGTCAATAATTATATTTACTAGATCAGTAATAGATATTGACGAATCAAGAATAAAATCAGATGCAAGTATCTTTCCACTTACTTCTACGTTACCATTTTGATCTATTAAAAATTTATATTTATCGTATTCAGCATTAGTTACTCCTAGTAATGGGCGGTTTAATATTTTTTCATGTCTATTATTTCTTCCATCAATAATAACTAATGGTATAGAGGATGGAACATTGTTGCCTGCTCTCCCAATTAAATAAAGGCCGGGATCATTTTCATTGGAACCCATTCCTATAATTTCAGGAATAAACCCCTGATTAGTTCCATTTCCCATAGAAAAACCATAAGTCCCATCACCCATATGAAATGCTGTCATTAATGTATTTTCCGGAACAGCAATGTCAAATTTATAAGTGTATAGGGGGCCTCTCCCGACACCTACACGACCCTCAGAATAATAGATATTAGTTCCCTTTAATCTATCATCTATTATCAACCTTGTGTCAATAGATGTATCAATCTTAATTACTCCATCATCATTGATCACTGATATAAATTCACCACCTTCAATAGGAATTGAACTCCATTTTAGATTTTTTTCTTTAGATAAAGATAAGAATTTATTTGTTGATGAATCTTCTATAAAGGGTTTAACCTCTTGTATAGAAAGCGCATCACCAGAAATTTGGTGAATTATAATATTACCATTGTCCTCCGGATGAAGCATACTAATTGTTTCCAGAACCATTTTTGGTTTTTCTTTTTCTTTTGGGTTTATTTTTTATTTGAACCCAAGTATCATATATTGTTTTTAATTGTTGACAATACTCATAATTCTCATGTAATTTAAAATGATCAATTAACATGGTTATTAGCTTTTCAACATTTTCATCTCGACAAAAAATTACTGATTTTTTATCATGATATATTACAAACAGCTTATCATTTTTTACTGCTGAAAGATATTCTTGAACTTTAATTGCAAAATGCCCAAAGTTTTTATCCTCATAAAATTCCTGGGCTTGTTTTTCTGGGTCAAATTCAAACAATACTCTCTTATCTTCTGTAGGACCAACAGTTATCAAAAATAAAAGATGCGCATTTTCTCCTTGTTCTTCTCTAAATTTTTGTGTTTCTAAAATTACGTTTTCAGCAACTTGATCGAATAATCTGAGTAATCCATCTTTAAACTGATCATATCCTTTCAAAATTATTTGATCTGTTAACATCCATGCAGGATCTATCTCAGTATCATGAATGAATAATATTGGACAAAATATATTCTCTTGTAATATATCAGAACCTAATTTATTGAAATCTGCATCATCAATTTCGTCATTTTCTCCCCACACACACCATGTATTCGGAACTTCATAAAGCCTCGCTGTCCTAATATTTTCGTACTCATCAAATATCTTGATGATCTCTTCGTCTGTAAAAGCTAGCTCTTTTGGCTTATAAGTTTCTGTAACCCCGCTCGGATATAATATTATAGCCATTATCCAATCTTAATTTTATTTCTTAAATTATATCTTTTATTTTTACACACAACGGTAAAATTTCTAACATAAATATGTTCTCCTGACTCCATGTTTTCAACTACTATTCCATGACAACTTGGTGGATTTACCACAAGAACATTTGATTCTCCATCAATCACTATTTTTCCATCATGTGTCTTTGTTATTTTCACTTGTGAAATCGTTTAAATGCATTATTAGTTATATATTCCCAATCAGCCTCTCCTATAAACTCATTTAAACTCTTAGCCCCGCAATAACTCATATTTGAGCGAAGATAATCTTGGAAATTTTCAACCCATTGAGAAAGGTTATATTCTACTTTTTGAAATTTCGTTATGCCTTCGGCTGTAACTAATTTAGTTCTACCCCAACTTCTCTGAACAGCTTTTGTACTCATTCCTCTGTACTTCTTTTTAATTGGGAAGCCCCACTTCCAAAGTACTTTTGCGATGAAATAAGGAATTCTAAATCCCCATAAATAATTATATCCTGCACTTTGCATCGCTTTATTAAATAAGGAACCAACCATTACATAATCGGCTCCAAGAGCTAAAGCCTTAATGATGTCGTCATATCCTTGCATTCCTCCATCAGCAACTATTTTAGTTTCAAGTTCGCATTCCTTTTTAATTTTATGACATTCTGTTATTAATGACCCCATTGGATAATTGATAGCTACATTTGCCGCAGTTGTACAGCCGGCTCCTGTTCCGATAGAAATACGAACATAGTCGGCTCCTGCCATAGCTAAATTTTTATAGGTCAATGGATGAGCAACATTACCAACCATTAATTGTGTCCAAGGCCATCTATGTTTTATTTGTTTTACAATTTCAACTAATTTTGCCATGTGGCCATTAGCAATGTCTATAAGTACATTTGGGTAATTTCCTAAAAATAATGGAGTTTGTCTTTTAAGATCTTCTTCTATTTGTGTTAATCCAAGCGCCTGAAAGAATCCGGCCTTTCCCATTAAATATAGTCCTTCGGTTCCTCTTGGGAGGCATGGTATAATATTGTTGTCAATAAATTCTTGATAATTTCTTTTACATACTACAGTGTCCATTGGTGAAGCAATCAATGGAAGCTTTCTGTTATCATATAATATATTACATTCACGTCTATGCGCAACATCACTCACAACTGCGGGAATAATAGATATGTCCCACAGGTCAAACTTCGGCTCTCTATTCATTATATTTGTTTTATTATTATAAAAAGAAAAAGCTCTTAAGTTTTAAGAGCTATTATTTCTTTAATTCAATTGGTCCTTCTTCTTCAGGAGGAACAGGGGGTGTTATATCAGCTGGTGGGGCCTTGGTTTCAATTTCAGGTTCTTCTTCAGTTTGTATTTCTTGTGGAAGCAATACTGTTGCAGCTGTAGGTGGTTTTGGTTTTGCTACAGGTTTTGGTTGTTGTTTTGGTATCGGCTTAACATTTTTAATTTGTGCACCAGGTTGTTTTGGCTGTTCCTTTTTAGGTTCTTTAGGTTCTTCCTTAGGTTCTTCAATAGCTTTCTTAATTGGTTTCTCTTCCTTCGGAGGTGTTGGTGTTTTTGGTTCTGATTCTTTGCCTTTTGTTACAGGTTCTTCTGGTTTAAATCTGTCCCCAATTCTAGCTTTGTCGATTGCAAAAGTTGTTTTAAATAATGGGCTAGAAACCTGGAATTGACCATCAGGAAGTTCTCTTTCAATTTCAACATAAGTATTTGTACCTTTATTGGTTGTATATTTATAAGTTCCTCCTTGTTCGATTGGATCTTGGCTAACTCGATATTTAGGTATAGACTTGACTTTAACTCTTGATTTATCTCTTACAACTACAATAGGCTTATCTGTTTTTTCATCTTTTTTCAAAACAATTTCTTTACTTCTCCTAGACACACTTCTCCATGCATCTTTATCAAGATCAAAGAATGTTGCAACTTTAGGTGATGATGGTCTAATTCCTTTAGGATGATCTTTTCTAGGGATATATTTCATCATAGTAGTTCCTTTTGCCGGACGAACTTCACCATTAAGTTTAATAAATTCAAAGTTAACTATTTTTTTTCTAAGAAGCTTTCTAAGTTCTGGAACTGAAATAGGTTCCCCATATAATAACTTTTCTAATAATAAGTTATCATAAAAATAATTAACTATGAACAAATCTCTAGCAGATTCGCATATTTTATATCCGAATAATTCCTCTGTTAATATATCCTTAATTAATTGTTCAGTCATTTCTAGAGATTAGTTCCCATTTTTCTTTTAAATTCCTTATTGATTTCTTTATATATTCTATTGATATTGTTTTTGATTCCTATGTAAAGAGCTGCCTCTGGTATAGGCTTTTGCGTAAAAGGATTTGTTAACTTCAATCCTCTAACAAAACTTCTTAGTTCTTCAACTATTTTATCGTAGTGATGTGTATCTTTGTCTAACAAGTAAAGAAAATAAACTAATTGTTTTTGCCATTTACTTTCTGGATTTCTTAATCCATATTCTTGTGCTTTGTTATTTACAAAATCTTGATCTAAGAAAAATCTAATAGCTTCAGGTGACATCTTTCCTTCAATCACCCCTTTCCAGAAAATTATACTTTTAAATTCTTTTCTTACATCATCAGGTGACTTAGGTTTTAAAATGTCTCCTATAGATTCTCGTACAATCATTTTTCATCAAATGGAAAATCTTCTACACCATCTGGAAGAGGTTCATCCTCAAATGGGGGTTCTGGTTCTCTTTGATAACGTGGAAATCTTTCATCATCTTCTAAATCATCGAAATCCATAGAGTAATCGCCGGCTTCTAATCCTTGTGCCTTTTTAACCATTTCTTCTGCTGCAAATTCTGGACTACTGCCAGATTTATATAAATCCTCAAAATCATCAGCATAAAATTCTATGAATGACTGAGCCTCATCTTCCATTACACCAAATTCTGATGTAAGAAAATTCATTAATTTTTCGTACCACTCAGATTCCGGAATTTCTTCATCTGTTTCTTCATCGGGTATAAAAAGTTCATTTAATGATTCTTTAACAAATGACTCGTTCTTAGATCCGCCGGTTTTACGTTCAATCATCTTCTGTATTTCTTGTGCAAGCGGCCAATCTTCATTATCAATAGCCTTATTCATCTCAACATTCAAAGCATTTAATCCTAATCCAGATAACCATTTCCTTATATCGGCTTCTGATTTTTCAGCTTTAGGTTCCTCTTTAGGCTTAGGTGGTTTATTAAATAAATTGCGTAGCTCTTCATCTTTCCCTTCATCCTCAACATCATCAAAATCTTCTACTCCTGGAGGCAATGGTTCATCTTCAGGTTCTTCTGCCGGTTCATCTATTGCCTGTCTGTATTTATAATCCTTTATTTCATCCATTGTTTCCATGATGAACATTTTGATAGTCTTCTTAGGTTCTTCTTTCTTAAGAAGTATGGCAGTAACAAGCTCTACAAATTCTTTAGAAGGCATTTTAATCATTTTTCCAAAAACAAATTCTCTCATATTTGGAATATCATATACCCCCTTAATTTCATCTGCAACACTATTAATATAATCTCTTAAATCTCTTGCGATATATGGTCCATAACGAATATCTCTTTGTTCATCGGCTAATGTATCAGTAGCGTCTAAAACTTTTTTAGCTCTTATTTCATCAGGATCTATTGCTCCTGCAGCAATTAATTCATAAATTCCCTTTACGGTTTCATGAACTAACATAGGAAGATCAAGTACACGAGCAATAATGGTTGGTCCACTTGGACCCTCTTCTCCTCCCTCACCGCCTTCTTCGTCATCATCGTCATCATCTTTAAATTTTATTTCCATCACATTAGCCATTTCTGGGTGCTCGTCAACCATCATTTCAAGATTTTGTGTTTCATCCCAGTCAAATTTTTTATTGAGAGCTAAAAATTGCATATATAGATCAAGAAGTCTATTGCTTCCTGTAATTTCTGCAACTCGATCTCTCATATCATACATCATAGAATGTACATTTTGCGCCTCTCCTTGCATTATATTATTGATAAGCTTTCGTTTATCGATATCATCCTGAATTCCGGGTAATTCTACTTGACGATTTTCAATTTCAAATTCTTTTTGTTTATTCTTTTCAAGCATTCTCTCAGCAATTTCTTGTTTTTCCTCATCATTAGGATCAACAATTTTTACATCAAGGGTAACCCCTTCAATGATTGGACCATAAAATTTTTGTATAACTTCTTTTCCTAATTCAGTTAATTCTTCTTCATGACCATGCTGAATCTGAAATATTTGACGAAGTAAATTGCCCATTTGAGCCATTTCTTGATGAGTCGGACCTCTAAACCCTCCATGTTGTTGTTGTGCTTCTTGGCGAATACGATTTATGTATTCTTGTGGGAGATTTAATTCTGCCTCAAATAAATTTAAGCTCTCTTTAACTCGTTTCATATTATTGTTTTATTTTATTTATATATAACAAATTTTCTTTAACTGGAACATTAAAACTTTTGTCAAATGCAGCTAATGATTTTGAATCCAAAGATGCACGTATTCTTGGATCATTTAGCATTAGTTTTAAAATTTTTAAATCCTTTGTTTTAGACCAATTAGCCAGAGCAAGTGATAATGCTATTCTATTGTTCAATGACGGATCTAATTCTGGATATTGCAAAAATAACTGTACTTTTTCAAATTGGTTATCTAAAATTGCCCTATTTAATGCATCGTTTGTTGGAATTATTCCATGATCTAAAATCATCTTAGTAATCTCAAAATTTACAGTTTCCAATGCGTGCTGTAAATTATGATCTGCAAATATATGTAAATCTAATATTTTTTTAAAAACTCGAGCTTTATTTTTGTTTATAGCCCATAAAAAAATTCTTTGATATAATCCTTTATTAAGTTTTTTTTCAAGAGCCCATAAAATCGGCTCTTCTATATCTTTGTACATTCCTATATTAATTAATTCTTCAGGAGATTTATCCATTAAAGATTTTCTTATTTCTTCCTCAGATTTAGGTTTGAAAATTTCTGATTCACCCAAATATCCCCATGCATCTTTATCAAATCTATATTTGAATGAACCGTTGGTCGATTGATAAACTTCTCGTCCCCTAGCAAATCTTAAACCTTTCTTTTCGTTTTTTTCAAGAATTTTATATAACTTATCCTTTACTTCTTGTAATTTTTTTATTTGATCGTCTGTTAGATGATATTTTTTCCATTTATTACTAGTTTTACTTTTTTCATGTTGTCTAAATTTCCAATCGATAGCTCCTAGGGGACTGAATTTATCATATTTTATTCCCATTGGATAATCCTTTTTATTTCTCCATTCTTCTATTCCTATAGGATTTATTCTTCCATCTTTAAGAAGTAGATCCATCATTTCGAAATTGAGATTATCTATAGCATTTATAAAAAAAGAAGATCTTTTATCTCCCCATGGATTTACCCTTTTATCTTTTAAAAGTAACTTTGCAATTTTAATATCATTTGTATTGACTGCTTCTTCTAAAGTAAAATTATCAAAAAATTGATTATCTTTAAGGGGATATTTTGATAATAAATACCTTATCATTTCATAATTTTTTTTACGAATTGCAAGATGTAACTCATGAAAGTCTCTATAAGGTTTGCCACGCATTAAATTTGCCTTTCGTTCTTCAATGGCATATTTCAATAAGTCTAAATTATTGTTTCGTATAGCAGCAAATGCTAAATCCTCAGGACTTAAACCTTGTTTTATTCTTTCAAGTTCAGCTTTAGACTTCGGTTTTAGAAACAGAGATGAATCTGGTTTTTCGGGTTTAGGAACACTAGTAGGTTCTTGACCTCGATATATATCTCTATTATAGAGATTACGATCGTCATCTGCTATACTTTCTCTAACAATCATTTGCTTTTCTTACTTTTGCCTATTTGTGAGAATGCTATTGCAATCGCTTGTTTTTGTCCCTCTTTAGTAACTGGAACTTTCTTTTTTGATTTGCCGATATGTTGTTCTCCTTCTTTCCAATGATGCATCACCTTATGGAACTTCTTCTGTTCCTTTGTTTCTTTTTTCTTTTCGACCAATAAAAAATCCTCTAGGCTTTCACATACTAGTCTCATTACAGTATATTATTTTACTTTTTTTCGCCTACAAGTTTCATATACTTTTTAGCGACTTCATCGGCAGTAGCTTTTGGTCCAGGAGTTACAGATGGTCTTTCTCTTCTAATTGGAGAAGGATGACTTGGTTTTGTTCCTGGTTTTCCTGGATGAATAGTCGGTTCTTTTGTTGGAGCTGGTTTCGAAGGTTGAGGATTTGCTAATTTTACTTCATCTTCTACTTCAGGTTCAACTAAACTTTCACGTACGAGTTTTTTTGCCATTTCTTTATATTTTTTTAATTCGGTTTCACTTAATTTACTTGACACTCTTTTATCTTTTAATAATAATGCAACAATTTCATTATGCCCATTTTCATATGCTTGTTGCAGCGCAAAATCTTCTTGGCTTGGATCGACTCTTTTATCTTTTAATAATAATTCAACAGCTTCTTTATTTCCAAATTGAGATGCGACTTTTATTGCTCTATTATAATCAGCGCCTGGATTAATTCTCTTATCTTGTAAAAGAGTATTTACTAATTTGTTATTTCCTCTAGCAATTGCAATAGACAATGCTTCAGCAACAGATTCTTCTTCTTTTTCCGGCTGCACTCTTTTATCTTTTAATAAAACATCGACAAGTTTGTCACGTCCAAATTCTACTGCCCAAACAAAAACTATAGAATTCTTTTGGCCTGGATCCAATTTATTATCCTTTATTAACTTAATAATTTCCTTTTCTAACCCAACCTTTAAAGCTTTATATACTAAACTATTAGGGGAAACTTTAGTTTGTGGGTTAGTTAATAATATTTTTATTATCTCAGGATTTTTTAATCCAGAATCGCTAGCAACTTTATTGGGATCTGCCCCGCGTTCAATTGCCACTTTAACTAATTCTGGATCGCCAATTTTCTCAATGGTAGTTTTTAGTAGTTCATCAGGGTTTTTAATTTTTAAAGCAGCATCAAAAATCTCATCTCTGCTTTTTGGCTTAAGTATTCCTCCAATACCTTGATGTTCCTGTTCGCTTATATTATATTTTCTTTTCATTTCAGGTGTGAATTTATTTATAACTCTTTCATCATTTAGTAATAATCTAATAATATTATCATGTTCATAAACTTCAGCACCAGTTAATGCTGCATTATTAACATCTGATGGATCTACTCTTGGGTCCTTTAATAATTCTCTAACTAATTGTGTATGTCCATTGCTAGCTGCCCACCTAATTAATTGATTTCTGTTAGAACCCGGATCCAATCTTGGGTCCTTTAACAGTAGATAAAAAATTTTGTTGTTATTTTTGTACTTTGCCTCCTCGTTCCTTTTAATATTCTTAGGATGTAGTGTTTTAGAGATAGCTAAACTTATGTGACGAGGCAATAAATCTCTCTTTAAAATTTGTTCCACAATTTTGGGGTCACCCCTATCCCAATCAACAGCCCACTCTAATAATTTTCCATTAAGTTCTGGAGATAATTCACGATCAAGGGCATAATGCAATATTCCAACTACACCCTTTGAAACAACTAGTTCGACAAGTTCTTTATCATTTAAACTAGTTATTTCGTTTTCAATTTCTTCAGGAGATTTTGGTTTAAATATATCTCCTAGAGCTTCTCTTACAAACATTTATAAATATTAATTTTAATCGGATAGTAAATCGTCGATATAATCTCTTGGAGCTACACTATCGTCTTTAAAGTGAGAAGCTTTGAAAGATCCATCTGGATTTACCGTTACTCCAATCATGGATTTTTTATCTGATAATGATTTGGTAAAGTCGTAAATAAAATATTGGTTTGAAAAAACGTCGGCATAGGAATCCCAGTAATTCTTAGAATAAGAAATACACCAAGATGAAGAACCTAAAACATTAGAAGCTGAATAATCAAGAGGCTTAATTACTAATAGGTCTGGTCTTTCCAATACTATTTCAACATTACACTTCTTATCTTTAATTTTTTTCTTAATAGCATCAATGTTAAATCCACCGGATAGATTTTTAATAAGTGCATCTGTTTCAACATATAACGATTTTGAGTCTTTAAACTTTCCTCCCTTTTTAGAATAAAAATCTTTTAGAGCCGGAGCATATTTAATGTTCAACTCAATCAATTTTCTTAATTCTTTATTGGCGTGTTGTCTCGCACGAGACGGAATAGAATTTATAACTTGATTAACTTTTGTTTCAATTCCTGAACCCTGAAGGAAGTCAAACAAATCCTCAATCGTTTTAAATGTATCGATTGGAGGTACCTTTGCTGTATGTGTTTGGAGCATTTGGTACACTTCTATAAGCTTTTCCCATGGTTCTCTATCTTGGAATAGCCATTTAGTAAACTTACCAATATAACCTATTCGGTTATCTCTTACCAACATTTGTTTTAACTGTTGAAACCGTGGGTCTTCTTCTGGAATCCTCATCTTAGCGAGAATTGCTCTTGCCTGTTGCATATTCTCGTTTAATAAACCGTATAAATTCTCTCTAACAATTGACATGCTAATATAATTTATTTTTTTAATATTTATTTGATTTTAACATATTTTTTAATCAAATTTGTTTAAATATGTATTTTCAACCTTATCACCGTTAACATCTATGATTTCCATACCCTCTTGTTTTACCTTAACGGCTAATACTTGATTAAATCCTACATTATCAGAATCTAGAATCATGTAAAAATTATAAAAAATATCATCTTGAACATTTCCATATCCAAATCCCCTTGATATTACCTCTTTAATATCCTCAGATTTTTCAATTTTGTAAATAATATAGGTATTTGTTTCTTTTACAATTTCTTTCTTTATTCCTTTAATTCTTCTCTTTATTTCTTCAATAACTTCTTCTGGTTTTTTTGGTGTTAAATATGATAGAACTTCTTTGTTTTTATAATCACTTCTGGCCGTTCCGTCATTATTCCTGTATTGTATTTCTTTTATTTTACCACCTGGTTGAATTGTTGCAGCAATCATTGATTTTTTATCCGATGCAGGCTTTGTAAAATCATAAATAAAATATTGATTAGAAAATGCATCTACATAACTTTGCCAAAAGGATTTAGATGTACAAATACACATTCTTTCTGAACCTATTGATTGTGAAGTATGATAATCTAAAGGTCTTAAAATAAGCAAATCCGGTCTTTCAAGAACAATATCTACATTAGACTTTGTTGTTCTTATTTTTCTTTTCATTGCTTCTAAATTGTAGCCTTCATGTAAATTTTTAATTAATCCCTTTACAGTTTCATAAAGCCATTCCTTATAATCTTTATATTCAGGCGGAAGTGAATATAATTGTGAATATCTATTGTATCTTCCCCCAGCTTTAGAAAAGAAATCAATTAAATCATCCGCATATTCGATATTATCTTGAATAAGAATTTTTAATTTATCTGTAACATTTTCTCTTGTTTTTGTAGGAATTGATGTTAGTACTTGATTTAATTTTGAAGATGTTTTTGCATGTCCTAAAAAATCATATACTTCTTCTGATCCTTTAAAGGTATCTAAAGAAGGCATTTTTCTTGGATTAGACTTCAATAGATCTTGTAGTTCTAAAATTCTTTCTAATGGCTCATGGTTTACAAATATCCATTTTGTGAATATTCCAATACGCCCTATATTATTATCGGCTAATCTCTGTTTTAATTCTTGAAACTGTTTATCCGATTCTGGAATTCTTAATTTTTTTAGAATGGACCTTGCTTGATCCATATTCTCATTCAATAGACCATATAGATTGGAACGAACTATCATCGATCGTTTAATTTTTAATATATATACACAAAAAAAAAATCCTTAGATAGCTCTAAGGATTTCATTCAGACAGTAGTGGGATTTTATCCACATCTTGAATAACCACATTCTGGATTAACACATTTCACACAGCCATCTTGCATTATGAGTTTATTTCCACAATCTGGGCAACTTTCACCATCCAATTCATCTTCTGGAATATACTTGGATAAATATCTTCTTACAACAGAGGAGAATGAAGAAACATTTTCATCAATCTTTTTAATGACATGAATAACTTTTTCAATTGGGGCACCATGTCTTAATAGCATTGATGCCGACAAAGTTAATGCACGTTCTTCAACTCTATTTGCAGCTAATTGAATATTATCTATTTCAAATTCTCCATTAACAAACTTATATTGCCCCTTTTTAATTTTTATAGTTTTGCCCTTTGTATTTTTATCCATTGGCGGATTTTCAAATGCGAAAATCTCATATGGTCTATTGGTATCTTTCCATAAACCTACTATAACAGCATATTTGACACCTTTAACAGTGGCAACATAATAATCAGCCTTTAATTCTTTTGGTCTTTTTGGAGCGTGTGTTTCTTTCAAATCATCTTCTTCCTCTTTTTTATTGGAAATTAAAACGCCTGCTCTTGAACCTTCTCTATAAATTGTTAACCCTTTGCAACCAGCTTTCCATCCATGAAAGTAGATATTATTTACCTCATCAATAGATATTTTTTCAGGAAGATTGTGTGTAACAGAGATAGAATGATCTACCCATTTTTGAATAGCTGCTTGCATATTGATTTTTTCATAGTAATCAATACTATGAGATTCTGATTTTCCCCAGGGGGATTTACTTACAAGATCATTTAGATCTTTTTCAGTTGATTGCTCTAAAAACTTCCTTGCACCCTCAAACGTGGTTTGAGACACTAAACTAAACCACTCTATAAAAGGATAATGTATTACATTGTATTCTTCCCATGAATCCCCATTTTGATCTACAAACACCACTTTAGCTCCTTCTTCGTTCGGATTTATTTTTCTTCGTCTACGATAGAATACCTTAAATACAGGTTCAATACCTGAGGTTGTTTGACACAAAATAGCAAGTGTTCCTGTAGGAGCGATAGACATGGTTGCTATATTTCTACGACCACTATTTAAATAGTTATTGTATTCCTTATGATCAAAGTTCTCACCAATAACTCGTCTAATAAATGGATTTCCAGCTTCGACATCAGCGTTCCAAACCAAAAACGGCTTTCTCTCACTTGCTAATTTTATACTTTCTCGATAGGAATTAATTGCTATGCATTTTTGAATATCTTCTGCCATCTTTGTAGATTTTGGAGTTGCATAATCCATACCCAAAGAGGCGAACATATCTCCTAATCCTAAAACCCCTACTCCGGTTCTTCTACCTTTCCTAAGGACATCAAGAACCTTTTTCCATAGATTTAATTCTGTTCTTTTTAATTCTGGGTCTTCAGGATCACTTTCTATTTTGTTAATAATAGCCTGTATTTTTTCTTCTTCAAGGTCCACGATGTCATCCATGAACCTCTGCGATAATTGGGCTACCTTAGCTAATTTATCCCAATTAAATCTGGCTTTAGGAGTAAATGGATTTTCTACTAAATTATATAAATTTATAGACCCCAATCTACAAGAATCAAAAGCACTTAGAGGGACTTCACCACAAGGATTTGTTCCTCTTGTTTCAAATCCAAATTTCCTATATGAATCTGCAGGGGATTCGTTTATAATGCGATCCCAGAACATTACACCAGGTTCTGCGTTTTTATGCGCTTGTTTTACAATGATGTTCCATATATCTTTAGCCTTTACCCTTTTGACATAAACACCTTTTTCAATACAAACCAATTTATTATATGGAAGTTGTTCTTGTAAAGTTATTTGTCTAGATTGTGTAGGATATGATAAAATATAGTCTTCATCATTTTCTACAGCTCTCATAAACTCATCAGTAACCTTTACCGAAATGTTTGCCCCCGTTATTTTGGATAAATCATCTTTAGCCATAATAAAATCTGTAATATCTGGATGATTTATGTGCATTGTAATCATTAATGCCCCTCTTCTTCCATCCTGGGCAACCTCTCTTGTAGATTCAGAATATCTGTTCATGAATGATACTGCTCCAGTTGATGAATGGGCGGAATTATTTACTAATGCAGTAGATGGTCTTAAATGTTCTAATGTTATCCCTACGCCGCCGCGGCGTTTCATCAATTGAACCATACTTTCATCAATATTGAAAATTCCTCCATAGGAATCAGCACCATTATCAATAAAAAAGCAATTACCTAAAGAAGAAACTGCTTTATTATTTCCAAGACTAAATAATATTGATCCTCCAAAAATGAAGTAATTGAAATCCTTTAATGTTTCATAAATTTCTTCGTAAGATAAGGGATTAGGATATTTTAATTCGTTTCTGTAAATTTCTTTTGATACTCTTTGTATTGTATCATCGGGGGTGAGTTCTTCAAAGTAACCTTCTTCTTTTGATTTAAGCGCGTATTTTTTAATCCATACGTTTGTCGCTAATGTGTCTCCTTTAAAATATTTAAGGCCAGCTTCTTTTAATTGTGGCTCTCGATACAATTGTTCACTCATACTTATTTTAATTCTTATTTTAGTTAAAAGATTTTAGTATTTATACGCCTTTAACTTTTCTTAACATGTATTTTTTATAGACTTAACAGAATTTTAACTCAAAGATTTCTGAACAGATTTTTTGCGTTCTTTGAGAATTTTTTCTAACTCAGCATACTCCTTTTCTGCTTTCAGGGACACCTTCTTAGCATCTTTTCGTTGAGAATAATAATCTGTTAGAATTTCAGAAAGAAATGGTTCTATGGTCTTGTCAAAGACTGCTCCACTTTCACATTTTACTTGATTTGGTTTTGGCTGATAATTTAGATCTTTAGTAACAAAATTCTCTACTGAAATTTTAAATTGTCTCATTATTGTCGGATAAAGAGACGCATAGTCGAAAGAAGCTACCCAACTATATAAATCGGGTGTTGGATCATATACAAAAGCTCCTTCATAATCAGCTCTTATATTATCTTGTTTAACCTTTGGGAATACTTGATTTCGTTGATATGCATGTCTTGTTAACGTTGCTTCTAACATTTGTATTGGAGAAAATGCGTTCATTGCTTCAACTCGAGTAATATTACTAAGGCCAAGAAATGTACCCATAGTTTTTAATTTCTTATGAATTTGTTCTACGAGAATCGCGTCAATCGCATTATAAAACACGTGTCTATCATAATCTTTTTCATAAAGATCTCTAAATGTTCCTGAATATTTAACTTTTTTGACACCTAACGCAGCTTCAGCAACAAAATCAAGAGTATTATTTTCTTTTGGGTCAATAGTTCTATCCCATTTTTTATAGATTTCTAGATAGTCTACAACAAGTTTGTGTTGAGGAAGCATGACATCAACCCTTTTACCTCTATCTTTTGTTTTATGTCTAACCCATTGTCTTGTTGGTGACATCCACAATATATCAATATTCAATTTTTTACAACGATTATAAATATATCTCCAGTCATAATTCCAAAAGTTCCATCCCGTAATTAATGGTGCGTGTCTTGCGTATTCCCATAAGAAACTATGAAGCATAGTTGCTTCATTATCATATTGTTTATAAATAAATGTATATTTTTTATCAAGACTTTCAATGTGTTTATTAATTTCCTTTTCAATAGAATCACATTGTGCACCTGATAATGGCTTTAAACCAAACACATAAACTTCTGGTGAATGACTCCAAGCAATAGAATTTATTCTATTATTGGCATCTCCTGGATCAGCAAATCCATCATCTGTTACATCGACTTCAATATCACATGAATAAAGTTTAGGAAAATTTCTCTCAAATAACGGTGCAACTATTTCATCTCCAGCGTCAAGGAAAAATTCTTGAATACGATGTTTATTTAAGAATTCAGTGGCAACTTTTTTTACAGGTTTATTGTCCCATGAACGAACATTTGGAAGTCCCTGATTTTCATATCGAGCATAAACATATTCATACTTATGCATTGGAGGAACGTTTAATTGCATAAACGAAACATCTCCTTCTCTGTTTATGTAAGATACGATTATTCCTTTATCTTGTCGTTGTTCTATAGTAATAATCATGCTTAAATATTTTTATATTATATACGAGGAAAGAAAAAGGTTTAGTTTTTTTTGAACTAAACCTTTTGGGCATGCATAGAGAAATTACCATACAGGTAAGGTTAGATATATTCTTTACAAAATGATTTAAGTTCTTCTAAATTGTTAAACACATAAACAGATAATCCTAAATCTCGCGCATATTGTTCTTCTTTATCCGCACCAGGTGAAGGAATTTCATCTCCCTTGGAATCGAAGACCCTTATCCTAATAAGTATATCACAAACAGCCAACCATTCTAAATCCCATTCAAACCATTCATGTTCTGGTCTATGCTGATATATTTCACAAAAATGATTTTCTAATGGTGCAAATGGTATAAATCCATGATCCATTAAAATGTGTTTAGCCTCTAATTGTCTTCTGACATTATCAGCTTGCCACCCATTACTGTATGGCGATGCTATGTAAACTTTTTCTTTTTTCATTTATTTTTTATTTGTTGATCCGAATCCTCCAGCACCCCTGTCATCTTGGAGTCCTTCATAAAATTCTTTTAAATTTAATTCCTTTGATTCTTCACTTGAATTTGGATCGATTTCTGTCGTATCAACTTCATTATTAAATACTGGGGTTTCCACAAATTGGATAAGTTTCATATCTTCATAAATTCTTACACAATCAGTTCCTGTGTTAATAATTCCAATATGAACTTCTCCCTTATAGGTATAATCTACAACTTGTGCGCTAAATACTAATCCATCTTTTGTTGCTACACCCGATTTATTGGCAGCTATTAATGCTCTTCCTGGCTGTGCCATTCTACAATGAATACCAGATGGAATTAATACTCTTGAATGGGGAGGTAATATGAAATATGGTTGGCCCTTCTTTTCGTCAAATTTAATGGGTCCGGCAATTGGTTCATTTAAATTATAAGAAACACATCCACCTGTGCCAGTAATAGTCAGTGATGTATTAAAATGATTAGTATTTTCAGAAGTATCAGGAAATAATTTAGAATTTTTTGATTTAAGATCTTCTAAAAACTTCTTTGTAAATTTAGGAACAAAAAAATCTATTCCTGCATCAAATGGATAGGCCCGTTTAGGAGATGAAACCTCACGAACTTTTAAAAATTTAATCTTCTCTTTTGCCATAATAAAACTTTTATCAATTATATTATGACAGACTTAAGAAGTTTTCTAATGATAGTATTTAGATAATAAGTTTTTAACTATATCCCAGGGAATTAATACGTTGCTGTGACCTAAAATTCCATCTTCTCCTGCAAAAATTTTTCCTTGGGGTCCTGGATGTATATCATAAGTTATACCACTTAATCGATAAGATTCATTAATTTTTTTGGTTTTAACTTTGGATTTGACTTTATATTTAGGGTTCTTAGGTTTTTCAACATTCACTTGATGTACTTCACTAGCACTTGTATTTTTCCCCTTTTTAAAATTTAATGGAACCCCCATCTTTTTGGCCATCATCGAACCAATTTTATCATATGGACTAATATTTTCCTCATTTAAAACAAGATCAAGAGAGGGATAAAATTCTTCATTAGATTTTTGAGTATAAGGACCTAGAGAAGAGTCCCCCCATTTATCCCCACTTCCTGATGAGTTTGATTGTGGGGGTGTTGCATTACCCATTCCTGGAGTATTATTTAAAGTGGACATTGGGGTACTTGCTCCACCCATGACATCTTCATTCATAAGTAACATATTTTTTATTATATATTACTTTATCAAAACTGCGTTAATTCCTGGAATAGTTTTTAGATGATTTATGGTAAGATCATTATCATCGTAGATAGTGATCTTAGAATAATATGGTTTGATTTCAGAAAGAATTATTTTTTCTTTTAATTGTGGAATATCTTCAGCCCTAACATCTGGACTGCCAACACAATAGATATTTTCAGCAGGAAGATTATTAATTTCATTTCTTCTTAAAAATTCAATAATTGCTGGTTTAACAGTTTCTCTTCTTGCTGTTATGATAAAAATAGGAACATATGATCTTGCTTCTTCTGCAGCGTCATTATAAATATGAAGTAAATACCAAGCAGGACCTTTCTTGGCTTTAATAAATTTGGCATTATCAAATTCACTGAAATCAAATTCTTCATTAGGTTGTTTGATATAATGATTGAATTCATCAGCATCCATAGATCTTATGTATTTACCATCTCGGTATAAATGGGATCTTGCTGAATCTTTTACAAGAGTATCATCAAAATCAAAGATTACAGCTTCATTACGCACAGTTTTTGCCCTCATAATTATATATTCGAAAAGCAAATATAATAAAAAAGGGGTCATTTAGACCCCCTTTATAAAGAATTTTTAAAATTATTTAACTGTTATAGTAACTTGTTTTCCGCCAGAAAATTCTGTTTGTTTCATTGGAGTTTGTTTTTGTTTTCCTGCAACTAGGTTAGGAGTTTTTTGATTTTCTTCTCTTTCCATACCTTCTACACTTTCTTCTACATCCTCTTCTTCTCCTCCAAGTTCTTCACCTTCTTCTCCTTCAAGACCTTCAAGTTCGTCTCCTCCTTCTAGGCTGAAATCTTCACCTTCTAGTTCTTCGGCACCCTCTTCTCCAGCACTTTCAAGATCTTCGTCACCTTCGATTTCTTCTCCTTCAAGACCTTCTTCGTCTTCTACTTCTATTTCTCCACCAAACATTTCTTCGATATCAACACCTTTTTCTTCAAGCCATCCTCTTAAAGCTTCCCATGAATCAGCAGAAACTTTAATCTGATTTTCAACAGGTTCTCCTTCTTCGTCAACTACTTGTTCAGCATCTACACCTTCTTCAGATAATTCTTCAATAGCTTCTTCAACATTATCAACTGTAATGACGAATTCAGTTATTTCTACTTTTTCTTCGCCTTCATCTTCAAGCTCTTCACCTTCTTCTTCTTTTTCTTCACCTTCATCTTCAAGCTCTTCACCTTCTTCTTCTTTTTCATCTTCAGAACCTAAATCGAGATCATCAAAAGTTAATTCATCCTCAGCTTCCTCTTCTTCAGCTTCATTTAATTTCTGACCACGTTTGGCTTTGATGTTTTCGATAATCTTTTTGATTCTTTCTTTTGTAGACTCATCCATTTTTTTGTCTTCTTTGTCACATTCTTCAATTTCTTCTTTTTCTTCGTTGCATTCTTCAACTTCTTCGTCATAGAGTCCTGGACGTGGATAACCTTTTGTGCGATCTACAAAATCATAATTACCTACTTCGTCTTCGAGTTCTTCTTCATCAAAATCTTCAAGATCTTTAGAACTTCTAATATTTCTTAAAGATTTAAGAGGAGCCATTTCGTTTAATTTTCTACGAATGTTTTTGGTTTCTGATTCTGAAATCTGTGATGGACTTGCAAATCTCTTAGCCAATCTTTGTCCGATAGGAGACAATTTAAAATAAGTTATGCCATTTTTACTTTCAGTAACAAAGAATTTAGAATTTCTCTGTAACCACATATTTGCAGAAGCAATAGGATTCTTAGAACCTTCATTTAATCCGGCAATAAATTTTTTAAGGTCTGTCTTTGTTACTCTTTGGCTTTCAGCAACAAAAGATAGAACCTGATTTCTTAATGGGGCTGTTGCTCCAACGACTACTGGTTGTCTTTCACCATATCCGCGTTTGAGTGTTATAGTTTTGCTCTCATTAAGATACGCGTCAAGCGTAACTGGAACATACGATCTTTTCATAACATTAAATTTTATTTTTTTATTATATATTCATGTTTGAAATTAATAAATTGCATAGTTTAACATAACATCATTTTTTCTTCTTCATCTTAAGAAGAGAGTCAAGTTGTTTTTGTTGACTATCAATAACTTCTATATGTTTTCGTAGGTCACGAACAACAGAAGTTGTATCTAATTTTGAAATAGAAGAACTTTTTCGAATTTTTAACGAATCTTTTTGTATTTCAGCAATAATTAGTGTAGGTTCTTCAGCAGGGGCGGGTGTTGGTAAAGGCATCATTGTATCGATTTGAAACATGATGCTATCATTTGCGGGAATTTCTTTTTTATAAGTATTGCCACAAGATGAAATTACAAAAAGTAAAATAACTAGTAAAATTTTTTTCATTTTTCTTTCATATATTGAATGATTTGGCCATTTAACTCAGATTGCTTAGTTATATACTCGTTGATTTTTTTTACTTCTTGTTTGAGCTCATTTATTACTTGAGTATTTTGTTCTAAAACAACTTTCATTTTAGTTTTATTTGTAGTGGAAGTTACTATCCAGCCAATGGATGTTGCAAAAAATAGAATAATGAATACAATATCTCTAAATTTTGTCATAAATAAATCCCATAGGCTCTTATCAGTTTTAGTAGGCATTATTCATTTATTATTTTAGTTACTTTGCCATAAACTTTTTTAGTCCAACCATTTAAATGGCCATGGTTATTCCCAATCAAAACCCCTCGTTTATCATTCTTAGCTTTAACGAGATGAGTATAACACGATCCCCTAACTTTGCAATAAACTATATCTCCTTCTTCTACATCTTCCCATGTACATGGTGTAATCTCTACTGGTTGTCTGGACATCAATATAGGAGTCATTGAATTTCCAGGTTCTTTACTTATTATTGTTTCTCCAGCTTGTAATTTTTCAATTTTCCAATTCATGACATTTTAGATAATAAATTCAATATTTCGTCATTTATGTTATCTTCAGATACTCCTAATTTATTTAATCTCAAAGTTACATTTACAATGGTTTTAACTAGTCGTTCAGGTATTTTTGGTATTCGAATTGGTAGAGGTGGTCTTAAAGAAGATTTAAATGAAATTACTTTAGTAGCTAAATCATCATAATTTGGATTTTGTGGTCCTGTCCATTCATATCTAGAGGTTTTTCTACTAGTTCCAACATTGGTTAAAATTCCCATTTCTATAAGTTTACGAAGATAACCAGTTGATAATATACCATTAACATCATATGTGTGTAACCCCCCGATAATTTCATGAGATTTAAAATCATCATGAATTTTTTTCAATCCGCTAGCAACATATTGTTTAATATTTGAAAAATCTTCATTAATTAACTTTGCTCTCATAATATTCTTTATCTATTTTTTCTTTGTCATCTAAAAGATATTCATATTCTTTTTTGTCTATTTCTTCTACTTCACCAAATAAATTGGCTAAATATCCAATAATATCTAATTTGTTTAGTCGAGTATCGAATTGAATATCTTGAATAGCTTCATCACCTTTTACAACTCTTGTGGTCCATTCATCATCTTCATCTTCTTTGTAAATTTTTGCAACTACTTCTTCATCTGTATCAGGTTCTAAACGAATATAAAAAACGTATTCATCTTGAGGTTCATCTTCATCCTCATAATTCATTAATTCTAATTCTGTTTCAATATCTTCTTGTTCAACAAGTTGGGGAACATAAGGAGCTTTATCTTCAGCTTTTAGGGTTTCGTCTACTATTTTCTCCTCTTCCCCTGGAGTAAAAGGGTCAGGTCGATCCTCCGTATCGACAATTTCGTCACTTATATTACTATAATCTTTATCTTCATCATAATCCTCGATAGTTTCGGGAACACCCATAAACATTCCATCTTCTTCATCAGGTGATGGAAGAGCTATTGTGTCTTGAGGAATCGCAGGAAGTTCTTCAGGAACTTGTTCTTCTTCACCTTCTCCATCTACGTTAATATTAATATCAATGTCTACATCTTCTGGATTATCTTTAACACCTTGATTATCGTAATTTTCAATATAATCTTTAATATCGGTTAATTTCTGAAGTTCCTTTTCTAAATCTTCTAATTCAGTTTGTATTGAACTAGTTATATCGTCATAAATGGATTCAGCAACTCTTGTTGGTGTTCGCATATTTGCATTAAATTTTCCTATGTTATCCCCTCCGATATAGCTTTCGTTTTCGTCATCACCACCCCAAGCTTGGCGAATTTTATTAAATTCAACCCCAGTATCTTTCCAATTGGTTTCCATTTCAATAATCATAGAGGCAACATTTTCTGCTGTTTCTCCCTTCTTAAAATATTTTTTTATAAGAGGTTTATATTGGTAAACTAATCCTTCACCATCATGATATGTTTCATCGATGCTTGCGATTACTTCTTCCATAAAATTTTCAAATTCTGGATTTGGAGTAAATGATTCATTAGTTCCTTCTTGTGGTTTAGCTTCTGTAGTAGTTGTTTCTGCTGGTTTTGTTTCAGCAGCCTTTTTGTCTGGTTGTGCTTTTTCTTTTTCTTCTGATTTAACACTCGCAGCGGCGGATTTAGCTTCTATTGCGATTAAATTCTTTTGCAAGATATTCATCTCCGAATCTAACTGATTAACTTGTTTCATTAAGTTATCTCTACGAGTCTGTTTATCAGCCATCTGCTTCTTAACTGCAAGATATTGTTGTGCGAGAGTTGAATCTGTAATACTTACATCTTCATTGATTCTCTTTACTTTCATATAGACTTTTGCCATGATAAGCTTTTATTTTATTTATTTATTATTGGTCTCTTAAGTGCTTCTTTATAAATATTTGGATATTCTGATTTAATTTGCTTATAAATTTTTCTCCATTTAAATCCTTGATTATCTAAATCATACAAATCTCCTTCATCGATCTTATGTATTACATCATATAAATAACCTTCTCTCATTGATTTCCATCCATCCCAACCATTAAACATTATCCAATATGATAAATTATCTAAAAAATCTTTTCCTATAACTAAAATGTACATTTCAGAAGAAAAATTCCATACACGAGATTTTATAGCTTCTCTTTCTATAACAAAATTTATATAATGTTCTTTTAAATTTGAAGGAAAAATATCCTTAGCATTTGTAAGAATTTCTTTGTCTGATTTAGGTTTTAAAATATCTCCAATAGATTCATATATGAACTTGGCCCTCATTATACGAATTTATTTTCTTTAAAATCAACAGATATAAATTGACCGCTCCAAGTTCGGTATTCGCTTGACATTGAATCAAATAATCCCCAAATAGACGGAGGTGTTACTTCTTTAAATTTTACGATCAATTTATCTTCAATAGCTCTAAAAGCCGGAAGTTGATCTTTATTATCCATTTCTCCAATATTGAAATCCTTTTCAACTCCAATACGACCACCCATAACTTCATCTTCAAAATATAACTGTATCGCAAATTGTGATTTTTTTCCAGTATCTGTTATAAGAGCTATTGGTTCAAATTTTGGACGCAAATATTGAAACAACTCAGTTAAACTCCAAGATTGCATTAAGAAATATGCAATGACAACATCTTTATTTTCAATAGCAACTGCGTCTAGTTGTGCTTTAATAAGATCATCGGTAAATAAAAATTTATTACCTTTCATTCTTCTTTCATTAGAAACGGAACCAATAACCACGGGACATTTCCAATTCCGATGCATAGACCTTATATTTTCCACTTGAGAAGTTGTAAATGGACGACATTCAGTTATGTATACTACGACTTTTTCTTTTCCTTTAACAACATCTAGCATAGCAGGTTCAAAGGCCTTTTGAACAGATGCGATGACTCTCATATTGTCAATATCGGATAACTGTCTATGAGTCATTGCGCCAATAACAACATTATCAGATCTAACTTCATTGATTGTGTTTTCTACTAATAAACCTACTTGAGGTTGGGTTTCTACTTCTTCATTAATTACATGCTTAATGACATTCACAAATGTATTGAATTTATTTACAGCTGATTCTGATAACAATCCAAATTCCTTTTTAGGTTTACGTAATGAAGATATAATAATTCTAAATAAAGCTTCATAAATTTTTCCGCCTTTCTCAAGAATATCGATAGTTTTCTTATTTTTAATTAATAACAAATTCAATCCTCCATAATATCCATATGCTGGTGGCGTTAAATAATCTGGTTTAACACTTTCAACTATATTTGGAAATTGATCACAAAATTTATTAAAAATATCAGAGGTCAATTCTAAATACATCTCATCAGATGTTTTGCCTTCTAATACTGGAATTTGATAATTATCCATGAATCTATTTAGATTCAAAAGTATTAAGTCATAAAAATCTCTTGACGATTCTTCTTTTTCATATGCTTCATTAAGAATATCAAATTCATATGAAACTATTTGAGCTAGATCTTTATCCCTCTTGATTATAATGCCTTCTATAATATTTTCTTTTGAATATGTTTCTCCGAATAGACGGGTGATTGTTTTAGCAAAATTTTCATGCCATTTTTCTAGATTACCCTCAGCATAATTTTTTAATACGTTCTTTTGTTCTTCATTTAATATTCCTGCAAAAATAATTGGGGGTCTTCCAAGGCCCAATGTTGTAGCCCATTGATTTACTTCGTCATATTCATAAACTTCTACAACTTTATTGTTCTTGCGCAATGTAATATCCGTTAGAACATATTTTGGAATTTTTGAATATGGAATTCTTATAGGGCGTTCAACTGGAGTATAAGCGACTCCAAATCTTAAACCTTCGGGAAGCAGAATATCTCCAATTATTGTTGATAATTCGATAATGGCATCTTCCCATACATTGGTGAGTGTTCTTTCAATTAGATTTAATTCAGTATTGTCCTTTTTAAAGAATACTAAATGATCTCCATGCTTTTCAAAAAGGACTCTATAAGTATCTAGTTTCTCAGTGATTACAATTTCATCGCTAAGGAATTTTTCAACATACTCAGATCCTCTTTTTTCTAAAATCGTCGTTAAAGTATTTAATCCCATATTATTTAATTTTAAATTTGATTAATTTTTAAAGATTGGTCTTTCCAGTCCCATTCAATTGGTTCTTTTTCTCCAAAATATTTTATTTTATAATTCTTTAAGTATTCTTCTACATCAACATAAAAGTCATCATCCCATCCATCTGCAAACCAAAATTCTAAAAATTTTCCATTAGCACCTAATCCTACTTCAATACCTCTTCTATCAGACCATGGATGTCTAGGAGACTCCCATTTATCCCATATTGCAAATATATCATCTATAATTCTAGATTGTTCGTCACTCCAGCTTTCATTGATGAATTTTGCTCGCATAATTGTTTTATTTATATATCAAAAAAGAAACGCTCCTCGTAAGGAGCGTCGGGCTAAAGATACTATCTTTAGGGGGGTACATACTTAGTTACGTTTCATAACGAAAGAGGCTTTACTAAGCAAATTTATCTAGATATTCAGTTTCAATTCTTGTTCCTCTTGCGTCCATTGCATTCATTTGACCATCAGGACTTACTTTGACCCCTATTATTTGTCTAAATCCTACTGTAGAATTATCGAGAATTAAATAGAAATTATAAAATACATCTTCATCTCTTCCACCAAAACCCTTAACTATTTCTTTAATATCATCACTTCTTTTTACTTGGTAAATAGTAAATTCTTTAGTTTCCTTTATAGTTTCAAGAGGTTTACCTTCAAGACGTCTTCTTATCTCATTCGTTACATCTTCCTGAGATTTCGGCTTTAAAATTGAATTAATACCACCTAATTGTTCTCGAACGATCATTTCTTTTTTCCTCCACAACAACCACGCATTCTTACAACCTTAGTAGAAACAGGTTTTGGAGGCGCGGGTTTAGGTTTAATGTTTTTCTTAGTAATTACCCTTAATAATCTTCTCATAGTTACTCTTTACCTGGTTTTTCTGCTGCTTTTGAAACTTTTATGCTAGGATATTTTCTTTTTACAGCTCCTGATACTTTTTTAACTAATGATTCAAGAGAACCTGAGTACCATGAAGGAGCTGATTTGTATTGGCTTGCTCTTGCCAAAGCATTTCTGGCCTGCGCCACACTATTGATAGGAAAATGATCTTTATCATCTTTTACACCTTTACTTCCTGCTGGAAAGACAACATCACCTCTGTTTCTTAAAGCAGCTTTTGGGTCTTTCTTTTCATTTAGTGCATCTATTTCTTTGGCACTTTCATTAAGTTCAAATCTTATTTCTTTTACAAAGTTATCTGTAGAAAGTTTTATCGATTCTTGAATAATATCAGAAATAATATCTGGAGAAAGAATGTCGGTAACTCCTTTAGCCTGTATTTCAGTGTACATTTCATCAATTATGTCGTAAAGTTTCCACTTTAATTCTGATTGACGAAGTGCTTCACTAATAACCACAGATGTTTTGTTCTTTAAGAAATTTCTCTTTTGAAGGATGGTTGAACTCTCACTTAATACATCGGATCTAATCTGTAAGAATTTCTTGCCTTTTTCAGATAACCCCTCTTCCTCGGTCCAATAGGAATTTAGTTCGGCTAAGAAGGTGACCTGTTCCTCCTCATTCAATGTATAAAAGTCAGATATTCTATACTTATCTAGAAGTGTACTATAAACGCTCTTAAACTCACCTAAAACCTTGTTTTCGAATAATTCTGTGGCCTTAGTTTGCTTTTCTTTATAGACATCATAAAACTTTCTCATAATAAGAATTTTATTTTATATATTATATATTATTCATCAAAAAGTGAAAGTTCTCCTGAATTTTTTTGGCACAATTTTTGAACTATATATTATATATCTGACTGTTAAAATAGCCGCTTGAAAAAATGAAAAAACTCTTATTGACAATCGCTTTATTAATCACAGGATTAATTGCGACAGCCCAAATAGATACGACAGGAATGTCGGACTATGAAAAATATTACTATATTAAAAATGGTGATATTGATACTACCAAAAAAGTACAAACTAAAAATGTAGAAAATGACGATCTTTATTATCAACCTTCAAAGGATCAAAAACATGTTACAACGATATTTAACAGAAAACCAAAACAACCTAAACCAGAAGGATATTATAGAGGTTATAATGATGGATATGAAGAAGGTGTAGAAGATGTTTCTCGTCTTTTCGATGATGATTTTTCCTATGCAAATAGATTTTACAGATTTAATTACGGGTTTGGATTCTCATATTATAGCCCTTATTGGAGATTTCATTATGGATATTATGATCCTTTCTGGTATGATCCGTTCTATAATCCGTTTAGATGGGACCCATGGTATTGGGATCGTTATTATTATATTCCTTATTATTCCTATAATTATTGGTACACACCTTATAGATATGATTACTGGTATGGTTATAACTATTATCCATACACATACAATTACATCTATATAAACAATCGTACTCCTAACAGAGGTTATGGAGCTTTAGGAAGTCGATATTATTCCTATCAATCTCCAAATAAAAATATATCCACTTCCAGAAATACTTATCAAAAATACCCTACTACATCTTCAAAGGGTTCTATTTATGAGATCAATAGAAGAACTTCTACATCTACATATAGTAAGGGAGTTACTCAATCAACTAATGTTCAAACTAAACAAGAGCCAAACGTAACTAGAAGAACAGAGGCTTATAAAAAGCCAACTTATAATAGTGTTGAAAGATCATATACACCCTCATATAGTTCTCCGAGAATGAGTACAAAACCTCAATATAATAACACTCAAATTAATAGATCATATAACTCATCTACAAGTAAATCATATTCGGCTCCTACACAACCTAGAAGTACAACACAATCTAGAACATATACGCCGTCACCGGCACCTAGTCGATCGACATACTCGGCCCCAAATACTAGTTCGTCATATTCAACTCCTAGTAGAAGTTCTTCGAGTAGTTATAGTAGTGGAAGTTCAGGTTCTTCAATGAGTTCAGTTTCTTCAATGAGCAGAAGTTCTGGAAGTACAACTAGTTCTGGCGTGAGTAAAGGAAGGCGATAAAACTAAAAATAAAAATGTAATATAGTGAAGGAAACTTCACATTCAAGTGGTGGTAATAAAAGAAAGAGGGGATTTTAATCCCCTCTTAATGTTTCAAATACTTTCTTGGCTTTATAAGACTCTTTAATACCTAATCTTTCTCTTTCTCTTTTCTTCATTAATTCGTCGAATTCTTTGTTTTTTCTTTCTACGTCTTTTCTTATTTCACCCCCGTATTTTTCTTCTATCTCATCAGCCAATTTATCCGTTCCATAAATAAACCAATTTGTGCCACCATCAATACAAATAGATGAACCCATTCTTCTATCCCATGCATGATCTAATCCTAATAAGGTAGATGCATAATATTGTCCTGGTGTGCCATCCCAATATTGTGCATTTGGGATTCCAGTCATTGTGCCTTTATCATCATCTGTTCTTTTTTGAACAAAATGCACAACAAAATGTCCTTCTTTATCTTTTTTAACTACCGCACCATATTCCTGATTTCCTGTTCCATATAATTTAGTGTCCATTAAATTAGGCAATTTACCAACTAATTTATTTTGCATATGTATAGCCTTAATTGTTGCATCTAATAAGGCTTTACTAATCCAACGGTTCCAACTTGAATCATCTTTATAAGTTTCTTGATATTTTGCAAGGCCTTCTGCTAATTCTGCTAATGAAATATTATGCTTTCTTGCAAACCACGTAACTTTAGATAAATCAGAGGTATAGTCCGACGGAAAATCCGCATCATATATTAATTCATGAATAATTTCGGAAATCATTTAAAGCTTTATTTTATATATTTTAAAGCTTTACTTTAAATCTTTTGAATGGAAATCTTTTATCTTTATAAATGCGTTCTCGCTCTTCGGAATGGCGCATTAAGTAATTTTTCTTTTGAAAGCCTGATCCGTATTCAAAATTATCTGAGAAATCAATAACTTGAATTTTTTCTTTACCCTCCATTAAACGCATACCACGACCAAGAATTTGTCGTACAATATATTCTGATTTATTTGACTCAACAATATAGATATTATGAACATTAAGAATATCGATACCTTCAGAGAATGTTCCGATTGAAGCTATTAAAATAACATGTTCTTCATCTTCCATTCTCTTTTTATAGTAGTCCCTATTATCGGCTTTAGTCCCTCCGTCAATGTAATATACATTTTTATCAGAGTTTTCTCTTAACCAATCATAGATGTTTCGACCATAAGAATTTTTAATATCTGAAAACAAAACTAAGGAGTTTTTTGTACTCTTATTAATTGTTTCACAAACATATTTAAATCGTTTACGGTCGTCTCTAGCTGTATCTTTTTCTAATGCTAAGAGTTTGGCTCCATCTTTTAAATCAGCGCTGACATTTCTAAGATCATAAAGTTTCTTTTTTAAATCCGTAGTTAAATAATCTAATTCAATTCCAATTACATGAACAGGGGTTGCATTACCTGTCGCAATTAAATCTGCAGATAAAAGTTCATATACTTTAGGACCTAAATAAGACTGTATCATAAAGGAATCACAAGATCCTTCCTTGGGTAATGTTCCCGTTAACCCAAATTTATATTTAGCATTATGACATTTAACTATAATGCTTTTTATAGAATTGGCCCTGGCATGATGGGTTTCATCGATACATACTGCATCAAAATTCTGAAAATATGAGAGGTCTTTTTTTGCTAAAGATTGAAATGTTCCGAATACAATATTTACATCTTCTTCAGTTTTCTTTGCTGCCGCAAACACACACTTACTTTTCCAATTTGGTTTTTTGTTACAACGATCTTCATACTCGTAGAATTTTTCTTCTGTTTGAGTTACAAGGTTTATGTTTGGAACAACATAAATCATTCGTTTAATTATGCCTTTATCTAACAAATATTTAAATATCATAAAGGCAATAAGTGTTTTACCCCCAGAAGTTGAAATTTCTTCAGTGCAATAGCTGTATTTTAGAACTCTTTTAGAAGCTTCTGTTTGATAATCTCTAGGATAGAAATCTTCGGCATCTTTGAAATAGTCTTCTACCCAATCATCAAAATCTTGACCATTGTAATCTCTATTGGTAAAGAGTTCGTTTGCTTCTTCAATTTCTAAAGGAAAGCTATATTTGTCAGCAAATTTTTTTATTTCTTGCCACAAACCTATCGGAATTCTATTATACTTGTCAATGAATTTGACTTCTCCATCCCAATGAGGTATTTTTTTCTTGATAATGAACCAATTATCAACACGTTTAGTGAAACTATATTGAATTTGTTCTAATTCAAGAGCTGTACTATCAACAACTTGTAAAAATTTTTTATCAGCCGTTATTTTTAAACGCATTTCTTTTCTTTCCTAATTTTATTTGATGGAGAAGTGGCGCGGTATATTATTCCATTGTGCATTATTCTTTACTGCCTAAAACTTGTATTTCGCTTTGATTGCTTGTTTGTGATTCATCATCAAATTTGATAATTACTTCGTTGTTTTTATTTTTAGTTATATCTTTTATGTATTTTATTTTTGCATCATGTATTACTATTTGACCTTCACGTAATTTACCATAATATTTCATTTTTTAAGATTATTTTTCATCAAGATAATTCATCTTTAGTTGTTTGCCCGAGATAATCATATTGATCTCCACCTAATCCTGAAGAAATTGATTGCCATCCTAAATCTTCTTCTTTTGGCATTACTTTTCCGCAAGTAGAACACACTAATGTATGTGGAGAAATATGACCAGACGCCCACATATAATTAACATATTCAGTTTTCACATGTTTGCACTCTTCTCGAATCAATTCGATTTCTCTTTCATATACTTTAATCATATCATAACAATCTTCAAGTCTTTTCTTGAGATTTCCATCTATGATTTCCTGTTCATTTATTATGTGTTCCATAATTATTTACCTCTACTTATTTGTTCAATTTCAACCTTATATTTTATACCATATATTATATTATCGATGGTGCCAATTGTTTGAGAAATAAATTTTGCATGATTCTCAATTTCCTCTCTCTTCTCTACAATATCAGACATTTCCGAGAGAATTTGTAACTCTTTAGTTCTTTCATTTGGAAATCTAACTTGAGATTTAAATGAATAGTGCTGATATTTTTCTGACCATTCTTTAGTGTATGCTCTACTTACCTTTTTGAATATGGAAATAAGATAATGATAATATTCAACAGCCCTTTGACGCTCTGTATAAATATCAACCATTAATTCACTAACTTTAAAGATGTCCTTCATTCTATCTGACATCTCTTTTATTCTACCAGAATATTCAATTCTTTCTCTAGCAAATCTTGCTTCAAGAGTTTCTTTTGGTTTATCTGGTTCCTTTGTCTCATTTGAATCATTTGCATCAAAAGAGCTTAGAATTTGTTGAAGAGTCTCTTGCATTTCTTTTAATATTCACTATATTTATTTTACCCTTTTTTCCTTTGGGTTTTAACGGAATTTCGTAATTAAAATCGGGAATTTCCTCATCGATTTCAAACCTAAAATCTAAATGAGTTTTTAATCCCCTACTTTTTCTTTTTATCTTCTTCATTTAACTTAAACCTTATATTTTTATCGGTCCATTTTTTCGGATCAAAAGGTTCGTAAGTAACTTGCCATTTCTTTGTCTTAACTATTCTTCCTGTACCATTACATTCTTTACATGTTTCAGAATAAAAATCATATTCACCTTTATGATAATCGGCTAATTCTGACCATTTAAAAACACCTGTTCCATCACACTTTTTGCAAAGCATGATCTCATGTTCGGTTCTAAATTCGTCTCCCATAATTAAATATCAATTATATCCAATGGATCATTACTAAAATAATGATCAAATAATGGAAGTTGTTTTCCTTCTTTTTTGGCAAATATTACGACATCGTTTAAATCCCATTTTTTTCTGTATGGTAAATTCATGTCTTTTTTTAATTTTTCCCAAAGAAAAACAGACTTTCCTTCTTCTATTATTTTAAGCGTTTTTTCCATCCCGGTTTTGTCATCGTCAAACCAATATCGTACTGGAAGATCTAATGGAAATGATTTATTAGCTCCCGTATTTGCAACTGAATTCTTATACAAAAAGGAGTCAAATGGACCTTCAAATATAGTAATAGGTTGACTAAAATTCAAATGGAGGATTCCAAATAATTGAGATATCGCATCCATTTCATCGGCAATTTTTCCAACTATCTTTTCTTTGCCTAAAAGTTCGTATAATTTTGATAAGTTGAAAGTAATATATTTGACATCACCTTTAAATAATCGTTTTTGAGCTCCAATTATCTTTCCTGATGGTGTTAAATTCAATATTAATAAATAATCTCTTGTAGGACTATAAAGAAATTTTTCTTCTTTGAATTGTAATCTTCTAACTAACCATGACCAGACAGGAGACTCTTTAACTTCGGTTAAACCAAATTTCATTTTGAGCTCCTGTCTGTCAATGGCATGTCCCTCTATGGTCTTCACATCTAATAGGAGGGATATATCATATTTCCCTCCGGATGTGGTGGTAAAATCTCCTAAATTATTTGAGATATAATTGACTACATCTAATTCTAAATCAATTTTGTAATTTTTGAAGAATTGATCTACTCTCTTAAATTCTCCACAATTAAAACATTTGTAATAACCTTTGTGCTTTCCTTCTAAAATAATATTTCCACGTTTCTTAAAAGAGCTTTGCATTGAGTCTCCGCAAATTGGGCACGCAAACGATATGCGATCACGATGAATTTTAATTTGTTGTTTAGGAATTATATCAGGAAAACGCTGTTTCAAAATTCCATTTAACAAGTAAATAAGTCGTTCTACATATTCCTCCTTTGATATAGTTTTATCGAAATCTATATCAAAATTTGTATTAAGATTTATGTTTACATTTTTCTCCATGCCATCGACCATAATTTCCTATGTTTGTTTTAATTCCACAAAATTCACAAGTTTTTTCTATTTTATTAATGGCGTCCCAAGCGGGTTTTCCGAACATAGGATTTTTAGCTCCCATTTTTGAAATACTAATTTTGTGTCTCGTGTTAGGATTTAGTATTTTACCTTTTGTGCTTTTTGATAATTTTATTTTTGATTCATCACTAAGTTTTTTTCCTTTTCTTTTTTCAGACCATTTTAATCTTGTTTCTTCTGAATATACGTTTGTTTTTCCTTTATTCCAAGATGGCTTTCCCTTTTTAGATAAACTCATTTTACGTTTAGATTCCTCGGAATGAACACCTCCCCAATGTATTCCACCTGATGGTGAAATATTATATCCGTTTGGAATTAACGTATTAAATCTTTCTATATAAAACAATTGGGCTCCTTCCGCTTCTTCCTTAGTATTAAATAGTTCTAAAATTTGTTTTGTAAAATTTTCTTTTCCGTATTTTTTAATAGCTTTTCTAAAGGCGACACCACTTCCCAAATAATTATCATTTAAATTATTTGAAGAGTGGTCGCCAATATATTGTTTACCATTGACAACATTAGTTGTTATGTAAACATAATGTATCAATCTTCTAAATAAATTTTAGATACAGAAGATAAACAAACAACAGTTTTTGCAGTATTAGAAAATGGATTATTTTGTTCCCATATTTCTATGAATTTTTTATAAAAAACATCAGTTGAATCGTTTGAAACTATATAAACAACACAAAGATCATCTCTTTCAGCTGATTTATAATAATTTCCAAATATACCAACACCTGATTCTGTTTTAACTACATCGCCATGTTTAAACCCCCATATAGGATATCGCTCTTCGTGAAGAGCGATATCCTCTTGTAATATTAAGGGATTCATTTTTACAGATTATTTAGGACATCATCAAGACTTCCTTGAATTCCTTGGTCTGAATCTAATTCAGGCATTGTTAGGTCAGGAAATTGTGTTGATTCCCCACCATCTTCAAGGTCATCAAGATTAAGTTCTTGTGATGTTATAGAAGCTGCATCTGCAGGAGCGCCTGTTTTGCTCTTCTCCTTATTTCCCTTTACGTCTGCAAAGTTCTGCGACTTAGTTGCTTGACCAGTCACTGCGGCAATTACGTGATTAACGTATTCATAAGTATCTTCATCCCATTCCTGGAATGCATACTTACTAAGATCAGGAGAGTTTTCTTTAACCCATTCAAATACTTTTTTCTTATCACTTTTTGCAGTGATTGGAATAAGTTTGCCTTCTGCATTAGGAATACATAATGGAATCCTCTCTTTTTCTCCGCTAAGGAATTTTGACTGATCATAATTATTATAGCCAGAAACCTTAGTAATTACAAGCGCAAAAGCTTTTCCGGTGAGTATATCAAATGGATCATGCTTTTCACCTATAATAGGTTTAAGTTCGGCATTGATCTTTTCCCAGATCTTAACTCCATAACGATACACTAATATTTTACCTTCCAATTCTGGCTGCTGTTTATCTTGCAGAACTTGAATTAAGGAAGCAAATGTGTGTCGTCTAGAGAAAATAGCTGCTTTATTCTGCATAGCTACATTATCACTCTTCTTAAGTTTCCAATACATATCCTGAAGGATTGATTGTTTACCTACTGAAGATGGACAGTCTACTGCGCGACCTCGTTGAGTAACTGGATCTTCAAGCCATGCTACCCATTTTTCTTGAATCGAACCGTATGTGGGATCTTGCCACCAGGGTATAAATCTAATTATTGCGCGGTAGATTCCGCCTTGACCCTTGTCTGCTGATGGAGTATATTCCTCAGCGTTTTTGGAAGTTGGCTCTTTAATCTCTACATTAGGATTAAATAGAGCATCATAATTTTCATTCATCTTTTTACTCTTTTTAGTTTATTACTCTTATTAGACTTTTAGGTACCTTATTAGTCCGTTTAATTATATTATATATTAACGAACCCGTCAAAAGTTTTCATTTTTCTGTTAAATTTTTTTAACAGATAATGATTTAATATTAAATATATTGCATCTATTTTTTAACAAATTTTTTGGTTGGTTTTTTACCTTTAAATGTTATTATAAAGTAGATGAATTTTACCATATTCCATGCCATTGCACCTAGTAAAATAGCAAAAAATATGTAAACTGGTATGAACCAAGGATTTTGTAATTCAAACATCTTCAAAAATTTTTTTTAAAATTTTATCTTTGCCTATCATGATGGCAGTCAATCCTAAAGATCCTCCTTCAAGTATAGCAAATTCTTCTCCATAAATAAGTGCTTTATTAAAGCAACTTCCTCTTACAGTAAAATCAACTTTTTTTCTAACTGAGTTTGTCATAAAACACCCTGTTATATGTTGTACTAAAGTTCTGTATAATGAATTTTTATCACTTATAATGTATATGTTGTCAGCCCGTTCATCTAGTTTTGATATTATATACGCATATGTTTTTAGTTCCCTCTTTACAGGTTTATAATCTTCAATGAATTTTTTTAATGGATAAGCATCTTTTAAATATTCATTAATAGATTGTTCTATTTGTTCTTTTGTTTTAGGAACTAAAATATTTTCTATACTCATGAACCAAATCTAAAAAAGCCAATAATTCTAAGAAGAGGTGTAAAGCTCCCTGTCAATTTAAGTATTTTTTCATTATATTGAAAAACAATTCCTTCTACAGGAACAACAGAATGAATTCCTCCTGACTTTTCAAGACGCTCAAGATGCTTAACCACCTCTTTTATTTTTTTGTTAAATGCTTCAACACCTTCTACATCTTTTTTCTCCATAAAATGTTTTAGATGATCCATTGCTCTACTTAATTTGTCTTGAATACTTTTAGTAGCCTTATCGGAATCCATGGTAGCAAGTCCTTCTAGGTTTTTTAGAACCGTTACTCCTAGGGTTGTGAATATGTCAACAAATGGTTCTAAAAGAGATTCTGTAAGATCCTTTACATCTTTCTCCTGTTCTTTAACCCACTTTTGTAAATCCTCTGATTTATCTTTTAATAATTTATTTATTGTTATAGTTTTATCTCCTTTCCCCCATCGTTTAGCAAGAGTTTGTTTAAATTCTTCATCCGCCTCTTCGGGTAAATTTTTATCAATATACTTTCTTGTTTCTGCTTCTATATAATCGGCTATTGTTGATGTATCTTCTAAATTGTTATCAGTTTGAAGTACCATTAATTTACGAATCAATCCTTCTCCTATATTATTTGAATCTGTTATATATTTTATAATTAGAGGATCTGTTTTTTTGATTAAGAAAGTATTATCTACTTCTCCTTCACGTTGTAGTCTATCTATTTCTTCTATTAATTCAGTAAGTTTTCCTTTTTCAATTATCTTAACGATTTTGCCGTCTTTATCTAATTCTCTTAAATGATGAATTCGTAATTGATTTCTTTCATAAGGAATTACATTCTCATTATCAGTATAAAGAATTTCTATGTTTAACCAACGCACGCCTTCTCCAAAAATCTTTTTAAGGTTTATATGTGTTGAATCAAAAATATTTTGAAAATCTTCCATTGCAGCAACGAACGCCTTTCTTACACTTTCTGGGGATCCTCGATCAGTAAAATAATAATCCATCTCATCAATGTCCATGGCTTCTTCACCAAAATTTTTTAAATGTTTGGTTGAACGTGCTGAATATACTACTCCATCTCTACATGTAATTAAGATGTTTTGACCATCTAACTTTTCAGTTATATTTTCTAACTCGCCATGAAGAGATTTATTTATAATATCTCTTAATTCTTCAAACGTTAAATCTGAAGCTTCCCATATATTTTGTATGTGTCCTGCTGCTCCGCCCATTTCGTAAATTCCTTTTATTGTTTTATATTTGTCTGATGGATAAATATCTTCTTTTCCTGTTCTAATACCTTCGCCGGCTTCTTCTAAATCATCGGGAAATACCGGGAAATCTGTCTCTTTGTTATCTGATTTATTTAATGCATCCCAAATAAATTTTATCTTTTTATCGGGTAATTGCGGGTAATTTTCTTTAAATTTTTCATAATCTCCAGAAGCTAAATCTTCTCTAGTTCTTGTTGCAGAAATTGGTTCTCCATTAGAATAAGTTAATGGATCTGCGTTTATGAGTAGCTCTACAATTTCAACTCCCTTTGGAAGATTTTTCCCAAACTTTTCAGGAGAATAATTGTTTACGAATTCTTTAACACGCTTATAATCGTTTCCCTTTGTTGAGGCAGCTAAAGCATATTTTCCAGGAGTTCTCTCGGGGTTTTCAATCCAGCGATAACATGATAAAATTGGAGAGTATGAATCTTTATCCAATACTACATCCGCATTCATCCCAGATAAAACATTTTGAGCAATATAATATGCCGTATCCGCAGAAATATCATCTCTTTTTCCTGGACTTATAAATAAAACAACCTTCTTAACTTCCGGTTTTTCTAAATATCTTTTAATGAAATCAATATGAGCCCCTGTAAGAGGTTTAAAACCTCCTGGATAAAGGATCGTAATCCCCTCTAATTTATCACCATATTCCTTAAGAGATTCAAATTTCATTTTTTGATTCGTTTAATTTTGTCAAATTGTATTTTTCTATATTCTCTGACAAATATTTTAAAAATGGATAGTAATTATTTGATACATATGTTTCCGAATCTTTATAGTTTGGGTTAACTGTCAATATTTGTTTATTTCTTTCTTTATGCATTCTTAAAATACCATCATCAACTAAATCATCAACAAATTTTAATCCAAATTGATCTCCGCGAGTCACCCTAAAATCAGATCTATCAATTTGTTTATCAGTTCCCTCTAACAAACGTAATACTGCCTTCACATGACTTGGCGGATAATGACTATTTTTATGATCATTAATATAATTTATTGCTTTTACAAAGAATAAAAATTGATTACGTTTAATTCTTTCTTGAACAATTCTAAATATAGATTTATGGGTTAGTTTATAATATAATAATTCAATTATTTTTTCAAAGAAATATTTGTTATGAAGAAACTTAAACTCTTTCTCCATCTGTATCATTTCTTTGTGTCCCTGTCCTGAATATTTAGGTAAAACATATGGAAGATGTCCATATTTATTCATTAACTCTCCATACTTGGCCTCATCTAATATTTTCTGATAATCTTCAGACGAAATATAATCTAATATCCAATCACTATAGGATTTGGCTAGATTAGTTGCTCTCCATCTATTTTTCAAATTTGTTTTAGCAGTATCGATGATAGTCTGTCTAATCTTTTCTTTAGGTAAAAGTTTTAACACTCCTGATCTGTGCAATTTCTCTAAATCATATAATGTTAAGTTCTCTTTTTCAATATACTCATTTGCATCTTTAATAACGTCTTCTTCTGCTTTTGGTTTCAAGACATCATTTATTCCTTCAACAAGAAAAGGGTATTTTTCTGCCACCTCCGATGGCAGATCTTGTTTCATGCTCTTGAGATTAACTTGAAACTTGGTCATTATTTCGTTTAACCTAGCTTTATGAATAAAATCTTTTCTATGAATTATTTCCCATAATGTTTCAAAAGAATTAGCAGAATCAGGTTTATAACCATCTCCTAAGGCAATATCAACTACATCTTGTGGATCATTTGTGATGAATTCTGATCCTAAAACTGTACCTTTTTGAACTATATTTCCCTTTTTGCCCATAAAAGATCTCTTAATGTTCCAAACTCCAGTCGGAAACCTTATGGCTAATGAAGTATATTCTTCTGCCTGCCCCTCAAATAATTTAGTAACTTCTTTTGTGGATTCTGAAACTAGAGCCATTAACAGTGCATTTCTTGTGGCTCCTTTATATTTTGATTCCCCTTCTGCGAGATTTGGTGAATGATACATAAATTTAGCCCATTTTAAATCAGGAGAAGGCATTAAATCTACTTGAGCATATCCTTTTGATTCATCACCACATATAGGAACTTTAACAGATACTTGGTCAAATCCTTTTAAAAGTGTAGTTTCAAAACCATGTTCTTCATTCAATATTTGATTAATGGCTTCTGAAACTTCTTCAAATTTCATTCCATTATCCAAAAATCTTTTCGCATCAATAGCTACATCAATATCTCCAGATTTTTCCCCTTTAGGTTTTTTTCCATAAGATCCTATTGGAAGTGCTTCATTTCTTTCAATAAAAATAAGCGGAAGAATGTTTAGTTCTACCCATTCATATGTTGGTTGAACTTCATCTGTTTCTAATGGACGAACGTTCTTAACAGCTTTGCCACCCATCTTTTTTATCTTTTTTAATGTGTTAAAAATGTTATTTAAATATTGACCCATTTTTTTGCTTATATTTATTTCTTTTTAAAAGGTTTTGATTTGACAATACTATTTTTGTTTTGTTCTTTCTTTTTTTCTTCTAAATTTACAACTCTTCGAATTAATTCATCTTTTTGACCATCTTTATGATATGAATAAACCCCTTTAACAAACAACACATCAAATGGCTCATCTAAAATTTTTTTATATTTTTTTCCTGTTCCTTTTTTTACATATGCTATTGTCATGTGTGGTTCATATTTTGGAAAGGTTTGTGTATTTGGAAATGATTTCATAAACATATCACGATAAGTCTGTAGTTGTGCTGTTACAGGAACATTATATTTTACAACATCATATTCAGGATTTTCAAAAATATCAATCTCTTTTATTTGTACTTTGACTGGTTTTAGTTTTTGTTCCATCATGTCAACAATAACAGATGGGTCAATTTCATCTTCATGAATTCCATATAAAATAGTTATATGAGGATTTTCTTCTAATCCATAAGAATCATCACTAGGTTTTATAAAAACATCGTCTTCTTCAATTCCGTTTAAATGGTTTTCTTTCCAATCTTTAATTTTATTTGGTTCCATCATGACACAACCATAAACTTGTTCTTCTTGATTTTTCTGTTCAAGAAGCCAATTATCAATAGTTAAAAATTTAGTCTTCATCATCTTCTTCAAAATCTGGGAAATTTGATTTAAAATCGTCTCTTACATTTATTTCTTCATCATCGGTTATTTCTAATAACTTACTCTCTAATTCACTAGTAAATTCCCTTGGATCAGTATATAATGTGGTTTGTAATTGCGAACCATCTGTATTCATATAAAAGAAATCTGAATTTATTTCGGAATATCCGGATGCCTCATATTCATATTCTCCTGTTTTAATATTAACTATAAATTTTATGTATGTAGTTAATTGTAAATCTGAACCATCATCTTTATAAAAATTGAATACTAAGTTATCTCCTCTTAAAGAAATTGCATCTTTTTCAAAGACCCCTCCTGTGGCTGGGTCAGAAACTCCTTCACGAATGAATTTTAATATTCCTCCTGCTTGTTCAATAGCCTTCTCCATTTCTTCAGGAGATTTCGGTTTAAATACTTGTTCTGCTACACCTTCTGTTAATTCGTCTAAATATTGAATTGCATATTTTAAAAATAATTTATAAGCCTTTCCTCCCAATTCTTTATATGTTTTTAATAATGGATGATCCGGTGGTCTTCTTAGCATTCTTCCTCTGAACATGGGGGGTCTCATCATTTCTGGAGGCGGCATCATACCTCTTGGAGGTGGGGGCATTCTCTTAGGTGGTCCTGGTTCATATGAAGCATCCTTTAACATTTTTAATATATCTTCTTTTGAATGAAACTCCGACATTTCTTGTACAAAACTAAAAGCCATGGCCATTATTTCTTGTTTATTTCCAAAATAATCTTCTTTGGTTTTAAATGTAGGGTTTTGTTTAACTTTCATTCTATCAACTTGTTGCAAGTGTATAGTTTCGTGCCCAAATCCAGACCACAGTCTATTCAATAGAGAATCTAATCTAGCTCTAGACATCTTAACAATCTTATCATCAAAAGTTTTATCAACATAAAGAGTAATTTTATTTGTTGAGGGGTCAAATCCTAATAAACGGATTCCTGCTTCAGGAACCATATTAGCTTTTTGAAATTCTCTTTTTTCTTCTGCAGGAATTGCAGCCATGTGTTCGTCAAAATCAACAAGACCTATACCCAATGGATTTAATTGTTGATTCAAATCATAAAATGGATCCCATGTTTCAGATGTTGCTACATTGACAAAAATCTCCTTAAATTGATTAAACAGATTTTCACTGGGACTTATTTTTGCTTCATTTATAAATTTAGCTCTCATTAATCAAAGACTTTATTTTATTTATTCAAAATAAAAAAGGAGTGTTTCCACTCCTTATATTAAATTAGGAAGAGTTTTTAATAATGAAATTAGGTTTGGATCGGGGTGACAGTCTGATTTTTGAGGATATGGTCTATATGATACATGTGTCCAAACTCCTGGGGTACCTCCAAGGGCTCTTGGAGAAATATCCCACATGTCTTCATTATAGTTTAATGGAATGTTATATGTTTTATTCCATAAAAGTATTATTTCACCAAGAGAATGAAGTTGATTATAAGTATATGCTTCATATATTTGTGATCCTCTAAATCCCATTGGATAAACACTAGTAGGAACATCAACAACACTGTCATAAACTGTGTATAATTTACCATTACGTTCTGTTAGTTGTCCCCAATTATCAAGTTCTATTGCTATAGATCCTTTATCTAGGGAAGAATTTCCACAACCTAAATGATAACCCCAATATTTAGAAGAAAATAATTGATTTATTTTTCCATTTCTTTCAATAATTACACAAGTAGCAACATGTTCTTTGAAGGTTTTCCAATGTTCTAAATCTCCACTAATTCCGGGGCCACTTATAGTATGATGGATTACAATTTGTTTTTTAGTGAAATACTCTTTATAATATTTCACCCATTCAACTTGAACCAAGTCTTTATCATCTAATGACAAAGGTTTAAGATCTGACCAATCCCAGGTTGCTTTCGGAGGTTCAATAGGAACAGGTGGTGTAATAACAGGTTCGGGCATAGGTTTTTTATTAAAGAAAGGTATGCAAAACATTTTTTATTTATATATTTCAAAAAAGAAGGGAGCTAACTATTTAACTCCCTTTTTTCTAAGAAATCTTTCGCATTTACCTTTCCAAGCAGAATTGCCCCAAGAATTAACTGCTAATGTTTTAGTATTATTTAATATTCCTCGATTTTCTACCCAGTCATCATCAAGGTGCCAAACAAAATCTTTATCTTTTAAGAATACCCATTTATCTATAAAATTCGTAAATTCAATTCTATCTCTAGGAATTCCAAGTTTGTCTGCCACTTCGAAAAGGTCTCTATTCGCCATTTGAGCATATTCAGGAGTAGTATGATAAGCTATCAAGTGATGCTCACAATCGTAGCGTGAAGTAACTATCCATACTTCAATTCCTCTTTCAATAAGTTCCTTTGCATACTCTTGAATATGAGGCCTATCTAGGGTGCTATCGAAATCAAACGATACTCTCATAGTGACAAATATAATAAAAAATTATGGAAGTCTTAACAATTTTTCTATTTTTTCTGAAACTTTATATCCATCTTCTGTTCTTTCTATGAATCCATTTTCAAAAAATATTTTAGCAGTAAAGGCTCCAATTTCTTTGGCATCTTTAATTGCTTCTTTTATTTCTGTTTCAGATAAAATAGGGGTTGCTTCTGTTTCAACCTTTTTTAATACTCTGGCTTTTATGGATGAACGAATTAAATTTTTAGATACAAATATAGAAATAGATTTATCGAACTCACCATTTTGAATTCTTTCATCTATTTTTTTTAAGAAAATATTCGCTTGCTCGGTCATAGCGTTTTTATGTATTTATCTAGTTATATTGCTTTAACAGCAAGTTATGTTAAAATTTAACAAAAATTTAACGAGGTTTTGAGAACCCGGGGCCCGAGGTTCATAAAATAAGTACTTAAGCTCCCAAGGAAAAAACTATCTAAATATAATTACTTATTGATCTTTTCTCGAAGGGTTTCGAGAGTCCAGTAGGCGTCCACAATATCGTCAAGATGAACAAGCCAGTTTCCTTTCTTAGTCTTAAATTCCCCCTCATTTCTTTTTAAATAATCGCTAAATTCAGTAGGAGCATTTTTAAAGGCCTCAATCATATCAGCTTTCTTTTGACCTTTCTTAGAACATCCAGCAGTTTTCTTAATTGTTATAGGAGCATAGGTGTACATGTTATCTAAAGAAACAACATCTGATAAAACATCCATTAGAATATATTTATATCCTCCTAATTGTAACACAACATCTCCAGAAGATCCGTATGACAAACCTTCAAAAGCTAAATAAGTTTCATCATCGATAAAAGGTAAAATAGAACTAAGTATAAGTTTAGCTAAATATTTAGAATTTTCAACTTCATAACGAAGTTTTTTCGAAACATTATCTCCTTTATCTTTATCATCGGTCCTTTCAACTAAAAGAATAGGAGTCTTTTTATAAGTATTTTTATTAGATTCTGATAAACCATAGGGCCACGATATAAAATAATATCGTTCATTTTTTAGAATACAAGCAGCCGGTTTATTGATTGAAAAGTCAAATCCTATTAATGTCATATATTTGAATATTAGATATTTATATTATAATAATTTGATCTATTAATTCTTCTTTAGATAAATTACTAAAGAAAATTTGAGGAGTCATCTTAATAAGTTCAGCCTTAGATATTAATTTATCATGATAAAGTTGCCCAGCAAAATTCCATAGAATATCGGCTAGTTGAATTTCATCTAGTTTTTCAAGATCCTCAATTTTAATATTTGATTTAGGTTTTAAAATATCTTCTAATTTTTCGATAACAAGTTTGGTTGACATATTATCTAAATTTATTTGGAAATATAGTTCTCCATTCATACCCTCTAGGAACATCAGAAACCTTAACACCAAAAATTTTCTGTTCAGGACACGGATCATTACCATCTATTAAAAAATTATTGTTGCAAGCCCAAGTTTCTATGTTTCTGTTTATTCTCTGTCCTACATTAAATGGAAATCTAATTCGTGAATTTAAATTATCTACTCTAGATATTCGTCCATCAAGATTTTTATACACAACAAAAGACAATGATGGATTTATTTTATGTGTAAAAGTAATTTTAACATCACTAAATCCTTCATTTACAAGTTTGGCTCTCATTATAATTTAAATTTATTTTCATCAATAAATTTTCTTAAATCATCAGGAATTTCATCATTATGAGCATAATCTTTGTTCCACATATATTTAGGAATATAAACAGCCCATACTCCAGATCCTTCTTGATGTTGATATTGATGTGCTGCTCTAATTTTCATCATCGGAACTTGTGATAAACTACCTGAATCATATTTATTTAATTTAACTAAATTTTCAATTCCCATTCTTCTTTTATGAACTGTTTCTCCGCCAATTTCCTTTTCAATAAATTCAGGATAACCGATAAAAGCATATACATCATAATATTCATCTCTTAAAGCTTCTTCTTCAGAACGAGTTTCTCTATATAAAGATAATTTTAACTGTTCAATATCCTTCTTGTTAAATAATTTATTATCTCCATATCTTCCACTCTCAGGGATAGTTATGTTTGCAGCTTTGTCAAGTATGTTACTTCTTCCATATTTTTCTCCCATTTCATGAATTAATTCTTGAAGATTATCAACTTCTCGACGATCTATAGCTCCTTTAATTTTAAATAGAAGCATTATTTGATTTGTTTCTGGGTCAACTCTTGGGTCATCTTCAACATCTCTAAATAAGTCAGGCCATGATTTAAAGAATCTCCAAACTAATCTTGCCTTTTCATTAAAATCTTTTTTGTTTAAAATATAATCTTTTAATTCCTTTAATAACCCATCATCTTTCATTCCTGAAAAAATATCAGGGAGTTGTTTTTCAATTTCTTCAATATAATTGACTTTTTCAATAACATCAATTTTTTGTAATTCTTTCTTTACTTCATTCCTAATATCTGCAACAACTTCAGGCTGCTGTAAAAGACCTTTATACATTTGCCCGTGTTGTTTCTGCATCTGTTGAATCCTTTTAATTTTTTCAGATACAGACATGTTTTTAATTTGATTTAAAACCTCCACTGCTGTTTTTGGTTTTAAAATATCTCCTAAGGCCTCATATACTTTTTGTGCTTTCATACTAAAAATATTATTTATAAACATATCCTGCAATATGTCCTCCATAAGGAAGTATTAATTCTCTCATCCATTTCAAAGGAACATAATCAACCATTTGCCAACGCCCAATATTATTTCCATTTTGGTCATGATAGAAATTTTGTATTTGGCCAATTTGATAACTAGGTTTGGTGCCAGTTGTAAATAATAATCTATAATTAAAGAACTTTCTTTTTGTTAAATCAATTTCTTCTTTGGGTTTTGGCTTTAATATACTTGAAATTCCAGTTGATGGTGTTTCAACTCCTTGTAAATGAGTATAATCATGACCCTTTGGATCCACCCATACTTCCACAGTACTATCAGGTTCCCATGTATCATAAACATTAAAAAGTGGACATTCGCCTGTTCTTAAATCAACTTTTCCCAGAGGAAGTATAGCATTTCCTCTAAATCGACCACTTCTTCCTGAAACAAAATTACCTATATTACTTCTATATTGTTGTTCTTTAGGAAGTTTACTACCTAATATTGGATGATCTTTAAGAACCTCAAGTCTTTCAGCCGGTGGAGGCCCTTCATATCCTAATTCCTTTGCTTTATCATAGAATATTTGAACTATTTCATTCCAACCACCATAAACCTCTGCAGCAGCTTCTGCTCTTCCAATTGCCTTATTAACATTAGTAAGAGTTTTTGCCATTTGACGTGCCAATGCAACTTCTTTTTCAAAATCTCCTCCAGATTTCTTAGCAAAGTCCTTCACACGTTTAAGATCTTTTGGTTCGTATGCTTCATTTACAAATTTAGCTCTCATATCATTGTTTATTTTTTACCAATTAATAATTATTTTATTTCCCAAGCGCAATACCCAATGCTGTAGTTACTAATCTACTAGTCATTAATTTTCCTAATGTACCATGTTCGTCAATTCCCAAAACTCTACAAATAGCTTTTCCAATAGCAGGACCAACTAGAACACCAACAACCCCTCCTGCTATTGATCCTAAAACACCTTCATCAATTTCTTCTCCTTTTTCAAGTTTTTCAACTAGTATATTATATAGTTTTTCACCTTCTTGAATTTGTTCAGGGGTTAATCCTTTTACTTGTTCTGCTTCAAATATCTTCGTTGTAGAAGCATATTGAAAATCATAATAAGTTAATAGTTCTCTTGCCATCACTATAATTTAATTTTAATATCCAAAATGAGATTCTCTATATCTATTTTTAATTCCTATTCCATGTTTTGTTAAAAGAATATCTAAAACATCTTTAACTTCTTCTGGATTTTCTGTTTCAAAATATTCCTTTAATGCAGCTTCGAATTGTTCATCATTAGTATAATCTAAAAAATATTCTAGAACATCTTCTTGATATGGCATTAAATCCCTAATGATCATTCTTAATTGTTCTTCATTAAATTTTTCTAATAAAGTTTCTAAAAATATATCTTGGTCAGCTCCAGCATCAATCATATATCGAACATTCCCATTTCCACCGCCTGCATTGTACTATTGCTCTTTTCATTAATTCATCTGTGATTTCATTCACATGATCTTGAAGAATATCACTTAAAATCCAATGTATCTTTTCGTTGTTTGATCGTTTAGAAGAACCGCTCCAAAAAGAAATATATGTATCAATCAAATCCTGATCATCAATTCCTCTTTCGACAAACTCATCATGTAATTTTTCCCAATTTTCGCTGAATAATTCTACGACAATTGCATATTTATCCATTATAGATCCTTTGTCGATTAGTTCTTCAACAATCTTTTTAGGATCTTTGGGTTTTAATATGTTGATACTTTCCTTTACTAGTTTCATATCTGTTCATTTTGCTTCATATAAATCATATCACCAATCATTTCCTCAAATTTCCAATCTCCCATATATCTTCGGATGTCATCAGTAAATGCTTCCCAATCTTCACCCCAAAGTTCTTCTATCAATGAATATTTTTGCATTAAATCTAATTTACGAATAGATTCTTTCATTTCGTCTTCTGTCTTTGGAAGAAGAAATTCTTCTACATTTTCTCTTACCAGTATTGCCATTGTAAATCTAAATGAATTTTTTCATCTTGCCAATCTTCTTGTACCCAAATGTTCAGTAATATTTTAACACCTGCCATCGCGTTTGGCCCATTTCGCTCAGATGTAAAAGCCCCACCTATTTTTTCATCGATTGTATAAACTGTTATTTGTCTCTTCCAGTTGTTATTATATGCTTCTAAAACATATTCAATTAAATCTTTGGTGATAAAATCAGCATCTTTAGAAAATTTTGTTAAATCCCAATCAGGCTCCCAAACATATAAAGCAATTAAGTTTCCTTTAGCTTTTTGTATTCTTTGCCTAATCGCGTCAATATCCATAATCTCTCTAATATATTGATCTATTTCTTCTTGAGATTTAGGTTTTAAAACTTCTTTAACATTTTCAGACAAATATCCTGGAACTAATTTACTTAATGCTTTATCGATACTTTCTTCTGATAATGAAGATAACATCATCTCAACTAAGTCCATTGATCCCATTTTTGCTTTTAAATCTTCTTTAGAAAATACTAAATTTTCATCATTATCAGCAAAAGGAGATTCGTCAAAGGCACTGTTATTATATAATTCTAATAATGTTTCCCAAATACCAGTATCACTTAATGTTTCATCTAAAAAATCAAGAAAATCATCATAAGATCCCCAAAATTTTGACATACCTGTTTCAAAAAGAAGTTTCTCTTTTTCTTCAACATCCATACGAGAAAAAGCCTTTTTAATTTCTGATTTAGGCTTGGGCTGTAAAATATCTTCTAATGATTCTTTGACAAACATAGGACAATATATTTTTTATTATATATTATCTACCCTTAATATCATAGTTATCATTGTCAATTCTTCTTTTAATCTTAAAACGGTTATAACGAAGATTTAAAGTGAAGGTGTTAAATTCTGCGGCAGTTGTTGCATAAGAAATATCAAACTGGGACATACCGAGAGGAATTATTTTATCAAAAGAAAATGCGACTAATTCAAACCCATGATGATCCAAAAATGATACATACATTGGATCCCAAAATGGCTCTTTAACTTTATAGATTTGGATGAATAATTCTATCTGTTCAAATAAAATCCAATATGTAATAAATCCTTCCGATAATTTAAAAGTAAGCGTCAAATTCTTATCAAATAATGGTTCAAGTTCCTTACCAGGACGATAAGCAATACGAAACTGCTGTTGTCCTTGTTCAACAGGAGATAATTCGATAGAAGGAAAAGTAAGACTCTGTACAGACGCATTGATAAAGTCTTCCAAATTTTCATAAGGAAGTTTTAATCTCTTTACAACAGGAGTCCATTTCTGATGAATTTCTGGATAAAAGAAACTCTTTGGGAATCGTATGATGAATTGGTTTTGTAAAGAATTTAAAATCATTTGACGATATATAATTTAAAATATATATCTTTGTATGAAAATTATTTGTCAAATTTGTAATAGAGAATTTTCTCGTCTTTCTGATCTTTCTAAACATGTAGGGGTTTTTCATAATTCTCAAAAAGATTATTATGATCTTTACTTAAAATCTCCTGATGAGGGTATATGTGCTGAATGTGGAAACCCCACAAAATATTCTAATAAATGGCAACGAGGTTATCTTAAATATTGTTCTCAAGAATGTGAAAACAAAGGATCATTTAAAGAATTTGAAAAAACTAATTTAATTAAATATGGAGTTAATAATCCAAATAAAATAAAATCTGTTAGAAATAAAATAAAACAAACTAATATTAAAAAATATGGTAATTCTTGTCCTATGCAAAATGATAAAATTCAAAATGAAATAAGAAATAATAATCTTAAAAATTTAGGGGTTGAATTGCCTTTTCAATCTAAAGAAATTCAAGAAAAATCTTCCTTAATAAGAGAACAAAAATACGGGACTAAATATACTTTGCAAAATAGAGAATTGTATAATAAAGTAAAGTCATCTATAAATAAAAAGTATGGATGTGATTATTTGATGCAAAATACCGTTCTGTTTGAAAAAGCTTTTAAAACTAGAATAAAATTAAAATCTTATAAAAATACTGAATTATTATATCAAGGTTCGTATGAATTAGATTTTTTAGAAAAATATTATGATAAATTTAATATTCAGCGAGGTCCGTCAATAAAATATAAACATAATAAAAAACAAAAAATTTATCATAGTGATTTTTTAATTCCATCCAAAAATTTGATAGTAGAATGTAAAAACTCTTATTTAGCTAAAAGAGATAAAAATATTTTAATAAAAAAGAAAAAAGCCTCCTTAAGAGAAGGCTTTAAATGGATTATGATAATCGATAAAAACTATTCAAAATTTGAAAAAATTATTGATTAGTTTTTAATGCAGCATTTTCTTCTTGTAAAGATTTTACTTGTGTTTCAAGATCTGCAATTTTTGTATTTAAACTATTTACATCATATATTTCTTGATACTGTAATACAACTTGATCATAGTTTCTATAACTGTAGAATAATCCTTCATAGAAAATATATTGTGTACCATCAGAATTTTTAATTACGATTGAATATCCATTATTTGTTTGACTCAATAGTTTAGCAACTTGATCCTCCATCAATTTAAATTCTAATTGACCTAATGTTGTATTCATATTTGTTGAATAAGTAGGATTAACTTCTATTTTAGTTTTGTCATCTAAAGTAAAAGATAAGGCATAATTATACACACCTGATAGATCAACATTTTCTCTTTGAATAGGATTTGTATTTTGATTTAATCTTTCGAATTTAAATAAATAGGTTGAATCACCATCCTTAAGAAATAAAGGTCCCGTGCCTTGGGGAAGGACTTCGTTATTCATGTTTAATACCACATTAGTTGTATCATAAAAGACCTTGACATATTTCGTTTTTTGCGGGCCCGCACCTGAAACAATATTTGGTACCTCTCCTGGAATTTTATTGAATACTTTATAAGGAATATAGTTGTCAACATTTATTCTTGTAAATGTTCTTCCATATTTTTTAGGATCTGTTGATGAAAATGATGCTTTACGAATTATTTGTGAACCATCCATTCTGTTCATTAATCTACAAATATATTCAATATTGTATGAAGAAGCAATATCAGAGTTTATAATAATTGGTCTAAACTTATTAGGTGTCATAAAGTTATTCTCTTGTGTAAACTGAAATCTCTGAGTCATCAAAGTTGTTCCTGGAGGAATTAATTCATAAACTTGTATTTCATGAATTAACACCCATTTAGCTGTTTCGGTTCCATATTCTTCTATAAATTGCTGATAATTGTCATTTGGATTATTAGAAGTAAATAAAGGAATTCTACCACTTTCAATATCACCCATATATTCACCAATTATAGTATCTTTCCATGTAGCATAGTATTCAATATAATCTCCTGCAGTTGATTCTGCAATAAAACAATTAAAAAAATCAGCATTAGATGTAACTGGTAATTGTAATTGAACCTTTTCTGAAATAACATATTGATAATTATCAATTTCAGGAATCGTACTATATTGAATATAAACATCAGACAGTGGCTCAATATCTAAAGCTATTTCAATGGGTTCTGTTTTTGTTTGTCCTAAATGTTGTACAGAAGGAACCTTAAACTCAACATACTTATCATAAAATCTATTTCCTAAATAAAGAGGTTCTACTGCAAATTTAATTACATAATTTCCTTTAACCTGTTTGATCCACGTAAAATTAGATAAATCAACTAAATATCCCGAAGAATCTTCAGCACGAATTTGTAATAGAAATCCTGCAATATCATCAAAATTATATCCAGAAACAATGTGAACTTTTACGGTATCATGTGCATATGCTCCTTGACCAAATATTTGTGTGGACGAATCAAAATACGAATAATAAAGTGATGTGTCAGATGGATTAATATACCAAGTTGATCTGCTTGAATTAGAAGGAACAGACTGCATGGAAAGCATGTTATTGGTATTTCCAGGAGCCTCATCTGTATAATATTGTTTTACACCCCAAACAGTTTGAGCAATATAAGGATTCCCACAATTTATTGTAACTTCATCACGATTAAATTCATACTCTAAAAGTAGGAAATCATTAAGTTGTACATATTTGGAAATATTTGTAGTAGCCATAATTAATTAATTTTTTAATTCAAACACAAGTTCGAATTGTTCAAAAACTTGCCCTTCATCATATTCATCAAACGAAACAAAACTCTCGTTAGTTTTATCCTTTTTCTTTTTAACTTTATCTTTAGAATCCTTCCACAATCCTGTTAGATCATTTAGGAAAATTCCTCCCTTCGATAATATTTTATGTATAACTCTTAAAACAAAAAGTATAATAGCAATTTTTAAAAACAACATACCCCCCCAGTGCCATTCATTAGATGCACCATGAAGAACTTTATCCATAAAATCAGCCTTTACAACATATGTATTTTGTATAAATCCCCAAACACCTGCAACTAATGAAGCAATAGTTCCAACATTTAATAGTTGTTGCATTCTTTTTGCTTTTTTTCTACTAACTAAAGATGCTCCAGCTGTTTTAAGAACGTCATTCGCTGTGTTAAGAACTTTATCTGCTACTTCTTTTCTTTTTTGTTTCCCTTGTTCAGATTTCCAATCTTCATCTGACATTCCCAATTCTTCTTGGACTTTTTTCAAAAGTTCTTTTAATTCCTTTTCTTTAGCTCTTAATTCTTCACTAGATTTTGAAGAATCAGAATAAAGATCATCCCCGCCCTTTAGCGCAGATTGTTCTTGTTTCTCATCATCTAGTTCAAGTATGTCGTCGTTTGCCATTTTTCTTTAATTATTTTTACCATTGATAAATTGTATATCCAAATGACGGGCCTACTACTATTGTTGGTTTTTGTTGTATGAAATCATATGTGGGCATTATACCTAAGTTAACACTAAATCCTGTAAACCAATGTGGACGTTTTGGAACATCTAGTAATATTCCTTCCATGTTTGTAACACTAAATCCAGGATATTTACTATTTGCAAAAACTCTTAAACGACCCTTTTCCCATTTTTGACCCCATACTAATTCTATTTGGGTTTTTCTGGAAGTCATCTCTGTTCCAAGATGTTTTACATCAACATCTCCAAGTTCAAATGATGATCTAGAAAATATAGCAGGTTCATTATCAGGTGTTAATAAAAATCTGTTTTTAGCCCATGTTAACCTAATTTTTGTTTGTCCTTTGAATAAATCATAATTTGTTGTATCTTTATCATAAATATAATTAAGAGTCCATGGAACTAAATATGTGGAATCATTTAATTTTATAGGTTCTTCTAATAAGTCTTCAAGATGAGCAATATATTTTCTAAGATCAGTTGTGTCTTGTTGTAATAGAATAACGATTTTGTTTAATGAAATAACCTTTCCTTTTTGTTTTTGTAGCTCATCATACAAATCTTTATTAAGTTTTTTCAACTCCTTTTCAGAAGCTATAAACCCATCAATAGTAAATTGAAGTTCTCCGGTTTTAAGTTTTTCCCTTTTAAGTGTATCAGTTAATGCTGAGTTGTTTTGCTCACTTCTTTCTAAATCTTCTCTTAAATCTCTATTTCGTTGACACATAGTAGCCAAGAATATAACTAAAACAATAGCTACAACATATCCAAAAAATTTTGAATTAATAAAGTTCCAAATTGCTTTTAAAATCTTACTAACTGTTTTCATTTTATTTATTATTTAAGATCCTATTTGTATTAATAGAGGATAACCACTTACTCCCCCTGCACTTCCATCTAAGTAATAAGTCGTTGAAGGATAATTAGTTGCTTGGAAAGTAGGACCATAAGTATTTCCCGTTCCTGTTCTATTACTTAAATTAAACCATGAATAGAAAGCATTCGGCCACTCCCAATCAATTGGTGCTCCATCAGTAAATCTCATGTTTAAATATAAATTATCCCCATATATTGTAGGACCATAATTTATTTGCCAATATCCCCCAGGATACCCAGAATAAGTTAAATTTAAAGGAAAATCATATCTATCTCCACTATATTCTATCCATGCTTCTGTTTGAGCTTGATTTATAGTTAAATATACAGGGGAGGTTCCTCCATAATTAAACTCAAAAGTAAAATTTCGATATTGTAGTGTATAATTTGGATCTACCAAAAGATTTATAGTTGTTTGTCCGGGCCCCCCAGCTGTTACGTCTATATCTATCCACGATGGAAGAACATCAATGTCCCAAGCATGATTTGTTGAAACATTTATAGGAATCGTATATAATCCCTTAATGGTTCCATTTTGAGAAGCATCCATATAATAATTAGGATGAGTGGAATAAGAAAAATTTGAGGTTCCTCCTGGGACAGGGGAATATAAAAATAATTCAGGTCCAACAGCTCCTCTTGGTTGATATATCGAAACATCTTTATAAATACTTTGTCCAGGTAATAAATGAACCTTTATCTTTCCTATTCTTGCATTTGTAGATGAGTTAGGAGTTAAATCAACTAATATAGATCCATCTAATCCTCCAACACTTGTACATCTAATGTTGTACATAAAATTATCAGGGTTTTGATAAACAGAAGCATTCCATGTAAAGTTAGCATTAACATCAAATCCCAAATCAAAGGCCGCATCTGAAGAGCTTTGCTGAATCATCATCGGATTAACATCTATTGTACCTTTAAAAATATTAACTACATCAGAATTTCTAACCCATCCGGTATCAGTATAAAGTTTCATATAAAAAGAATAAACTTTATTCTGGTTTATTCCAGTTATTTTAACATTTCCAGTTCCTGAAACATTTGAAAATATTAAAGGTCTTAATGAAACATCATTTATAAAACTAAATATTTTTCCGTTATAAGGATAATTGTTCTCATAGAAATACAAATCTCCATAAACGTTTGTTGCTCCATTAACAAAATCACCTAAAACCCAATTAATAGAACAATCTGTGGTTCCCATAGTACCATAAAAACTTGACGGAGCTGCATTAAAATTAGGATCAAATATAGAATTTGCCTTTATTTCATAGTTTGTTAAAACTGCTCCCACACAAGTATCTTGTGTGAAAGTATTTTTACCAGCTTCTTTCTTTTGCCTCAATAATGAAACATCAAAAATTAAATTAGTATTTCTTAAATATCCATTATTATCTAAATTTCCTATATGAAAAGCTTTTTCTGTTTCATTATAAACTATTGCTAAAGCCTTATGATTATCTTGAGGAGCATATTCTCCAGATGTATATACGGTGAATGCATTATATTTTAAAGCTGGGTCTGATTTGATATTAGTATATTCAATCCTTGTAAAATTTTTTGGTTGAACATCGTAAATATTTTCGGGAACCGCAGTGTAATCAATTGCTCCAGAAATAGTATAAACATTATCTATAATGAATTTTGGGGATGAATTACTATTAAAATATCTTTCAAATCCATTGCTGGTATCTTTGCCTAAAGGAACAAAAAATCCCCCCATATTTAAGCTGGCAAATTTATATTGATATGTATTAGTTTCGGCATTTATTTCATATGCTAAACCATCACTATCAAAAAATAGATCTCCTGTAACATAAACACGCCCATCAGGTAGAGGTTCATCAGCAGGCCATAGAGTTAAATTATTTGCTATTTTATTATTGATGATTGTAGTTTGTGTATTTGGATTTAAACTTGTAAAATACATAGCAAGGCCTTGTCGACCATCTTCTCCGCGATCTCCTTTTGTACCATATCCAGGTTTGCCTGGTGCGTATTTGAATTTTTCGCTCATATTTACTTTATTTATATATTTTATTTATAAAAACATATCATCTATTATGGAAAATATGATGGATGTGAAGTATTTGTAGAACCGGCACCCCTAACAGTTGAACAACTGTTAAATATGTTTAGATATTTTTTCCAATAGTAATATCGGTTTGTTCCAATTTGAACATTTCCAGTTCCTGAAATTTTTGAAACACTAGAAATATACGCGTATCCCATTGATTGTACCCATCGATCACTTTCATAATCGCAAGAAGGACCTTGTACAACTGGATGGTCATACGATCCCTCTCTCCAATAACTTTTTATATAAATGCTTGTGTCAATTAAAGGAGATACGGTAAATGTATTAGATACCAAATTATATCCGGTTTGATTTGGATCAAAATTTGGGTCTCTTCCACTATTTTGTGAAGAAACATTTGCTTCTGCAACATTTGTTTGTTTAGTCCAAATTCCCCCACTTTTTCTCCATGTTTCAACCCAAATATGAACTCTACGTCCGGTGGTTAATCCTCCAGCAGCAGCACCCCATGCTCCCATTTGAATAGTTACAGACGCAGACACATCAATAGTTGCTGATGGAGAACTTGTAAATACTAATTTTCCATAGGAATCAAAAGCAACATAAACTTCTAATGGTGCTTGATTAACAGTTATTATTTGTGGAGAAGTTTCTGATAAAACATTAATATATCCTGTTCTTGATGAAGTACCTGTGTGTTTAATTAAACTAACATCAAAAGTAAATTCTCCGGGCCCCCCACCTGAACCGCCAGATACATCAATCCAAGATGGTAATAATCCATAGTTTACATTCCATCCCGTGAATGAATCTGTTGATATATCAACTCCATAAATATACGTTCCTTTATATGCCTCATACGGTATAAATTCTCCTAAATAATTAGCATTTAATATTTTAGATGCAGGATCTAAAATCGTCATGGTAGCTGGAGATCCTGCTTGAATAGTTTCTATTTTTAAAGATTGACGTTGCCACCCATCTTTTTTAAGAATCATATAATATTCATATGTTGTTCCGATACTTAAATCGTTTATTATTACATATCCAGAAGGATCAACATCATGAATTATTAATGGTTTAAATATAGAAGCGTTAATAGCCCAAGTTCCACTAGCTGGTTGTTTTTTATTAAAAACAATTGTTCCTTTAATTGATGGATCATAATATCCAGGAGTAAAATCTTCAAGGTTCCATGTTAAACGAGAATACTCTCCAAGAGGTTGAAGAATGAATGAACCTGGATGATCTTCAAATATCGGATCGAATAAAATATTTGTAGCCTTTTCAGCGTTTGTTATTACTGTTCCACTTGGAGTATTTGTTTTAAATCTATTTGAATCTTGACGATTTACTAATAATAATGAAACATCTAATGTTAAGTTAGTATCTCTAATATTTCCGTTTTCCAGATTTCCTATTCTGAATCCATCCTTATCATTAAAAATAGCTAAGGCTTTATGCTCATCAATAAAAGCCTGTTCAGCGGATGAATATAATGTAAAAGCTGATACATCTGTAAATTCAATACGAGTGAAGTCTTGCAAATTAATTCCATAAATATTTCCCAGAACTAAATAACTAGATTTTGTCGAAAAATTATTATCTATCAAATAATTAGTTGAGGCACTATGAATATTTGAATATCTTTCAAATCCTGTGATAGTATCATATATAGGGGGAACGTGAGATTCAAAAAATTCTGACTTTGATAACGCTGCTCCTGTATTTGTAAATTCATCCTCTGAAGCATCAATTTGATAAATATAACCTCTTGAACTTACAAATAAATCACCAGATTGATAAACTCTTCCTCCAGGAAGCTTTACTCCGGGGGTTGATGACCACATAACATAATCATTACGTATGCAATCTTCAATGCGTAATAAATCAAATACAGGATCAAAGTCTGTGAAATACAATGCAAGACCTTGAAGGCCTGCAGATCCATCTCCTCCTTTAGCTCCGTATCCTAATAATCCTGGTGAATATTGAAATTTCATAATTATTATTTTTCAGTTAAAGTAAATGATACAAAATATGAAAAACTTCCAGTTTTAGGAATAGTTATCTTATAAATGTATTCGTCATTTTCATAAACTAATTGGCCATTAAAATTCTGTTTATTGTCATTTATAAACCCAGTTCCTAAAGTGTAATATAATACTTTAGAATCATAAGGTTTATAATAAAAGTTGACAAGTATTTTTGGCTGACTAATATTATAATAAGTTAAAACGGTGTTTTTTACATAACCATCAATTATATTGTCTGTATTAGAAAATTCGGACCAATTAGATAAGAATGTATTATTTGTTTTGAACATTGATAAAATGGCTCTTGTTAAATTATAGGAAAAAACATATTCTGTTGAACTTTCAGTATAAGTAGCCAAAGTAACATCCCAGTTTTGTAGTGTAATTTGGTTCGGAAATTTTGGTAATTTAGATCCAAAAAATGAAGGTAACTCATCTAAAGATTCATATCCACTTACATCAGTTACTATTGAACCATTCCACAATTTAAAATAATTAGCATCCCATAAAGCTTTAAACACGTTAAAATTAGATACGTAAGAAATAGCATTTCCGGCACTAACATCTGCTTGTGTAACTTCTTCAACAACTTTATTATACCATAATTGCGGAATATTATTGTAAGCACGCAAATTTGTATTACTAAAGGTAAAGTCTCTATCAACAATATTTACAAAATCTGCATTTTCGTCTGATTTAAATTCAAGAATGTTATTGAAACTAGGTTTAAACCATCCGTTATATGTTGTCATTCCCATATATGATCTTGGTGGATTTATCTTTATAGTTATAGGATTAATGTTTGAACCAAAATCAAAACTATTATAAACTTCATTTCCTCTAATTATATAGTACATGACATAATTATATGAAGTTGATAACAAAAATTTTAATGTTGCAATATTTGTTGTATTGTTTACATACCAGTTCTTATTGTTATTGTAGTTATATCCGTAGTTTAGAACGTAATTTCCATATGTATTTGAATTTTGGAAGTAATTGTAATCTACATATTGTGAGAATGTTTGATAATTTTTGTATGAATCCACATTGAATGTTAATCCTGATAAAGTATTGGTTCCAAATGCGTTCCATGCAGAATTAAACAACCCCTTGTTTAACTGAGCATATGGCTGAACAGTTCCATTATTATATGTAAGTGCAACATCATAATATCTTTCAATTCCTTTATTAATTGTGGAGTTATTTACTATAAACGGGGTTTTTACAAAACAATATGTTGATGATTCAATAGTTGTGCCTGTAACAAATCCTAAATCTGATGGATCTAATAAAGATTTCCCTGGTAAAAATGTGGAGTAACGAATATTATAATTAAGCTCATCATTACCCTGATACCAGATCATCAAGATAGTCTTTGTATTTTCATTTATAATAACTTCTATAGGACGCTTATTATCTTTATTTCTTGAAGGAGTTGAAATAAATGAGAATCTATATCGATCATATGACTTTATATCCAATGTATTTTTTGCCGCATTTTCAACCTTTATTGATAAATTCAATCCCATGAAAATAACATCTATAGTATTTTTATATTGATTGTAGTAAACGATAGATGATCTTGTTTTTGTTGCATCTACATTATAATTAGAATAAACTAATTTTGAAAAATAATCATCATAAGGATATTTAAACATCAATTCCTTAAAGGTGTAGTAATCAGTTCCATCATAAACTACATCATTAATATCATAAAATACATAATCTTGCCAAGCTCTTCCACATGGTGTTAAATATTTAAACACAGGATAAGAAATTTCCTGAGTGAAATTCTCATCGTCAGGGATAAAGTTAGTACTTACATCAAGTATATTATCATTTAAAATTAATCTAAATGGATTATTACGACAGTCATTTCCCAAGCCATTCCATTTTGAAACTAAAGGAATAGTTAATCCATAAGTTAAAAGTGTACTAGAATCATAGTAATCAGCAATATTTTCTTCATTTCCAGCTGCCCCGCTCTTATAGCTCTTATATGTATAAGATCCATTAAGTATACCATAAGTAATTATAGTGTTTGATGTTGCCTCAAAATAAATACTAGAATCAAAGGTATTCATCAATGTTAATGGGGTATATGGAGTAGTTATCCCATTTTGAGTTTTATTTCCATCTCCTGTTTGTACAATATAAGATCCTGGCAATTCCAATGTATAATTAGAACCAGCAGCAATTGAAATGGAGTAAGTACTTAGGTCGCAATCTCTATTGTATTTGTATTGACTAGTAAATCCTAAATTTTGATTATCATAAACAGTATAATCAATATCTTTAACAGGATTTATACCCATTAATGATAAGTTCAATGGATAAATGTTGTATGCATTAAATTTAGATTTAACTAATTGTATTTCATATGAGGTCATGACTAATACCTTGTCAGTCTCATGAAGAGGATCTTTAACATATTGATAATAATTATTCGATACGTCAAAGTGTAATAATCTTCGATACCATAAATCTGTTCCTTGATATAATGTTGGTTCCTCAAATTTATCTAATACATTTTTAGAAGCGTCGAAACTATAAAGGTTGTTTGTTTGGCGATCAATAAAATCAACAATTATATTTTGACGATTTCCATAAATTTCAAAATCTATAGGTCCGTATAATGCACTAATATCAATAATGCCAAAATCACTTGAAGATGGTGTAAATACTCCAAAGAAAGTAATATCTTCAGGTTTGGCAGCAGTATTGAATCCAGAACATGGATCGCTAAAATCATTTAACGTTGGGGCAGAAATTCTTTGGAATTTCCATCCGTCACTTGTACAAGCATCATCATTTAAAATAATTGAAACCCAATTATTTCCTCTTATTCCTGATCTAAAATATGTTCCTTCGTAATCCCCAAACCTGTCAAATGCATTTTCAATTTGTTTAATCTGATATTGAATGTCACCATTCATATCAAAATATGTACGATAAACAGTTGGATGATAACCATTTTCGTCTATAGACGTTGTACAATATGGTTCACATTCCATTCCGCTAGCGTCTATGCTATAAACTTCCCATATTTTATTTTGAGCCACATTGATAACTCTTAAATGTTCACCCTGTTCAAGTGGGTTATTTAGTGTTAAAGTAATAAATGGATTTATATTGGTCTTTTCTGCAGTAACGCTGAATAGGTTTTTATATGGTTTACTTACATAAGGATTCGAAATGTTAGTTTCGTTTACTTGATTAACATTTGTAATTCTTCGTAATTGAACTTCATCGTTTAATACAAATATTCTATTTCGATATTCATCTGTTACATAACCATTTATTGGATCAAATATAACAGAAGAGTTCATAAATACTCTGCTGTCTTTACCGTCCAAAGATATAATCTCAATAGGACCCGATGATGAATCTGAATAATATGCAAGCTTATATAATACGTTTTCTGTTAAATAAAATCCAAAATATCTATGCATTGTATATAGACTAACGTCTTCATCACTAAATACATACTCAAGATTTACGATATTAGGACATAACAACGTATTTCTTTCAAACCCCTGAGATACAAAAGCATTTAAATCTGTGAAATTTTGTGCCTTTTGATTAAAGAAATATGTTGTTTCAGATCTTCCCGTAACAATACCTTTATCTACAGCTATGCCATACCAAGTATTTGGATCTGATTCGGCCTTTACAAGACTTGGATCAGTTAAAGATAAGAATACCGGAGCCTGAATTTTAACAACATCTGCCATATGTGTTGCTAAATATTTTCCTAGAGGAGCCTCAGGTTTTAAACTCCAACTTCTTATTAAATCACTATCTTCTAAATATTTAAAGGCTAAATCTTCTAAATTTGAACTTGTATATGTTGATGGATTGTATACACCTCCTAATCTAAAAATTGCAAAATAATCTGGCAATTTAGAATTTATCCATAGAGGCGCTAATAAACCGTTATCTTCAGGATATAATTCATCACGAATTAATCTAGCACCATAATTATAAGTTACGTTATATTGATTTTTGTAATCAGTTTTTGGAATTCCTATTTCTAAGGTATTTTCAACGTCTACACGATAAAGTTCTCCTAATGGAAGCGTTGAAAAAACATTTCGAATATCCCCAGCCAAAGCGCTGTTTCCAGAAACAACTTGATGACGATATTTTTTATTGGAAAGAATATCAGAAACTTTAAATGTGTCAAGATATAAATAATTACTAGGATCAATAACAAGCTTAATATTCCCTGTAAATTTAGGATTGGTTCGCATCAACATATATGATGCTTCGTCATCAATTAAAAGATCTTCATTTGTGTAAGTATTAATAATTCCTTCACCTACAATAAATGGTCTGTTTTTTATTGATACATCTATTGTTTCAATTTTATTTGAAAAATCGGAACTATCATAAATATTGAAACTTAATATCGTATCAAATTTGTAATTTTTATTTGTGAAAATTTGAAATGAAGCAGCGTCCATCAAGGAGTTTAACACAAGTGAAAATCCTAAAGAAACCTCATATTTATTAATGTCCAAACCATTAACATATAAAATATTTTCTCCGATATTACAAGAAGGACAAATCCATTGTTCTGTTCCATCGAAAATAAAATTTAAAAATGCTTCCGGATTTTTGGAAGTTAATATTGCAGTGTTATTAAATAGCTTCATTCTTTATTTTTTAAGATAATGCTTCATATACTGAAGGATCTAAATTAACGAGTGCTTGGATCCATTGTTGCAATGTTTTTGTTAATTGATCAGGCTCTGACAATGGAAGTCCGGTTGGTTTAGTTATTGTAATATATGTATTTGGGGCTAAAGAAGATAATTGACTTTGTAAGTCAGTTGTTTTTACTTCTGATACTATTCCCGCAGAATCTTTGACGGGAAGGTCATATGAAATATTAACAGCCTGATGTTTGAAATATGTTCCAGACCCGGCTAATGGGTTTGGAATACTATCATTTAAGTGAGTATAAACTCCTGCTGAATTTAATGTTTCATCTAATTTTATGGCTTGTTCATCTGCCGCTGCATCTTCTAATATATTTACAACTTGATCTGATCCTTCAAGATTAGACGGAAACTCCATAATAACAGTGCTTGACCAATCAGATTTTAATGGATTTAATGGCCATCCAGCTTCAGAAATAGATCTAATCTTTATTTCAACCTTTTCTCCTTTTGTTATTGGAATATCTACTTGATTAATATTTACTTGTTCACCATCTGCAATATCTTCTTCTTCCCAAGAATATGTTCCTGTACTTGCATCTAAAACTTTTTTCTTAATTGGAGATGATACGATTGTCCAGTCTGTAAATGTCCCTCTAACAATCTGTCCAGTACTTGGGTCGGCATGTTCAAAGGTGTTTAGGGAAATTCCAGTGTTATCTAACTTTAAGTATCTATATGCTATTTCAAATTGAATAACTTGTTGTGGAGGTGTTCCCTTAGGATCTGGGATAGAAAAGAATCCTCTTATCCTATATTTAGGATCAGCCATCACAGCTGAATTTTCGTATGCAATTGTGGCAAGAGATCTAACTAATGATTGATATTCGACTGTTTTCTTTGATAAGTCATTAATGTTAGCTGTTATTTTTGAATTCAAGTCAGCTCTTTGAGCTACATCAGTTAATTCAACTAATTGAGCTTTTTGTTGTGCAATAGTAGTTTTTAAACTATTGATAATTGTTTTTGTAGATTCTATTTGTGTTTGTGTATTTTTGATTGCCTCTGTATCAAGAGCGGCATTCATCTGGGTGTTTATCTGTTTAACTGCAAAATCACTAGCCGTAAATGTTGGAGCATCCGGTTTTACACCATAGAATGCAGGAATAAATTTTTCTTTTGCTTGTCCTTCAAGTTGTTTTCCAAAATCAGAAACTGTATTAAAATAATATGTTGCAAAATCAGTTGTACTATCCACAAGGGTTAAATCATTTGTGTAGAAATTAACTGATGTACCCCAGCTGTCTGCAATAACGTTAAAATCATCATTAACACCTTTGAAGAAAATTATATCACATTCATTATATCCTACCGGAACTTGAACTAATTTTTCTTCAAATGGAGTCGAGTATATGTAAAAATAATCATTAATGGTTGGTTTGCCCATTCCCACAAGAGCAATAAGTTTAACTCTTTTCTCAGTAATTTCAATAGATTCAATTTTGTAAATACTGTCTCCATATCTCAATTGATCACCTATTTTCAATTCAACGTTATTAACAACTGTAAAATCTGTTGTTAATCCAAAATTAACTGTATCTAAATAGAACCATTCAGCATTATTAATAACACCCTTATTAACGATTAAAAATTTACCTGTATATTCAGTAGGTTTTAATGGAAGTTCTTCAACTTGTTCATCAAGCCAGTATCTCTTTCCATTAACATTCATTATATTAACAACTTCTTCATATGTAAATTGCTTTCCAATGAAAGTGTCTTTAAACCATTGTGTTTGTTCATCATTATAATTATCAAATATAACTCTTCTAACAACTACTCTATCAGAACGGTCATCTATTTTCCCCTTTAATTCAAATTCAACATAAAGTTGAGGTTCCATCATTGATTCAAAGAACCAATTACTTCTAGCATTGAATTTTGTAGGTGCAGGTATTGCAGTTATTGGTGCAGGAGATTTTGCAACGGGAACCGTAGTAACTTCTCTATAAGTTCCATCATTTAATAAGACAACTCCTTGACCACTAACAAATACATCAACAGTATTCGAAATTCTATTTAATTGATTTAAAATATAGTGATATGAAGGAATGCTATATGTATAAATAGAAGCATCTCCAGTTATCGGGTCATTCCCTGCAACTTCAACTACAACTGAATCATTTTCAGTTGTGAGTGAGTTATTTAACTCAACCATCGAATTAAGAGCTATATTGACGTTGTTTGTAAGGTCAATAACTGATTGAGCAAATGAGTTAGTACTGTTTAACATATTTTATTTTTTTATATTATTGATCCGTCAGGTGTAAACGTAAATCCCACGCTTGAGTCATTAAACGATAAGAATAAATTACTTCCATCTAATGTAAATTTCCAAAGTCCTAATCCAAATGATGTTGTGAATGTCGGTTGATCGACAGGGGCCTTTAAACCAATGGAAGCTTCTAAATAATCTATAGCAGCTTCAGCGTACGAGGCATCTGCTTTATTAATATCTAAATAAAGTATGGCATCATCAATTCCATCCATTCTGTCATCAGCATATGATAATATACTAGAATCTTGCATATTAACATAAGCCAGAGATACATCGGGAAGAGGTCTTAAATTAACATATGATATTATAGAATTATCCTGAATATTAACATAACTCTTTGTAACATCTGGAAGAGGTCTAGCAGAAACATCTGCTAATCCATTTTCTAATGTTACTAAACTACCATCAATATAAATTTTTGAATATGTATTTCCTGCGGTTGAATATAAATTTTCAACAGAGGCATCTACATCTAATATTATTGCGTATAAAGATGCATCTCTTTCATCAACATAATCTGTTGTAGCGTACACTCCAGACACATCAGCATTAACCATTAATGATCCATTTTGCCAATAGAATTGAGGACCTAGGGATGCCTCGGAAATGACATCCTCAATAGCAAGTTCTTGTCCATTAGAATCTAATATTGATCCATCAAATTGAACTGTTGAAATGAATGTTACATTACTTGATTGATCTATTGTAAATGCTGGGGTTCCTTGCCCTGAATAGAAAACAATTTCTCTACCCCCAGTTGAACTACCAATTTGCAATGGAGAACCATAACTTAATAGAATATTTCCACTTACATCGCGTATGGCTTTTTCTAGATAAATATCTTTAACCTTTAATGAAGCATCAATTTGTACAGGCCATGTAGGATTATTGTTAAAGAATCCAATTTTTCCATTATTCATATAAATTGATGAATCAACTAATGGATCATCCCCATCTGCAAATATTGCAACAGTTCCTGCAGTTCCGGTAATATCTCTTGCAATATCATTTACTTGATATTTAAGAGCAGTAACATCATTCATCAATTGGGTTTGTTGTCCTTGAAGAAGAACATATTGTCCAGAGATGTAATTTAAAGTTGAGTTTTGTTGTGTTAAAATACTAACCGCACTTGAAAGATTTTGGAAAGCAGCTTGCCATTGATCAGCCATTATTTGATCGCTTGTTGCAGCATCAACAACTATGGCACCCGTATCATCAATCATATTGTCGGTCTTAATATTAAGACGTAATGAATATGATGTTCCGAAACCAGTAGGGCCACTTTGTATTTTTTCAAGAGATGGAAGCAAAATTCCTTCATATCCTTCGACAATTTGAGATGAATTTCCAGAAGGAGCATCAAGGAACATAACTCCTAATAAATTTGTTGCTAATATGGCATCTCTTGTAGAGTTATAAATTGAATAATAAATTAATACAGCATTAAAATTAAATCTATCATTAACTGCGTGGGTTGTGGCTAAGGTGTCAAATGTTAATGTTGAATCTCCAAATATTGTTCGTAAATTATCAATCCCAAATTCGAGATTTATACAATCAACTTTAGACCTTTTAAAATCTATAGTGTTAGGCCCCGTATATCTTAATACAGTATTATAAACCCCTGAATTTATATAATTTGAAGAGTCTGTTAGATACGCATTTTTTGCAGAAATAGGATCCTTTCCTTCTGCAGAATACCACCATCCTGGGTATGTTCCTGTTGAGTCATCATATTCCATATAATATGGTTCAGGACCAACTTGAGTTGATGAATCAACAAAATCATAATAAGCTAAATAACTTAAACCGTCTGGGTGGGGTCTTGTATATGATTCTCGTCCTAATATATTTTCTCCTAGATCTCCTATTTCCATTCCATGACGATAATTATCATCTTCTACTTGTTTAAAGTATGCTCTCGTCTGTCCATGAGAAGTAGGAACTAAAACATAAGTTTCATTATAAGTTCCAAATGTATCAACTCTAACATTTCCTGCTGATACTGGTCCAATATATTGTACAACACGGCTATAATCACTTGAATCTACTTCTTCCGTCCAATAACGTACACCATTTCCAGCAATTGACGGATCTGCCCATCTTATAGCCCCGGTTTCTTTTAACCATTTCCAAAATACACGTTCTGAAACTGTATTACTTAATTCAGGATTGTAAGTTTCTTGATTTAATAAATTTGCTTCTAAATTTAAAGCATAGTTTTGAAAAGACTCAGCAATAAGAACACGACCATCTTTTATAGAAGTTGTTCCTTGCTCATATTCCCAACAACCTACAATATTTCTGATATTAAAAGTATTGAAAATAGTTCCAGTACTTGCCTCAGCAATGTTTGGTATATTTAAAAGTGCAAAGTGAGAGATCTTAACGACGTTGTTTCGCTCATTAATATTTAGGCCAATGTCCTCAACAGCAGAACTGAATGTGTAAATAGTTCCGCCTGTGGCTCTCATTCTCTTCACAAAAGGTGTAACTCGATTATTAGCCATATTATTATATTAGTTTTTTTATATATTCAATAGTATCAAAAAGTCACATTTATCCAGCTAATCCAACTTGGCCGACAACAGCATATCTTTTTGACGGAGGTTTACCGTCTGGATATATCAAACTTAAATCAATTGTGCCAATAGTATCTTTCCAAGCCGTCTCGATATTTCCCGAAGGATCTCCTTTATAAAAATGTTCCCCATTTAAATCTAAGTTCCACAAAGTGAAATTTTTAATATTTGTCCAACTAACTGAATCCCATCCTCCAATCCAAGTAGATCCTCTTGAAGATCCCGTTCCTGCATTAACTTTGCTCTGAATAGCTCCATTAATATAAAGACTAACATCACCAGCTGCAGATGCTCCGTTATAATAAAAATCTATATGATTTTTTTGATTTGGAAGAAAAATAGGACATTGTTTAACTGTCGAGCCATAATAATATTGTATAGAGGTGTCAGAAATAAATCTTACTCCCATATTATTAGTTCCTCCTAATACTATCATAACAGAGGTGCCAGTTCCGATGTTTGTAGAGGTGTCCATATAACAATCAAAGGAAATTCTATAATCTGAAGCAGAAGGAGGTGCTAAGCTAGTATTCGATTTCAAAAATACACTTCCATCAAATTTTAATAATTGTGTTGGTCCATAATTAATTAAAACAGAAACATCATACGCTGTTGACGAACTAAAAATATTTAATATCTTTGCTATATTGGCATTGGAAGAACCGTCTGTGGGTGGAGAGTTTCGATATTTATCGAGCCATATTGCAGTTGTATAATTAGGCAAAACTTGATTCCATCTAGTTGCTAATTTATCAAGTATGTTATCTACAGTTGTTGTATCTAATGAACAACTTACACAATTAATTTGGAAAAAATGTCGGTTTAATGTTGTTGGGAATATAATAGTCTGCAAATTTTTATTTCCATATAGTACAACTCTACCTGATCCAGGTGTTGTTCCACCTAAATTAACTAATCCAGATAAATCTAATGGTGTATTTAAACAGCAATCATATGCATAAAAATCAGGCACATTAGCAGTGTCATAACTTGGAAGTAATATTTGATTTAATAGAGGATTTCTTTCCATATACATATAACCTCCAACACCTGTTAATCCTGATATATCTAATGTACCTATTAAATTACATCTATCAACACCAAAGAATCCTGTAAATGCAACAGATGATGTTGGAAATTTAATATAATTTAAAGAAGGATTTACACTACAAACAAAACTTCCTCCGAGCCCAGTTAAACTAGACAAATCTAAAGTTCCTATTAACCCACAATTTCCCACATAATACCCTCCTCCAGAAAAACTAGTACTTGACGCCGGATTTTTAACATAATTTAATAGGGAATTATAACTAAGATTAACCGTTCCTCCTAAACCTGTTAATGTAGTTAAATCAAGTGTCCCTGTTAATTTACAATATGACACATTATAATTGGTAAAGGGTTTCGAATTTGTAGGGTTTAATATTTTAGTTAGACCACTATTATTATTTGCAAAAAAGTTTCCGCCTAATCCTACCAATGCAGAAATATCTAATGTACCTAGACTACAATTATTGACATAAAAATATCCCATATTATGAGTGGAATCAGGTAATAATATTTGTGTTAATTTTGGGTTGTTATTGGCCATGAACCATGCATAATCGCTTCCTCCTAAGTTTCGAATAGGCCTCATATCTAAAGTACCAGTCAAATTACAATTATTAACAAAATACCCGTCGGTGAATAAACCATTTGTACTCGGATTTAATATGTTTGTAACTTCTACGTTATTGGCTACATCAAATCTTACGGCCATTGAATAAAGTTTTGAAACATCTATAACTCCCTTTAAACTACAGTCGCTTGCTCTAAAATAGGTTATAGAAGACGTGTCAGGTATTATAATAGCAGTTAATTTTTTATTTGAATAAACTGATAAGTTAACTAAATTTATTAAATTACTAACATCTAATGCACCGACTATCGCGTCATTAACCATATCGATGTTAGTTATATTTTGAGGTCCAGAGGCAGTTCCCTTATAAACTTTGACAATTTTATTTCCTGTCATTGTATAATTATGAGAAAAACTGTTTGAATTTATAATTGACCCGTCTCCTAAATCCCATTGTAAAATTCCTGCCATATTTTTACGTTATTTTTAAGTTACTATATATCTCTAAACGAGAACCTCTTTTACTGAAATATTTGTTATACTACCTATTCCATATAGTCCTAACCTTGCTAAAACATTTCCCTTAAAAAACGTTTTATAATCCCCAGTAACTGACGGCTGGAATATATATCCAGTTCCGCCATAGTTTAGAGAACCTACACTACCACTCAATATCGTGTATGATATTTCATATACTTTTCCAACTTGAAAAATCTGAGGTGATAAAAGATATGTTGATGATGATGTTGAAGCTGCTGCGCCACCACCTATAGTCCAATCTGCCCCCTTTATCCACCATCCAGTATCACTTGTAAATGCTCTATCAGCCTCATTTGATATTATTTCTTCTCCGAGATAGTTTGCTGCTCCTATATTCGCTTTCCAATAGTCCATAATATTATACCACGCTGTTCTTTGTTCATCAGTAAATGATTTACCTAACCAGAATATACTTGTATTGATACTATTTTTTAATACTACAGAAGATGATGCCACATAACCACCAAGAATTATATTATTGTCTGTCATTGCCACAGATGTATTTGCTCCAAGTATTGAGTTTGTAGGTGATTTGTATATACGTTGGTCTGTAGCGTTCGGTCTATCATTATAGTATAAATTTATACCTCCGCTTGAGTTCCATACTCTTTGTGATTTCGTGTTGAACCACAACCAAGGGCTTTTTGCCCCTACTTCCATTGTTCTGAACCCTAACATTGTTGTGTTTGCTTTGTCATAAGAGCCAAAGTTAGGTCCGGGCGTATATCCACCAGTTAAGTCATCAAGTGCAAAACCCATATCATTTAGTGAAGCATATTGGCAGTCAATTGCTGGGATAAAGTTCAAGTTTATATATGATTCATTTGATATTGTTGCAACACCATACTTAGGAATAAAATAGGGTGAACCGTCACAAGTAGCATCAAATGCTGGATTTTTCCAATCAAGTAGAGAAGCTTGCTCTGTATGCAAATCCCATTTATGAAATTTGTCTGTTATCTGCCATATACCAGCAGTTTTTAAGTCAGTGATGGTTTTATCAATAAGCTGCTTAAGTGCTGTAGATGGCTGAATAGCCATTCTATTAAATAAGGCTGTTGCCTCAGGGCTATAAGGATTTACAATAAATGTTGGATCAAATGTTGAGGCCTCAGTTATAAATTGTAATAATGGTTGTTCTATCTCCGTGTTAATAACAATTGATACATCATATAAAGTGCTATTGTCAAAAATGTTATAAATTTTAACAATGTCTGTGTTAGAATAATTTCCGGTTGGCGCGGCATTTGTTCCCTGGTGTAAATAAATTACAGAATTTTGTGAAGGAAGACTAGAATCCCATAAAATTCTAAGTTTAGTAAATATATTATCAACAGATGTTTTATCTAATGCGCAATTTCTTGCATCAATAGATATTAATTGATGAGTAAGTGTTGAAGGAAGTATAAATGATGTTAAATTTGTGTTGTTTTTCATTTGAACAATTCCTCCAAAACCTAATAAACCAGACACATCTAATGTTCCCGCTAAACTACAATCTTCTATTGTAAATCCCGTAAATTTTGTTGAAGATGTAGGAAATTTAATCTGTGTAAGTAGTGGGTTTGCTTGAACTTGAAATTGACCCCCTAAACCTGTTAATCCAGATACATCTAAAGCCCCTGTTAAATTACAAGAATATGCTCTATAAAAAGTTATTGTTTGTGACGAAGTAGGATTTTTAATTTCGGTTATTCCCCTATTATTCTGAAATTCTATTGCACCACCTAAATTAGATAACCCTCTTAAATCGACAATTCCTTCTAAGCTACAATCTTGCGCCGAAATATAAGTAAATACTTGTGAAGATGTAGGAAATAGTATATTTTTTAATCTGGTATTATTTCTTACTTGGAATTGACCCCCTAAACCAGTTAACGATGAAACGTCTAAGGCTCCTCTTAAATCACAATCATGCGCGTAATAAGTACTAAATGCTCTTGTTGATATTGGATTTAAAATATGTTGTAAATTTGGATTGTTATTTACTTGAAAATTTCCCCCTAATTGCGAAAGCCCTGATACATTCAATGTTCCATCTAGATTACAATTATAGGCACAATATGATGTTATTATTCTAGATGATGTAGGATTTAAAATTTGTGTTAAATTAGGATTACCAAAAAGTTGAATAGAACCCCCTAAATTTGAAAGAGCTGAAAGATCTAAAGTTCCTGTTAAATTACAATTATACGCATAATAAGCAGCAAATATTTGTGATGAAATAGGGTTTTTTATCTGCGTAAGATCGGGGTTAGTATTAGCATCAAATACTCCACCTAAATTACTTAATGTTGATAGATCTAATACACCAACTATTTTATCATTATCTATTCCGATTTCTAAAATTCCGACACTTCCAGTTGTAGATCCTTGATAAACTTTTACAGTTTTATTTCCGCTCAATGAATAAACATGAGTAAATTTATTGGAATTCAATATTGATCCATCACCCAAATCCCACCATAACGTTCCAGATGATGTAGCAACTGAAGGATCAAACGAAGACCCACCAACATCGTTAGTCACAAATTGCAAAAGCAGAGGACCATAGTCAATAGGAGGAGTATAGTCCAAACAAATTGGAATTTTTCCAATTGATAACGGAATTCCCCCTATATGTAATATTGTTTTACTCATATTTTAATCTTCATTTTCTAAAAATTAATAAATATTCCTGCTGCGGTACTTCCATCAAAATAATGAGTCCAAGAGTTCATATAATCATCACTACGATAAACACCGCCGCCATGAGAAGCAGAAGAATCTGTAACGAAAACATATTTTCCTGACTTAGACATGGCAACATCATAATATATTGAAGCGGGTAATTCAGTTATTCGACTCCATGTTGCCCCATAATTAATAGATTTATAACAATATCCGACTACATAACCTCCTCCACTGCTGCCTCCTCCACCATAAGCAATCATATATTTACCATCAGCCGACATAGCGCATCCTCCCCAAAATTGACTATAACCCACATCTTTTAATGTCCATGTGCTTCCATAATTAGTAGAAAGATTCAAATATGGTTGAGGGGCATTTGATCTATCTGATGAGGGTATTAAAATATATTTACCATCATAAGAAATAGCACCTACAGCTGGCATTCTTTGAGACACTGTTGTTGAGTTCCATGTTGTCCAATCTGTACTAACATAAACAACTGCATTTCCGCTAGAATGATATTGTTCCCAAACTACTATTCGACTTCCATCTCCGGAAACAACCGCACCTCCCATTGGAGATCCTGAAGGAATTTGTGTAAAATTATTCCATGTTATCCCATAATCACTAGAATATTTAGTCTGCATTATTCCTGTTCCAGACCCTGTACCACCAATGATCATATTTTTTCCTGATTTATCAACATATCCGGCTGTATAACGCATAGATGCTCCTGATAAATTAACAGAGACATCTTGACCAAAATTTCTTGAAGTAATTACTGTTCCATCTATATAATAAGTACAAGAAGAAGCCATTAAATATTTTCCGTCTTGAGATCCCCACATAAAAGAGCCGGGGCTTGTTGATCCGGGTGTAAATGGAAGCGAAACATCTCTAGTCCAAGTATTTCCGCTATCCTCAGATAATGCAAGATACACTGTTCCTCTAATGGTTCCGGAATCGTTATATATAGATGCGTTTGTTACAGCATAGAAAATATTGTTTGTAGAAATATTTAAATTATAAGCGGTAATGGTAGGAAATGTCGCGGGTAACTCAGTATAAGTAATTCCTAAATCTTCTGATTCATATGTTTTTCCCGCAACAGAAACAATAATTTTTTGATTAGAACCGATCATTAATTTTAATCTTCTGGCATTTTGATTATTACCAGAATCATTCATAATCTTCATTCTATTACTTCCTTTAATACCACCATCCTGTATAATTATTCTACTCATAAATTATTCAAATTTTCCAGATTCAATCCATTTACCACCACTATCTCTTTTTTCAAAAATTAATTTTCCATTTGAGGCATCATCAGCAATATATAATCGCCAACATCTATTTGTAGCAGGGGCTGATGCAGGATCTCCTATATAGAAATAATTCATAACAGCAATACCCTGAGATCCGTCTAGGGCTCCTGATCCATTAGCAACGCCGTAAACTTTTAATTGGGTATTTCCATCCAAATTAAATTTATAACTCTGCTCGGTATTACCAGCCGATGCAGTAATATTTTTTTCAATAAGAGTAGCCACTCCAGCATCTGCTTCTAACTCAATATAATCATAAAATAATACATTTGAGCAAGGATCATCAACTGTAATTTCATTATTAGATTCTCTCCATATTCTAGGAACAAATTCCAATCCTGTACATGCATCATTAGCCGCAACTAATTTGCCTGCTTGATACGAACTTGGAGTATCATAAAGTCCAAGGAATGTTGAAGCATTATTAACAATTGTTCTTAATGTTGTGATAGAAGAATCTTGTGCAGAATTCCATGTATATAGATAATTAAGAGATGCATCTGGAGCATTACCATATGTTAATTTTTTAGAGGTAGTATCATAATAAACTGTATAGTTTGTTTTAGTATTATCCATTCCTGAAATGAATAGATCGCTAGAAATACTTACATCTCCTATAACTGTTAATCTTGCTGCTGGATCATGATCCGGAGCGCTTGTATCTCCTAGTACAATATTACCATTGCTTGCACAGTATATAACATATTTAGTTCCACCCGCCCTATTATAAAGCATGAAATCGTTTCTTCCATCATTTGTATCATCGGTAATCCAAATCCATGACCAATCTGGGTTGTGTCGACTAGCAAATTTTAATGATGTGGTTGTTGCTCCAGTTGGGTTTTCATTATAAAGTTGCCATGATTGTTCTCCTGTGCCACTTACTTTAAATACTGGGCTAACACCCCCGGGCCCATATACATGGAGATAAGCAGAAGGGTTTGCAGTTCCAATACCTAAATTAAGTCCAGTAAAATATAAACTAGATTCGGCTACAATTGATCCGTCTCCTGCAGCAGTTAATATTTGATTATTAGATCCAACTACACCGTTAAACCATCCAACAGTTCCGCCACCCCCGCCGCCTTGAACACTTGGTTCTAAATAACCCCCATTCCATTTAAAATAAACATCATTAAAACTGACTTCTGGAATAAAAATATCAGCAGCATTTAAAGGTTTAACAGCATGCCATTTACTTGCGTCATTAGCAGATGGGTCATATACTAATATATAGCCAGAAGAAATATCAGCACTAATTGAGACATCTAACAAAGCCGAAAGATAAGACGCCCCTCCAACTGAAAAAACTTCCCATGACGGATCTCCTGTTGCATTATATTGATATATTTGTCGTTGTCCTCCTGCTTCTGCAGAATTAAGAACACAAACTAACATACCATTTTCTAATCTAGCGGTATAAATCGAGTTTCTAGATACATCAGTTTGTACAGTTTGATAACCACCTCTCAATTCATTTGCAAACGCAGATGGAAAAGTATCTGTATCGGCCCAAGGTCGTATTGCTGCAACAACTAATGTTCCTTGATTGTTTGCCATATTAAATAGTTTTTATTTTATTCATTAAGTAACTACAACTGTTATATTGGATCCAGACTGTGTGTTAAGGCTTCTATAGGTATAAAAGTTTTCTGTATATGGAACTGCAGTTAAGTTTGTGACTAATAAGGATGATTCTAAGAATGTTGTAGCAAATCCACCAACAGTAAAGGCAGTTGCTTGTCCAAATCTTGTAGGATAACAATACCAGATATATTCTCCCCCACCATTTGCTATTGTAAATGTTCTTCCTCTCGCAGTTGCTAAAGCACTTGTATCAAGACCAGTAACATCAGATGATTCACCAAATGAAGTTTGTGGATCTGTGCCCCAATAAGCCTTATTTTGACCAGTAATAGTATTTGTGGCGCTTGCGCTTCCTGCAACTCTTAAATAATCTAATGATGAAGAAGGAACGCCTTTATTATTATAATAAGTACCTGTTCCTGCGCCCCAGCTTGCATTTACCGTCCATGTATTTGTTCCAAGAGCAATTGAAACGTCTGTAGGATTATGAGTTTGTGTATTTGATGTAGCCGTATAAACACCATCAACAGTATTTCCAGGAATTCTAAATACAAATTGCAAAGCTGCTCCTGTTAAGCTTCCATCAGTTGTTCCATCACCATTCGTTATTCTACCTGAGTTATATGTAGCAGTTAATGTTGGACCATATAATGTACCAACTTCTAAGGTTCCACTTATACCACTTAATCCTAAACTGTTTAAAAGTCCTACAGTTGCATCTACAGTTGGGAACAATAAATCAGTCCAAATTTCATCATATGTTTTACCCCTTAAACCACCAGCTGACGTATCCTTTGGTATACCTCCTACAGCCACAGGCATTATAATATTATCAGCTACTGTTGGAGTATATCTTGATGTATCGGTTGTTGATACAAAAATACTTACATCAATTTTACCATCTACCCAATATAAACCATATCCAATTGATGATGATTTTACAAATTGATCAAGTCCATAAACAGATCCCAAACTAACTTCAAGAGATCCATTATTCCAAACAAAATCATCACTTAATGAAGCATTTGGAATAAAAGCTGCTCTAATATATGCTAAAGATGAATCTTGAACAACTTGCCATGCTGATAAATTTCCTAAAGATGTATCAAGTCCTTGATTCCATACAGTTAAATTTCCTAATGAAGTTTCATGGTTTGAAACCCACGAATTTAAACTACTGATAGAACTATCTCTAAGTTGTAATGATCCATCAACATAAGCTAATGTTACTCCTCCAGGATTAAATAGCTCCCAAGTTGTTCCATTCAATTGATACATAGTTCTTGCACCTCCATTTGAAGCAGAACTAAGAACATATACTAACATACCATCTTCTTTTCTATCAGAATATGTAGTTAGCAATAAGTTTCTTGAAGTGTCATTGGCAACGATATGTAAACCTCCTCGAATTTCATTCGCAAATGCAGAGGCAAATACGTCGGTATCAGCCCAAGGGCGAATCGCTGCTATAACTAATGTTCCTGAATTATTTGCCATTTTATGTTTTTTATTATTTTATTTTTAAGTTATTACAATTGAAATATTAGTTCCACTTTGAAGTCCATCTGTTCTCCATACGTTGTAATTTTCTGTATGACCATAACTATTGGTTACAGAAACAGGACCAATATTATGAATACCAGTAAATGTTAAACCACCAACTGTAAATACTGGAGTTCCTGGAATTGATGATGGATAACAATAATAAATGTATTCAGCTGTAGGTGAAACATAGAATAATGTTTTTGTGTAAGTATTTGAGAATTCACTACTGTCTAATGTAATAATTTCATTGCTTGTTAATGAAGAGTTTGAACTAACACCCCAATATCTCTTATTTCTACTTGTAATAGTTCCTGAAACTTGAGATATTGTTGCTGCCACTCTTTGTGCATCTAAGTTAGTTCCAACATTTCCTTTATTATCATAATAAGTTCCTGTTCCAATAGCATGACTAACGTCAACTGACCAAGTATATGTTGCCCCGACATTTCCAATTAAAATAGGAGTTGTAAATACATGTGTTGATGAGTTTAAAGTCCAACTACCTTCTGCTTCAATTGTTCCACCAGGAAGCTTAAATGTATAATAGTAAGCGTCACCAGTTAAATTAGGTCCTGGGGTTCCATTACCATTCTGTATTGCTCCAGGATTAAATGCAGCAACAAGTGTTGGTGTGTATGACGCACTAGGTTCAGCATATGTGCTTAGTAATCCAGAATACGAAAGACTCTTAGGAGTAGAAACCGAAGCATAAACAGTTGGGAATAATAAATCCATAAATATTTGTTCTATAGTTTTTCCTCTTAGATCTCCAACTGTGGTACCAGCAGGGATTCCTCCAACCGTATATGGCATTGATAATGAATCAGGAGCTGTAGGATCAAAAATTGCTGGTCCTACTTCTTGACCATTTAATATAATTGATCCATTAACATAAATATTTCCTGTTGTAGAAATATCTTGGGTAATTAATAATCCTTCGATCCATGCGTTTGGACCGTAAATGCAAACATCTCTAACTGCTAAAGGATCATTTATTTGTAATGGAGACCCATATCCTATAAGAATATTATCAGATGAATCTCTTAAAGCATTGTTAATTTGAATATCTCTTGCAATTAATTCATCACCATCCATATAAAGTGACGAATCCCTTACTGTTGTAGTAGCAGTAAATCTTGGAATATGATTAATAGTTCCTGGGCCTACAATTCCGGTTCCACCCCCACCTCCACCAGTTCCACTAGCTTCAACACTGTATTTATATTGAGTCCATGTTGTACCCCATGATGGATCGTATGCGATAGCAATAAATTCTTCATAAGCCGCTCCTGCTCCACTTGCGTCGACAATATAACTTATATTGTTGCATGGATCCAATAAAACTTCAAGTTGATTAATCCCAATTAAAGATGAATCAAAATAAATTCCTACAACTTGTGAAAGATTATCATTTGCTAAGAAAATTGGATTTGCGTTTGAAACCTTATAATATGGTTTCATTACGTCTATGACTTTATATCCTGCTGGTTCATAAGGAAATTTCCATGATGATGTATCAATTCCATATGTACAAGGATCTCTGCCAATGGTCACAGGATCCACATACATTCTATAGAAATTGTAATCAGCAGTGGTATTATTATCGTATAAATTAGTGAATTGTCTCTTTACAATTAAATTATCTACGACTGCAGTAACAAATTCTCCCCTTGTGCCTTTTATTCTACCAGTTGTCTCTAATGGAACAGTTAGAATCCCTAAACTACCATCAAAAAATACATCAATATATCTCTCAAATGATAAGAAGTTTGTGTTTAAAATCTTAGGAAGTTGAGGTACTGGTGTATGCAGATTTAATTGGGTCCAAATCATAATATTAGAGTTTTATTTATATATCCACTCTCTATCAAAACTTCCTCCATGGGAAAAATATATAGATAAACACTTAGTATTAACGCAAAAACTAAAATAAGTATGAATAATTTTGAAGATTTCAACTGGGCGGAATTTGAAGGAAATCATCGAGGTGGAAACCGACTAATTCCAAACGAGAAAATCAAAGGTCAAGACAATCACAACATCTGTTATTCAAGAGCCCCTTACGCTCAAAAAATGTTTGACCTCCTCTCTGGCAACGATTCCAAAACAATTAAAAAAGATTTAACGAAAGGAGACTGCGTTGTAATTACCGACATCTATAACGTTAAGTTAGATAAAATGTCAATAGAGCTATCCGGTGGTTTATCTGTAGATATTGATTTAAGTCGAGAAAAGAGATTTCTACAAATATTTGGTTATAATACAGTTGACCAATTTGTAGAAGATATATTAAAGCCCCAATTTAAAGTTAAATTTTTAGAGCAAGGTGTTTATGCATATGTAATAGAATCTTCTCCAACAATTAAAATTTCATTATGGCAAGGTCATTTGAAAAAGATAAGAGAAGAATTTATGAAAGAAATAGAATCACCTTCTAAAGCTTATGTTGCAAAAGTAATGGAAGCCAATAAAGGTGGTTATTTTGTTGAGGTACAAGGAATAGAGGCATTTATGCCTGGTTCATTAGCAGCTCCAAATAAGATCATTGATTTCCGAACATTAGTTGGAAAAGAAGTTATAGTGATGGTTGAAGATTTCTTAAAGGAAATGAATTCATTCATTGTTTCTCATAAGAAATATATCGAACATGTTCTTCCAAGAAAAATAGCTGAATTAGATCTAAATCATAAATACACAGGAAATATAACAGGAACTTCTAAGTATGGAATATTTGTGGAATTTGGGGACATATTTACTGGATTATTACATAATTCTAAAATGAAAGAAGATACTTTAAGAGATTTTAGAAATAGAAAATATAATCCAGGAGATCAAATAAGTTTTTACATCAACGAAATAACTAAAGACAATCGAATTATTTTAACTGAAGAAAGCCCGGAAGAAAAAAGAGAAAAATTCACTAAATTCATTTTAGAAAACAAAGAAAAAGTTATTGATGCTGAAGTAGCAGCAGTCATGAACTTTGGAGTAATTGTAAATGTTGGAGAGCTTTCTGGCTTAGTACCAAATAAAGAATTCAAACGAAGAAAAATAGCAGTTAAAAATTATGTAGTCGGCGATAAATTCAAAGTAAAAATAGCGGACTTTAAAGACGATAAGTTAGTCTTCGACTTAATTAGCGAAGATAAAAAACAAGAAGAGGGAGTTTAACACTCCCTTTTTTATTTTGAATAAATAAAATAAATCGTTGATCAATGCAAGCTAACTTTGTATACGAAGCTTTACAAGATATATTAAAACCTAAATCCAAGGAAGAAGTTACCGCGGCTTATAAAAAAATCGAAACCGATAAGGCTTTAGAATTGGCGGTGGAACATAAAAATTTAGAAGGGGTTTTTGATGCTTTACGAAGAGGAGCTTCATGGAATAAAAATGATTCTTATCAGAGTTTAGAAGATAGTTTGCTTTTATTTTTGTCAAAAAATAAACAAGAAATTTTATCAGGTAATCCATCCCATAAAACATTAGGTGTTTTATTAAAGCGGGCTTCTCAAAACGGATTTATTGATTTAATTAAATGGGCTTTAGACAAAGGGGCCCCTATAAATTTTCAAGATCAAAATGGAAGTACTCCACTTTATTATGCTGCTAAGTATGGTCATTTTGAAGCCCTTAAATTTTTGATTGAAAACGGGGCAGATTTAGAATTAGAAAATAATGAAGGGTTTACTCCCCTATTAGCATCATTAAATCCTATTCAAACCGGACCAAATTCTAATTTCATAAATCCGCAAAGTGTGTGGTATTTAATTGATAACGGTGCTGATATAACCCATAAATTAAAAAATGGGTCCAGCATTTATGTATTTTTAAAAGGAAAATTATTGGATAGATTTTTGGATGAAACAGATTTAAAACCTAGTGATGAAGAAACGATTTATATAATTCATCGAGGTTCCATTAAAAATATAAAAAAATTATTAGATAAAGGATATTTAGATCTAAATAAACCCATATACATTAAATATTCCAAATGGGACAACAAACCCAATAAACCATTACTGCCAATAGATCATATTAAATTTGAGGATGAAACAGGACCAGGAAAAATGAAATTTATGTTGCAGAATGGTAGTCCATTTCCTAATAAATCAACTATAAAAGCCATAAGAAATCAACTTCGAAATTCAAGATATAGTTATGGGCCAGATGAAAAATGGCGTAAACTTATAAATTATTTTATAGAAACAAAACAAATATCCGAATCAGTTGGTGACGTATTAAAGCCTAAAGGTAAAAAACAAATTATTGAAGATTTAGCTCAAGAAATGTATTTAAGCCTATTAGAAAATAAAGCCTTAAGTTTCTTTGAACCTTTATTTAGTGAAGGCCCACATAGAATGACAATAGCATGGGACAATATAGATTATTCCTTCAACCAATACCATAAAAAATATGGATCTGGATTATATGTTATGTCAATGTTAGTAAAAGAACAAGATGCAAATCCATTAGAACACATATACCCAGTCAAAGCCGTTTATAAGCAAGCAGGAGTAATAGTTTATGATATTCAAAGAAGTTCTTTAGAAACAGCGATCAAAGAATTAATAGCACAAGTTATTGCAGGTATATTTGGAAATGGATTTCATATAAAATATTTTGATCCTATTAACGAATCAAGTCATGGGGTTTTTAAACCCAAACGTGTAGAAGATATTCTCGATAGTATTGTAAATAATATTTTGAGAGATTATTCTGATCACACAATGCATTTTCATAAAGATGAATATTGGAGGGATCCTCCTGTAAAATTATCCCATCATTCTGGTGATGGATTTATGAATCAATTATACAAAAAATATGGAAATGTAAATGGTATCTATGTTCATGTCGAAGATAATGACCCAACAGAATCTACGGGGGAAAATCTAAACTTATTACGAAAATATTTACATAATTTGAACGTAAGATATACGCCGATAGGGCATAATACGATCATCATCAGAGATGACGATCAAGAAAGAAGAATAATAGCTAAATTATGTCGTGAAGTTTACAATAAAGTGCTTCCATCAATAATGGTTAGAAAGTTTGGAAGGCCAATTAATATGAAATAATTTACAAAACTGATTAAAAATATATGAATTTATACGAAAATATATGAAATTATATGAGAAGAGCAAAAACATACAGTTCAAAAGAAGTTTATGATGCAGCAATGTTAGGATTCGTTTTTGAATTCTATTGTTCTAAAGAACCATCATTTATTGTTGAGGATCTCAAAAAAATCTCTGGAAAAAGTGTGGTTATTACAGATCAAACAACCATAAAACCTAGTTTTTCTACATGTATCTTAGTGAAAGAATATGATGGAAAAAGACCACGCTACCAATTTAAAATTGGCGAACAAAAATATAATGAAGTATCTACATTTTTAAATACTATTTTATTTTGGATAAATGAGAATGCATCATTAGACAAAAATACTTTGATGAAAGTAAATCTTAATTACAGCAGCGAACTTCAAACTCTTACAAATATTTCGCACATGGATGTTGGTAAACTTGTTTTAAAGATGGATGAGAATTTTGTTTATCAGAGATTTCCAGAAATGAAAGGCTGCCCGTTTGCAGTCTCTGTGAAAAAGATTGTGCCATTTAATATGAGTTCTAATGCATCAAATGTTGTTAACTTAGTTAGTGAATTTCAAATGCCCGTTGATACATTTTATGGAATAGATTTAACAGAACAGACAAAAGGAGAATTAACGTTTAATTATATTGGTGGGTATAAGTATTCAGAAAAAGTAAAGGAGATTTATGAACTTCTTGAGTATTATGTTTTCACAACATATCAAGTTTTAAATGCAGAAGAATACACTCCTTCGATGATTAATGAACTTAATAAATTAACTGAAGAATATAGAATATTTAGAAAATGTTACTATAAGTATGATTTATTTGAGTCTACATATAAAGATTTCGTTATCTATATCGACCTTAATAAAGGACATCAATTGATCGAAACACAATGGTTTCAACTGAGAGATCACATTGCTAAACTAATTCTAGAAAGCAATCTTAAGAAATGTAAATTCAATTGGGACACTGAATTTGGAACATTCCAGATTAAAGATGCTGAAATAAATGCATCGAGAGTAAAAGGATTCCAATTAGTTAATTGTACAATCAATGGTATAGTTGAAAATTGTCACTTATGGGGTACTAAATTAAACAATTCAAGGATTTTAAATTCAACTCTTGTAAACGGCAATAATGTTTCTGAATCTTATTTACAAAGAGTTCGGGCTGACAGAGAAAACAAAATCGAAGAATCAATGATTGTTAATTCTGGAGAGATTATTAATTGTGACCTAAATGGTTGTGTAATAAAAAATGCAGGATTAGGAGATAAAGCTAAATTAGATGAAAATTGTTTAGTGATAAGTCCTAAAGAAAAACTTTCACAACCCTCTTTAAATGGAATAGAAGTTAAAGAGATACGAGATTATAAATGGATTAAATCTTTAAGAGATCCAAATTATACAGACAAAGGATTCGCAAATGAATATAAAGATGAATAATGATTGCTAAAAAAGTATATGAGTCTTTAGATGATTTAGATAAATTGAAGGATTTCGGTTTTGATAATGAAACCATAATCCAATTTTTAAGAACACAAGGCAAACCAATTACATTAGAGTTAGAATACGAAAGACAGGGTTGGGAAGATCATACTGATTATTTATTTGATGGTCTTCCAGAAAATGTTACTTGGAATGCATCAAAACATGAAATTGAAGAATTTGATTTAGGACGGGCCAAGTATTTATTATTTACGATATCAGGTCCTATAGATTCTATAATTGAAGCTTTAATTTCGTGGTGGTATGTTGATAAAAATGACGTCGTGAAATTTATTAACGACACTATGGTATCATGAAAATATTAGTTAAACCTGGATTTGTAAAAACTATTACCTTTGGTTTCGCTGCAGCAATTACGTTGTGGCCCTTTGGTATTTTTTTATTAAAAGATAAATATTTAAATAATGCGATTCTTATAAATCATGAGGCAATACATTGGAAACAAAGTCAAGAATTATTAGGCATTTTCTTTTACATATTTTATGTTTTGGAATGGTTTGTTAAATTATTCTTTTATGGAAAGAATGCGTATTATAACATATCCTTTGAAAGAGAAGCAAATTATTATGAAAACAATTTAGAATATACAAAAACACGAAAACATTTTAAATGGATAAAATTTATTTTTAAGAAATGTTAGTACGAGAATCATTAGAAGATACATTAAAACCAAAATCTAAAGAAGAAGTCAATCAAAACTTCAAAGAATTAGAAGAAAAAATACGAAATATTCCTATAAAAGAGGATGCAATATTTGAGGTGGCTCGTTTATTAGGAGGAGAAGATTTTGATTGGGGTTATAGCGATGTTTCTCGTGAGATTATTGATTATATAAGTGACAATGAATTTTATGATGCTCTTATCCATGTATTAAAAAATAACATAGGATTTGAATTAGAATAATATAAAAGAAAGATATGACCAGAGTTGAATTAATAAAGGAGGTCCAAAATGCTTTAACTGCTTGTGCTGCACTTCCGTATGCACCCCCAGACGCGGAAATAGATCGTTTGATTGGTGTTGAAATGAAGTGGTTATTTCGTGAGTACAGAACGTTATGGCAGGATCAAATTTATCTCTTAAATAAAAAATATTATACTACTAAAGAGTGGCGTAATACAAGAACATTCCAATTACCAGAGTGTGTTGTGGGTATTAAGATTGTATGGGAAATGACTCACGGAAGCCGCGTATTTGGTATTAACGATCCTGACCTGAACTTCGACAGATTAATGGCATCCGATCTTTATTTGACACCATTATCTTCAGACCAAATAACATATAGAACAATTCAGTGGTCATTCTGGGACCTTGCAAGGGCCTTTAACTTAAGAGATATAAATCACAATTTCAACTTAAATACAAAACGATTGGTGATAACGGGGAGAACTCCTGTTGAATCACTATTTATTTTAAGTCAAGTACAAATTCCTGATGAAGATGCATTTGAAGATCCATTAGTTTTAAAGTGGATGATCGCGCAAGGAAAAAGATCTTTAGGAAGAATTCTTGGAGCGTTCAACTATCAATTATTAGGAAATGTTACGATAAACTTCGAACAAATAAGAACAGAAGGAAACGAAGAATTAGCAGAATTAAAAGAAAAAATAAAGACCGACGACGTAGCCGACTGGTTCTTACTATTCCCATAATGAAAGCACAAAAAGTATATATGAAGCTAAAAGTATTAGAAAATTTAAAAATAAATTAAAATGGCAAAATTTTTTAGAAGAAACGATAATGATAGAGTCATTGCAGGAATATGTGGAGGCTTAGGAAAGTATACCAATACCGATCCAGTAATGTGGAGATTAGCAGCAGTATTACTCCTTTTATTTACAGCATCTGCAATAGGTTTGGCTTACTTAATAACGTGGATTATAGTACCAAAAGAATAAAGTAAATGAAAGCTATGACAGTAAATGAGACATTAAAAAGTGGATGGGTGGTCCTCATACTACATCCATCATTTAAAGAACCTAAATATTTAAAAGATTATGGAGATTATCATAGAGGTGAAATTTTAAAATTAACATCTAAAATCAAAAGATCTCAATGTTTTAAATATTTACAACAAGCACAAATAGCAGCAAAAATGTTGGAGCTTAGATTTAAAGAAGGAATAATAAAAATAATAAAAGTATGAAGGCAAAATTTGTATATGAATCAATACAAGAAGGAGTAGCCGATAAATACGCATCTGCTAGGTTTGGAATTACAGACCCAGATGAGGAATTTGAATTGCAATGGGCAGGACGTCAATTATCTGGGCAGGCTCTTACTTGGATTCATGGCTATCCACTTATAAAAAATCCTAAATCATTAGAACATTTTGTTCCAAATGCTAGAGCCGTTATTTTGGCAAATGGAGATTTGTATGTCATTTCAGACGCATTACATATTATTCATACTAAAATGTTGGGAAGGATGAAAGAACTGGATATAATTGATGAAAAGACAACAGGATGGGAAGATCCGTTTGAGCGAAATCCCGATCAATTTATTGCGGTCCAAAGAGTTTGGAATAAAAATGCATTTGCTTTAAGCGAATCATATGTAATTCCTAAGAGAAAGAAGGGGGAACCAGCAAGTCCTGAAAGACTTGAGGCTCTTCGTTTGTTTTTTCCATTTCTAAAAGCTGCCGCACACAAGTTTCCTCAATATCAATTTGTTCCAGAACAAATTATGGCTGCTTCTAGAGAAATGCTATCAGACTTAGAATTACAAAGACAAAAACAATATAAAGCCGGGTTATGAAGCTTGTAAAAGAATCTGTTGAAGATATATTAAAACCAAAAAATTTAATTGGAAAAAAATTCTATGTTCGTAATGACGCAACTGGAATGATAGAATTTATTATCGAAATACATGATATTCACGACGAACAGTTAGACGTTAAGGTTATTTATAATAATCATATGATTGAAGGCCCTGCTATTTTTTCTCTTGAGGAAGGAGAATTTTCTGGCGCTAAAGATATATATTTTGATTTTGATGATTTTCAATATTATGGATTTAAAGAATTAAATGAGGAGGCCTTTATAGAATTAGATAAAAAAATAAAGGAATTACAAAATTTTAAAAAATATTTACGATCTATTTTATGAAAGCAAAAAAAGTTTCTGATATTTTAAAGCCTAAACCCGACGATGACATCATGTCAGAACTTTTAGAAGTTGAACCTGACAAACTAGATGTTATGCTTTCTATCTATAAAAAATGGAAGCCTATATTTAAAAAAGAAATAAATCGTCCAGAATTATCTTCTTTTGGAGATAAAGTGCGTGCATTTAAAAGAGATTTGGAAATAGAACAAAATGCAATTAAAGGAACTGGTTATCGCGAAGGAGGAAGCACTGGTTTTAGGGGTTTATTACGTTTGATTAATTGGTGGGAAAGTGGCAGATACTCTTCTGACATGTTAGAAGAAATGATTGATCAATGGATAAAAACCGTTGAAGTAGCTCTAAAACACTTTAAAACGATGGCTAAACGTGAATATCATCCAATCAAAGAGGAAGTCTTAGATATTTTTAAACCAAAATCTCAAGAAGAACTTATTCCATTAATTCGCGATAAATTTCCCATATTTCTAGAAGTTTATAATGCCCTTTTCCCTGATTATAAATTGAATATAAATCCGGGCGGCGTATCTTGTGAATTTGATACAAAATATTTTACAATATGGTTTCATCAAGATGAAGAACAACCATTTCCTAGGATTGATATGGGGGCTTATCGTAACATATTGATGTTCGGCTTCATCACTAAAGAAACACCAAGAGTATTTTCTCCATATAAAATAGTCAAAAATGTAAAAGATGCCAAAGATTTTATAGATATGGTATATGATATTGAAAAACAAATTATTAACATTAAAAAAACAAGACCAAATAAAGTACATTCTATTACAATCACTGAATTATCAAATATATTTTCACAATATCCTCAATATTTTTCTGATAGAACAGTTAAAGATTTAGTTTATTTTTTTAGATCATTTGGTCATCACAAATATCTTAATGAATCAATTAGTGATATTTTGAAACCTAAATCAGAAAAAGAAATTGAAAAAGAAATGGGTAAGCTTTCTGGAGATGAATTATGGGATTTATGGAAAGATACAGGACAAAAAGAATATTTAAGGCGAGCATTAAAAAAGAAATTAACATTTCCTATAGGTAGCGAAGATATAGCAGAAGCTATTCAACAATTTCCTGATTCTACTGAAACCCTGTTTCCCCTTATAGTTAAGAATTTTCCATATAAATTAAAGAAGGAAGGACAAAAATATATTCTTTATGCTGATTGGTATGATGAATTTTCGGATTTATTTATGGAAGGTAATGACATATCTAAAAAATCTATTGAAAAGATATTATCAGGGGATTCATGGGATTTATTTGAGAGATATGGATCAGAGGATATGAATTTAGCTAATGAAATATACGCCATTGAAAAAATGGAAAAAGACAAGGGAGTTGCATATTTTAAATCATTAACAGAAGAATTAGTAACTAAATTATTAGAGGATTTTAATTGGCTTGATTATGATAATACAATGGAGATTAAAAATTTAAAAACTTTAACAGATGTAGCCAAATTTTTAATAAAATATCAAGATGAAAGAGACCTAGAAGAATATATTGACGCATTTGAAAAGGCTTTAAATGAAACACAAGGTATTGCTAATGAATCACAAGCCTTCAATGAATTAAAAAATTTATTAGAAAAAGAATTAGGATTTAAATTTGAAACAAAATATTATAGCGAAAAGGATAAATGTTATAAAATTCCTCTTTCAAAGGATTCTATAATAGAGATCTTTAAAAAGGCGAATATAGATGATAACAAAATAAGATACAACCCACCTTATGGCTATGATGGAAACATTTATGATCATCCAGATGTTTTTAATGATAGCTTAAGTAATAGTATTTCTAAAATAGATGAAGGCTAAAAAAGTATACGAGTCAAGTATTTTGAAACCTAAAACGACTGATGAAATAGTCAGCTCATTTATCAATCTGTCTATAAGCGAGCAGGTTGAATTTTTAGATGATTATGAAAACAGACACATAATCCCATTCGAAAACTGGCCATTAATTCTACAAATAAAAGAACAATTAAAGAACAATCCACAATTTGATAGTATGTTTAGAGTAACATCTAATGATGTACTCAATCAATTTGCCTGGTCATTTAGTCCTGATGAACAAATAGGTACAAAATTTAAAATCTATAGCAGGCTCAGTAATAATATTCAACCGATTAACGTTGAACAATATAATAGTGAACCAGACACCATCCACGTATACGAAGAAGCCGATACTGCGAATGAACAAGTCATCGAATCATACGACGGGTTTATTAAATGGTTAAATGATGATTATCTTTGGAAAAAAGATAAAATCCAAATAAATCCTTAAATTTGTCATTTTTGTCATATTTTTTCTAAATTTTTGTCATTTTTGTCATATTTTTTATTTTGGCATTTTATTTGAAATATTTAGCATTGATAATTTAATGTTAAACTAAAATAAAATTAAATGCCTATGTTACCAGTAATTAGAAATTCAAGAAACAACAATCTATCTTTAGTTGACGATTTATTTGACACCTTCATTAGAACTTGGGATGATCGTCAAGAATTATCATCTTATTATTATGATGAACAAACAAAAGATCATGTCATTACAGTTCAAGCACCTGGATTCAAGAAAGATGATATTGAAATAGAAGTAGATAATAGAGGAATTTCTATTAAGGGAGAAATAAAGGATGAAAAAACTAAAGGTAGACTTCGTAGAAACACATTCCATTATGCGATGACCCATTATGGAATTGATTCTAAAACAGTAGATGCTTCTTTAGAAGACGGAATTTTAACTATTAAATTTAAAAACGAAAAAGATAAACTATCAAAAAAGATTGAAATCAAATAAGAAAGAGGGATTATTTCCCTCTTTTTTTATCTTTAAATTTATTGTATATTATATCTCGAACTTTTATTCCAGATCCTTTATGAACATTTTTTCTAAATAGTGTTTCTGCTTTATTGGCAATTTCATGCGCATCATCATATGAAACCTCGTGATTTTTCATTAGATTTCTCTCAACTAATTCATGTAAAATAATAGCTTGCAAATCATTAGGCTTTAATAAATGAACGTCGTCAATCCATATTTCATCTTCGGGTATATACTTTTTATAGCCAGGATAGCTCGTTGGATAATGATTTCCTCCTTCTACAAATTGTGGAAAATCTAATCCAGGATCTTTGTCTCTAACATAATCCCCATTAACAGCATAAATTTTTATGCCATCTTTATCTTCAATAAGTCTTTTGTGAAGAGTCCTTTCTTTTGATAGAGCATCTTCTAAACTTTCACTTACTAACTTTTTCATTAATAATTTACTCTCATAAAATCTTCAAGATACCATTTATTGCCGTTTTCATCTTGAAAAAATGCTTTTGATTCTCTTTCATCTTCGTCAGTCAACCCAACATCCTCTTCTTCATCTTCACGAAAATCACACTCTATTTCAGCACCATGTGGAACTATTTCGCCTGTAAAACGATATTCGACACCATCTCCGCTTTCAACAATCTTTAATTCTATGCCGCCCATATTTGTTAAAGCCAAAACTCCGTCTGGATTCCAATCATTTTGATAATATGTTTGTATTATTTTTTGTGCTACCTCGGCTGGCGGTATCTTATCTTTAAACCCTTCATCTACAAATTCGCGATATTTACTAAAAATAGTATCATCACCAAACATAACTCTTTGCCGGTCAATTTCTTTATCAACCATATCTGTATATTCATCTACCTCCGTATATTCAAGAGCCTTTTGTATTTCTTCTCTTGATTTTGGTCTTAAAATATCTCCCAGCGACTCTTTTATAGATTTATGTTTTTCCAACCAAGGAATCAAAATATCTAACGTATCTTGATAACCTGACCAAGCAGATGATCCCCAATCTATATCAACTAATTTAATAGCATTATGAACATCTTGGTATGTAGTTTCTTTAAAATTTTCTAATATCCATTTCATCACCTTTTTCATACCCATATAAAGGGGTTTTTGCAAAACAGACTCTCTAAATCTTGGATATTTTTTATATAATCCCGTTATTTGTTTTGATTTCAACATTTCAATAATTAAATCCTGTGTTTCTTCGGCATCTCCCATACTATTATAAGCAGCCCATAAATTACCGCTAGATCCATTGGTTTTAGGAACATAAGTATATAGAGGTTTTGCTCCGTGTTTAAGAGCATATTTTGCATATGAAACATTTCTTCGATTTATAGCTGCTAATAAGTGTTCTGTCGCGCTCTTTTTATCTCCTATTTTGTAATCAGGATCATTTGTAAGATTTTTTTCAATTTCCTCTTCAGATTTAGGTTTGAAAACATCTCCAACAGCTTCTTTAAACAATTCAGATTCAGTTATGAATTTAGCCTTCACTAATCAAAGTTTATTTTATATATCAATTTTCTAACTATTTCCAAGTTTAGAATATATAAATAAAAATCATTAGATGATTCGAGAAATATACAATCGAAGCCCTCAAGATCCTAATTTTAAATATGGTGTGTTAGAACACTCCGATCCTATTGAGAGCATCATTTCGAAAATAAAAATGATATTAGGAACGAGTCAAGGACAAGTTCTCGGAGACCTTAATTTTGGTGTTGGGTTAGAGGATCTTATTTTCGAAACTCGTATCAATAAAATGGAACTTGAAGAAAGAATCAAAGCACAAATAATGCAATATGTTGATGAATCAAAAGACTATCAAATAAGCCCAAGTGTTTCATTTGGAAGGGCTCCTGAAGGATATGATTATGCGGTAGTTGACATCTTCATAAATAATCAAAAGATAATTGGAGTATTAGTACAATAATGAAAGCACAAAAAATATATGAGAATATTTTAAAACCTAAATCCGGAGACGAGGTTACACAAGCCCTTATTACTAAATATAATAATATGGATCCAGAAATTTTTAATTTTTTAAATGATTTAGATTATAAATTTGTAAATTCTGAAAAATTGGTTTTTAAAGCAGAAAAAGAAGCAACTTTAACATTATATGTATTAAATTTTTATAAACCTATTGCAGGAAAAACACTACGTGTATTATTAACAGATACTCTAAATGATGTTAAAAAGAAAGTTTATAGACAACTATAAAATTAAATTAAAGTAATGGCAAATAGTAACAACCAAAGATTTGAATTTTTTAAGACATCACGAATTCGTTTTAGCGAATTATATCAAGATGCTCTTAATTTTATAAAGGCAAGTTATGAAGATGTAGGTCAATATTTTACAATGGCTTCTCCTATGGGCCAATTGTTACAGATTACTCTTCATCTTGGAAGAATGATACTCTTCTATATTGAAGATGCTATCACTGAATTAAATATAAACACAGCGTCTCGTCCTGCAAGTGTAAAGGGAATCGCAGCTATAACAGGCCACAATCCTTCAAGGGCTATGGCCGCACGAGGAACCTTGCGTCTTACATACAATGGACAAAAAATCAATATGTACGGAAACACCGTAACGATTCCTAATTATACTCAATTGACATCTGTTACTAATGGCCTTATATACACTATAGTTTTACCTGGAGAAGAAATTAGATTAGACTTAACAAGCATAACAAACTATATAGACGTAAATGTTATGCAAGGAAAACTTGAATATCAACAAGCCACAGGAACAGGAGACCCATTGCAATCATATAATTTCCAAAATAAAAAGGGAGCAGGAATTGATAATTATTTTGTTAATGTTTACGTTGACGGAAAAAGATGGGAAACAAGACCATCCATTCTTGATATGGGATTCAATGAAGAGTCTGTAATGGTTAAAACTGGACAAACAGGGGGGATTGATATTTTCTTTGGCACCGGATATAATGGCAAACCCCCAAGAATGGGATCAACAATACTTGTCGAGTATCTTTTGACAGACGGTGAACCTGGCAATATTAAAAGCCCTGCAACTGAATCAGAGGCTAGTTGGAAATTTGTAACTCAAGGATATTCATTAAATGGTGAGGATATTGATTTAAATAAGATTCTAAAAGTTTCGATTAAGAATGATATTCTATTTGGAACATTGGAAGAACCTCTTTATCTTACCCGATTATTAGCTCCTCATATGTCAAGATCATTTACTCTTGCAAATGCTGACAACTACATTTATTTCTTACGTAAATTAAATATGTTCACAATTGTCGATGCGATTCCTGGGTTTGCAACCTTTGAGGACAGATATGCGTTAGACAAATATAATCAAGCAAAGGATAATTACGAAATAGTAAGTGAACAATATAGATCACTGTTATCTACTGTTGGAGCTAATTCAGAATTATCGATGAATAAGAAAATAGAATTAGATAATGCTCAAAATGAAGTTTATAAATGGCAAGGAATTCTAGAAGAACAAAAGAAAGATGATAATACTGTTTATTTGTTCTTAGTTCCAGATGTAAACAAAAGAATTTCTGCAGCTCAAAACTATTATACTTGTGCGTTGGATTCATTCCAACTTACTGATAATGAAAAGACAGCCATCCTGGACCTCATAGAGGACAGCGGGCAAAGAATTATTACAGTGGATAATGCTATTATGACTCTAAAATACCCACGATTTGTGCTTAATCTAACATTAATAATTTATGAAGGGTTTGATTTTGATTCTATAAGAGAATCTATAATTTCTAAAACTTCAGAATATTTCTTAAAAAATACACGTAGAGATAGAATACCAGTTTCAGATATAGTTCGTATTGTTGAGGCTATTGAAGGTGTTGACTCTGTATCTGCCTGGTTTGACGCAGATAAAAATAACCTAACTATTTATGGAGATCATTATGGGTTAGATGATTATGGGGATATAATTCTTGAACGTTATGTTTATGATGCGTTTGGAAACAAGGCCCCAGTTAAAGATATTTACCCCTTAATTCGTGGCGGATTCGAATCTTTTAATAGTGTTTATTATGATGATTCAACAGAAAAGAATAAACTGTCTACTTTGAATATAAATCTAAGGGGAACAACTCCCGTAGATTTCAATTCAAAGAACAATAAAACTATTGTAAGTAACATCTAATGAGAGCAAAAATCATACAAGAAGCAATGAAAGATATTCTTGTTCCTAAAACGAGACAAGAAATTAAAAGAGGTGTGAAAGAAAGCAACAATCCTTCTATAGTTTTAAAATTTAAGATAAAAGAAGCATGTAAAGAATATTGGAAAAATAAAGGGGTTAAATTTGGCAAGCCAAATTCACCTGAAATATTTTATGATGAAAAGGGAGACTTTCGTTACGAATTTGGTTTTAGCTCATCTAAATTACTAAATGGTACTCCATTTATAGCAGAATATGCAGATATTATAGGAACACAAATGGGGGCGTTTAATCAATTATATGGTCGTTTTATGTTAAAGGGAGGAAAGTGGTCTAATTCAACTCAATCCATTATTTACATGAAAATTAATGAATAATAAATGGCAGCAAATACTCAAATAAACAATCCAAGAAAAGGTGTTTATGCAAGAAATACTTATAAAGTTCGTTTGCCTTATTTTTATCAGGCTAAACACAATAATGACCAGTTTAAGAATTTAGGTTACAATTATCAAGGAAAAATCTTGAGAAGTATAACCTCTCCTGAATTATGGGCTAACCCTTTACAAACATCTCTAATTGGACAAATTGAGTCAATGATGACATATGTTTTAGAACAAGCAAAATCCATAAAAAAATGGTTCAGTATTGCTCACGATAAAGATACCTTAAATATTAATTAAAAGAAGAATAATAAATGAAAGCTAAGAAAGTATACGAACAATTATTAAGACCTAAATCTGAAGAAGAGGTAAAACGAGCATATATCGATTATTATGGTTTTATTCCATCTAATGAAACTTTAATAATAAATATTCCTACAGGTGATTATCCCGTTGAATATCATGAGGGGCCAGATGGAAGATTTTGGAAATTTTCTCCATCAGTTAATAAAAGATATTGTATCAAGTCTAAAACTTCAAATATTTCATGTCAAGCAACACGAATGGATAGAGTTAAAATAGCAGAAGAAAATTGGATTCATGATGTTATGAATGGTGATATAAAATTAGATCATCCAGCTGTTATTTATAAAGAAAATTATCATTAAATTTAGAATAATGAGACCAGAACTTTGGAGAATATACGATAAAAAAGGTAGTAATTTAAACTTAAATGCTGACTCATATATCAATTTAGATTTTGCTTCTGATTTGGGAAAAGACGCAGAGGGATATGCTGTTACAGATCCTTCAGGAAACATAATTAAAACTGTTATAACAAATGGTGGCTGGGGTTATGATCCATTAGACGCAGTTTATATCGATTACACATTTAGCGAATTAGGAACACCCTATTCAGTAGATGCATCTATTGTACTAAAAGATATTTTGATATTTGTTTCAGATGGATCCATCGTGTCTCAATCTATTTCAGACGTAATATTTTCTCCCGCTGATTCTTCTGGATTTATGTACCCAGGTGCCACTTATGTAGGTGCATTATTCTTAGATCCAATTTCACAAGGCCTTGTTGAAACAGAACATTTAACAATACTCGAAGAAATATCAACAAATATATTTGTTACTCCATATGATACTTCTAATTCAACTCTGATATTTAGAATGGTTGGAGAAGAAGATGTTATACAATTTTTTGATGTTGATCCTCATTCGCAAGAAGTTATATGGACAGATGAAATAATTTATGATGTTAGTCAATATCAATTAAATAAAGGAATTCAATTAAATATCGGATTTAGATCTGATGATGAAGGTGTTTATGAAAGAAAAATTGTGGCATACCATCGTATTGGAGATACAGATATGCCTATTTTAGAAATAGTAGTCAATGCTCAATCAATCGGCCAAGATGAACGTTTTGACACCTTACTTGAAAACTTTGGGTTATTTAAACCAAAATCTATTCCTACGTTATTTAAAGAAGCTGATATTAATGAAGATTTACCTGACTGGCAATTATTAAATTACAAAGCAAAACACATTATACTAGAGCATGATAAAATCATGCCATTTATTGGAACTTATAAAGGCCTTATAAATGCCATAAAGTGGTTAGGTTATGATGATATTTATGTAAAGGAATGGTTTAAAGATGTAAAGGAAAGTAAACGAATTTCTTTATATGTTCCTTATGATGCAGATGGAAGAAAGAGAACTATAAAATATTTCACTCCAGAAGAAAGAAAGAATCTTAAGAAATTAAATCAATTATCTCTATGTTATTGTATTACAAGAGAAACTGGCGAAGTTGATGAATGGGGAAATCCTATTACTGAGAATTGTTATGAATATAACTTAAATGAAATTTTAATTAAACTTTATTCACTTAAAGTTTGGTTAGAGAAAAATATTATTGGTGTTAATGCCCGTATATATGACCTAACAGGTGAAGGTATTTATTTCGAAAGATACAGAAATTTAATTTATGGTACTTCTAATGTTGGAACAGAAGCTCTTTACGAACAATCATTAACTCCAACGTCAGTTTATTCTGATTCAGAGTTAGTAACCGGAGATGCAAGTATATTGTTAACATTAAAAGAGTACAATCAGCAAAATACAATTCAAGATATAAACTGCACATTATTAGAGCTATCAAGATTTGGATGGGATCCATGTAATGGATTATTCTCTCCTGTCGATTATTACAATTTGCCTTATGTAGATCCATCAGCTGTATTTTTTGGATCTCCATTTATTGCCCCATTTAAAGATCTTTATGATATTCAATGGAAGGTTACAGTTCAAAAAGAATATGGAGTTTTAACAACACATTTTGTTACTAATCCATTATTCATTTATGAAAATGAAATAAAATTCTATAACACCTTTGACACATCAACCATATTTAATGATGATGCAATAGTTCAAATAGAGCAAGGCTTTTTAAGAGATCCAAGCATAGATGAATGGGTAAATTCAGTTGCCTATTCCATATACCAATCTGACCCATCACTAGATTCTTCGCTGGGGTCATTTGTTTTTGAATCATCAATGGGAATAAAACAATATACATGGCAATTTACATTGATGCCAGATATAAACCCAGTTATCCAATATGCATTCGATGAAAATTATAAAGCACCATTATTGACAATTAGTGGATATAAATGGACTGACGTGTCAGGAAATACCCATACATTAGACAAACCTTATTATCTGGACATAATTCACGGAGGAATATTTATGTCAGTAGATGCATCATCCATTCCAGGCGGTTTATTAATAGGTAATGAAATTCCTATTGGAGATACATCTATTGAATATACTACAGTTAAGGCAGGATTAGATTTTAATTATGATACTTCATTAAATGAACAGCAAATAAAATTAAGTGTAATTTATATTGGGCCAAGGATCCCGATATTCAATTATGATCCATCTGATGCCGAAGTTCTGTATTATAATCCTGATGCTCCTGTTACAGTTATAGAAGACAACAGTGTTTATCAAATGAATGTTAACTACACAGGAGATTATGAAGTTCAAATTTATGGATGGAATGGGCAGAATAACATGTTCTTTAATATAGGAACGAGACGTTATCCTGTATGGCAAAAATATCCAAAAATATTCTCATATCAAGATGCATCCTGTTTAGTTTATTGTTCAAGTACTGTTATGCCAATGGGTGATGCAAGCACTTTAATAGATGAAAATAAATTTCCAATATTTGATCGTCAAATTCCTCTTCAGGGGCTTGAACTTCAATATGATGTAAACGGAAGACCTTATATTTGGGTTCCTTCAATCACATATTTCCAAGATGTTCCTGAACCAGGTTCAATCGCCCGATTCTATAATTTAACAGAAAGAATATCGAGTATTACACCACCAAACATAATGGATATTGATCAAGATTTTCAAAAATTTTATGAGGGTGATGATATTCGTATAATTCATTTTGACAAAGGAAAATATTCATTTATTACAGAATCAAGTGCAAAAATTACATCAATTTCTTATGTAGGCGATGTTGCTACATGTACTATAGATAATCCTCCATTAAATTTTGTTATCGATGTATCAACAGAATGGTACGTTTTAAACAATACTCAAAGGGGAGTTATAAATGGTGTTAATGATATAATTAATCGTACATTTACATGTGATATTTCTTCATATCAATTTGAAGTAGGGCAAATAGCTGCCATACTTATTTTTGATCACAGTACTGGATATACATACGGGTCATCATTTAAGGTTTTAGATGTTGATGGATCTACCCACAAATTTGAGGGTGTTGTTCCCGAATTCGTTATCGATAATCCGGGAAAATATACACTAACAGTTAAACATGCATACTCAGCGTTTGCGGATTTTCAAATAGATGTTAGTGATGCGCTAGAAATTGGAAATAATTTTCATGTCTATTTAGATGATACATATTGTCATCAGTATTTCTTAGATGACACATTCGTATTTGTAAATATTCTATTTGATCAAGATAGAGTTTTAAGACAATGGTATGATGTTTCAGATAATTTATTACATTCCGATTTATATGGATTTAATCAGGCTATAGAATTAGATATAAGCACATTAGTAATATTTAGAGCCGAGTATGAAGCGAATAATTATATGCTTGATCAAAAAAATATATGGGAGATAAGAAATCATAATACAAATGATTTGATTATGAGAGTTCATAATCAAATAGTTCCATATATATTTAATGAAGCAGGAGATTACGACGTTAAGGTCGAATCATATGATAAATACGGTAACTTAAAATCACAAGTATTCGAAGGACTTGTTAAAATAAATGGATGATAGAAGACCACATGAATTTTCTCCAGAAGAAAGTTTAGGAGATATTTTCTTTTCAATCGAATCAAAGAACTGGAGACGCCCTCGTACATTAACTCTTCAGAATTTAGGAGGGGCTTTAAGCGTTCAAATTTCAGAGGAAGTCTTAGCAGAAAGAAATGTTACATCTGTTGAATACGTTAATCAAGAGAGCAATCCTGATTTACCTCCAAATACATTTAGAGTTAATACAAGAACACATATTGCGGTAGATGATAATTATATTTACGTGTGGGTTCCATCATTGAATAGATGGAAAAGGGCATTGTTATCTATTTGGGATATTGAATCTCAATAACATATCGTTGACGCCCATCTCTAAAAGTTCTAGAAGTTATAACAAATTTATCACTCCATCCCATGGCTTGCAAAATTTTTATGATTGAAACAGCCATTGATTTGGATTCAACCGTACCATATTCATTATGATTTTTTAGGGTATTAACGACTCCTTTTATTGATATTTGAGGAAATTTTTGTAACTCCTTAAATATCTTATTGAAAGTATCTTCATTATTGTCATAATAATAAATCAAATATTCGCGATTTTTATAATCGCTTGTGGCAATACTTTCAAGTATTTCTTCTTTGGTTTTTGGCTGAAATAAAAGCATCCCACAAATTTTTGCTAAAATAAACAAAAATTGTTAAATTTGACAATTTTATCCTTTTAGTATTGTGATTATTTGATAATAATTGCTTCTTTCATGCGGGAATGTGCAATCCTTACAATTTTGGTAATCTTTGTACTTTTTATGAACACATAATTTTCTACCATATAGTGGGCAATAACAAAAAAGACAATTAATTTCTTTTATGTTAGAGTGGCAAGGATAATATTCACATTGTCTATTTTCAAAAAATTTATAGCTGTTCATTTTTTCTTTTAAACGAATGTGCCGGTCTTGGCTTTGCTTGATTTTGCTCCCTTATTTTTTCAAGTACTTCAGCAGCAAATTGTTTTGGACTATCGGAAATAGCCATTGGCCCTAAAAAATTTCTTGTAGAAGTTCCAATATCGATCGATATGTTTGGTGTGGTTTTACTAATATGCCAATCGATAATAAATTTAAAATCACCAATAAATGTGTCCAATATGATCGCTCTATATTGTTTTTCTTCATTATATTCCCAATTTCTAATGAAACTTTTTAATTTTCCCGCAAATAAGTTATTAAATTCATCAACAAAATTAATCCAATAATCAAATTCAGGTTCACCTTGCGATTCAATAGATGCTCTAATGTCATCCAAAGATTTTGGCCTGAAAACATCTGCAGCTAATGCTTCGTATATAAATTTAGCTTTCATATTTGACGCGATTGTCCTTTTTCTGGGTATTTTTTAATTTTCCATAATCTTTTGGCAATATAATTTCTTGCTTCCGAATAATCTAAAAATATTTTTTCTGGTCTATATGAATATTCTTGTTTAGTGTAATCTAACCTCTCCATATCATCTGAAAGTTCTTTAGCATCTTTTTCCGTCAGAACTCTTGCGATTCCATTATTTCCTCTAAAAACATAAAACCCATAAACTATGTACTCTAAGTGTTTTCCTCCAATAGTTACATGCTGAGTTCCGATTATATTTACACCTAGATCTTCCAATTGTTTCCATGTGTTTAAGAATTCTTCAGATGTTACGTTCCAATCTTTCGGCCAATTTTTTGTTATTTCTTCTGTAGTTTTAGGTTTTAATACATCTTCTGATCCTTCATCGATTTTTGGGCCCCTTTCTTTTTCAATTTTATATCGTTCCCATTCTCTTGCAGAAGCAGCCTTTCCTTCAGGAGAACTTTGCCATTGTTTATATTCTGGATTATCCCATTTAAATCCAGATGTATAATCAGGACTATGAACATCTTGCATTTGTTTAATTCCCATACGAAATTTATAAACTAAATTTCTTACTTGATGTGGAGTTAAATACGCATGATCTTCACTCATATGGTAATCATAATCTTCATAAGAATACTGTTTGTGAACTTGTATCATTGACATTGCATCCTTCTTTGTTAATGCTCTACCCATTTGCCAATTTCCTGAAAAAACAGTCCATATTTTTACCGTCATTTCATGAATTCGTAAACTATATAATTCTAAAATTTCTACGCCGCGACTCTCTAATTCTTCTGCATATTTCAGATACTTTTCCCATGACATTTGATGTCTTTGTCTAAATGCCGCATGAATTTCTTCATCTGTTTTAGGCTTTAAAACGTCTGTTATAGATTCATATACCTTTTTAGCCTTCATTTCTTTAGCTTTGATAATATTTTTAGTGCATCTGTGTTTGACACGTAAATTTCATAATATGATTGTTGAACTTTATATTGAAATTCGTTTTTAGCTCCGATATCTAATCTGGGCTTTAAAAAATCAACAATTTCGTTAGCTATTTTTTGTGTCACAACTGTAGCTATAATTTCCCATTGATGTCCATTCGATGATCGTTTAACTTCCCAAGGAGCAATAGCTATTGCGTCTGCTTCTCCCATTCCAGGAATAGAAAAATGTTCGATTTTAGCAGAAATATCTTTGTCATGTAATCTTTTTAAAGTTTTTTCTAGATCCGAATAAGATATTCCGAACTGATTCTTAAAATCGGACCGAATTTGTTTTTGTGTTTTTGCTTTTAAAATATCGTCTATGGATTCGTTTACGAACATATATTGATTTTTATTTTATTTATTCAATTATCCAACAGGATAAGGGCTAAATCCTGGAAATCCATATGTTTTAGCTCCGGTAGGTGTAAAATCTTTAAATAAGAATGCAATCCAAGGCAAATTAGTAAGCTTTAAATTTTGATATTTAGGGAAAGGATCCTTTGTAACTATTGTGGGCATCGCCGCCTTTAAAGCTAATTTATATTTCTTCCAATTAACAACTGAGTTCTGCATTTTGTTATTGAAATTTTTCGACATAAAATCGTCACTCTTTATTTTAAACTTTTCAACAATTGGATTTAAAACTCCAGTGTTTATATTGTCATTTAATTCGTCCTTTATTAAAATTACTGGTTTAGGATTTTTAACGGTTAATGCAAAACTTGCAGAATTTGGTTTTGTGGAAATAGGAAGAGGTGCTAGCATTGGATCTATTTTTGCAATCATTTGATCTAATTTTTCGAATTGTTTATTTATTGCTTCTTCAGATTTTTGTATAGCTTTTATTGTAGGATCAGGAAAATCTTTCACAGGCATTCCAGAATATGCATCATAGACAATTTTATACTTAGTCTCTAATGTAAATCGATTTAATTTGATAGTAGCAATTCGTTCAGTTAAAATTAGATTTTGCTCAGTCCATGCAGCAAGTTGTTTAACATAAATAACTTCACTATCTTCTAAAGTTCTATCTCTTTTTGGTTTATTTTCTTTGTGTTCACGTTTTCTTTTAGAGACGTCATCTAATTCAACAGTTAAATTGTCTATTTCAGCTTTAGTTTTATCTAAATATCCCTTTAATGTTACCTGTTTAAATTCTTTTAACCCCTTAGTTAAAGGTTTCTTTAGTGCTTCTACATTTTTTCTAATAATTGTTGCAGGATCAGCGACAGGAACGTGGTGTTCTGATGACAAATTTCCAAATAAAACCCATGGAAATGGATAAATTCCTGTAATGGAAATACCTAAAACAATAAATCCCCAATTTAATGCAAACGCCTTAATAGGAATATAAACAACCGGAAATGGGATAGGACCTATTGGAGGCGGTAATCCTGTAGACCATGATTGTGCTGGATTAGTAATCCCAATTAATGTTGCAATCGCACAATATTTTAACCAATATTTCATATCTCCAAACCCATATTCTGATGCAGTAAAATCATCATCCTCAGGTTTAGGGCATGTTCGTTCTTTTCCTATTCCATAAAATCTATATTTGTCGTTATCGATATCGATAATTGAATATGTTGTAAAAGAATTCCCAAGGTCATCAAGTTCTTTCATCACTTGATCTATTTCCTTTGGAATTTCATCATATCGTTTCCATAAAATGTTACAAAAATTCTGTATGTAATTTCCTTCTTTTTCAGTTGCCTGATATTTGTTTAATTTTGTTTCGTATTTATTTTCTATCATTTGTTTAATTTTAAGAGAAAAATTAAACATAAACATTATTCGTTTAATTAAAGATGTTTTATCTGTTTCAGACATATTTTTATTTTTCTTTCCCAAAGAAATTACATATGCCTCAACGTCCGAAACTTGATTATTGGATTTGTACCGGTTGTTCATTTCTTTGAAAAAATCAGGAGTCACGTGAAAGAATGTTCCTTTAGCTAATTTTTGACAATAATCATTGATTCTTCCGGCTAATTTCTTTTCATCCCATTTATCAACGAAATATCTTTCAACCATGAATTTATAAATCTCATCTCTAAATGGAGCGAGTGTTTTGCTTTGATCGAAATTGGCCATAAGTTGGCCATAAAGATCAAAATAATATTCTAGTAAAGCAAACTCAGATTCTTTTGGGAGTGTAACTTCAGATTGATTTATAGCTGCTGAAGATATTATCTTTAATTGACCATAAAATTTATCATCTTCTTTATCTACTTCTTCTTTTATTTTGTAAAGTTCTTCATTATTAGCTTTCTTCTTTACGTTATCTTCTCCAGTTATTTTTTGAATATTTTTGTCGTAACTCTTTCTAACATTCTCTAGTTGCTTTTGTGCAACATCCCATCTTTCTGTAACACCTCCCTTTGAAAATAGTATCTTTAAACGTTCGGCGGCACTTATAGAAGCATCAATAAGTGGAGAACTTTTTAACATCACAGGAAATAAAGAATTAATATAATAATCTTTCAAAAAATATTTTGTGTCATTTAACTCTTGATAGAGGTCTTGGCTTTTTTGCATGAGCTCTTCAAGGTAAGTACTCTCAGGATCACTTATATCATCTAAGTAGATCTGATTGTTCAGTATTTTGGCCACTATTCCATCGACAGGAGAGTAAACCCTAGAGCCTCCAAGAGTCCCTAGAGGGGTTCTAGTTGTAACCATTTGGTCTTTAGTTACCAGTATATTGAAATTCTTTGAAGATTGATTGTCTATTATGGCTTTTGTTGCAATTTCATTACTGTCTTTTGCATCAATAACTAATTCTTCTGCTGCGGGTTCTAAATCACAATTTTCTAATCGCGTAACATCTAATTTAAGTTCAATTGGTTCATGTACTACTGCGACATTATCTGGGTCCACGGGGCATTCAAGAGAAATTTCAAAAGGTTTGGAAATAATACTCACATCTGGGGTCTCAATCTGTACATCGCATAATAAAGACCCAACATTTTCAGAAAATGCTTCTGTCGAAGATTTCTGATATTTTTTTCTATTTGCAATATAAACAGAAGCAGCGAGTAACGACCCTACAATTATTGCATCTAAAGATTTTAATGAAGCAATCATTACATCAATCTGTTGTCCTATTTCTTTTATTCCTTCTTTAGATTCTGTTTTTAAGTTTTGTAATGCAGCCTTTTCTTCTTCTATATTAGGTTTTAAATTTTGAAGTTTCTGTTTTTGCTCTTGTAAAATAGCTGCAACAAGTCTTAATTGACGTTGGAGGTATTTTCCTCGATAAGGAGATGGATGTTCATTTTGATTTAAGAATTCTTTTACTTTAAGTATTATAGAATAAACCATAAAACCCCAAGGAAGAATTCCCTTAATTTTGTTTAATGTTTCATTAAGCTGACTTAAATCAAATTTTTTTATCTTACTATCGAAATCACTTTGTTGTTGGGCTATTTTAAGAAAATCATCACCTTCTAATTGATCTAATAATGGAGAATTTTCAAAATAATTGGGATCTTCGCATTCCAAAACAATTTCTGAAACTAAAGTGTTATCTAAATCATTGGATGCAAATTTCGTTACTCTTCTTAAAAGCCTATCATTTTTAACATACTCTAGTACATCATCATCTGTAAAGTCTTTTGAAAATTTTTTGTCTAAAAGAGATACAGCTTTCTTTTGAATGAGAGACTTAAGTTGATTTAATAGGGGATTTAAAATAGCAAGAGAAGCAGTTCGTAAAAGTATTAAAGCTTTTGGCTTGCTGAAGAATTCTTGGTCACTTTTAACTGCTTTATTAAAAACTCCATAAATGAATTTTTTTATTATATCTGATATTTTTCCCATGCAAATTCAACCTTTTTAATAGATCTTAGTAATTTAGGATAATCAAAAAATATTATATTCATTCCGTTAAAATCATTAGGGTAGCCCCAAGCCAATTTTGCAACAGGATTTATACGATACGACATATTTTCGTATGTCAAAGGATGCTCGGCTCTTCCAATCATATTTCTTTTTGAATTAGATTTTTCATCAATAATGTTCGTTATCTTTTGTATTTCTTCATATCCTTTTGATTCTTCTATTATAAATTCTACATTTCCTGGATCAGACCCCATAGATGCACATAAGTCTTCTAATTCCTGACATACATCAGGGTCTTCATCTATTGTTTGATCTATAAACTCAGCTACGTTTTGGGTTTCTTCTAAGTTTTCAACCAGATCGATAACTGATTGCTTAATATCTTCTATAGATTTTGGCTTCAAAATATCTGAAATTGATTCATTGACACCAAAAAACTTTTTAATAAAGTCATCAGGAACTATAAATAATACAAACCCATCTGAGTTTCCTAAATAAGAATATTCTTCTCCTTCATAAATCCATTTAAACACATCATTATCTCCCATGTGTTTCCACAATGGGTTATCGCCTCTTACACCGTTCTTAATATTTAAATCGTTAAAAAAACGTCGAAGACTATCTAAATCACCAAAATTAGCCCAATTAAACTGTAGTGCCTTTAATGGTCTTTTTGTCTTAATATTTTTAGTCGATTCAATAATAGTTTCTTTGGCTTCCTTTGTTATATCAATTGTTTGGTAACCACCAACTGTTTCTGCATGTACAGCATACTTAGACCATTTTGGATCTTCAACCCAAAGATCTTTTTCAAAAGAAAAATCTTTGAAATATTCGTCTAAATAAGGATATGTTAAAAATTCAGTTTGTAATACATTAAAATTATATTTGTTTTTAAAATGTGACATAATAGATTGATAGTCTTTTGGTTTTAATACATGACTAAGACCTTCTTTAATGGGTTTGGCAAATTCATCATCTAATTCTGTTAATTGCCTTTTAAATTCTTCATAGTCCTTTACATCACCCGCAAACATAAAATCGTTTCTATTTTCAGGGCTTCTCATCCAATGCTAAAAACATTTACACCTGTCCAATGTTTTGTATAAGCAATATAGTATGTAAGTCTATGATAAAATATTTGAAAAATTCCATATTGTTTTTTTATTTTATTTGTAGACCAATGAAATTTAGCATTCGGAAAATCTTGTTTTAATTTTTTCCAAAAATCTCTTACTTTCCATGGTAATTGTGCCCACGCTTCTTCGTGACTTTTACCTTTAAGAATATCGGACATTCCTTCATGTAATCCTATTTCTTTGTGAACAAATTTAGCACCTAATTCTGTTTTCAAAGAAGGTTTATAATGATAATCAGGATTCTCTTGTTGAATATACTTCATGAGTCTAGAACCAAATCCTTGTCTTCTAAATTCCGGACGAACAAAAATGTCGCTTATAGTTAACTCATTATCATATAAAATGTATTGAGCTACACCGACAATTTCTCCATCGACAAAAATTCCAGCCTCACAATTTATTTGGCTTGAATACGCATCTAAAACTTCATTTGAATAAGTTATCTTCATGATTCACATTCTACTTCTCCACAACCTTCACACCTCCAATAATTTCCGGTTGCACATTTAATTAAGTACATTGTACATCCACAATAAGGGCAAATTTTAGTTTCCATAGTTATTTACTTATTAAAACATTAGTACTTGTTGCTGCTTGTTTTGCTTGTTCTACTAAACCTACATTCACTCCAGGTGTTGCAGGCATCTTTGCATCTATGGCAGTAGCCATTGTTGAGAGTAGAGGAAATAAAACTTCTGCTAAAACTGCATGACTATAAGGGCCTGGCCCTACTTTTGTTGTTTGATTTCCTGCAACTTTTACTTCATCTGCTACAACTTCAACCTTAGCTGCTGCTGAAATATTTATTTCGTTTTTTGTAACTATACGTAATTTATCTCCTTCAAGCTGTATTAATGAATCTTGATTTGCGTGTTGAATTGTAATCATTGAATCCGGAGAAATTTGTATAAAAGATTCTCTGTAATAAATCTGAAACCCACTATTTCTCTGATAAATCATAGTCAATTCTTCATCAGGATCGTATAACATTACATGTGTTCCATCATAATCATCTTTAATTCTTTCTATTAGTTGTGTATCAATATTTTGTATAGTTGTGTACTCAGGAGCATAAATGTCACCATTATTAAATTGTACACGAACTATTTGTCCTATTTTAGGAACAGAAAGAGATCCTGCGCCATCACCAGCAAAGATAGTAGAGTTAACGGGAACAGCCCATGGCAAATCTTTAGAATCTATTTCATCTAATAATCTAAATGGTCTTACCTGACATCTTCCCGAAAACAATGGATCAGAGTTATTAACTACAACTGCAATCCAGTCATTATCTCTTAAATTTTTTATTAAAAAATCAGGTGTTTTCATGCATTATCAATTTTGTTTCTAGTTGCTTGACTAGGATTTGGTTGATTTAATTTTTCTTTTACAGCATCTCCGTCTGTTGCTTCAGATAATATGTTAGTTTTCATCATGTTTCCACTAACTGGATCTCCGTCTGTTGCTTCTGAAGAAGGACCAATCTTTTTACCAGAAAGAGTATCATTTGTTGCTTCAGACAGTATCTTAGTTTTTTGCATATCTCCGATTACTCTGTCTGCGTGTTTTCTATCTCTTGTCGCTTCGGATAATTGTTCTGTGGTCTGCATATCCCCTTTTATCATATCATTTGTGGCCTCTGAAAGAATATCAGATTTTTGTAATCCTCCTTTGACAAAATCTTTATCAGTCGCTTCAGATATTATTAATGTTTTAGATAGGTTTCCTCTAATTAAATCATCATCTGTTGATTCAGATATAATAGAAGTTGTTAATTGATCCCCTTTTACTTCTGATTTAATCGTAGCTTTAGAAATAATATCAGTTTTATAAAGATCTCCTTTAATTGAATCTCCATCAGTAGACTCCGAAATATTAGATGTATATTGTTGGCTTCCTTTTATTGGGTCGCCATCAGTAGATTCCGATATTATATCTGTATTAGGTCCTTTATCATTTAAGTTAGCTCCGGTTGCTGTTGAAAGTACATCTGTTTGTTGTAACGTTTCATCTTGAAGATTTCTTCCGTTAGTTGCAGAACTTGGAGTTCCTTCCATAACATATCCTGTATGTTCAAGATCTCTATCAGTCGCCCACGAATAATCATTCACTGCTGGCTCGATAGTCCTTTCAACAATGTTTTTATATTCTCCTTGCCCCTCTACTCTTACTGGGATAGTCATCTCCTGTGGGCCTCTTAAATCTGTTGCATAAGATAAATCTTTGACAGCTTCCCATTGCCCTTGATTAGACAATATTTGATTAGCAACTCTAATAAACTCTAATTGATCGTTATCAGTTGCTTCTGATTGAGCAACACCTATAAGAAATTGTTTAAAGGTATTATCTATTTTTTCATTTAATTTAGATGATGGGGCATTAGTTCCTGATTGAGCTTCTACAATAGCTCTTCGAATCAAACCAAAAACTTGATTAAAATCTTTTGATTCAATAGCCGCAACTGCCTGATTAAATGAAAAACCAAGACCAGGAATTTTCATCATCTTACCTTTATTAGCAGCGGATGTTACAAAGTTAACGGCAAATGATTTTCCAAATGTTATAGCATTTCCAACCCAGGTTGCAGGATCCATTGGATCAGGACTTGTGGTTTCTTCTCCTCTTTGAGACTGAACTAAATAAGCCCCTGGCCCCATTCGTTCTCCGAAGAATAATTGTTTATTTGTTTGCTGATTATAAGGAGTACCAGAAACGTGATTGTCTTGAAAATAAGTATCTCCTTGAGCCTTTTGATCCATATCAGCGTATCGTAGATCTCCACTTCTTGTTGAAGCATAATCTTCTTCTATTGGAATCTCAACACCACCAACTGTATCAGTGGCGTTTGTTACTCTACCATTTATATCCTTTGTCAATCCCTTTTCTTTCGAACGTTCAAGACCATTTAATCTATAATCATCCATTATAAAGTGAGTAAATAAAGGATAAGTTAAAACTTCATTTACATTTCCAATTTTTATTTTAAATTCGACATTAACAGCATTCATCCCTCCTTCACCTGCGGCAGATAATAAATCTCTATATGAAAAATTAAACGAATTTATGTCAAATTCACACATTTGACATTCAATTAAATATGTTGGCAATATTCCGTTTAAAACTTGCAGATAAACTGGTTCGTCAGATTTAGGACTTACCATTGACTGATGGAAAGTTCTAAATTCAGTAATATAAAGTTGTACATCAAAAAATCTCATCATATCTGGAAGAACCCATCTTTGATATGTGTCGTCCCAAGCTATTTTTCTATATAGGTTTAACAAATAACTAACTCTTTGATCGATACCTTCTAACATTCTAAATGTTAGTCTGACATCTTTTCCAACTCTTTGTCCTCTTTCAGGAACCACTCTTAGCAAATCAGCTAATCCTTCTACAACTTGAAAATACCATTGATAATTATCCTGTAAATCATTCCATAATGTTATGAATTCCTTAAGCATTTCTGCTCTTGTGAATTCATTACCATCTCTTAAATAATCAATAGTAGAATAAACATCACGATTAAATTCAACAACATTTCTTCCACTATCTCCAGATCTTTGTTGGGCGTCTACTTGATCAGGCATAAATAATGGCATTGGCATTCTATCATAATCAGTATTTGTAAGAAGAACTCCATTAAAATGTCTGGACTTTTGTCCAAACAACACGCGAAATGTTGCATATGTTGGTTCGTCATATCTCTTATCGAGATAATTTATTCTCTGATCAACAGTCCCGTATGTAAAATCTACAGGCCCTATTGCATTGTTAACTCCTCTAAAAAACTTATATTGATTTGGTGTATTCGCCATGTTATTATTTTATTTTAAACTTGAACATTACTTGATTGAACAGGAACGGGATCTGTTGGAATTGGTGTGGGCCATTCTCTTCTTGTTAGAATAAATGTTTGCGAAAAATTTGAAATCATTGAGCCAACAGATTCCTTTGTCCATGATAATGAAAATCCTTTCACCATATACCAACCACTATAAAAATCATTTTTGCGATCTCTTCCTTGAGCTTCGGGATTCACGAGTTGATTTTCAACCGGATCCATACCAATTATAGCTATAGGTACTTTGTCCCCTCTAATTATGTTCATATTTACTCCTTGAACATTTATTTCTACATTTAATTTTTCCAATTCAGCTAGATTTATAGCATTATGTATTTGAGCTCTTAAATAGTTTGAATGATGATTTCCTGTCCATTTAAGGTTATCTTCTTCAGTATTTGCTGCGGTATATTGTATTCCCATCCAGGGTGCTCTTTGATATAAATTTGTATAATCATAATTTGCCTTTGCTAATTCCCCTTCATTAATCGAAGGGTCATATTTAGCTCTTCCTCTTAATAAAATATGACTATTTAATTTTTCTGGATCATACGCCGGAGATATTTTAAAATTCCAATATTTTGTACTCTTAGGATCTTTATAAAGCGAATTCATATGTTCAAAGAATGATGCGTTCATTGATGTTCCATACGTAAACGTCATTGCAGAAGATTTGTTGATGGGTTTCCATTCAGTGATATAAAACGATGTAGTCCTATATCCTATGTAATTTGAAAATACTTTTGGCATTGTGTTGGCTTTATCTTGAGAAGTTTCAGATCCCCAAGTCCATTGAGCATCTATGTTATCTAATGAAATTCCTTCATCTACATCATCTTCAGCACTTAATAATTGTTTTTGAATGTTTACAAAATTTAAATTATAATAGATGTCAATCCAAGAATCATAAAAAGAATTTTCGTCCTTCCAAGTTCTAGCAGTTAAGTGATTAATGAAATCTTCAGGAGAATCTACCGAAAACCATATTTGAGAATCATCAGTATCTTCATCATTTGTGTTAAATCCTAAAGACAATTCTTTAGCAACATCCTTCATAACTTGTAAAGCAGTTCCCTTAAAAGCTTCAGATCCAATATAACTTCTTAATCCTGGGACAAACAATTCTCCAAAAAATGTTACACTTACCGGTCTGGTTCCTGAAGCGGCCCTGCGTCCTGGGGTGACTCCAGTGATAACATAATCATTTCTTATAATATTCAATGCATCCGACTTGCTTCTTATCGCAATGGAAATAACATCTCCATCTTTTGGCATCTCTTTATCCATGAATTTGTCACTTATGAATGTCACTTGTAATGTGATTGTTGGGAGAAAATTTCGGCAATCGATGTTCATAAAATCTAATTCCTGATGAGAAATAAAATAATTGTTTATCTTGATCAGTGGATATTCCATTGACGCAATATCTTCCATCTTTTTTGAATCACTATCTGTGCTCTTAGGAAGTGATAATTCATCTAATACAATTGAAGGTTTAAATATGTTATAAATACGATATTTAATCCCCTTTTGAGAATTAGATGGATTAGCTGTTAAGCTTTCCTTTGATGGCGGAGTATATATGTAAGTAGGTGTTGGCATTATGAAATATGGTCTTTAATATAACTTTCAACTTCTTTAACTGTTTGAACTGTTCGATTATGATGAAAAACTCCCGAAATTTTATCATCTGCGTGTGATGTGTCTAAATAAGATATTTGTGGAAATTTGTGATGGTGGCTTTGTGATAAAAGAAATCTTCCTGATTTTCCCTTATCTGTCACAGTAAAAAATACTCTTGAATCGGCCCATCCTTCTCCCATATCTAATTGATATTCTTGATCAGGAAAGAGGTGATAAAAAAGCTTTACAAATACTGGATAGGTTTTTTCAAAATGTTTTCTTATTTCTTTTTCAGGTTTTGGTTTTAAAACATCTGAAATGGATTCAGTAATAGATTTTGAAATTGGGTTATTGCAACTTGGACATAACCATTCTTTTTTTCCAAATATTGCAGCTAAAACAATTTCTGTTTTGCAATGTGGACATGTAACCTTATAATGAGGCCATGGATATGATTTTCTATTAGGGTCATAAATCATAGCAGATTGCATTTTATTCCAAATTCTACGACGTCCAGGTATTAGGTCCTTTATTTCTTCTTTCGATTTTGGTTTGAAAATATCTTGAGTACTTTCGACTAATCCTTTATGCTCCATACCTAAATATTTTCTTAAATCTTCAATATCTTCTAAGTGATAATCAGACCCGGCATTTTCAAAAATAATATAGACATCATTTTCTTCAGCAATGAAGCCTAGTGTAAATTCTCCAATTTCTCCTGTGTGATAAATGGATTGTTCCTTTGTCATTGGAAATTTTGTTTCAAATTGAAAGCCAAACATACCTGACATAAATCCTAAATCTGATATAATATCATATTTACCAGAAGAACAAACTAATTCGTAACATTCTTCCACAAATTTCATTTTGTCTTGTGGAATTGCCTTAGTTATTTCATCTGTTGTTTTAGGCTTTAAAACATCACTTAAGGCTTCATTTATTGTTTTAGCTTTCATTATACTTTACGTGATTTTATGACTTTAGTTAAAAATTCGCTTGAACTCATTCCGTTTTTTAAACATGCACTTTCCCCAATTCCTTCACCAAAATAAACTCGACCATTTCTTTCGACAATTTGTGATACTCCCTCTTGTGCAATATTAGGTGGAAGAGCGCCCTCTTGGATTGTTTTACTTAAATTTCTTTGACTAAATTTTGTTTCATCAATATCCTTTTTAGGAATTTTTGTAGGATCGATATATTTATAAGCATCTCTAAGTTTCTTAGATGGATCATCTACTGAACTTCCTTGAGTTCTTACATTCTTCTTAGCACTTTCAAGGTTTGGAATTAAAATTACATCCCCCTCTTGAATAGAGAACGGATTTGAAATTCCATTATATTTCAATATAAATTCAGCATAAAGAGTATTATTATAAACGGCCTGAGAAATTAAATCAGGACGCATTATATAATCTCTTGATACTTTAAATGCATTGAACGAAGTATAATTGTTAGAACTAAAATCAAACATTGACTTAGTAAGATCTCTAACTATTGTACCATCATCCCTTTTAAATAGGGGTTTTTTATCTAAGGAGTTTAGGAACATCGTGAGTTTTTATTTTACTTAATAAATCATTTATATCTAGGGGTTCATGAGCAAATTCTCGTTTTTGTGTGGAAATTTTCCCAGTTTTTGTAATCAGAACACCTTGTAAAGAATTAATTAACGCGCCAAATTTTGCATATGAATATGGAAATGCAAATAACGGAATGACTCGATTAATTCCTTCTGTTTTCCAATTATTAAATTTTGATGTATAGTAACCATTTTTCTCCAGCCATCTTATCATGTCATCAATATAATATGCCTTGTTAAATTTAATTCCCTTTGATTCCCAATATTTCATACATGAATTCATTAATTCAAATTGTAATTTAAATTTTGGATCAAGTTTCATAGAACTATAGAGTTCTTCGGCAGATTTTGGCTTTAAAATATTTGATACTTCATTTATAGTTTTTGCTCTCATATTATATTTTAATAGTTGAAATTCGTTGTAAGTTTTTAATCATATCATATCTTTCAAATCCATAATAAGATCTAAAGAATTGATAAACATTCCATGTTTTTCCTGAAGCTAATAGAAAATCACGATGACTTTCTTCTTCAGGAACCCAAGCATCTTCGGGATATGGTTCTATTTTAATGTTGTAAAATCTAGCAGCACGATCCAATCTATGTTGATTATAATCTGCTACAGGCTTTCTTATTCTTATAGACAATTCAGGGCCAAAACCATATTCTTTGAAAACACTTTCAAGATATTTTTCATCCTTTGGTTTAAGAACATCACTCAATGCTTCATGTACCTTTTTAGCTTCCATTATTTAAGTGATTTTAATGCAACCCAGTCTACAGCTCTATATGAACTTCTGAATAACGGATTGTCTTTAGTTCTTAATATTTGATCAGAGTTTGGAGACACTGCTGTATATTGCATTCTATTCCAAACACTAACATTTCCTGCCATGGCATTATCTACAACCTTTGATGTGCCATATTTTCCTCCAACAGTCCCGCTATTTGCAATAGGAACTTTATAATAAACAGGATTTCTTCCTGTTGCGGGAGCATTGCCTGTAACGTTATCAACTTTTGTTTCGCCTTCGGCAGAACCTCTGAAGCTATCGGGAAGATCGTAGATTCTACCCATACCTCTATTAAATATTGATTGAATGGCATCCCTATCTCTTGCCATTCCATGAGATAATTTAACTGTAACTCTCATTTCCAATGGGAAATCATCAGGCCCTAATTCATTTCCAAATTCAACTTCAACAGACTCACAAACTAAATTACCAATCATTGCAATTGGATTTAATGGATTTCCAATTGTAATATGCCATTCTCCAACAGGTTCTCCAATTAAAAGGGCCTTTAATGTTTGTAGGTAAGGAATCTGCCCATTAGATTTTTCAGCTGCATATTGTTTTATTAAGTTTCCTGGAATTGGACTAGAACTATATGCACTCATCAAACTTCCATATAGATCACCTGTACAACCAGGCTTACTAAACATTGAGTTAAAGAAATTCTTTGCTGCTTCAAGTAAATCACTTCCAGCAGTTGCTCCCTTTCCTAAGAAATCGTGAATAGTTGTCGCACCCCACTCAAGTGGTTTACCAGAATACCATTGTTGAATACCCTTGTCACCTCCTAAGAATGGATATGTTTGAGGATTACCCATAAATCTATGTTGACCTCCCCAGAATACTGCTGATGTAGATCCTAAAATTAAAAAGTTTGAAAGAATATCTAATAAGACAGCTTTAGAGTTTACTCCACCAATAGGACGTGCCACATAATCAAATTTTAATTCAATATTATTCATTTCAAATTTGATCCCAGGCTTACGCTTTTTAACTTTTGTAATACGGTTTACTGGTCCAATAATTCTATTTTCGTATGGGCCATCAACATATGGATCAGGTGGTAGTTGTCCTTTATTAAGAACTGCATCCTGATTCCAGTTGCCAAGGGCAACGTTTAATGATTTAGCTAATGATGTAAAACCTGGCCAAAGATTACCTGGTCCTTGTTCAGCATTTGGAGTTTCTGTAGGAGTTACTTTAAATACATCTGCTTCGGCATCATCCCATTCAAATCCTGTTGTGAATTTTAAAATATCTCCAAGTTTATTATCTGTTTCATCTCCAAAATATGTTATGGCTGTTGCCATTGGAGGAAACATTATTTTTTTAGCAGATCCTCCATCTTGAATTCCACTCGCAGTTGTTTCAATAACATTTCCGTTTTGATCTACCTTTGGTTCGTTTCCATTAGATTCAAGCGCCGCAGGAGTTCCTGGGGATTGAGTTCCATCCATTCCCGGGAATTTTAAGTTATCAACTATTGGGGCAGCATATCTTCTTAACGTAATTAAACGGTTATTTGGAACTTTATTCCAATGTTTATTAAATACAAAATCCGTAAAGTTATATGGTGTTCTTCCATAAGGATCACCATTACCCCAAGATATAAGAGAGGATGTAGTTGGATTCTGCGAAAAGTTTAAAATAGATTCTGGACCAACAGTTTGATCGACCTCATACCATTTTCTCTTTCCTTTTAGATTTACGAGGTATCTTCCTCCTTTAGATCCGTATAATTTAACATATGCATAATTGTTCATTAATGCAGGAACCCCAACAAAAAAGTCATCGTTCTGCATTTGAGCAACATCTTTTCTAACCTTATCGATAAGTTCTTGTTGTTTTTGAACTTTAGAACTACGTATATATGCCTCTGAAACCGTATATCCTATTGTTCCCGCTTGAGCATACACTGTACTAACAGGAATAATACCATAAGCGTTATCACCATCAATAACTAATCTATCTAATCTTCTATCAAAAGGAGAAATAAATGGGGTTTCTGGATCAGGCAAGTCAGCCGTTAATTTTCCGTAATCAATATTTGGTGTTCTATTTTGTAACGTTTTATTTTTTCGTAAGCAATCCTCTAAAGCCTTTTGAGCTTCGGCTAACTTACTATTATGTACCATTATAGGGGCCAATAAACGCAAATCTTCGGGTTTTATAGCCTCAGCTTTACATTTTGCATGACAATCTCCAGTTCTTGCAAATTTTTCAAGTAAGTAAGCTTTATAAAGCATATTTACCTTTCCACGGAAACATAAGTCTTGAATGTACCAATATTCAAATCGTGCCTTATCAACAATACTCGCAACTACTTTTTTAACCTCGTCTTCTGACGGTTTTAAATCGTCGACACCCTTCTTTAACCCCTCAACCAAACCTTTGCCCTGAGCCCTCATATCTTGAATCTTATCCGATACTTGATCTCTTATAGATTCTTTTGGATTTGTGGTTCCACGATCATTATCCTTTTTATAGGGATTCTTTCTAAATAAATAAATGCGATCTTCCTTTTTATCCGGCTTTGACATTCTAATGGATTTTTATTTATATATTCAATAGAATTTATAAGTGTGCTAAGGATAAATAAAATAAAAAGTCAATGAAACTTGTCTGTGAATCTATAGAAGATATTTTAAAACCAAAGGATTGATTTAACACAAAAATGGCTATGGACATTTAAACATTCCACAAGTGATACTCATGCTATGAAAATTTATCAAGAAGCTAAAAAACAAGGAATAAAATTACCTGCAAAGGAATTACTAGAATTTGCTCATAGAATCTTTATTTAAAGAAGCTGTAGATAGATTAACGACAAATCCCGATAAAAAATTAAATCTAGCTGCGCAATATGGTGATTTAGATTATTTTAAAGAGATAATTAAACAGGGTGGACGTGTTAGTTTCGCTTTAGTAAAAAAACTTTCTAATGATTATCATTATAGTCGTTCTAAAAATATACAAGAATATGTAAAACGAAATATAGATTCTGTAGTTAAAGAGGAAGATGTAGAAAAAGTTCATGACGCATTAGATGCAAAAGATCAACCATACAAAAGTTACCCTAAAGGTTACAAACAATATAGAGTATTAAAATATATTAATGATAATAAAGTAAATAGACGTTTAGAACTTATTAAATTAATATATGAAATGGGCTATGGACCTGGATCTTTTAACGAAATAAGAAGCGCATCGTATTGGAGTAATTCCTTCAGACAAATAATCGGCCAATACTATGATGTAGGCGAGGATGGTTTTTTTGAATTAAATAATGCAGGCAGAGAAAAATTAAGAGAACTTGAAGCTAAATTTGCCGGCAAAAAATAGACGTTTAAAGTTTCCAATCAATTTTATCCCTAATTGATTTACATTCAATCAGTCTTATCTTTTTAATAGAGGGAAAGAATATTATCTCCGTAAACATTGAATAATATTGTTGTAATCTAGGAAGATTATATTCGTCGATTAAAACAAATTCTGTTATTTTAGGATTTTTTTCAACCCTCTCTCGTAAATTTAATATAATAGCCTCATTTAAATTTGGGTTTGAATATATAATGCCTCTAATACGTTTAGATCTACTATAGTTTTTTATTTGGGACATAATGGTTTCATTTACAATAAATGAACCATATTCATCGATATTGTTATAATTATAACCACAATCCAATATAATCTGTTGGACGTTAATTATCGAAAAAAGCTTCAAATTTAAAAAGGAGCGCTTAAGTTTAGGCACCCCCTCTATAGTAACATAAAATTTCAAGCAGCTATGATTTTAAATTTACAATTTTCACCATGATATTTAGCATAATTTTGAGCGTCAACAATTTTATTACAAAATATACATGTTTTATTATTCAATTTTCGTTTTTTTCCAAACATTGGATTTTTATTCCCGCGATGGTCTTTAACGATCTTATTATTTTCATAGGCCATTTTTAATCCAACACTAATATTTATTTTGTGTTGATCACTCAATTTAATATCCTGTTTTGTTACTTTTATTTTTCTAATTGTTTCTTCTGAAACAACGTGGCCTTTTTTGGAATTACTATAATTTATTTTTGATTCTAATGATCTTTTTTTGCCGATATTTCCTATTCTTATTTTTTCTACAACACATTTATTTTTTGATGGATTCAAATCCCCCATCATAGAACGACTAAAAATATTCTTTGCATAATCGTAATCTCTAGATGAAATATGATATTTTTTACTAGTTGACATTCTATGAAATGCACAAATAATTTTTCTATTGTTTGTAAAAATAAATGTTAATAATTTATGACATATAAAATGTTCCTTTGGAGTTAATAATACGCGATTAATTTTATTATTATTACCTCCTAAACATTTTGGCAAAATATGATGATCTTCATAGAAAATTTCTTGGTTTTTTATTCTATTAGATTTTCTTGCATTATCAATTATTTTATCATAAATTTTTTGATAATTCATTCTGCCGCCTCTAATTCTTTTTGATAAAGTTCTTTTGCTTTTTCAAGCGCATCAATATATGACATGCCTTCTTTAATCATTAAATCAGTAGCCATTGATGCAATTTTATTATTATCTATTTTATCTTTGTCACCCCCTTGCATAACGCGTACATGTTCTCTCATTTCTTCTTCTTTCTTCTTCCCTTCAATGATATTCTGTCTCATTCTTTCAAATTTTTCTTCACGTGTTAATGTTTTGACAAGTTTGTTTATTCCAAGTCTTTTTTCTAAATTTTTTCTTTCTCTTCTATTCATATTTAAAATTTTTTAATATTAATCTTTGTATTCTTCCTTTATTAACATTCAGTTCTTTAGATAAACGATAAATAGTCCATCCGTTATCATATCTACTTTTAATATATTGTATTTCAGTTTCAGAAAAAGGTTTAAAATTTGAAGGTTTTTTTCTTTGTTTAGCGCTTTCAGACATTTTTAGTCTCATTAAATCTGTAAAAATTATAGGCTTTCCAATTCTAGATGTAGTTAGGGCAATTTTATGTTTCAATGACAATTTTTTACCCCACATATGATGTTTTTCTTTCTTTTTTGACCCATTTTTTTGAAAGGTTTCACTTATAGCTTTTTTATGTTCTAAAGATAGTTCTCCTCCTAGATGTGAACACCCTCCCGCGGGACTTAAATTATATCCAAATGGAACCAAACATTTAAATTTTTCTATAAATCCCTTTTCTAACAATCTAGCTTGATAAATATTGTCGCATTTCTCTAATATTTCTTTTTTAAAATTCTCTTTGCCATATTTTCGAATGGCTTGTCTTAATATTTTACCTGATCCTAAATAACCATCATTTAAATTATTAGTTGAATGTGAACCAATATATTTTAAATCATTTATTAAATTAGTAGTTAAATAAACAAAATTATATTTTTTAGACATAATATCTTTATTTTTTATATCATTCTTTTTGTAGAGAACGTACATAAAAATAATTGAATAATCTTAGATATGCTGCTAGGAATAAGATGTCGTCTGTTTGAATAACTTTAGCAGTGTCCATTAAATTGAACATTTTACGTTTTTCTTCTTCTTCAACAGTTTCTTCAGTTTTTATTTCGATATTTGTAATATCTACAGCATAAACTTTTATAGGAGAATCTGACACCATGTTGCTAAAAAGATCTCCGAGATATAACCATAAGTCTGCATCAACAATATTAACCCCAAGAACTTCGAATAATATCCTATTAGCAGCTACAAGGTCCGTTTCATCATCATCATAAACATAATCATTAAGAAGGGTCAATACTTTTTCTTCTTCAATATAATTCCAGTCCTTTATAACTCCAATTTTATCCAAAAGACCATTTGTTGCAATTGTATAAGGAAGAACACAAATTTTATCTTTTTTATCTACAAGATAGTAATGTTGTTCTATCTCTATAATATCCTCAAAGGGGCCTTCAAGGACTAATTTTTTATTGATCTTTTTCTCCATCGTTTTATTTATTTATTTTCTTCTGCACGAGGCTCCCCAACTATAGGTTCCTCAACAGTTTCAGGAGTATAATATTCACCAAATGTAGTTGTCTTTGTAGATGTAGGTACATTATAAGTGGATAATAAAGCTTGACGTAAGCTTTCTTTTATTTTAGTATCATCAAGATTGTCAATTATGTAATCAATAACTTTTTTACCACCATCTTCAAACGATTCGTTTGCAACATCATATAAAGATTTTGTGGGTAATGAAATAACTAGTTCTAAAGAAACTGGAGTATCAAATTTCTTAGCTTTTTCCATCATTAACCACACAGGATCACTTGTATTTTGTTGTTTTTTCTGTGGTGTGTTCTGGACTGGTTGATCTAAATCTGACGAAGATATTTTTCCAAATGCATTTCTGGTTGGTCTTGGAGGAATCAATTGAATCTTTTTTAATTTTGGTCTTGGTTTAACTGCTCCCCCAGTTCCAGTTAAATCTGCATTAGCTATTTCATCAGCTGAAGGAATTTCGTATTCTTCTTGTGTCTCCCAATCTTTTTCAATTCTTGGTCGATCCTCTTCAGATTTTTCTTCCTGAAATTTCCAAATATTACTGGGGCTTTCTACCTCAGCCATCATTTTACCTGTAAGATCACGAACGTTTATTTCCGCAACTAATTCAGAATTTATTCTGGAATTGTCTTTAAAAGCTAAATAAACTATTCCATCTTCTTCTTCAATTTTATCTAAAACAAGAACGTCACCTCGTCTTTGTCCAGCTACCCATTGAAAATACCTGTTAGCCATTATATTATTGTTTAATAGTTATCTTTTTTATTTTAACTTCCTTTATATCAACAACTAAATTAATTGATGAATCTATTACTTCAATTTTTTCTTCGATATTTTTATATATATCATGATGTTTGTTCTTCTTCCAGAACTTCTTTAAAATGTTCATTCCCTTCATTATGATATATAATTTATATAAATAATTGAATTAAAGTTTTATGAATAATAAAAATTCTAAGTTATACTATTTTATTTATTTAACAACCAATATTATCGATAATAAAAGTTATGTTGGATTTCGATCTACAAATAACATTGATGATGGTTATTTAGGTAGTGGATTATTATTAAAATATGAAATTCGTAAATATGGCCGTAGGGGATTTAAAAAGCAGATTTTAGAATTTTGCAATAAAAATAATTGGCAAGAAAGAGAAAAATATTGGATAAAAGAAAAAGATACATTATTTCCTAAAGGATATAATTTATCTGAAGGAGGAGATGGGGGGAATTTAGGAGAAATTATAAATAATAAAATATCTTTAAAAAATAAAGGAAGAATTGTATCTGAAGAAACAAAAAGAAAAATAAGTCAATCAGAAAAAGGAAAAACTCTATCTTTAGAAACAAAGAAAAAAATGAGTGAATCTCATAAAGGATTAAAACAGTCAAATGAAACTATTTTAAAACGCATCCAAAAACTTAAAGGGAAAAAATTATCGGAACAAACCAGATCAAAAATAAGTAAAGCAAATAGTGGTCGAGGATTTGGAAAAAATTTAAAAAATAAACCTCTAAAACAATGTACCCATTGTAATAAAATTTTAGATATATCTAACTATGCTAAATATCATGGGGATAAATGCAAATTTAAACTATAATAAATTTTTGAAATTCTTTTTCATATTCTTTCATCCAAGGAGTAAAAAAATTATTATTATGCCATGATAAATAGTCTTCTCTAAATCCTTCTAATGCCTCCTCAAAATGAGATGAATAATCTCCCTCACTTAAGTAATCTATTCTCAAAATTGGAATAATAAAAGTGTGTTTTGTTCCTTTGATTCTCCAATAATATGATATAATTTCTCCATGATAACCAACCCCATATTCAATTATTAGCGGATTTACCCATCCTTTGGGATTTACTATCAATTCTTTTAAATTTTCTAACTTCGAAAAATCATAAAAATTAGGCATACTATTTAGTCTCTGTTTGTCCTCCTGCTTCTCCATAATAGCGGTCTCTGCCACCGTGTTCTTCTTCACCACTATTGTCTCCTTCTACTCCGGTTTTTCCATTTTTACTCATGAAAACTCCGCTTATCTTTCTGATACCCATTAAACCTGCAGATAACATTCCTACTTGAAGAACTTTTTCAAACATATCTAACACGTCAGGCTTTCCTATCCACCATCCAATAATTAAAACAACAATTGCTGCAGAAGCAACTAAACCCATAATAACGCCAATGAATCCAGAACCGGATGTTTTTCCATTGGCGTTATTGAAGGTTTCACTAAATCTAAATCTAGATTTGTCATATCCCATAGCCATAATAAATAATTTTTAGGTTCTTTAATTATTTATCTATGACATCATAAGTGATTAATCGAGAACTGATAAGATCTTGGTCAAAACTATGGAGACAATTTCAAATTCTCCTGTTCCTTCCATTTCTTTATTAATCTTAGCCTCAACATCAGTAGGGTTTACCGCATTTACAAGATATTCTTCTTTGCGATATTTTACTCTTCCTTTATTGTCTTCGTACTCGACCTTGACACTTGCCTTATAAAACTGTTTTTCTGACATAAATTTGTGTTTTAATATTTTAATCTTTTACTATTTTTAAAGTTGCATCGTTTACAGGTAAATCTGTAAGAATAGCCTTTAATTCTTTTGGAATTACATTCTGAGGATCAAATACACTTGGAATTAATCCACATTTTGTACATACCATAACTGGCATAGGAATAGTTTCCTCTTTGCCTGATGGCGAAATAATTGCTGAAAGTTTTTTGAAAATTATTTTTTCTTCAAACAACATTCCTCCACATTCGCATGTTATGGTTTTTGAATTTCTGATCATTTCAGGTGTAATACTGGGTGTTTGAACACCTGCTGCTTTAAATTTGTCTGCCATAATTACTTTTTAATTATTATATTAAAGAAAAAGAGAGAGTTTTGAAACTCCCTCTTTATTTTTACTTCTTAACCTCAGTTTCCTTAGGTGGTTTATACACAGATTGGAACGTGGCTAAAGGCCCTGCAACTTCAAGATATGAAACATAAAACTTGTTTTCGTCCATATCGAATTTCTTTACATCGTCTTCGGCATAAACTTTGATGTAATAGCCTTTAGTAATGTACATGTTCCATTTAACTCCAAGAATTTCTTCTCTTGTAACTCTATGCGCTTCCTTAAGGAAGTACAACTTCAATCTTTCATTGAAGATTTTCTCGTTCACCAACATAGGTGGTGTAACCTTTTTGTCATCGATTGAAATGATGTACAAATTAGAAATTTTTCTAATGTCTGTAATAGTCACATCTTTGTGTGTCCAATCCATTTTCTCCATAATTAATTATTTTTTATTTTTATCGTATAGTTTTTCCATCTCTTCCTTAACCTGGTCATCAGATAATGAGAAGTTGCTGGTTGAGAAATTGGCGCTACCTGTACGATAATTAGCAGTATAATATGACATTTTGCTCATGTTACTAAACATCGCATTTTTGTCAATATTAACATTGCTTGTTATTCCGATTTCTTTACCCCATGCATCGATATCAGCACCCAAGAATAAAAATTCCCAATTATATTTGGTTTTCTGATGAGTAACCATTTCAAAAATTTTCTCTCTTGTAAATTCTTTTGACGCATTTTCGTAACCATCGGTAATGACAGCAAAGATAACTTTCTCTGGTCTCTGATCTTCAGGTAGTGAAGACAATCTGTTTCCAACAGAATTAATTGTTCTTCCTACAGCATCTAACAACGCGGTTGAATAAGATGGAGTGTAATTACTTTCATTAAGAGGAGATACATGTTCAAGCGCAGTTCCATCGTTAACAACTTTATAATAGTCGGAAAATTTAACAAGGGTAACGTTTGCTTCTCCTTTAATTTTTTTCTGAGTACTTAAGAACTCATTGAATCCACCAATAGTGTCACTTTTACAGGAACTCATTGATCCTGATTCATCCAACACAATAACAATTTCAGTCAAATCTTTTTTCATAACAAATAAATTATTTTAGTTTTAAAAATTATATGAACAAAACATAAAAAGTTTTCAATCATCATCTTGACAATTCCACCACAATTTGCGATTACCGTTTACTTCAACAGCACCCCAATTTGATGGTGTATTAACATTTCCAAAGGTCTTTTCAATGAACACATCCACTTCTTCTTTTGTGACATTAGGATGTGTATGTATGTAAACTCCTTTATGAGGTTTAAGAACTTCAATGCGTGGCATTCCTTTGAAATTCTTGTAACAATCCAAACATTGAGTTTTCCAATGTTCGTCATCTTTACATTCAAATTCTTGTTTGCAAGTTTTACAAATACGTTTCATTATATCTATCTTTGAAAGCCTCTAAAATCACTCTTGACCAACAATTTGATGAGCATTTTTGAATATTCCGCCTCCTAAATTCCAAAGCATATCTATTTGATATGCTTCACAGAATGTTTTCTCTGGAACATTCTGAGGAGTTGTATTTCCTCCATTTCCAAATGCTAAATGACATTCTGGATATAGATTTTTTACTCTAAAAATTAAGTCCATTGCTGTACTATCGGTGTCATCAAAATTCATAACTTCATCAACATACTTAATAGCTCTTAAAATTTCTGCTCTTTCAGCATAACTCATATTGACTTGTCCTTTCTTTTTAACAAGCCATTTGTCAGAATTTAATCCAACAATAACTTTATAACCCATACTTTTGGCTGCTTTGAAAAGACGTATATGTCCTTTGTGAATAGGGTCAAACCCCCCTGAAACAATTACAATGTCATATTTCTTCATAACGTTAAATTTGATCCTTTAAATAAAATATTAGCAATGTACATCTGAAATGATTTTACAGATTTTTGTTTATTAAAATTTTCTATGTATTGTTTTTTCTTTTCTTCTGAAATAATTGTATCATAATTCTTGCAGTGTACATTTATGATATTCCGGACCTAAAAGAACTGATAATCTTTTAGTCGCACTGCGTTCTTGAAGAAAAAGATCAGGATATTTCGGAATATTTTTCTTAAGTGGTATCATAATTGTTCACAAATTTTATTTAAATCATCTGTGTTTAACCAGATATACTTACTTTTTTTATCTTTACCTAATAATGCAATGAATTTCTCTTGAATGATATAAGATTTTAAGTTATTAGTTTTTATTAAAAAAAATGAATCTAAATGATTTAAATAAAACAATATATAATCATTCGTAGCCGCATCAAAATACTTTATCCCATTACGATTAAGAAGTGTGAAAGTTATTTTATCAAAATCTTTGATTTTAGATATATCATCTGTTTTTACATCAATTTTAAATTCATAAACAACTTTATCAAATTGAATAAATCGAATAAAGAAATCTATTTTTTCGTCAGTATCTTCTTTAAATGATGAAGACGATACATCTATATCGAATTTATTTAAATATTTAGGAACAAGATATTTTTGAACAAACAATAAAAGAATATTGAATTGTCTTTCAAATCCATAACTTCTATATACATTATCAAATTTTGGAGTATTTTCAGATTTAGTAATAACTAAATGATAATTCATGATTTTAATTTTTCAAAACACCAATTTAAAAGAAAGTTGTCAGTATTGACATTATAATATGGCATCATTCCAGCCCTTATTTGACTAAATACTGAAATATATTTATCCTTAATCGTACCGTCTTCATTTATAAGAGTTTCATTTAGAAGAGGAATTGATTCATTTTCAAATGGTTCATTTATCATCTTTGAAACTAATTCATAATGTCTTTCATATAAATGCATTGAATGACTTATATGAGTATAAGAACCCATCTCAAGTTCAGGATAATATTTCTTCATATCTAAGAATACATGATAATGAAGAATACTAAAGAAAGCCCAATCAGTCATAAAACCATAAATGACGTCATTGCTTCTCATTGTAAGAGTCATATAAAGTTTATTATCTCTAATATGAAATAATGATTGAAGTGTACAAACTTGATCTCTATTTCCAAACCATTGATGTTTTGGTTTATTAAAATGCATAAAAGCCTGACGGCTATCTTTATCCTTCTTAAGGGATTCAATCACCCATTGATATTGGGTGATGCCATGTTCATTCTTATCTTCAAACAATAGATTCCCATATGCGCTGTTTATAGTGCCATCAGGATTATGTATACCTTTCCAGAGTGAAGCATAATTCTCAATATACGCGGGATTATTTGTGCCTGAAAAATACCATAATAATTCAGCAGCAATATATTTTTTTGGAGAACTCCTGTGTTTATTCGTATAAAGATTGATCATTGAATTATCAATTTCTAATGAACAATCTCGTATTTCACGAACTTCCATTCCTCTTGGAGATGTAATAAAATCTGGAAATTTCCAAAGATCTCTTAACACTTGTCTAAATGCATCAGAGATATAAGTTTCATGATAGTATTTCATACTAATTTTATTTTATTATAGATCTCAGAACAGTAAAGGATTTGCAATAAACAATCATTTAAAGCAATATGTTTTTCATTTTTATTTTCTTTAATACATCTGTCTTTAATTCCAGGGGCAAATGCAACTAATGTTCGAACATCTCTTTCATTATGAAAATCCCAAGGTATTTTCATGTTCAATAATTGATATGCGTCCTCAAGTAAAGCGATATCGAATCTTAAACCATTTGACCATAAAATATCATCGGGTCTTAAAAATTCTGCAAATTTTGTTAAAGCTTCTTCAATATTGATAGATGGTGCAAGGACTAGAGATCCTCTCGCTTCTGCGCTTTGAGAAAGCCACCATAATATTGTACTTCCAGAAACCTTAAATCCTTTATTTAAACTAGAATTTAAATCAACATTAACTTCAAAAAATTCATATGTTTTGCCTGTTTGAATATCAAAACGAACTGCCGCAATCGAAACAATAGCTGCGTTATTTCCAACGCCCATTGTTTCAAGGACAATCATTACATCCATTATAATACTTCGTAAGTTTGTTCAAAAATATCTTTTTTACAAGGGTAATATTCACCTTTAACACCTCGAATGATAACATCCGCTTCTGCAGCTACGGCGTTCCTTCTAAAGTTTTTACAGACAATGTTTCGTTTGCTTCATTAAAATGGTCATCGAATTTATCTCCAAATGACTCAACCCTTTCATTAGACTCTTATATTGTTATAATTTTCAACAAACCATTTATATGTTTCTTTAATTCCTTGTTCAAGATCAATTTTAGGTTCCCAACCCAATTCTTTTATTTTCGAACTATCCATAAGTTTTTGCATAGTTCCATTTGGATAAGATTTATTCCAAACTATTTCTCCTTTATAACCTATAATATCCTTAATCATTTTTACAAGAAAATTAATTGGAACATCATATCCAGCTCCAACATTAATATGTCCAGGTTCATTGTAGTTATGCATTAGAAATATTAATGCTTCTGCTAAATCATCTACGTACAAGAATTCTCTTTTTGGTGTTCCATCACCCCATACTTCAACCTGAGGAATTCCATTTAATTTTGCTTCATGAAATTTTCTAATTAAAGCAGGCAAAACATGTGAATTCATTAGAGAAAAATTGTCGCCAACTCCATATAAATTACAAGGCATCACCGAAATAAAATTACAACCCCATTGCCTACGATAGGATTTGCACATTTCTATTCCGGCAATCTTAGCTGTCGCGTACCCACTATTAGTAATCTCTAGCGGGGCAGTCATAAGATATTCTTCTTTAATTGGTTGTGGGCATTCTTTAGGATAAATGCAAGATGATCCTAAAAATAATAGCTTTTTAGTACCATATTTTCGAGCGGCTTCTATCACATTTGTTTGAATCATAATATTTTGATAGAAGAATTCTCCTGATTGGGTATTATTAGCGTGAATACCGCCAACCTTTGCCGCTGCCATAAAAACATATGATGGCTTATAAAGCCTAAACATTGTCTCTGTAGCATTCTTGTCCGTTAGATCTAATTCATCATGTGAAAAGGTCATAATATTTTTATGACCATCATCCTTTAATTTTCGAACAATAGCAGACCCAACTAAACCATTATGACCAGCAACATAAATTTTACTTGTTCTCCTCATTTATTCGTGTCTTTATTTTGTTGAATGTGTCGATATCGCTAAATCCTCCTATTATTGATACGACTTTTTCCCATTTAAGATGTGCATCACTTTCGAAAATAGGATCATCTCCAACAATAAATCCCATTTTGAATTTATTGTCATTTAGAAGCACCATAAACGAATCATCTTTTCTTAACGGATCGAAAAATAAATTAACATTATCTATCTTTCCTAAACTTTGAATTTTTGTTTCCATTTCCTATACTTTTAATTCGTGTTCAACCATTATTTTAATAAGATCTTTAAATTTAGTTTTGGCTTCCCATCCTAAAATATTTTTTGCTTTTATTGGATTTCCAACTAATAGGTCAACTTCGGTTGGTCTAAAATATTTAGGATCTATTTTGATAATTTCTTGTTCTCTATTATTTAACCATATACCAGTTTCTTGTAGCCCCTTTCCTCTCCATGTGATAGTCATTCCTAACATTCCCCCCGTTTCTTCGATCAACTCTCGAATAGAATGAGTTTCGCCAGTTGCAAGAACAAAATCTTCAGGCTTGTCATGCTGTAACATTCTCCACATTCCTTCTACATATTCCGGGGCATATCCCCAATCTCTCATCGATTCTAGATTTCCTACATAAAGTGGAGAAACCTGTCCAAAACACTCCTTTATTTCAACAAGTTTAGAGATTACTTTCTTTGTAACGAAAGTTTCCCCACGACGTTCTGATTCATGGTTGAAAAGGATTCCATTAACTGCAAATAGATTATAGGCTTCTCGATAATTCTTGACCATCCAATAAGCATATAATTTTGCAATTCCATATGGGGATCTTGGATAAAAAGGAGTTGTTTCTTTTTGAGGGATTTCTTGCACCTTACCAAATAATTCTGATGTGGCAGCATTATAAAATCTTGCATCAGGGCAATGTTTTTTCATTGCCTCTAATACGTTTAAAGTTCCAAAGGCATCGACTTGTGCAGTATATGCTGGAACGTCAAAAGAAACACGAACATGTGACTGAGCGCCTAAATGATAAATCTCATCTGGCTTGACATTATGTACAATACCATCAACAGATAGAGAATCTGCGACATCACCATAGTATAAAATTAAATGACGATCAGGAATATGAGGATCCTGATAAATGTGATCTAAACGCCCAGTATTAAATGAAGAGCTTCTTCTAATAATACCATGAACTTCATATCCTTTTTGTAATAAAAGTTCGGCAAGATATGAACCATCTTGCCCAGTTATTCCAGTTATAAGAGCTTTCTTCATTTATCTTTTAAAAAATCTAAAACATCTTTTAAAATTTCTTCTTTTCCTCTAAAAGAACCATTACTATCTACTTTGATTCGTATTCTTTTATCGATAGATGAATTGTGATATGCTTCGTCGAATAAGTTTAATTCACGTGTTTTCTGATCTATGCTCTTTGAAAAAGAATGTCCATCTTCTTTGCTATGAAAGAATTCAGGATCTGCAGTCAATAATATTAGGTAAACTTTTAAATCATCATACATTAAGAATCTTTCTTCAAAATTCTCTAACATATTTTGAATTCTATCGGGTTCCATTCCTCTGAACATTTGACCATAAACCCATTCACCTAAATGAGCACGATTCCATATGACTATATTTTCATAATAGTTATATTCATCTTCTTCCATTTGTAAAAGATTTTCAACTAAATATCCTTCACGATCAAAACATTCAGCTTGAAATGATAGAGGATCTACACCTTCAGGAAAAACCTTCGGTGGTTTACCAAAATGTCTTATCACAACATTGTCATAATTAAAATGTTCTGCTAATTTACCTATGAGTGTAGATTTTCCTAATCTATCTCCTCCTTCAATTATTATTAGTTTCATATTGTTTGTATACTTTAATTTCTTATAAGTTTTAAAATTCAAATTCAAATCCGTAATCCATTGCGCAAGTACCAAATTTATTTTTTGCGTGTGGGTCTAATCCCAATTCTAAAAATAATTTAGCAATTTTTAAATTTCCAAATTTTATAGATTGTAATAAAAGATTATTTTCTTCTTTATCAACAATATTAATGTTAGCTCCTTTTTCTATTAGTAGTTTAACATTTTCTATACGATTATTTGCGATACTTGCTGTTAACGGAGTTAGAGGAAACATCGTGTCATCATATTCATAATTAACATCTGCCCCATAATCAATTAATAACTTGCTTATTTCCAAGTAACCACTTATACAAGATTGAATAAGAGGGGATAGTTTTCCAAGATTTGGATCAGCATCATGTTCTAATAATATTTGAGCAATTTGTTTTTTTCCTAATTGAACAGCATTAAATAGAGCAGTTTCTCCTTGACTATTTTGAAAATTTACATCTACATTTCCATTCAATATTAAAGTAAATAGTTCTCTAAAATCTATATTACCTTGTCTTTTTGATAAACTAGTTAATAAATTTTCTCCTAATGAATTGACATAGTTTAAGTCGATATTATTTTTAACAAATTTTTCTAGAATACTATAATCGTTAACTAAAAATATTGAATCGGAAAATTGTTTAGGATCTTTGGCTGATTTCAATATAACATCAACCATTACTTCATCATCAATATGCTTTGCTAAAAAGGCTCGTTTTTCATTATCTGGTAAATCAACTATTGATTGATAAATTTGATCTTTAGTTTTAGGAACTAATATTTTGCTAATCGACGCCATCTTTCAAACGGTTTAAATAAGAAGTAGCACCAGTGTCTCCACTCATGTACCACTCAAGTTCTTTTGCTCTAATAGAGCATCTTCTTAGATCTTTTATTAGGGATTTTATCTCTTCTAATATAATTGCTCTTTCTTCAGGAGTAGCATCTTCTAAACGATCATATTCTCTATCAGGCCGTTTTCCATAAAAATTTTGCTCTGCCGACCAATCTTCATCAATATATTTACCATCATTGATAAAATCACCCTCAATGTAATCTGCTAACTCATCTAAACGATGATATAAATAATCATAATGTCCACCGCTCATTTTAATGTTTTTTTAACCAGTTTTCAATATAAGATTTATCATTACTTACAAATCCATCGTGACAGTCAACTTGAAAATCTCTTACTAATTCAGCTAGCTGTTCAATAGTTAAAAAATATCCTTCCATATAAACTTCACCATTTTCAGTCATTACAAGTTTACTTTCCAATTTCATAATGTATTGGTTTTTAGATATTATATAAGTAAAAAGGCCAAGAGTTTTTCTTGGCCTTAACTTTTAGCGTACAAAGTGTGGTTGGTTATTATCAACTTCCCATTTTAATTCTCGCCATCCTGCCGGAATATAATGAGAAATTCCTTGTCCGTCCCATACTCTATGACCCCCAGATGAGTAATTTACGTTTAATGCAACAGGGTGTTCAATTCGAACCGTGTGATCAGGAAAAATATACTCTCTATATTTTTCGGAGGAAATATCCTCAAATCTATGCTGGGTAGCATTTCTAAAATCCTTGAAGCCTAATTTTTTCATAGCTTCTACTCTTTCATTTTCCATAACAAAACATTTATTTTTAATTCAACACAAACAAAACATTATATATAAATTATATATGATTTTTTCTTAAAGTTTTTAAAGATATGCGCCCGGTGGAGGCTTTAACCCACTTCCAGCTCGATCACTGCGCTTTTTTCACGTTAAGCTACGGGCGCATTCTTATAAGTTGAAAGGAGGATTATTTTTTAGTCACCTTATCATCTGCTAATACAGTAAATGGAATTCGATACTTATTTAGAATAAATTCCAAGTCAGCTGCTTCTTTTTGTCTATCTAATGTTATTGTAAAAGGTTTATCTATTTGTATTGTTTTACGAAAATTTCGTTGATTATACAACGCATCCGTATAGCTAGAAATAGCCTTTAAATTTCCTGGATCATCAAAGATCCCCTCATTTACTTTTTTAGCTCTCATTCGATTTCTAAAGTCATTTTAATGAACTCTTTTATGGGATCTACATCTTCTGCCCCATATTTTTCAATGTCTTTAAGAACAGATAGTTCTATAGAATTATCTATCTTTGTTCCATCTTCAAATGTAAACCAAACCCCAACGCTATCAATTAAAACATTATCTATTTTGGTTAACAACTCATCAAATATTATTGAGGAAGATTGTAGTATAAAATCATCATATTGTTCTTCGGTTACGGAATGTTCAGCTACATATTTTTCAATATCTAATGTCGCAGAACATTTAACCATAAAATTTGATTTACCTTCTTCTTGTGTATCGCCTTCTTTTTTCATAAGGCTCATTTTTAATTCTTTTATTTTTTTCATTGCGTAATATTTTTAATCATTTCAAAAGTTTCATCACCCCAAAAGAAATTTACTATAGGTTCTATTGCTCCTACAGATGTGCCATAAAAATGTATTCCTGAACCATCATTCCAATCTACTGAACTTTCTTGATTTGTATTAATTTTGGCTAAAGCCATGTTATCAAAATCATTCTCATATTTCTTAAAGAAAAATTGAAGAAAATATAATACTCCTCCTTTATTTTCTATATTCATAAATTCTAAATCCCACGATTTATCATCAAATACTATCATCACTGTATAAAATCCAGGGCCCCTAAAAAAGGAATCTTCTATTTGTTCACGAGTTTTTGGTTTTAAAACTTCAGCACCCTCATTCAATGAACCAATATTTCGCTGCACCTGTATTATCATTTGTATGTGGGGTTTGGAAATTAGTTTTCCAGTTAAGGCATATTTATCATTTATTGTTCCTATTTTTTTGAATCCGTATATTTTATGTGTGTCCCAATTCCATTGAAAATTGTATAAATTAGAATTACGAACAGCATCATAGGATCCATCTTTATTCATATAGATCTTAAGTCTTTTATCAGTATCTTCATTGATTGTTATTGCTCTCATTCTTTACTCGCAAATACAGTTTCTTCTTCATCTGCTACACCGCCTTCTAATTCTATCCCCACTTGATCCATCGCATCATCTAACAATTTATCATATCCATTATTGTATAGGTACACAAAATCATTAAATGCATTTTTAAGTTCATGGTCATAAAACATATCCACTCCAACATTTAAAAATCCCATATAATCAGGATGACCTACTTCTAATTGATAATCCGATGATACATATTTAAGTTTTATAAGATGTTTCTATTTCTCCACTTAAAGAAGTTCCCCGGACCTTGTTGGCATTTGTAGGTCTGAACGTAGCATCCTTTCTTCCCTTTAAAGAGGCTAAAACATCTTCTCGAGATTTAGGCTTAAACAAATCTTCTATGGACTCGTAAACTTTTTTAGCTATCATGATTGTCCGGTTCCTATTATTGCAACACCACTAATTACAGGATTTGCAGGATTATTGGGGGATGACATTTGTCTTATGTTATCTTTATTTGCCATATCAGCCGCATTTGGTTGAGATTCACTCTCGTTCTTTTTTATTGCCTTTCCTGATATAACTGGCATTCCTTGATTTTGATCTGTTCTTTTAATATCATCAGTTATAGTATTGAAAGTCATTCTTTCCATCCAATAATTCTGACCATAATTTATAGTTAATTCTTCTCCTTGCTTAACAGGTTGTTTGGTAATAAAATACATTTGTTTTGTAAGTTTATTGAAAGCATAATCAACATTTGGTTTTTCTGAGTGTCTGTATAAAGACCCATAACCTAATACTAAAGCCCATTCATTAGAATCACGATCTATTTCAAAGATCATATCCTTTAATTTATCAATAGTTTTAGCTTCTTCACCTAATATAACCACTGGGCAAATTTCAATAATTTCTCCTCTTGCAAATTGGGTTTTTGCTAAAACAGTACTTTCTCCTCCTGGGCGTTTTGAATATTCAATACGCGCTAAATTGAAAGTTTCTTTTCTTAAAGCCAAAGCTCCTCCTTTGTCTGAAATATGAACTGGTTTTTTCTCTTTAAACAATTCATCTTCATCAAATGGATTAAAAAAGTCCTCTTTTAAATATTTCATATATTCTTCAAATGTTGGTATTTTTCCTTCACGTAATTTTTTAGGAGAGCTTATCATTTTATGTCTAATTACATCAAAAATTCTATTAAACTCTTTTTGGGTCATTGTTCCTAATATAATTCTCTTTATTGCGTTTTCATATTCAAGAACATTTTCTGTATGAGTTAAAGTTGCTATAAATTTTCTAGCTACTTTTCGTACAGATCCTCCAAATTTTGCTATAGTATGATCCTCTAAATTTAATCCAGGAATGTATTTATCATTTACAGGCCCCTTTAAATCCATCGCATATTTAGCTCCCAAGAAAAATCTCTTCCAATAATAAGCTGCTTCAATCATAACTTCAAGATTTTGTTTAACAGCTTGTATTTTTTCTTCAGGAAATTTTCCTTTTAGATCATCAATATTAATGCTTCTTAAAGATGTAATTTTTGATAACTGATTTACCTTTTCAAGTAATTGGTTTAATACAAACTCAGTTTCTTCAATATGTTGTCTTTGAAGATCATAAAATTTATCATCTATCTCAGTGAAAAGGGCTTTTGCCTTTTTATAATTTTCAACTGTAGTTTTTAAGCTCATATCTATGATTTAAATTAATCCGTAGTTAGTTCATCACCTGCTTTTAAAATTCTTTGTGGTGTTTCAGATGTATCTTCTCCTTCATCTTCAAGAGATTTTCTAATTCTTAATATTTCTCTTTCGCTAAATTCATCTGCTAACATTGCATATAAAGGAGCTCTCTCATCCTTACCTAATTTCTTGATGTCCTTTATAAGTAAAGTAACTCTCTTTGTTAATTCTTTACGGTCATATTTATCTTTTTCCGCAATTAATTCCTTAATATTGTCTTCAACTTTCTGTGCTCCGGTTTTTTCTGGTTTTGCTTCTCCAGACTTTTCTTCTTCTCCTGGTTTTTCTTCGCCCGGTTTCTTTTCTTCAGTTTTTTCTGATTCCCCTTTCTTTGCAGATTTTAGGAATCTTTCAGTCTTTTCTTTAGCTTCTTTTAAATCCTCTTTTAAATCCTGATTTAATTGAGCTATTAATTCTTTATCTGTGATAATTCCATCTTTAATTAATTGATTAAATGCATTTAATCTAATATGAGGAATTTGTATTTCCCAATAAGTTTTTAGTGCTGTTTTTTGACTATCTTTTAGTTTTTTGATCTCATCTATTCTTTCGTAGATTTCTTTTGATTTAGATGTAGAAATTTTAGAAATAAATTCATTAGTTTCACGAATAAATCTTCTCTCGTATTCACGTTTTTGATTTACTAATGCATCTAGTTCAGCTTTTGCTTCTTCTCCTTCTTGAGATCTTAATTGTTTTTCTTTTTGAACAAGCTGCTGTCGTATTTGAACGGTTTTCTTTCCTAATTTTGAAGAGTTTTCTACAATTTTTTCTTCAAACTTTTTTGCAATGCCATTTAGTTTCATCAAATAAGCCTTTTTGATACCGGCTCGAAGAAGGGATTTTCCGAAAAACCCCACAAGACCTCCAAGAGTTACTATTCCAGCAAGTACCCCTAAAAGGCTTACTTCATTTAAAACTTCTCTATTTTCTTTTACATCATCAATAGTGAGATTGTGCTCGATAAGAACCTCGTTTAGTTCTAAGAATTCACTGTATTTCATAATTTTGCACTAATTTTTTATATATATCCCTTAATATATAAAATAAAATCAATGAATCAACGCAGAGAACCCGCTGCGTGAAATGAAAATATATATAAATAAAAAATAAGAACTGCTATGAAATTACACGAAAGTTTGAGCGCTTATAGAGATTATAAATTCTTTTCTTTATTAGAAGCAAAAGAAAAAGCTAAGAAGGATTTCTTCCAAAAGAAAGATAAAAAGGAAGATAAAAAGAATTCTAAAAAAGGAACTAAAGATCCAGAAAAAGCACTTCAAGAAAAAGAAGCCGCCCAAGCTGCAAAAGATGCTATGGACATTGTAAAAAAAGTCCGTGATAATTTTGCAAGATTTAAAAGCTTTGCAGGCAACCAAGTTGGTGAATACAAGAAATTCTGGGATATGCAGAAAAAAGCTACTCAAGCTGTTTGTGCAAAAGATCCTGCATGCAAAATATGTTATGCACTATTCGCAGACGGAACTTCAGATAAGTATAACCCAAGTTATTTAATTTGCTTAAGAAACGTTGAGGGAAATTTATCTCTTTCAGTCTATAAAACCCATCTTGAAGAAGGTGAAGAAAACCCAACATTCACTGTATCAAATGATCAAGCTGAAAATGATTTTAAAACTTTCTTTGCAGAACTTAAAAAAGAATTAGCTGATGTTAAAAACAACTATATTAAGACTGTAGAAACCAAGAAGAAAGAAGAAGAACATCAGAAAAAAAGAGAAAAGCTTGACAAATTCTTAAAAGCATAATGCGAGCTAGATTTATAAATGAAGCTAAGTATTGGGACGAATCATCCCCTTACATGGCGGAATATCAAGATTTTTGGGAACAATTAGTTCCTCGTGAAGGAGAAGCTGACACACTTCAAGGAGAATTACTCCGTATGATTTCTCGTATATCTTATGACTATTATAATAATGGTTTTGGGAATGATAGATCGGAAGAAGCCGAGTTTTTAAATCAACATGCTAATTTATTTAAACCCCTCATGAGAGACCCTAATGTATGGGACACTTTTTATAATCTTTATGAGGATATTGCTTTTGGAAACTACGCAAAATTTTATAAAAATGTTGAAAACGAATATAGTGCGGATTACGATGATGAAGATGATTTTGACCCACATTTAATGGATTCAATTGAAGATTATATAAAAAGAAATCATTGGGATGTTGAAAAACATTTAGACGAAATAATGGATGGCATTGTAAAATACATCCGACTAACCCAAGATAAGTTAGAACCTTTACATTAACTTATCGACCACGTGTCGAAAAAGTAACGAAGTCGCCTTGGCGACTTTTGTTTTTTACAAAACTTTTTACTTCTAACCGGGTATAATAGTCAAAATAATATAGCAATTATGTCAAAAGTATTAATTACCGGTGTAGCAGGGTTACTTGGAACACATTTATCAAGACATTTATTATCACAGGGTCATACTGTAATAGGAATAGATAACCTCTTTGGGGGGTATAAAGATTTTGTGGATCCCAGAATACTATTTTTCGAAGTAGATCTTGCAGATAGTCAAAAGGTTGCAGCAATATTTAACGCAGAAAAACCTGATTATGTTTATCATTTTGCCGCTTATGCTGCCGAAGGACTTAGCCCATTTATTCGCAACTTTAATTATACGAATAATGTTCTTTGTTCTATAAATGTTATTAATGAATGTTTGAAGAACGATGTTAAAAAATTAATATTCACTTCTTCTATGGCTGTTTACGGTGTTGGTCATCCACCATTTACAGAAGATCAATTACCTTCTCCAATAGATCCTTATGGTATAGCTAAGTTTACTGTTGAACAAGATATTAAACAAGCCCATAATCAATTTGGATTAAACTTTACTCTTGTAAGACCCCATAATGTTGTTGGCATATACCAGAATATATGGGATCGATATCGTAATGTTATTGGAATCTGGACTCGTCAAATTCTTAATAAACAACCGATAACAATATTTGGTGATGGAATGCAAAAAAGAGCATTCTCAGACATTTCATTTTATATGACTCCATTTACAAGATTAATGGAAGAATATGGCGGAGAAACATTTAATATCGGCGCTGATAAAGAATATAGAATAATCGATGCTGCTATGTTATTAAATAAAGTAGCACAAAAGCATGGATTCAAAAGTGAAATAAAACATCTTGAACCAAGACACGAAGTTAAAGATGCATTCTGTGATCATTCTAAAGCTAAGAAAATGTTGGACTTTGTTGATGGAACTGATCTAGAAAAAGTTATGCATGATATGTTTACTTGGGGAATGATGCAACCCGAAAGAACAGTGAAGACAATTCCTTATGAAGTTGAAAGAGGAATGTATTCATTTTGGAAATAAAATAATTTAAAACATGGAAGTTTTAAGACACTCAGCTCAAGATCGTACGCCTTATCTATTTTTTGATGGAGACAAAGGAGAGCTTATTATAAGGGGAAGATGTATTCCTGAAGATGCAAAGGATTTTTTTAAAGATCTTCATAATTTAATGCAGGAATATGAAAAAAATCCTCGAGAAATTTTAGAAGCAACTTTTGATCTTGAATATTTTAATACAGCTACAGCTAAGGAATTAATGAGCTTGTTATATCGATTTAAAAAATTTCCATCTCATGTAACATGGTGTCACGAAATGAAAGATCGTGACATGATTGATGTTGGAAAAGATTTTGAAGAAATTTTACAAACAGTTCCATTTACCTTTCAAGAAGTAGAACGATAATGTTAAAAGTAAAAACTTTAGTAAGAGATAGTTCTATAAATGGAAAAGGATTAATTGCAGATGAAGATATTCCTAAAGGAACAATAACATGGGAATTTTTTCCTGCAGTTGATATTGTTTTAGATGGATTAGATCTATCAGACGTTGATAGAAAGTTTGTTAAAAAATATTCATTTAAAGACAAACAAACAGGAAAATGGATATTATCCTATGATAATGACAGGTTTACAAATCATTCAAATGATCCAAATACTGGCCCAACACCTGATGGAAAAATGATCGCATTACGAGATATTAAACAAGGAGAAGAAATAACTTCTAATTATTACGATATTGATATTAACGCTAAGACAAATTAAAATGAAAAGTGACAGATTAGGAATTGGTGTAATGCTTTGCATGATGGGTGGTAATGAAGAAACTCTTAATGCTATAAAGGAATCAGTTGGTAAAAGAATTGAAAAAGTTTGGCTAGATGAAGAAAACGACAAACTTCGTTTTAATCTTGAAGACGGCACTCAATTAGTAATGTGGGACGGTGGGCAAAGTTGTTGCGAACATCGTTATATGAGAACTGATGACGATCTCAATGAATATTGTGGAGCTATTTTAGAAGATTTTGAATTAAAAGACGCGCCGGATGTTGAAGATGAATGGGGAGAAGTGCACGAAGTTCAATTTCTTGATGTAAAGACAAACAAAGGAATTTTTCAAATGGCAAATCATAACGAACACAATGGCTACTATGGTGGATTCTGGATTGAAGCCAGAAAAGATCAAATTTGATAATAAACATATTCCATTTAATTTTAGAGTTAAATTAAGTGACCGAACCATATCTATGGGTCGAGGTTATGTTGGTGGTGGATCATCTGCAACTACTTGGATAGGTGGTGGAGCCACTGCTATGGTTAATATCGGCCAAGGGGCGATGGGTATGCAAGGTCCTGTAGGGGTTCAGGGAATTCAAGGTATTCAAGGTCAACAAATTATTCCACAACAATTTGAAGATTGGCAAACAATGCCAGTTCATGCTGTAATCACAGAAGAAATGATTGAACGTGAAATGAGAACTCCTTTTCAACGGTTTATTCATATACTTGGTTTCTAATGAATGCAAAAGAACATATAGAAACGTGGGAAAAAATTCAAGAATTACGTGTTGCTCTAGAAGATATTGTTAAAAAGAAAATGGAACAGATAAACGAACAAAATTTTGAGTCCGCTGCAGCTTGTAGAGATAAAGAAAAAGATATTTTAGATATGTTAGATAGTTTCGGATTAGTTACAGAAGAAGAATTTGAAAAACACAGTTATAAGTATCATGAATCAAATAAAAATAAATAGTGTTCATCTTGCTTCATCTCAAAACTTAACTGAAATACAAGAAAATGAATGGGAGATAATTGCTCAACAAAAACATTCATTTTTTCTTTCAGATACAAATGATATTCATTATTTAAGATTTCCTGGATTTGTTTTTTCTAATTTAGAAGCACAAAATAATTATCTAAAAATTTATAAAGATTTTGTAGATAATAATATATACACCCCATCAAGAGGAAATCTTTCCAAAAGCAATAATTATATTTTCATCGGTATTCGTCCAGGCCATGTATACGCGCACTTAAGTAAAGCAGATACTGCATGGCTTTTTGGACCAAGTAGCACATTACTTCATAAGTTATTGATCGCTACAAATATTTACCCCTATTTCACGAATATTTATAATGAGCCTAATAAGCCATTTAATAAAGATTTTAACTTCATTTTCAAAGAACTTGTAGTTATCTTCTACATATATAAAATAGTATATCAAATAAATGAAATGAATTTAGTATTTATGGGAAATTATGAAGAATACCCATTATTTAAGGAGTATTTACTTAATCATCCTATAATTAAAAAATTCAATATGAAAATTAATTTTCGATCTATTTGGCATCCTGGATTTTTAGCAAGAGGATATGATGATCGTAAATTTGAAACCTGGAAAAGCCAATTAAGATGATACAGTTTCCTAAGAAAATTGATAGAGAATTAGTTACAGATGAAGAAGGAAAATGGCTTGCTGCTAAACGTGATTTAGAAGAAGCAATAAAATCTTTACCAGGAATTAAAATAAGTTGTTCTTCTGATAGTATTGGTCCGCTTAAACCATATATGATTTTCTTAAGAGCGACAAATAAAAAAGGACTTGCTTTCTTAACTCGATGCATTGATCATAGATATTGGAAATATGGACATATATGGAAATTAGAATTAATTATAAGTGATACACTTTATCATGGAGATGTAATTACATATTGGCTTCATAGTGGAAAAAGTACCGGAAAAGAAGCATATGAACAAGCAGTTGATTTAGTTGAGAATATGGAATATCATTTGAACCATGAAAATTTTATGAAGTTTTTTAAGTTAAAAATAGAAGATTTTGATTTATGAAAATTGCCGTTATTAAGTTAGGTGGAAGAATTGCAAACGAAGGTTACGGAGTAACTTCATTTGAAGCTGTATCAGTAAGTAAAATGTTAAGCATAGGTGGGTCAAATCAAGTGGATTGCTTCACAAAAATTTCTGATAAAGATATTCCTATTCCTGAATTAAATGTTTTAGACATCACAAAGCATTATGAAAGTGTTTCTAAAAATTATGACGCTCTTATAGTTATTAATGGAAACATTAACTTTTATGGTGGTGCTGAAACACCTGAACAGCTAATGAACCTCCACATCATAAACAATTTCACGGGAGGCCCTGTTTTCTATATTTTTATAGACACCTTACTTCCACTTAAGAATGTATGGGAGAGCATTAAAGTTAAGCCCTGGGGTAAGAAATACCAAGAGAAAGATATGTTAATTACTCGTGATGATATTATTTACGTCACGATGTGTTATGATACTGAAGCAGTATATGAAATAACTAAGAAAACAGGAATAAATCCTAAAAGTATTTCATATTTTCCATTTGAAAAATATCCGTTCTTTGGAGAAAGATTAAATTATATTGGCAAGAAAACAGTCGATCTTATTTACGGAGCTAACAGCTTTAGAAATAAAAGAGAAAAGAAAATGGTCAAATATTATTTTGACATGCCCGAAGATATTAGTACTGTATTCTATGGCAAGATGAAACTTGAAGATTTTAAGCCTTCATTAGTTGCAGGAAAATTGTGTCCAAAATTTGAAGGTCCAATTCAATATAAAGAAAATCTTGAGAAAATGAATACCGCGATTGCAACTGTAAATATTAGTGATACATTTAATGAAGGAAGACAATTAAATCCAAGAGTTTATGAAACTGTTTTAGCAAATGTAGTTTCATTAATGGATATTGAGTATGACCCGCAAAAGAGGGCATTCTCTGATCCTTTCTTACAAGACTTCTTATATGTTAAAAATCAAAAAGAAGTTGTTGAAAAAATTAGACAGCTTAAAAATGATGAAGAATTAATGATTGAAGTTCTTAAAGCCCAGTATGAAGATTCATATATTTCAAAGGAAAATTTAAGCGCTAAGTTTTGTAAGTTGATAAATGACTTATATTTAGAGAACGTAAAAGAAGTTCCGACGATAAATAATATAGAAGTTGTTGATGTTAGACCATTAAAAACCAAGGCATTATTCTAATGGATAGTCAAATAGATAAATTTATTGATTGGATTTATAAGAGTTCTTCTTTGAATAACTTTGTAAAAATGATACAAGCTCCTGCTCCTGTATTTAAATATAGTACAACAGCTGGAACACATGAAATTTCATTACAAAATTATAGAGAAGATTTTATAGTTTCATACAATCAAAATGATCCTTCATTAGATGCGGCTTCAAAAAAATTTTTATTAAATCTTGAGGATACTTTTAAACAATTTATTGATAATAATTGTGCAACAGAACGAATTTCATTTTATAAAAATAACTTTTATAAACCCCCAATAAAATATTTTAAAGTTAATACTAGATTTCATTTAAATTCTAAAAAATTCCATATTAATCGTTATCAAAATATACTTGGAATAATAGAACAATGCCAAATGGAAATGTACAATTATTATCAAGATGATTTATTTTATGTAATTGTTTCACCTGAAATATCTAATTTTATAGGGCATAACAATGCGATCGATCCAGTAGCTTTTAGTACATTTAATGTAGATACAATTAATGCTGATCCTGTATTTATTCATCATTTTGCGAAATTTAAAAATATAACAATATTTGTGGATCCTCGTATGAATCAGAACACGATGATATTTGGAACAACGAAGAGATTTGATCATGGCAATATAATGTTTTATTATAAATCAGACAAACCATTTTTAGAATATGCAAATGTTGGATTTGATTTAGGAAAAAAAAAATGTGTATAAATTTATTTCATACAATTCAATCAATAGACTACGAACCAAAATTTAAAAAAATAATATTAGACGTATGACTCCAACAGATCTTAGAATTAAATTTAAAATGGAAACAGGTGAATATCCTGTTTGGAATGAACAAAATGAATTGCGTCCTTGGGATGGATGGATTCTTATTGGAGATAGAGCCATTATTAGAGGAATTCCTAAATCCATATATGGATTGTGGTTAGAAGAACAACTTGGCATAAAAGAAATTCGCGACATTTATCATTGTGATACTGCTCATTATGCAACATACCCAACTAAAAGAAATGAACACGATCGATTATGCTCCCAATATATGTTGTGGCTTGAATATCAATTATGCGGTTAGAAAACTATCAACCAACAACTTCATAAAAGATATATGAGTTTAATTAACGAAAAATACGATAAAGTTGTCTGTATTTGCTTGAGAGAACGAGATGACAAATATAAATATATGTTGTCTCAATTTGCTAAGCATAATATTGAAGTAGAATGGTTTAGACCAGTTATTCCTGGTTATGCTGTTAGATTATTAGAACCATATTGTCAGAGATATAATTCAGTAGGAAACAAAAAAGTTTTATTTAATCCTCAATTTCCTAATGAATTGGGAGCAATGCAATCTCATTATCACGTTATTAAAACTGCTTTGCTTGAGGGGGCAAAAAGTTTATTCATATTTGAAGATGATTGTGCATTCCATAGAGATTTTGATAATCTTATAGTTAAATATTTAAGTAGTGTTCCCGAAGATGCTGATGGTATTCTCTTATATTCTTATATGGCTCAACTACAGCCTCAAAATATTAGAGTCAAACCACGTTGGACTAAAGGGTTTGCAAGCTGGTCAATATTAGCTTATGGAATGAATAGAAAAGCTATGGAACGTTATATCCAAATAGCAGATACTCAACCCATGATTGCTGATACGATTACTCTTCATATGATGACTAATGAGAAGTTTAATTTTTATATTGCTACACCGCCGTTGGTTATTCCAACTAAAATGTTAAGTTCAGATATACGAGGAAAAAATAAGAATTATGACCAAGCACAATTCTTAGGTGGAAATGTATTTATGCTTGGAATAAACGAAAATGATTATGAATAAACCTGATTTAAAAATATGGTTTGCTGACTTTTGGCCAGAATGGAATATCGAAGATTTTATAACACCAATATTGAATGGACACTTTAACGTTACTCTTTCTAAAAGCAACCCTGACGTTCTTTTTCATTCTATTTTTAATAGGATGGTTGAGACACCGAAATTCAAATGCAAAAAAGTCTTAATACTAGCCGAAAATTGGAGGCCATCTCAATTTAAATCTGATTATTCTATTTCATTTGATCCTCATTCCAAAACTAATTTTAGGTTGCCGTTATGGCAAATATACTGGTTAATGAAGCCAGAATTAAAAGATAGGTTATTTAACAGAAAAAGATTAGATAATTTTGAAAGATTCTGCGCATTTACTGTTTCTAACCCATCTAATATGTTGAGAAATAATCATTTTGATTTAATATCATCATATAAAAGAGTTGATTCTTATGGAAAAGTAAGAATGAATTCATTTGAATTAAAAAATGCTACAGATGGAAAATATTGGAGAGATGCTAAAGACGAATTCTTTTTAAAACACTCTCATAAGTTCATGATGGCTTATGAGAACTCTTCCTATCCATATTATTCTACTGAAAAATTAATGGATGCTTTCTTAGTTGGTTCAATGCCAATATATTGGGGTGATCCTAAGATAGAACAAGATTGGAATCCAAAAGCTTTTATTAATGTGATGAAACATCCTGATTGGTTAGATTGGATTAAAACAGCAGATCAAAATCAAACTTTTTGGGAAGAAATGTACTTAGAACCTGTATTTACAGAGGAACAAAAGAACAAACATATTGAAAATTTGTTTAATTTTGAAAAATGGTTGATAGAGATCGTATCATAGAACTTTGGGAAGACAAAACCGAAGCAATTTCGTTGTGGGAAGATTTAGTTCTTAAATCTATGCCAGATTTAAGTTACGACGATTTAGCAAGGGTTTCTTGCTACATGAATGATTACTCTAAGAAACTGTCTAATGATTATCATCGAAGATTATCTGATGGAGAAATGGAATTGGTTACAGGAAGCTTATTTATTTTATCTAAAATAAAAGATATATCAAAAATTTCTTTCATAAACGAAGAATGTGGAGAACATGAAATTAAGGTAAGATTTGAATCTATGGATCAGATTGAAATGCTTCAAAATATTTGGAATATCAACGCAAGAGAAATGGCATTTCAATCTTTATTAGGAGAAGCTATAAATTCCATCAATAAAAATATTGATGAAGGAAAAACAATTCACGTTAATAGTTTAATAAAAAGCATAACGTTAATTGCTGAAGGCACACATGCGCCTGTTTTAATATTAAAAATGAATATAAAATGTACGGAACCGAACGAGAAAAACATTTAGGGGGATGGTGGAATTCCAAAAATCCATGGGGTGATCCAGGAACATGGGCTCCTGAAATATGGAATAAAATTATAAGAGACTTTAACATTGAAAGTGTTGCAGATATGGGATGTGGTCTTGGCCATTCTACATTATATTTTGCAAGAAAGGGGCTTTATGCTGTTGGAATCGAAGGCGGATCAAATGCAATAAATAATAATGTTTTTGAAGGATTTTTAATCAAAAATGACTACACAAAATCTTCAGCTTTTAATGATGAAGAATTTGATCTTGTTTGGTGTAGTGAATTTGTTCCTTATGTTGAAGAACAGTTTTTAGATAATATTTTGAATGATTTCAAACATAGTAAATATATTGCCATGAGTTATGAGGGAACTCAATGTCCGTTTAATAGATTCAATGTTAAAACCGAATCATATTGGATCGATAAATTAGATTCTATTGGATTTAAATTTAAAGAAGAATATTCATCTGAATTACGACAATTAGCAAGTAGAATGAATATGCTTCGTGATTTTCCTCATAGTGGCCATTTACAAAAATTATTATTTTTTGAAAAAATATGATTTACGACGTAGCAATATTAATCAATCTAGAACGAAGAGAAGATAGAACTAAACGAGTTATTGAACATCTTAAAAAGAGAGGGGTTCAAAATCTAATAGTTTATCCTGCATTTGATGGAAAATTAATTGGAAATGTAAGAATAAATCCGCCTAGACGAAATTATTTTTCATGGACAACAATGAATATGAATGTTGCGGCTTGTGCATTATCTCATATAGGTGCCTTAAAAATGGCCAAAGCTTTAGGATATAATCAACCTTTAATGCTTGAGGATGATGTAGTTCTTTCAAAGGATTTTAATGAACGTATGGTTGCTTATGAAAAAGAACTTGAAGATATAGAATGGGAACATTTATTTGTTGGAGGAGCAATACGTAGATTTAAGGAAATGAAGCAAATAAAAGACCACATTTGGACTTCTTCTTTTACCGATTGTACTCATGCTTATATCGTTAAAGGATCTGGAATTAAGAAGATTTCTGATGAGATGTTAAAATTCAATACAACTGTTGATGATGCAGTTAATGACATTATTTTGAATGGAACACTTAAATCATTTACTGTTTTACCATTAGCCGCATATCAAATAGCTGATTTATCTGATATTGATGGCCAATTTAGAGCTAGAGTAGACACAATGGAACATTATAGAGAAACGTTATGAAAGATTTAATTGAAAAATTCGAAGAAAAAGTTAGGAAAGAATTTCCTGATTTGCAAACCATGACAGTACATCATGACAAAAAATGTATTACGTTCGATTTATGGCCTTATACAGATGAAGGCATGAATAATTTAGATGATGTAGTACAAAAAGTAATTAAGAGGTATTTTAAAGATCGTTTAAAACGATTAAATGAAGAAGAATTTTGGGACTTAGTTGGCGAAGATGAAGTCAATTTTAGTTATGATGAAGATATAGTTGTAAAAATTTTATAATATGATAATAGTAGCAACAAGAGAAAATTTTAAAGAAGTCTTGGATAAATATGGTGACAAAAGGGGAATGATTAAAGGAGTCTATATTTATGATGGTAAAAGAGTAGAAGGCCAACCAATACAAGTTCAAACGTCCTATAAAAATTATATAGATGGGGCTTTTAAAAACTTGTCAAACCATGGTCATGTAGAATCTTTTACATTTGAATTTAATGAAGAAGATAATTAGTTTTTCTCTTTGGGGTAAAAAACCATTTTATACTCAAGGAGCTATTGAAAATGTAAAACTCCAACCAAAAATATATCCTGGTTGGACTTGTCGTTTTTATGTAGACGAAACCGTTCCTAAAGAAATTAGAGAAGAACTTACATATGATTCAGAAGTAATTCTTATGCCAAAATCAGATGGTAATTATGGAATGTTCTGGAGATTTCTGCCGTTAGATGATATTAGTGTTGATCGATTTATTGTTAGAGATACTGATTGTCGATTAAATCTAAGAGAGGCTGATGCTGTTAGAGAATGGGAAGAAAGTGGAAAAATGTTTCATATAATGAGAGATAATCAATGGCATAATGTAGTTCCGATATGCGGAGGGATGTGGGGTGCTACCTCTGAATTTAGACCAAAATATCAGCAAATATTAGAAGATTGGTTGAGTAAAAATCAGCATCGTATTTTTGGCCACCCAAGAGGAAAATATTTCTATATTGATCAGTCATTTCTTCAAGAAAGGATATGGCCATTAATAATTAATAAGCACATAGCGCACGAAAGTGTTGTAAGTACTTGGGCAGGAGATAAAAGACCCTTTAAAGTTCAAAATGAAAATAAAATGTTTGTAGGACAGGGAATAGATTTATGAATACTGTTTTAATAGCACATTATCAAAAAGATTTAAGTTGGATCAAAGAAATTACAGCTGATGTAGATATTAAAATCTATTCAACAAGTGATCCGTCAAAAATTTATGTAACACCTAATAAAGGAATGGATGCAAACATGTATCTGCGTTACATAATTGACAATTATGATAATTTACCAGAAAGAACTTTGTTTGTACATCATCATCGTGAAGATTGGACTCAAGATTATCCATTACCATATTACATCAATAATTTAAACTGGGAACTTGATGACTACTTTAATATATGTGCAAGACAGTATTATAAAAATTTTCATGAACATTATAACAATTCACCATTGAAAATAGAGCAATGGACAAAATTATTTGATGAAAACTGGGTTTTTGATTTGCCAAAAATAAAATTAGAAGATTTAGTTTTTTATGTCGGTACGCAATTTATGTGTCATAAAAAACTAATTCTTCAATACCCAAAAAGTTATTATCATCGTTTACACTCTTGGTTATTATTAACTCCATTACCTGATGGAATAGCAGGAAGATTTTTTGAGTATCTTTGGCATTATATTCTTACAAAAAATCCTATAGATAAAAAATACCAAATTAATGAAATACTAAAGATATGAATCAAGGTCAAATAAATAGAGGATCAAGATTAGGAGATAAAATATATGGAATCTGTCGTCAATCTGATGTCAAAACAATAGTTGATATTGGAACTTGGAATGGAATGGGTTCTACTAAATGTATTTATGACGCTGTTATAGGAACAAATAAACAAGTTTGGTCCTTAGAATGTAATAAAATTCGTCATGAAGAAGCTAAAATAAATTTAGGTTTCTTACCTCCTTATTTTAAGTTAATTCATGGAACTATTGTTACATATGAAGAATTAGCTCCACGAATGGAAAAACTTGAAAATGATACGCTTAAAGGATGGTTAAAAGAAGATTTAGCATGGCTTCAAAATACTCCAATGGTTTTAAATCAGCTACCCGAAAAAATAGATTTATGTGTTATTGACAGCGGAGAATTTTCAGGTGATTTAGAATTCTTTAAATTATGGCAAAAATGTCATTACATTGTTCTTGACGATACTAATGCCATAAAACATAAAGAAACTAAAAAGTTTATATTGGCGAATAAGGATAAATTTAAAATCCTTGAAGATAATACAACAGACAGAAATGGATATTTAATATGTGAAGTGATATGCTAGATTATATAAACGGAAATAAATTTCTTGACATAGCTGATTTTGCAATCGATTTCGATCATAATAATGTAGGACTTGAATTGTTTAAAAAGAATGCAATCATTTATTGTAAAACAGATTTCTTAGATCAGCTTTTTCAATATATTAGATGTTCTGGAAGAAAATACATTTTGATTTCTCATATGTCGGATTATCCTATTAATGAAACCAAATTTAAATCTGCCCCACCATCTATTGTAAAATGGTATGCAGAAAATGCTATTTATGACCATCCTAATTTAATTCCTATTCCTTTAGGATTAGAAAATCATATTGGAAAATCAAAGGGCAAATTTACAAATCATAAATGGTTTGAAGACAATGTTAATGAATTAAAAAGTATTCCTAAAGATTGCGCACTTTATTGCAATTGGAACATAAATACTAATAGGGAAATACGAGGTAATATCATAGAAACATTACAAAAAAATGATTTACAAATAGTTTTTCATAGCAATATTTCTTATGAAGAATATTGCGAACACATGGCTCACCATAAATTTATTGTATGCCCGCCTGGTAATGGGGTAGACACTCATAGATTATGGGAAGCTCTTTATCTAGGGTGTTATCCCATCACCCTGGAGAGCCGCATATACAAATATTATGATCTACCAATCTTACAAGTAAAAAAATGGTCTGACATTACATATGAATTATTGGATGAACATTTTTTAAAATGGAAAGATAAACAATCATTTGATCAGTTAAAAATGAGTTGGTGGCAAAACTTAATTAAAGAAGAGTTTTATAAACTATAAATAAGATAATATGATCGAGATTATGGATCATTTTCAGAGTATCATTAAAAATAGTGATGCTCCTGTTATATTTGAATTTGGAACTTGTGAGGGTCTTCAAACAAAACAGATGTGCAACATTCTTAAAAAGCACAAGAAGAATTTCAAATATTACGCATTTGAAGCAGATCCGCGAATAGTTCCTCAGTTTAAAATAAATAATCAAATTCATCCCGAAATAACATTCGTTCAAGCAGCAGTAGGGAATAAAGATGGAAATGTAAAATTTTATCTTTCTAGTGGCCAAGAATCAAGACCCGATAAAATAAAACAGGAGTTTTATGGTTCTTCATCTATTCGAAAACCAAAAGAAACCTTATCAGAATTTCCAGATATGCAATTTCAACCTTGCATAATTCCATCAATAAGATTCGATACTTATTATGATAAAGTTCAGCCAGGAATTATTGATTTTATTTGGGCAGATATTCAAGGTGCTGAAATTGATTTAATAGAACATGGTCAAAAAGCTTTATCCAATACAAAATACTTATATACAGAAGTATATGAACAAGAAATGTATGAAGGAGAAATAGGATTAGATGAAATTTTGAAGAAACTTCCAGGAAAGTGGAGTGTTGTGGAAAAATATGACTATGATGTTTTATTAAAGAATGAATCGTTGTGAAAACTATTTACATATATGAACATTTAGGACTCGGCGATCAAATTGCTTGCAATGGATTGGTGAGATTTTATGCAGAAAAATATGATCGTATTTATGTTTTTTCTAAACCAAAAAATACTAAAAATGTTATGTGGATGTTTAGGGACAATCCTAAAATTTACATAATGCCAATGGAAGAAGATCAAGTTCAACAATTTATTTCTATTAGCCCTCAAAATAATTATTTAATTGTAGGACATCAAAAATTACACGAAGAACTCCGTGAGGATCCAAAGGGTAGATTTGATCAAATATTTTATAAAATGGCTAATGTTCCGTTTGAAGATAAATGGAAAAGATTTTACATTAAGCGACAATTAGAAGAAGAAAAGAATGTTTACTATAATAAACTTGGTTTAAAAGATGATAGTAAATTTATTTTTGTTCATGATGACTTTGAACGTCCTATGTTACCAGATAAACTTCCAACAGATATTCGGATAATTAGACCAGATCGAAAAGATATTTCAATATTTCATTTTTTATATACTATTGAAAAGGCTAAAGAAGTACATTGCATAGATTCCTCATTTTTCAATCTTATTGATTGTATGCAACTTAGACAAGATGAAAATTTATATTTTCATAAATATGTTAAAATACATTTAGTCGGAGAAGGCGGAACACCAACAACAAAATTACCGTGGAAAATTCTTTAAAAAACTTAAATGATCTAAAAGAGTATTATAAAAAACTTTACGTAGATCAACATATCCCATTTGCGATTCGTAGAACTAGCGATGGGGCAATGTTACTTTTAAATAATGACTTTAAAACATATTCATTTGAGGCTCTTAGAGGTCATCCTGGCAATTATCGATATACATATGATAGATTATTTAAAGACGAGCGGGTTGAACCAGTAGATTTCGAAGTAGTTTCTTGGGCACCAATTGAAAACTTGTTCAATCATCCAGAAAAATACTTCGAAGGAGATCAAGTAAAAGTAAATTATAGGAATCAATTAACAACCAAAAATATGGAAATATTAGCACCAATTTCATTAGGAGAACTTTATGATAAAATTTCTATTTTAGAAATAAAGATGGAAAGAATTAAAGATGAAGAAAAATTGAAATTAATTCAAAAAGAATTGCTCTTATTGAATGAAATATCTAGTAAATTTCCAATAGATGATAAACTTTATTTTCAACTAAAAAAGAAAAATGAGGCATTGTGGGGGATAGAAGACAATATTCGAATAAAAGAAGATCGTAAACAATATGATGAAATATTCGTTAAACTTGCAAGAGCGGTATATATAACAAATGATGAACGTAGTCTCCTTAAAAAGAAAATTAATGAGAAGTATGGTTCTAATATTGTTGAAGTTAAATCTTACAAGGACTATAAATAATCATGAAGCACTGCCATTTTACAATTCTGTATAATGAAATAGATTTTTTACGGCTCAAGATGCCATTTTTATATGAGCATTTTGACCAACTTATTTTTTATGATTTATATGTATTTGGAAAGGAAAGAAAATTTTCAGATGATGGAAGTCACGAGTTTATAAAAAATTATCCAGATCCTGACAACAAGATCACTTTAATTGAAGAAACGGATTTATCTGGAGTAACTCCATTGGGTGCAGGAAACGAAATAAAATGTAAAATGTTTTCCTATGGAAGCAATTTTGTTCATGATGACATAGATGTTTTCTGGTGTACTGATATGGATGAATTTTTTAAAGAAGATTTAATTGCAGAAGTTGAAACCATTTTTAAAAGATCTGTAAATTCAATAGGAACAAAATTTTATAATTTCTATAAAACCCCTGAATTTCTTTTGACAAATAACAAAGAATTATATGTAAATCCAACACCAAATTCCTCAGTTAGAATAATACGTCATCAAAAGGGAAATAAATATGGGCACTGCGATGGGGCTAAATACCGACCTATAAACTTAACAACAAAGAATGCTCTTTATCATCTGTCTTGGGTAGGAGAAAAACGAGTAAGAGAAAAGTTTTCATATTATAAAGACAATCCAGTGACAGGATTTGTGAGTGTTAAGTATATAAAAGAATGGGAAGAATTTTCTGAAGCTAAATTTAATGTTTTAAATAAAAAGGGATTTTATGGAAATCCGTTTGTTGGGCCAGGAAGATTTGACCGGACGCAAGTTACAAGATGCCCATTTGATTTATTTGAAGAACTTCCCTATTTAGATAAAGAATATGTACAAAAAATGATTTCAGGAATTTCTTCTGTCTTTACACCTAAACCAAAAGAAGAAATACAAGAGAAGCCTATTGAACATAAAGAAGAAAAAAAAAACTTTTCCTCTTAAAAATTTTATAGGAAAAATAAAAAATCATGTTAAAGATGAACCCAAGGATTTGTCTAAATCTTTATCTTTAATATACTCTGTAACCACATATAATCGCTTATCATTTCTTAAAAAAACCATCGAAACATGGTATAACACCATTAATAAAAAACATAAATGGACTTTAATTGTTGCTGATGATAATTCTGATGACGGAACTGTTGAATATTTACGTAATTTAAAATTAGATGGAATTGAAATAATAATAATATTAAATGACAGAAGAGGTGTTCACCATCAAACAAATCAACTATTAAAAATCTCAATATCTAAAGAATTTGACATCGGGTTTAAATCTGATGATGATTTAGTGTTTATTAAATCTGGCTGGGATGATTTGTATATTAATGCCATTGAACAATCTGGGTATTCTCATTTGATTTTTTATGACAGAAATTGGGGTGTTCGAAGAAATGAAGTTTGTAATCCAATTTTTAAAGATGATATATTGCAAAATTATGTAGATAATGTAAATTTACAGGGAGCATTTTGGACATTTACAAAAGATTTAATAAAGAGTGTCGGATTTATTGATGTTCAAAATTTTGGACTATGCGGTCTGGGTCATGTTGATTTCTCATTGAGATGTTGTCGATCTGGATATAATGATTTAAACTATCCATTTGATGCCAAAGACAGCAACGAATTTATTCAATTAAACAAAGATAATTATATCAGCCATAATGAATTTCGAAGATTATGGAACACTGAAGATCAATTAAAAAATAAAAAACAATTACTTCGTAAATCAAGATTTTATGTTGCTTATAATGAAATTCCAACTAGAATGAATGGTACTAAAATTAAACAATCTTCGCCATTAAATGATTATTTTGATCACGTGTACTGTTTAAATTTAGATAGAAGATCTGATAAATGGGAAACCGTGAATCAAAGATTTTTAGAATTAAAAATAAATGTTGAAAGATTTTCGGCGGTTGATGGAAATTTAATACCAGATTACGTACTACAACAGTATGAAAAAATAAATAAATATGCAGTAGGTTGTATACTAAGTCATTATAAAATAATTGAGGATGCAAAAAATAATAAATATAATCGCATCTTAATTCTTGAAGATGACGTTTTATTCATCGAAAATTTTAATGATAATTTCACAAAGTTTATTTCACAAATAAAAAGTGATTGGAAATTGCTATATCTGGGTGCCTCTCAGCATGAATGGAATGGAATTAATGTTAGCAGAGGCTATTATTTGAGTAAAAATTGTGATGGAACTTTTGCCTATGCAGTAGATCATTCAATTTATGATCAAATATTAAATACAAATGATTTTAAAAATCGTCCTATAGATAACATGTTACATGATATTCAAGAAAAAAACTTTAATAAATGTTTTACATCATTTCCAAATTTAATAATTTCTGATGTTGGTGATTCAGATATTAGAAAATCCAGAGATAATGAAACGCATAGAGTTAAAATGAGATGGAATTTAGCAAAATATAGATGAAAAAAGTGTTATTCTTATCATTTTCTAATTTAGTTAAAGATTATAATATATTCATGCATGTTGACTCTGCAAGAATAAAAGAATATTATACATTACTAAATGACAGATATGATGTAGATTTTCATGTTGTAGATAAAGAAAGCAATATAATTCCTTCCATTACAAACTTTAATTATGATTTCATCTTTATATTTCATGAAGAAACATATCATAGATTATTAAAAAATGACATTTCATTATTTACAAAACCTGTTTTTATTCAATTAGATTGTGCTATTTGGCCCTTTACACATGATTGGAACATAATGAATAAATTTGTTGCGGTTGGAATTGCTCATCCGCCATCATTTGAAAAGATAAAACATACTAATAAATATCTAATTCATAATGCATGTGTTTATCAAGAAAATTTGCCAAAAATTGATAATAATGGAAGCTTACTATATATAGGTAGAATAAAGGGGAAAACTAATAAACTTATAAAATTTTCTAAGGCAATAAAAAGAAATATTGATTTATATACATTTGATGTTGATGATGTTCCCAACGAACAATATATTAAATTTAAAGGACAATTAAAATATGCGGATTTATATAAAGCAATAAACAATCATAGTTACGGATTATGTTTTGAAGGAACACCTTCCCCTTGTGGCAAAGTATTTGATTATTTATCATATGGGCTTCCTGTTTTATATGAAGATTCTATTGGAGAAAGAGAAATACTCAAAAACGATAATTTAGGGATATTCTTTAATATGAATAATTTACAAAATTTAAATTTTATACATATAGATACTTCACATATTTTAAATGTCATACATCAAAAGCATTTATGGAAAAATCGAATAGAACAGTGGTTTAATATAATAGAAACATCAATATGAAATTATTAGAATATTTTGAAAGCAATCAGGATAGAAATGCCATGACCAAATGGCTTCACTATTTTGAAATATATGAGAAACATTTTAATAAATTTATTGGTAAAAACGTCAAAATTCTAGAAATTGGAGTGTGGCAAGGGGGTTCTTTAAAAATGTGGAAAGAATATTTTGGTAAAAATGCACAAATAATCGGTGTTGATATTAATTCAAAATGCAAACAAATTGAAGATGAACAAATAAAAATATACATCGGCGATCAAGCAAATATTGAATTTTTAAATAAACTTATTGATGAAGAAAAAAATTTTGATATTATTATTGATGATGGTGGTCATTTAATGAATCAGCAAATAACTAGTTTTAAAACTTTATATCCATTTGTAAATAACGGCGGAATTTATTTATGTGAGGATTTACATACTAATTATTGGACGCATTACGGAGGAGGATATAAATCAAAAAATACATTTATAGAACTAACTAAAAATTTAATAGATGAATTACACGCATTTTTTAGCCAATCTGATGATTTAGTAATAACTGATTTTACAAAAAGCACAACGGGCATTCACATATATGATAGTGTAGTCGTTTTTGATAAACAATATAGAAATAAACCAGAACAGGAAAAAATAGGAAAAGAAATATGGTAAGTTTATATAAAATAAAATCGAATTATATTCATCGAGACAATCCAAGACCATTTGATGATACTCCAAATACTGATAAATGGCAATACGAAGTTTATGAGTTAGCGCATACAATCGCTCTTATTATTCCTAAATTGCCAGTCCTTGATATTGGTTGTGGGTCAGGATATAAATTAGTCAATATTTTTAAAGAATTTGATACTTTAGGAATTGAATTAGAGGAAACTTATAAGTTTTTGATAGAAAAATATCCGGAGAAGAAATGGGAAATTAAAACAAATATTCCTCCGAAAGAAAAATTTGGAGTAGTTATTTTAGCGGATGTACTAGAACATCTAAATGACCCAGATGAAATGATGAAATATATTGAAAAAATTAATTTTGAATATTTAATTATTTCAACACCTAATAGAGATAATCTAGAGTTATCTCAAAATGGACCACCAAAAAATGACGCACACGCAAGAGAGTGGTCATCATCAGAATTAAGAGAATATATCGGTCAATATTTGAATGTTGTAAATCAGTATGACACAAATAAAAATCAAAAAACACAATGTATAATTGCTAAGAAAAATGAAATTACTCCCAGATATATCGTTTGAAAAATACAATGATGTTCCATTTATTTTAGAATATCTTCGAAATAATCCACAAATAGGAAATGAAGATGTAGAACCAATACAATATTTTCATTGTTTTTGGAAAGGATCAGTTTCAGATCTTCATTTAATGTGTCTAGAATCTTTAAATGAAACACATCCCAATTGTACAGTTTTATTTTGGACCCCCAACCTTCTGGAGGTTCAGGGATCATATTCATGGATAAAGATAAAGAGACTATTTAAAGATAGGATTAAATTACAAGAAGTGACATATGAACATTTTAAAGAAGCTGGTGCTTCATTGTTCTATTCTATTTATTCTATGCAAGTTAACTTTAAATCTGTAAACATATATCAATTTGAAGAATATAAAAAAATATACCCTAATAAATCAGATGATGAATTAGCTTATTTAATAATTCAAGAAAATGAAAAAAATTATAAAGCCGATCTAGCATATGCCTCAGATATTATTAGATTTGTTACATTATATCTTTATGGCGGAGTATGGTTTGATATGGATATTTTGTTTTTAAGAAATTTTGATTCTATTAAGATGAAAAGGTTTGTTTCTCAGTGGGGAACAGATCCTTGTGGAAATGCAGCTATCTTAAAATTAGAAAAGGGGCATGATTTAATTCAAAAATTTAAAAATTATCCTAAAACATTTTATCCTACATCATCCTTTAAATTAGAAAATGATATTGATTTGACTATAATTCCATCAACATTTTTTGATATTCATTGGCAAGGGCCAAATGAATTTGTTTCTTTTCAAAACTGGGATGAATTTTTTCAACAAGAAGAATTAAATTTACCAAAAGAAATTTATGCGTATCATTGGCACAATCGTTGGGAAAAA